CCTTCAGAAAAGTGATACCCTGGTGTTAGGGTTATTTCTCTTAAAAAACTGCCCTAACCCTAACCCTAACCCTAACCCTAACCCTAACCCTAATTGGCATGGTGCCAACCCTAACCCTAACCCTAACACTGCCTCAACCCTAATTGGACCTGTGCCAACCCTAAATCTGACCCTAACACTGCCTCAACCCTAATTGGACCTGTGCCAACCCTAAATCTGACCCTAACCCTAACACTGCCCCTAACCCTAACACTGCCCCTAACCCTAACCCTAACCCTAACCCTAGCACTGCCCCTAACCCTAACCCTAACCCTAACCCTAACACTGCCCCTAACCCTAACACTGCCCCTAACCCTAACCCTAACCCTAACCCTAACCCTAACCCTAGCACTGCCCCTAACCCTAACCCTAACCCTAACCCTAACACTGCCCCTAACCCTAACCCTAACACTGCCCCTAACCCTAACCCTAGCACTGACCCTAACCCTAACCCTAGCCCTAACCCTAGCACTGACCCTAACCCTAACCCTAGCCCTAACCCTAACACTGCCCCAAGTTCTAACCCTAACACTAACAGGCCTAACCCTAACCGCCCTGACACTGTACATAACCCTAAACCTGACTCTAGCCCTAACCCTAGCCCTAACCCTAACCCTAACCTAACCCATAACCCTAACCCTAACACTAACAGGCCTAACCCTAACAGCCCTGACATTGTACATAACCCTAACCCTAACCCTAAGAGTGCAGATACCACAGCCCCAAGAGGCCTAGGCCTACCACTGCAGTAACCCTAACCCTAACCCTAACCCTAAGAGTGCAGATACCACAGCCCCAAGAGGCCTAGGCCTACCACTGCAGTAACCCTAACCCTAACCCTAACCCTAAGAGTGCAGATACCACAGCCCCAAGAGGCCTAGGCCTACCACTGCAGTAACCCTAACCCTAACCCTAACCCTAAGAGTGCAGATACCACAGCCCCAAGAGGCCTAGGCCTACCACTGCAGTAACCCTAACCCTAACCCTAACCCTAAGAGTGCAGATACCACAGCCCCAAGAGGCCTAGGCCTACCACTGCAGTAACCCTAACCCTAACCCTAACCCTAAGAGTGCAGATACCACAGCCCCAAGAGGCCTAGGCCTACCACTGCAGTAACCCTAACCCTAACCCTAACCCTAAGAGTGCAGATACCACAGCCCCAAGAGGCCTAGGCCTACCACTGCAGTAACCCTAACCCTAACCCTAACCCTAAGAGTGCAGATACCACAGCCCCAAGAGGCCTAGGCCTACCACTGCAGTAACCCTAACCCTAACCCTAACCCTAAGAGTGCAGATACCACAGCCCCAAGAGGCCTAGGCCTACCACTGCCCCAACCCTAACCCTAACCCTAACCCTAAGAGTGCAGATACCACAGCCCCAAGAGGCCTAGGCCTACCACTGCCCCAACCCTAACCCTAACCCTAACCCTAAGAGTGCAGATACCACAGCCCCGAGAGGCCTAGGCCTACCACTGCCCCAACCCTAACCCTAACCCTAACCCTAAGAGTGCAGATACCACAGCCCCAAGAGGCCTAGGCCTACCACTGCAGTAACCCTAACCCTAACCCTAACCCTAAGAGTGCAGATACCACAGCCCCAAGAGGCCTAGGCCTACCACTGCAGTAACCCTAACCCTAACCCTAACCCTAAGAGTGCAGATACCACAGCCCCAAGAGGCCTAGGCCTACCACTGCAGTAACCCTAACCCTAACCCTAACCCTAACCCTAACCCTAAGAGTGCAGATACCACAGCCCCAAGAGGCCTAGGCCTACCACTGCAGTAACCCTAACCCTAACCCTAACTCTAAGAGTGCAGATACCACAGCCCCAAGAGGCCTAGGCCTACCACTGCAGTAACCCCAACCCTAACCCTAACCCTAAGAGTGCAGATACCACAGCCCCAAGAGGCCTAGGCCTACCACTGCCCCAACCCTAACCCTAACCCTAACCCTAAGAGTGCAGATACCACAGCCCCAAGAGGCCTAGGCCTACCACTGCAGTAACCCTAACCCTAACCCTAACCCTAAGAGTGCAGATACCACAGCCCCAAGAGGCCTAGGCCTACCACTGCCCCAACCCTAACCCTAACCCTAACCCTAAGAGTGCAGATACCACAGCCCCAAGAGGCCTAGGCCTACCACTGCAGTAACCCTAACCCTCACAACACAGTAACCCTAACACTAAGAGGCCAAGGCCTAACACGCTGTAACCATTAACCATGACCCTAACAATCCAGTAACACAAACACTATCAGGCTTAGGGCTAACACTGCTGTAACCCTAACCCTAACACTAACAGGCCTAGGCCTAACACTAACACTAACAATAACAATACAGTAACCCTAACACCAACAGGCCTAGGCCTAACACTATCAATACAGTAACCCTTAACACTAACAGGCCTAGGCCTAACACTAACACTATCAATACAGTAACCCTAACACTAACAGGCCTAGGCCTAACACTGTTGTGTCCATAACAATAACCATAAGCCTAGCACAAAGAGCCATAGCCCTGACACTGACCACACCACCGCTGTAACCCTAACACAGTCAATCCTAGCCCTTACACTGACCACACAACCGCTGTAACCCTAATACAAGCAACCACAACACTAATCCTAGCCCTGACACTGACCACACCACCGCTGTAACCCTAACACAGTCAATCCTAGCCCTTACACTGACCACACAACCGCTGTAACCCTAATACAAGCAACCACAACACTAATCCTAGCCCTGACACTGACCACACCACCGCTGTAACCCTAACACAGTCAATCCTAGCCCTTACACTGACCACACAACCGCTGTAACCCTAACCAGAACAACTATAGGCCTAATCACTTTAACACTTCTTTAAACATAAACCTAACCCTAACTATAATGTTTTGTTTTATACAAACTGCCCAGAATATAATTGATGTGTTCCACATACAACCTGAACAGTATCCACGGTGGTCTTCATACTGTCAGCCCCAAACCCACATAAGGATCCCCACACAGAACAAAACAACAACACTGTGTGTGTGTTTGTGTATGGCCATTCTGTCAGTGACCACAGGACCCTGATGAAAATGATGCCATGTGTGTTTGTGTGTGTGGCCATTCTGTCAGTGACCACAGGACCCTGATGAAAATAATGTCAGGTGTCTGACCAGCTCTACATGAACATTAATAACGTTCATAAACCACACACTGTATTATGTCACTCTGTGTAGCCCTAGTTGGAACTGCACCAACAGAAATAACAGCAACGTACCGAAATGGAAAGGAATCTCCGATGGAAACCACCCAAGTTTTACACACCGTGCTGAGCAGAGTTATATATGGGGCTCTTTTCTTTCACTTTATTACACTCAAACCTACTCTGCTCTCTGGTTCTCTCTCTTGTGCATTGGACTCTGTTGATTATTATGGCGAGTTACAGCGGTCAGTTTTTCACCGGTGACGGTGAGGAATCAAGCAAACGCAAGCGCGAAGAAGATGAAGAAGAGGGAGAAGAAGGAGAGCCACCAAAAAAGAAAGCTTGTGTAGAGACTGACGCAGATGGGTCAGAATCTGATTCTGATGTGGAAGAGGACGAGGAAGAGGGTGAGTTTGATGATGGTTATGATGCAGATGATGAAGCAGATGATGAATATGAGGATGAAGATGAGGATGAAGATGAGGATGATAATGATGAGGATGATAATGATGAAGATGATGAGGATAATGATGATACTGATAATGAGGATGATGATACTGATAGTGATGAGAATGAGAATGATGATACTGATGAGGATGAGGATGAGGATGAGGATGAGGATGAGGATGAGGATGAGGATGATATGGATGTAGATGAGAATGATGATATGGATGTAGATGAGAATGATGATGAGGATGAGGATGATGATATGGATGTAGATGAGAATGATGATATGGAAATAGATGGAGAAGAAGTGCAGACGATGATGAAGATGTTATGGATTTAGATTAGGAGTGGGGGGTTATATGAAGGGTAGGGGTGAAGGAGGATGAAGAGTAGGTTAGGCTTTTATTTAAGGCAGCTATAGATGAGACAGTGTCTAAATTCGATGAAGTGAATTTCATGTAGTTAGCTTTATTTATTGGCTATATGCCAACACTAATCGGGCAAAATGCCAAATATTGCAAAATGGCGCACATGACCATTCATGCACTGACCCTCTTACTCAACCTCTTCCACCAACCCACTGCACGCAAAGGGGTGGAGTTTAACTTATATTATGGAGTACTTTTGCGGCCCGCGCGCTATGGACCCTAATCCACTGAACTCTGATCCTTACTTTAAAGAAAAGTCTAAAAACTATGTCTCACTGGTACATTGAGCAGCAGCGTGATGAAGAAGAAGCTGAGTGCTTCGAGCGCAGAGTGCGAGAAGAAGTTGAGCGCTTGGAGCGCTTAGTGAGTGGAGAAGCTGAGTGCAAAGCACCTGGCGCCCATTACCCTATGCAGCTCAGGCAGCTCAAGCAGCGTGGACAGCACGGGCGGTACACAGAGCACACAGAAGATGGAGACTGCAGGAAGCGCAGGAAGCGCAGAAAGCACACAAGGCCAGCAAAAGCTGAGGGCAGACATCAGCGTGAAACAAAACAGCTTGGAGGCCGAGCTTTGGCTCGTTTGCTGTTGGCAGCTGTGTCACCCAAACGCCATGAAGAAGATGACAGCAAATCAGATCCACCTAACAACACACCACGGTGTATTCCAATGAGAGCCCAGTGTGATGGTGATGAATCTGGTGTGCAGGCTGACATCTTTACTTGTAAGTGACCACTCCATTCAAACAAAAATAATAGCATGTTTTTTTAATATAACAGATGCTAAGTGCTGTTTCTTCTGTGTGTCTTTAGCTGGTGGCGCTCCGAGGGCATCTCATTATATCCCAATGAGTGCCCAAAATGGTGATGATACTGACAGCGTTTCTTGTAAGTACATTTCAATATCATAATATATATGTAGTGTTATCACAGTTGTGGATATGGATACTGAGTGCTGTTATTTTCCTTGTGTGACTGTAGCTGTGTCTATGACTCCGCCTGTGGTTATCCCAATGGAGGCCTGAGTCGATGGTGGTGAGCAGGCTGACACTTCTTGCAAGTAAGTACTCTATTGATTATTTCTTCATTTATAAATACTTGTTGTGTCAGCTTTGAATACTAAGTGCTGTTTCTTATGTGTTTGCAGCTGCAGATGATGATGATGAAGACGAAGACAGACAGATGGTCTCATCCACAGTTTAGCTGCTTTTTTTTTGCCAGAGACTTACAGATGTTAAATTCTTTTAGTTCGGAAGGTCACAAGTTTACCACTGACTGTTGGTGCATTCAATGTAACTGTTTATATGTGTTTATTTATATATGTGTGTGTACACGTATTTAACATATATTTAACAAATGTATTACAACTATTGAAAAAAATTAAAAAAACTTGTTGACTTGAGCTATTGATGTCATGGTTTTTTTGCACAAACTTAACTGAAGGGAATTATTCAAAAAAGACACTAATAAAGGGACAGACATGAGCCCTAGTATTTGATAGCTGTGGGGAAGGAAAACGAAAGCGTGCACACCCACGCAATGCGCGTGACGCACCCGTTGAGTTATTGCAACACTTCATAGCACGTGCTATTATTTACATCCTGTTCCGCAGCAGCTTGTGTGCAGCAGAAATGTGTGTTTAATTTACACAATGGAGGTGTTGCCTATTGCAATATAAGGAATAAGGAGTGGCCTATTGGCCAATTGACAGCAGGCCACACAGATGGAGGTGTGGCCTATAGTCTTTATACGCGTATTATTGTTCAATATTTCAATATTAGCACCCGCTGCTACGCGCGCGAGCTAATTCTAATACGCTACAATGGACAGATTCATGGGCCTTGCGAGTAGTTCGTTGCACAGAGGTAAGACTTAGATTTTTTTGAACAAATTGTTTAGTGTGGTATGCTACGTTATGAGGCCTTTCACTTATATTATACTTTTTTGTGTTTTAGTAACACGCTTCTCCGCTGAAATGGTATTGTGTGCTATGCGGGTTCACATGGGCGCCACTCGTGATGGACGTGCTGCTACAAACGCGGAGCACATGCTCCAGCTGAGACGAGAATTGATGTATACCCATGGTGTCCTAGGTGCTAACAACCTGAGACACGAGACAGAGCTTATGTGTAGTGTGTCAAGCTTGGTTTACACCTGCGCTTGTTTCATGGGCAGAGTGTTTGGAGCTGAGTTTGACTGTACGAAGCTCAAGCTGATGGCCTGGATCCTCCTGACACGCTGCTTCACTCGGACTGTACCTGTGTCTGAGGTGGGCCTCACCGTTGAAGAATTGCCTCGTTTCTTTTCAAATCATTCACAGGTCACCGAAACCTTGCGTGCTCCAGAGCCTGCATACCACATGGATGCAGAGGATGGAGAAGATGATGTGCCCCAAAACTCTGCTCAGGCTATGATGAATCTAGAGGCTGCGTTGATTAGGGCGAGAGCTGCAGAAGTGGAGAATGCCGCTGATTTAGCAGACAGCACTACACCTTATGATGGAGATGGCACTTACACCACCAGTGATTCTGAAGAAGAGGAACCAACACCAGAGCCAGAAACTGTCACAACTTCCAATGGGACCAAATTCCTCATTGAACATATACCATTACCATCGCCCAGGAACATATTGGCTGAGCGTTTGAGAAGAAAACTTAGGAACATGGACCAAAATAGAACACGTGAGCGTGAGCGGAGAGCTGCGAACATGAGGGTTCTTGCAGCTCTAGCTGCTAGAGCTGCTGCTAGGGCTGCTGCCAGAGATGCCAGAGCAGACCATAATCATAATGCTAATGCTAATGCTAATGCTAATGCTAATGCTAATGCTAATGCTAATGCTAATGCTAATGCTAATGCAGCTGTCAGAGCACGCAGAGCCGTCAACGGAAACAGGCCTGAAGAACAATAGAATTTCAGATGGGTGGGGTGGGGGGTTTAGTAATATGTATAGTGCGTCAGCTTCCCGAAACTAGTGGTGTGGCAATGCGTTAGTAATTGACTTTGCACAATCAATGGAAAAGACATCCTCCGAAACTAAAGATGTGTCACCAGGCAGAAATATATGCCTGCTTCTGACCGATAGCCATAGTTGACTATTATTCAGCAGCACAGAACGCATCCACACGACTTCTACCATGGCATCCAAAGCATCATTCTTCATGTCCAATGCCGAGCTGCTAACCGGTGAGTACAGCATACAATATGCTTTTTTTTTCTATCCTTTTATTTATTTAATTATTTATTTAATTATTTATTAACATTTTGTTTCACTTTGAAAAAAAATATTAAACAAATGTATTATGTTGTGTCTTGTAGCTCAAGCAAGAGTGGCACTGCGCTTGGGACACAAGCCCAGGAACTGTATAGTGCCTGTGGTAGAAGAAGTAGACATTATGGAGACCAAGTCCGTGTATGCTGCTAGCGTTTTTGCCAAACTGAGCCGGGCGTCTGTGAAGCCTGTAATCCCTGATCCAAGCACCGTACGCAGGCCTAGTGTTGGAGAATATGTGACATTGATTGACAAGCCTACCCGCTGCCGCATTGCTGCTGAAAGTGTGTATGATGTGCCTAGGCCTAATGCTGACCCTGTGTATGATTCTCCTCGCTGCCTCAAGCAGAGTGTGTATGATGTGCCTAATATACCATGCAGACCACTAGAACATGTGTATGATTCTGTTAGGCTGTTTAGGGGTCGCAGTGTTAGAGCACCCAGACCAGCACGCAAAGATGGAATATATGATGTGCCTGTGTGTGGTGCTAGCCTTATACCTAAAGCCTCTGAAGAAGTTGTATATGATGTTCCCAATGTGCCAGTTGCTGCTCACAAGCTGAGAAGACGTGCTACAGTTGCTATTTGTGTAAGGGTTGATCGTCAAACCCTCATCTTTTCTTCCTCTTCATCAAGCAGACCAACTGATCTGTAGTTCCACACCAAAACACTGTTACTGTATGTGTGTTATATTATATGTTTACACCAAAAACACTGTAATTGTATGTGCTGCTACACCAACACTGTAATTGTTTGTATGTGCTGCTACATCAACAACACTGTAATGTGTGTTATATTTAATACAACATGTTAACCTCAAATAAACACCAACTTCACTGTATCTCTCTCATATCTATATCTTCTTTTTCAAACATCAAAAACCATAAGGGGTGCTTCATAAACCCCACACATCACATAAATAATAAGCTGCAAAGTGTTACTGTTGTGTTCAAATAAACACATATTAAATAATAAAAGCTATCACACAACCATAATATAAATAAATAAACTACAATATAATAATGAAACACGTTTAAAATAAACACATTACATGTTATAAAACAGCACTATGATGGGTGTGCTGTGTTATGAGTATTTAAAATTTTAAACATAAATAAAATAAAATAAAACATTAAATTAATGGTTTTTACACACTCTGTGCAATGGTGGATGCAGTGTGTTAACATTTTGTGCAGTATTAAACACATACACGCCGAATAAACCCTCAAAACTCAGTTTTTTTCCATGTGAGGTCAAGGTCAGGCAGTGTATGGCATCCGTGCGTGATTGACACAACCATGTGCGCGCAGGCACATGTTATTGTTTATACCGGGATTGCACAATAAGTGGGCGTGCCCCACGTGGGGCTCAACAGCTGGGCGCGGAGGCGGGCTTCTAGAGGGCTAAGAGGGCTGTCCTTAACTGAAGTATATAGAGGGAGCGCGGCTTATATGTCAGTTTGAACAAGCTCTCACAGAGATAACCGCTATTTGTTGCACTAGACTTTTTTTCCGTGCAGCCACTTTGATATATATTTTATTTATTTAGTTTGGTTTGCTTTGCAAATATGAGTTCAGACGGGGAAGAAGAAGAGCAGCAGCAGTTGCGGGAAATGTACGAGGGGGCTACAGGCGAGTCACATAAGAAAAAGAAAAAAAGCAAGAAGCGCAGGCGGCAGATTTTGAGCAGCGACGAGGAGGAAGGCGAAGAAGAAATGCGTGATGGTGGCGGTGGTGGCGGTGGCGGTGGCAAAGGCAAAGGCAAAGGCAAAGGCAGAAGCAGTTCTGGCGGGAAAGAAAAGCGCGTGCGCACAGCGGAGCCAGAGCCAGAGCCAGAGCCAGAGCCAGAGCCAGAGCCAGAGCCACAGCCAGAGACTGAAGAACCACCTAAAAAGAAGAAGAAGAAGAAAAAAACAAGACTTGATAGGGGTTGTGGTACCAGCTGGGATAAGGACTGTGCGTGGAACCGGCATGGTGGACCAGGCAGTCAGTGGATAGGTCTTTTCAACCCAGGGACAACAAAGGATAAGAAATCAAGGAAAAGTGGTCCTGGGGTCATCTCAGCAGTTGATCTAGACTGTAAGTGTGTGTGTGTGTGTGTGTGTGTGTGTGTGTGTGTGTGTGTGTGTGTGTGTGTGTGTGTGTGTGTGTGTGTGTGTGTGTGTGTGTGTGTGTGTGTGTGTGTGATAATGATAATGTCTTCTTTTGTGTCTAATAGGGTGTGAAAGGGTGATGAAGGACTTTGCAAGTGGAATAGCTGTCATGTTTGGTGATCCACAGAAATTAGGAGGGAAGGGAAGTGTTTCAGAATTTAGAGGGTTGGTCCAAGAAACCTGGAATAACATTGTAACTGGAAAGAGGGGCAGGGATTACGGAGATGACCTTCGACAGATGCTGAAATTGGGTGGCGGTGAGAGGCCTGGTCCATCTGGAACACAAAGAAGAGGACCAGGACCACCACCAGCCCCTAGTATTGTGCGGACGTATCAAGCTGTGGGGCAGGGGCAGGGGCAGGGGCAGGGGCAGGAGGATGATGAGGAGGAAGAGGAAGAAGAAGAGGAGGAAGAGGATGAGGAGGATGCTGATGAGGGGGATGACACTGAAGGCCCTACTGGAGGTGAGACTGAAGGTACAGAAGGCCTGACTGGAGGTGAGACTGAAGGTGATATTGAAGGCCCAGAAGGTGGATGGGATGAAGACAATGATGATGGAGGCAGAGATCAGGGCCCCATACAAACCGATGTAAAAGAAGAACGGATCGAAGTCACACAACCAGGAAGAATCGTGTTTATCGACTTGACCGAAGACGGCTCCTCTGATGCTGATGATGAGGAAGAGGATGATGATGAAGGCGAAGAAGAGGGTCAAGAAAAGGAAGGTGGCGAAGAAGAGGGCCAAGAAAAGGAAGGTGGTGAAGAAGAGGGCCAAGAAAAGGAAGGTGGTGAAGAAGAGGGCCAGGAAAAAGAAGGTGGTGAAGAAGAAGAAGAGGGCCAGGAAAAAGAAGGTGGCGAAGAAGAGGGCCAAGAAAAGGAAGGTGGTGAAGAAGAGGGCCAGGAAAAGGAAGGTGGTGAAGAAGAGGGCCAAGAAAAGGAAGGTGGTGAAGAAGAGGGCCAAGAAAAGGAAGGTGGTGAAGAAGAAGAAGAGGGCCAGGAAAAAGAAGGTGGCGAAGAAGAAGAAGAAGAAGAGGGCCAGGAAAAAGAAGGTGGCGAAGAAGAGGGCCAGGAAAAAGAAGGTGGTGGTGAAGAAGAAGAGGGCCAGGAAAAAGAAGGTGGTGAAGAAGAAGAGGGCCAGGAAAAAGAAGGTGGTGAAGAAGAGGAGGGCCAGGAAAAAGAAGGTGGTGAAGAAGAGGAGGGCCAGGAAAAAGAAGGTGGTGAAGAAGAGGGCCAGGAAAAAGAAGGTGGTGAAGAAGAGGGCCAGGAAAAAGAAGGTGGTGAAGAAGAAGAGGGCCAGGAAAAAGAAGGTGGTGAAGAAGAGGAGGGCCAGGAAAAAGAAGGTGATGAAGAAGAGGGCCCACCACCAGGTACTCCACCTCAAGGATCAGGCCAAGGAGGTGAGGGCCAAGGAGGTGAGGGCCCAGATGTCAAAGAAGAGTCTGAGGATGAGGAAGAAGGCAGAGGCAGAGGCAGAGGCAGAGGCAGAGGCAACCGCAGAAGCAAACGCAAACGCGATGACCGCAGAACGCCAGAACCATGGGATAATAACAAAGAGACCATTGAGATCAGCAGCGATGAAGATGAGGGAGGTATGTGTTTGTTTATGTGAGAATGTTTTGTTTTATCAAACATGACACTAACTTTGCTTTTTTTTTTCCTTGGAGGACGCGGCGGCAGACCACGGAGAAGGAGAAGACGGCCTGACAAGTTTTCACCTTAAACACCATACACTACCTGGTCAAACTAAGCAATGTACTGTACAGTGTTATTATGTAGCTAAAGTTTGTTTTATATACGTTTGAAAAACAACTTTACAAATCTTATTGAATTTTTTAAGGGGTGATGTAATTGTAAGCTATACCGTTGAATTTGATTTTTAAATGGTGCATGCTCTTGAAGTGTTAGCTATATACTGTTTGAACAAAAAAATTAAAGACAGTAAAACTAACAAAGAAAAGCAAGATGAACAAATATATTAAAGCTGTTGAATCCGTGTGTGTCTCTGAACATTTCATTATTATGAAAAGTAAGATGTACGAATAAAGAAAAGTTGTATTTATGTCTATCTCAAAACAACTAATAAATGCATGGTGAATTGTGTTTATGTCTCCAGCAGCTTCTTGGACACAACAGTCTTATTTTCACACACAAAGTAAGAACACCATTAATGATTTAAAAATAGTTTTAAATAATCATAACACAAAAAATATCATTTAAAACAAATATATAAACCAACACACACAGACACACGGAAAACAAAATTATATGGGCTGGTTTGTGACTCACTTGTGAAAAAATGCAAAGCTGCTTTGCTGTTGGGATGTGAACAAAAGATTATATGGGATAGGCAGTTTGGAAAAAGTAAAACCCTACAACCACTTGTATGATAAATACCCCATTTATATATTCAAGTGGTTTGAAAGATTTATTTATTCATGTAACATACTGTAGATGGTTCTGCAGTTGTGCACAATTGAATTTCTTTTTGCATTGTATTTTAATAGTGCAAAATGATTCAAATGATTAAAAAGATGCATGCAAAATGATAAAAGTGCAGCTTGCAAAACTCTGCAAAAACAACATTATTAAATAAAACCAGTTTACTATAAATGCATGAGTGCTTTTTTTTCTTTCCAAGTGAAGTGTGGGTGGGTCACGGCGGCGAAGTGTGTCTATGACTCATGAGATGTCTGTAGGCGTGCAGGTGTGCTGTGCAGCATTTCTTTGTGCTGGGTTACAAAGAGCCACTTCACACATGGGTTTTTGCAAGTGCAGACAGCGCAGACCACGTGACTTTCCTGCTCTAGAATATTCCTATTTCCTTAAGTTTCGTCGGAGCATATTGCCCTGGGGGTTGGGTGAGGAAACTCACTGAACCCGCTCTAGTCACGCACAACCCAATGCTCTATATAAGCCGAGGCAACCGTAAGGTCTTCCTTCTTTTCAGAGCGTTTAGACTTGTGAGTATGCTTTAGCTTTTCTTCTCTGTTCCTGCCCTGCCCTTCTCTTCTGGACCGAACTTTGTGTGAGTACCGGTGAATATAGGAATACTAACCAACTAATACCATTGTTCATCTGACTCACCGATTGTTTTTTTTGGCTTTTTGTTCCTTTTTGTGAGCACTTCCTGGGTTTGGAGCACGCGGTGGACACGGACACGTTGACGAATGTGAGTACCTGTTGAACGTGTTCTCAGAAGGAATATTGCTCCTTCAGCGGGTTTATCTCACCGAGTTTTCTCTTCTTTTATATTCTTTTCGAGGGATTTGCTGTGGGACGTGATGTGACGTAGAGAATATAATCCCCACGGCCCTTGATCATACGGTTTGTTGCAGTCGGGGCTTCCTGATTGCACCAGCCCGTGTGTTGGGGGGCCGTTGGTGGCAATCCACCGGCGGCCCCTCCGAGGCACCAGGTTGCCGAGGGGTTTTTTATTTTCCGCTCAGTTTTCGGTTAGTTCATCAAGAAAGAAGAGAAGAGAAGAGAAGAGAAGATGGTAAGTGGTAAAATGTGATGCAAGAGAAGAGAAGATGGTGAGTGGTAAAACGTGATGTCATGGACTTTAATATGTGAACATCAAATTGATGTTGGACTCAAAAAAATTGTTAAACATCACGTTGTTTTTATTTTGGTGCATAAAGAAGGTATTTGTGATTGCAAAGGTTACAGTTGTGTCATGAGTCAAAAAACAGATCAAAGGTCGGAGGCACGTTTTGTACGCTAAGTCCTCCTTTTTTCAATGGGCATTCACAGCACATTTTAAAGGTTAACAGAGTTCAAAGTCACAAAAGGTACAAAAATGCACATGTATAGTCCATCAGAGCTTCCCTTGATCTTGGTAAAAAGTCACAGTCTCTCAATGCCTTAAAAGGTTAAGCCTCTCTCTACCACCTTCTGGTCATACTGGTATCTGAGTTTTTCAGTGAAGTGTTACTGGGCACACTATGGGCACACTATTAGTTTTGTGTGAGCACACGAGGTACTGGCTAAATGATGAATTTCTTGTTGAAACACCACTACAGCACCTTCTGAACAAAAAAGGGCGTTTAATTCGGCTTGAACAAATTCTCTGTGTTATTGGACATGCACAGAGGGGTGTCAATTCCAAATTCAAACAGTATCTGTTTTCTGCAGGCAGATTGCTGCAATACAAGTGTTGACATGCATCCCAACAGCATAAGGTTCATGCAAAAATTCAAGGTTCAATTTGGCAGAAACCTGTTTTTTTTCCCCGGTGAAAACAGCACACCTTTATTGGGTCTTGCAGTGAAAAATTTCAAACTACTACTACTACCACTAGTACTAAAGTTAAGGTTAATGGTAAAGTTAATGGGTAAAGTTAATGGTAAAGTTAATGGTAAAGTTACCGTTAAAAAACAAAGGCAATATACAGTGTTAGGTATCAGAGACATACTACTACTGAACGCACATTCTTGTCGTGTTTTGGGGAATGAACACGTCTTTCTCTGTGCAGTAGAGTCGGGTCGATCGGTCAGTGACCCGTCACTGGCCGATAAGGCATTCCCTCGAGGTTTTCCCTATTGCCATGGAGTTCCGCATTCCACTTGGCGCAGTGTTGTAGTTGTGCGTGTAGTGTGTGACGCAGCGTGGTGGTAGAGAGAGAGCGCGTGTCAGCTGTGGTGTGTGTGGTGTGTGATTGTGAAGTTAATATTTTAAACAGAACAACTGACTGAGCGGAGCAGCACCTGCTCTATTTTTTCTATATATTTTTTGTGACTGAAACGCACTATTTGATGCATTTTATATATTTTTTGTGACTGAAGCGCACTATTTGATGCAACCACGGGTTGGTGCATTTATTTTATGCTCTTATGCTGTTGATGAATGATGTTTGGTTATTGAGATGGGCATACACGTAAAAGGAGCAAAAACATGCCCAAATATCTCTGAGGCGGAGTGCGCATGCGCATTATGCAGCCACAATGTGCGCTTCTCCTAAGTTTTAACAAATGGCTGTAAGCAGCCTATTTGTCAAATGGCTGTAAGCAGCCTAAAGTACTTTACACTTTATTTATTTGTTTAACAAACGGCTGTAAGCAGCCTTTTAAACAACTGGAAAGTACTTTGCACTTTTTGTTTATCAAACGGCTGTAAGCAGCCTTTTAAACAACTGGCTGTAAGCAGCCCAAAGTACTTAAACAAATGGCTGTAAGCAGCCTTTTAAACAGCTGCCTGTAAGCAGCCTAAAGTACTTTACACTTTATTTAGCAACATAAAGTACTTTGCACTTTATTTATTTGTTTAACAAATGGCTGTAAGCAGCCAGTTAAACAACTTTATTTATTTGTTTGACAAATGGCTGTAAGCAGCCTGTTAAACAACTTGCATTTTATTTATTTGTGAAACAAATGGCTGTAAGCAGCCATTTGTTAATAAATAACGTACTTTTGCACGTTATTTATTTATTTATGTATTTATTTGATGGCTTCATGCGCACTTTCGAACTCTGTAATGCTACGTGTGTGTGTGTGTGTGTGTGGACCAGATCTAACCCAAAAACTTGCGCAGCGCCACCCCCTCTCCTCAACACACCGCGCAGCCTCGCCACCCCACGCACCTCCACAACGCAGCCCCCTGAGGATTTGTGGGTTCTCATAGAGCAAAGGTTTTCCTCGCCCCTGAATCTTCAGACCACTCCCAAAAACCGTTAAATCCCTGCTGTGCGCCCCTTGTTTGGCCGGCGGGGATGGTGGGAGGCCACTCTTGGCAGGTCTGCGGCTACTGCGAATGCGAATGGTCACGGCTGTATTTTCTCCTTCCTTTAGCACCTGTACACTCCACGTTATTTTTATTTTCACCATTCTTTTGGTGGGGGGCTTTGGGAGGAGCCTCTCACCACGGTCTCGGGGGCAATCCCCTGGGCTTTTCACGCAAACTGTATTCCGCACATATGTCAGAGGCACATACTGTTTTGTTCGCACTACATGCACTCACGCACCATCACCTTCGCAGCCGTGGTCACGCGTTTTTTCGCAGTCGAACCCGCCTGACTCTACTGAGCTAACTTTTCCCCCCACACACAGTGAAAATGAGGTAAGTGAAATTTCTTTACTCTTTTTTTATACCAATTGGTCAAACTCAACACGGCCTAAACACCATTTCGGACCTAATTAGATTAGCTACAATAAATCTGGTCAGAGCAAACTTGCTCTGGTAGCAATTAGAACACAGTTGTCAGTGTCTTTATTGCTGTTTCTCCTCTCACTCTCTCTGCTATCCTTTTTATTCTTAACACACATTACATCCTCCCATTTGATTTAATTTAATTTATTTTATTTTGTTAGTGCTTAGCTTTATATTTGTTTTAGTCTTAGCTCATTTTGTTTGTGTTTGTATTAGTGTGTTTTGTTTTATTAGACTAGATATGCTTGTGTTTGTATTAGTGTGTTTTGTTTTATTAGACTAGATATGCTTTTTTTTTTGTTACTGACACACTTTATAGCTTTTTTTTTCTTTCCCAAAACACACTTGTATCTCAATCTGTATTAGTTTAACATGTCATTAACAGGTTTTGTGTCTATTGTGCCAGAGCTATTAACCTGTCTGTTTCCAACCAGCCCGGAGCCATTGAGTCTACAGTCTGCCAAACCCAGGGTGTGAGCAGTTGTGCAACTGGAAAAAAGCACTACAAAGCAAAAACCAAGTGCTTTTCGTCCAGTCGAACAGCCCCTCAAGACCCAGATTCATCAAGACACTGTAGTGTGTTGGGTGGGGGGGCCGGGCCGCCTCTTATTGCATATCAAGGACCACCACAACTCTCCTCTTTTTTCTGTGAACCTTCTTTTCTAAATAAAAGGATTTTGTTTTAAAACGTAAACATTCTGTACTCGTCGTTAATACACATATTTCACAGTATAACCAGCATGAACCACTTTGGGCAAAAATAGTGTGTAATATCAAATAATATAAATAAAATTATAGATGAGGAGAAAAGAAAAAAAACCATAGGCTATATATGAGCCCAGCTGGGACTTGCCTATGGTGGTTTTATATAATCCCATATATTATAATTCAATTCAAGGGTCATGTTCCCATGGGATCAAACAGCGAGGTCATGTCACACCCTTACTGATTGGGAGCGGGACAATTCAGACACCCTCTGTTGTGCTGTTTGTTTTTTGATCTGATCCGTTTCTTTCTCGGCCCCAGGGGGATGGTGGGGACTTGGCGCTGATGATGGATTCTCACAGATGCGTGCCAGACCTTCCAACTGCAAAAACACAAAACAATTGCCCCTTCACACACCTCTCCTGATTTTGCGTGTGCACACACGGTCTAGTTCCCGGGAAAAGGCTCTCGGCGGAACCAACAACCTTACGTGAGCTGATATGACTCATATCTTTAAAGCCACTGTATACTTGAATTGTTTTATAACAGTGTAATTATACTTGCTTTGTTTTATAACTGTGTGTATCTTTTGCAACTATAGCAATGCATTACAAATAGATCTCCTGACCTTCACCGCTCTAAAAGCTGAAGACCAGTCTGATTCACTTAATCTGTACGAGGTGCTTTATATTTTTTTCGTAGAGATTAAGTGGATTCACGCGGATCTTTCATATATCTCTTCACATCAAACAAAAATTGGAGAGACCAGGCCATTCATCTTCACATCAAACAAAAATTGGAGAGACCAGGCCATTCTACCTTATTTTTTTTACGTTGTGTTTCTTTCGTGTAAACATGGGGTAGAATGGCCGGTTCTTTCATGTATTCTGCACGCAAATGGGGAGACCAGGTCAGTACATTCACTTCTCTTTCTTTTAACTGTGTACTACTTTGGAAAAAAAAAAGGATGGACGCCCAGACAGCTGTAAGTTTGGGAAGACCTGTTCAGATTTCATGTATTTGATGATTTACTGTGGTTTCCTACAATGTGCTTGAAATCTGACGAGGTTCACTTTATATTCTCAAACAGGCTGGAAGCGGATCTCCTGACCATCCACGCTGGATCTTGTGACGAAGTTTATCCGGGATAGACCTAATCAAATTCTATCTGGTTGGTGGTGCATTATTTTCCGACCATCAATGGATGGAGTTTGGCTAGGCCTCTCCACAATTCTCCGTGAGCCCTTCTAAAATTCTACTAGGTTGACGTGTACTGTGTCTTCGGTCGAACGTGTAGAATTTCAGCAGGTCTCGCTGGGCCATCAACCAAAGGGGACCACCTTACTCATCAGCCAGCCAAAGGGGGCCACCAAGAGAAACACCAGTTTCAAATGATGCTGAAATTTTCGTAATCACAGTGAAATTGGGGTTTCTTTGATGATCTCTCACAAGCCTCCGAATTTCTCTTACTTGGGAAGACATGTTCAAACGCAGCCGACCAGTGTTGTATTATACTTTGATACTCACCACTGGTTTCTGTGTTTTATTGGTCTCTCTATAATACTCGTCTGTGATAATTGTGTGTGAATGAATATTGACAAAATAAGGAAGGGGTTTGTCTGTGTGGTTTTCTCCTCAGCTCACCGTTTACACGGAGACCAGTCAATCGTCACACGTATTAATGGTGATATATGATTCATTAACATCGTGTGAGGATTAGTTGTTCTCTGTTGATTAATCGTCTCTGCTGCACACATACACATAGATGTCAGTTAAACGCCATTCTGCCCTAATGTGTCAAAAAAAATCCATTAGAAGCCAGTTTGACGTTCAATTGATCTGTGTGGTTATTCCTCGCAGTGATTATTGACTTCATAGTGCTCATTCTCCCCTCCATTGTATACAGACGCCGGTGAACACCTGGATCAAAATTAATGAGTACAAATAAGCTTCTTTAATTTTGGTTCGGGTTGCACTGTTCTCTGATTGTACTACCCACCATGCAGCACACATCCAGCATTGCCTCAATAAATAGAATGGTACTCGAAATTCATTTATTCGGGGCAATGTTGTGGTCCCTGTGATCCTCTGCATTTTGAAATAATTCTGTGGTGTGAATTTTAAATGTGGAGACCCTTGGAAGCCTAACACTAATCAACGTTTAATTCACACGTTAATTAATGTTGGTCTTCGCGTGGTCTCCGTGTGTCCCTCTCCAGCATCTCAAAGATGATAGAGTTTGTCTTCATCCGAAACGGTGTGTCTGTAATAAAATATATATGCCTTTCGAGTGGAGGCCGACTCTGTTTGTCTGTAAACTACACATCATCCCAAAACAAACCAGCAGGTGGTGCACTTCTGTTCAAAAGTTGCATAAGCACACGTCATCCTAAAACAAACCAGCAGGTGGTGCACTTCTGTTCAAAAGTTGCATAAGCACACGTCATCCTAAAACAAACCAGCAGGTGGTGCCCTTCTGTTTAAAAGTCACTCCAACATATCCAAATAAAACTCTCACCTACATCAAACGTTGCACAAGCACAACAGGCAGACACATGTCCAACATATAAAAAGTTGCGCAAGCAGACCCTATCCAATACAATATATATGAAAACCCACACCCACCGCCCACAAATCATCAGACATCCACATCCGTGAGCAGACAACCCCAACCCCATCCGAGCAAACACATATCACAATACGGAATGTACAAATGCATCACAATACGGAATGTACAAGAGCAGTACAGACACCTATCAACCCATTGCACTATGGCGCACCCATTATATCAGTATATCAGGTTTGTGTGTGGTTAATGTGTTGAACGTTTATAAAGGGTGTGACCTCTTGCAGTGATTTTCTCTATTAATGAGTTTACAGTCGCTGTATACGACAAAAAAGGGATTTTTTTCCCCCAATTCGCACATTAACACTGCCTCAGGGCATGCACTTTTACAGTATTGATGACAGATAATTGCTCTAATCATGTAATTCTTGCAAGTACAGTACAACCAGGGACTTTTCCATGCTCAAGGGTGTTGGATTTTACAGTATTGGTGAAAGATTAATTGCTGTGTTCATGTAAGTTTTACCACCTGAGCAAATGCCTGGCCCTGAGCCTGCCTTTTGCAAAAACCGTGCAAACTGCTGCATTCTCAAAGGTCAGAGGCCAGGAAGGCCAAAGCAACAAAACTGTACAAACTGCTGCAAGTGTCATTTCCCACTCACAGAGGTCAAAGGTCAAGAAGGCCTGAATACTTTTCAGGCGTGATAAAGTGTGGCCCCTTTAGCAAAAAAACTGTGCAAACTCTATGAGGCACTTGCAAACTGCTGCAAGTGCCAGTTCCCATTTTCAAAGGTCAAAGGTCAAGAAGGCCAAAAGGGGTCATGATGACTAATTGAAGTGGTGGGTGGTGCAGGGTGTGTATTGGGAAGTGGGGTGTGTATTGGGAAGTGGGGTGGGTATAGCGGAAGAGGAGGAGCTATGATTAATGCGTACGTCAATGGGCGTTCTAGCGCTAATGGCTAATGGGTAGCGGGCTCGTGGGAGGCCCGAATACGGGGCGTATTTCTGTTTGGCGTATATATGCTGTACGGGCTGCGCATTCTGCTATGAACGCTACACGCTACCCGCTATACGCTATACGCTATACGCTATTTTCCAATTGCTAGGACTCTGTTATTTTTTTCGCGTATAACAAAAATGCGGTTCTTCGTTAATACGTATGCCGGAGAGAAGGCTGTGTGCTGGGTGCACATGACCAAGTCTGGCAAATGGGAGTGGAAGACCTTCTCCCCCGACGCGACAGTCAAGGGTGAGCTGAAAGACTTTGGGCCTTTGACCGATAAATGTGCTGTCGCCTTTGACGAATCTACCTCAGACACAGTGACTGTGACGTGGTGCCACAACGGGTCTGCGTACACCATTGACAAGAGAGAGTGCCCCGAGTGGTGGTGTGAGGAAGGCAAGAGCACCGGCTTTTGGAAGAGGTACGCATGCTGCTGTCTGCGCTCCGACCTTACAGGCCATTCCAGAGCCGTCATCTATAAGCAATGGTGGTATGAGTGGAGGCCTCTGAAGGAAACCTCGGTTCCGAAAGGCACAGAGGTGAGACACTTTGCCAAGACTGGAACTCCTTGCAAGAAGAGTCCCTACGTTATTGATGCTACGCCACCCACCCAGAAGTCTACCGTGCCTGTGGAGCCAAAGTACCTTCCGCACAAACACGCACCCAGCTTCTTCACGGTCGTGAGACACGCAGGTGAGAATGGCCCAGGCTTCAAGTGGACCCAGTACACCGCCAAGTGTCCCCAAGGTATGGCACCAGAGATCCATCCCTATGGCCCTCCTGTGGGCAACGAGGGAGACAGCTACGAGTGTCCTCTGCCATTCCGGGGAGGCTCCTGGTACCAGGCCTGGACAGACGGTAAAGACCTGACACTGTGGAAGAGAAAGGGCTCCTCAAACGACTTTTGGGCGCGCAAGGCCACCTCAAGCACCAAGCTGCTCCTGTGCAAGGCCAAGATGTGCCACAGCTCCGGATCAGAGACCACCTGGTGGGAATGGCACGTCCACAAGGACGCGCTTCCAGAAGGTACCTCCATGCACATCTTTGGACAAGAGCTCACAGAGAGAGCCATGCAGGGCAAAGAATATGGAAAGGGTGAGTGCAACTCTGATTTCGACTTTGACAGTCCAGACACAGACACCAGCAGCGGTAGCAGCGACGATGATGATGACGAAGGAATCAGAATCTCACCCCTGAAAGCGTATGCAGCAACAGCCAGGAGTATCCTTGACTCAGACTCAGAAGAGGAGCCAGAGCAAGCCAGCGGGGACCTGAGCAGCGACAGTGAGGCTGAACAGCCCCCCGTACTCAAGCTCAAGAAGCTAAAGAAGCCTGCCTGCTCTCCCAAACCAAAGGCTGCCAAGTCTCCCAAACCAAAGAAGACCAAGGGTATCAACACTGCACCTCTTCCATCCCCTCCAGAGTCTCCCAAACCAAAGAAGAACAAGGGTATCAACACTACACCTCTTCCATCTCCTCCAAAGAAGACCAAGATCAGCATCACACCTATTCCTTCGTCTCCAGAGTCTCCCAAACCAAAGAAGACCAAGGGTATAAGCATTACACCTCTTCCATCTCCTCCAGAGTCTCCCAAAGCTAAGAAGACCAAGAGCCCCACACCTCCCAAACCAAAGAAGACCAAGAGTAGCAGCCCTACACCTCCTAAACAAAAGAAGGTAAAGAGCAGCCCTACTCCAGAGCCTGTCTCCTGTGTGGCCAAAGAAACCAAGGAAGAGACAGAGGACTCAGCTCCTCTGACACCACCTCAGACACCACCACCTCAACATCAAGATGAAGAACAAGATCTGCTCTCCGTGCTCACATCTCTAGCGCAGACACCACCTCAGACAGCCCAGACCGACCCTCAAGGTCCAGAAGCACCTCAGACACCCAAAGCACCTCTGCCACCTCCAGATGCAGAAAAAAACTTATTGGGCGTGAGGTTCTATGTTCCCGAGCTGAAGCCCTACTGGGTGATTGACCAGGGAGCTGCGCCACAGCAGTGGATCTGGACAGCGCAGTCTGGCCTGGTGCTCGTCAAGAGCTGCGGGCCCGGACTCCTGCCTCCTGTCAGCGGATCCGTGGTTCCGGTCCTCACCTTGCCCCTGGGAGAAGACAGCTTCGTCCTCAGCAAGTCAGCCTGGCAGACCCCAGTGACCTTTGGAGGGTTCTGGTACGAGTGGAGGCACTGCACCATGGGCAGACCTGCTCCCGACTCCTCTGCGTACCCCTCCAGCTGGAGAGAGTTCCGCCAGACCAATGCTCCATGTAAGTTTGTTAACATACCCAATCTGTCCAAACATTTCTTGTGTTCAAAATGTTGTGTGGATTTGTTCTCATACTGTTCTTGCTTCTTCTCTCCTCCAGTTTCCACCACCAGCTCACAGACAAGGGCTCCGGTGTCAACCACCACTGGTTCACAAACAAGCGCTCCAGTGTCCACCACTACCAGCTCACAGACAAGGGCTCCACCAGTGTCAACCACCACCAGCTCACAGACAAGCGCTCCAGTGTCCACCACCACTGCCTCACAGACAAGTGCAGTGCTCAAACGCAAGGCACCAGGCAGCAGCAGCAGCGGTGAGGAGGCTAAGAAGGCCAAGCCCGCAGCCCCATCACCGCCTGTTGTTGTTGCCAAAGAACTGTACCACACGCTAAAGTCCCAAGAAACGCAAAAGATGCGGACCATGAAGGCAGTTTTGAAAAAGTACAAAAAGACAAAGTTTTCCAGCTTTGTACTCTGAAAACATTGTAAATTCATAGACTCTATTATACTTATATACTTGTTGTGAATACTGTAAATGCACAAAGATATTGTAAATACTGTACAATGCATAAAGACTCTATGATGATGTTGTCAATGTTTGGTGAATAAACAAAACTCTTACTATTATTTGAGCTTCTTCTCATCCTTCAGACACACACACAAAAAAGCACAGAGTACAGTGAATACACTTTATAACTTTATTCGATTCTGTGGGTAGAACGAGTCACCTGAACAATACAACTTCAACAAACATAAAAGCCGCCACTCGGTACGCATACGAGTGAAGCCGGGCTTCTCTTCAAAGTATAACTAGTGAACATATATCCCTGTAACGTATTATCAAGTACAACAGAGTAAATAACAACATAATATAATGTGTGTATAATACCAAGTATAATGGGCCATAACATCCACTCAACTGACAAGACATAACCATCCCTCAAATACAGTTTGATATAACATTTGAATGAAACAATAATAAAACCCTATATTGGTTCCCATTCCTGGTAGAGTCCCGTCTTTTTTTGTCTGGTGAGATCAGCCTTGCCTCAGCCTGAAAGCAAAACGCTGTGCTGATCCACACTTCACAGCACCGTTCCTAAAGCTAAGCTGCCTACCTAAATTAATTACAAAGTAAAGCTACTAAACTAAACTAACAGAGCTGGGAAACGACAGACTGACAGTAAAGCGACCCCAAGACGTCCTCTGGTGTGAGCGACGGAGTCAAAAAAAACGATGTTCTCAAGAAGGGGTCCGAAGGGGCTTGCTGAATGCCATCTTAAACATGGCCAAGTCCTGTCCATAGCCCATCTCCACAAGGAGCAAAGAAAACTCCTCAGGTGCGTAGAGATTGGGGGCCTCCGGGGTGCCCAGGGTGTCCGTGCTATTGAGAGCGGGGATCACAGAAGTCCTGTTTGTAGTGGCAATGGTGGTGGTGCCTCCGCCGCGACGGGGAAGGGTCCTTGACACCAGCTCGCAAGCGTTGTCCAGCCACGCAGCCGTCTCAGCGGGCGGCAGCGGGGCGGGCTGCCTGAGCCTCTGGCCCCTGACCACCAGCATGGAGTACAGGTGGTGGGACAGGGACAGCTGCTCCTTGGTTGTCAGAGTGTCCTGGTACCAGGTCCCCAGCCAGCGCAGCATCTCGTCGTAGCACAGAGGCTCATCCGGGTCGGCGCAGCATGGGCAGCAGAACATGAAGCTGAATCTGCCCCAGGTCCGACCCAGGGGGTAGTACACCCTCTCGTCTTTAGCGCACGCTGCCTCCGCAGGGCCCAGGCCGGGCTTCCAGAGGACCAGCACCAGCGCTGTGGCTATAAGGGCAGCCATCGCCAGGGCACCCAGCACGAATTTGCAGCATTTCTTGTAGGATTCTTTGTTGTGTAGCATGAGTCCTGGAAGGAGGCGAACTAAGCAAACTTTGGCAGGGGCCCCTCCGAAGCTTGCTTGCTCGGTGATGGATGGCTCAACTCAGGACCCGGACTTGCTCTTATGCTGGCGGCAGCGCGCTGCGGGCTCGTCCGAGCTCTGCGCAGGCCTCCCGCAGCTGGTGCGCCATTCTGAGCTCCCGGAGCCTCCCGGACTCCTGGAATGGCACCAAGAAAACCATGGCACCATCCGGAGGAGCTGGCAGCCCACCTAAAATGGTGGCCGGGGTGCCTCAGAGTCCGCAGACTAAACAGCATATCCACAGTCTCTACCCTACCATATTTTGCCATCAGCTCTTGGTCTCTGGCCACTCCATAAACCTAACCAGAGTCCCTCTTTGACATGACCCTGACCCGGACCCCCCCCCCCCTATGGATTTGCAGCTATCAATGATGAACTTGAACTCAATGTGATGTGATGTGACTTTGACTTTCTCAAATAAAACATGTTAAAATCTATGTACTTCTTGTCTACCTTTTTGTACCCCTCTGACCCCCCCAGACCCCTTAGACCCCTAGACCCCTGCGAGTTTAAAAAAAATTTAGAAAGTAGAGACCCTCGAGAGTTTTATAAAAAGTAGGGAGACCTCAGACCTCAGACCTCAGTCCTTGAGACCTTTTGAGACCTTTTGAGACCTTTTGAGACCTTTTGAGACCTTTTGAGTTTTATATTTTGGAGGCACTACTGGGAACAACAGGCAAGATTCTCTGGGGAGAACATCTCATAGTATCAAATGATACTGATGTATTTTGTGATTGTGATTATGATAGGGTCAATTATTATAATATATAATATAATATACCTAGAAGACTAATAGACCTAGAGGGGAAGAACATTGGAAGGTGTAGTAGTATTAGTAGTATGTGTATGATTGGGAGGCACAACTGGGAACAACTGTGAACAACAAGAGTCTGGCAAGTATATCAGTTTTTGGGGTTGTTTATTCATTCAAGCACAAACATTTAAAAATCACATACACAAGAGGAGAGAGTTTTCACATATCAAGGACACAACAAGCACCATGAGAGTTCACACATTTATATAGTGAAAAAGGAACACATACAATAATCAATAAAGTACACACATTTGCACATTAATCGGAATAGGTATCAACTTCAACTTCAACTTCAACCTCATTCATCAAACAAAACAGTCTCTGCCTCGGAGTAAGTTACAGACAGAGAGTCAGACTCTGTGTCGGAGTCGGAGTCGGAATCAGTGTCAGAGTCTGGAGCCGGAGCCGGAGCTGTGGCGTCCACAACACAGAACCTCTTAGAGGAAGGCTTGACAAAGGGGCCGGTGCAGCCCACGGCGGTCATGTAGTGATTCAAGTGCTCGGGCTCGCTGATGCTGCCCAGCTGGTAGTTGTGCAGAGTGAGGACCTTGCTCTTGAGCCTGGTCAGGAAGGGGAGCCAGCTCTCCCTCTTGGAGGGCACGCAGTGGGACATTCTCTGTGAGATGGAGGTGGCAGAGTTCACGTCCCACCTGAACCTGTTCTTGATGTCCAGCTCCATGCCCATGTGTGAGGCCGCGCAGATGGTGTACCCGCACTCCAGCATGGCCATGCCGGTCTTTTGGAACCTGTAGGCCAGGAAGGCCTTGCGGGTACGCGGAGTGTTCACGGTCACCTTGCGCACAGTCATGTACCTCTGAACGCTGGTGTCGAAGGATGTGGAGATTGCCCACTCTCTCTTTTTGAGGGCGCTCTTCCTCTTGCGCAGGTTCTCAGCTCCTTCCTTTATGGCGGCGCGCGCCTGGGAGATCTGGGTCTTGAGTCTCTTCTGAACGGCGATGGACTTTGTCTTTGTCTTCCTGGCGAGCCAGACCTTGATCAGGGACTTGAGGTTCTGCGTCATCTCTGTCACACTGGCAATGTAGGCCAGGTCCTCAGCCCTCTCCTTGGTCGCAAACGGCCAGGGGATCTCAGCCATCTCTCTGTCAAACTCTTGGTGCTTGAAGTCGCCGTCAAAGGGACAGGGCATGTGCTCCAGTCCGCTTGCCGCCAGACCCTTGCACTTGGCCATGACCTCCCAGCCCCGGGACACCAGCTGCTTGCCCCAGAGCCACTGGTAGATGGTGTCTGGCCTCACTCTCATCAGCGTGTCGGAGGTGAAGATGTGAGAGGGGTCGCAGGTGCAGTCCTTGGGTCTGTAGGGACAGGAGCAGAAGCCCTCGCAGTAGCAGATGTCTTCTCCCGGAGTGGACTCGCGGTCACAGTGGCAGCACGTCGCGCAGCTCCCGTCACATTCTTTGTGAGTGCAGCAGTTGGGCATCACCACCAGGACGGTGGAGTCCAGACCCTGGAGCCAGGGTGTCAGGGGCTCCGCGCCACGGGGAGCAGCCGCCTCCATGATGGCGTGCAGCCTCTCGTAGTCCATGCTCCAGTCTCTGCGCAGCAGGCGGCTCCAGGACTTGGCCCAGCTGTCAGCGTCCGGAGGGCTGCCCAGCAGACCAAGCACCTGGCGCGCAGCGTGGTAGCCCATGCACCTTTCTGGGTTGTAGTCGGCTATGGCGGAGAGTCTCAGCAGGCTGTACCCGATCACCGTGGAGGACAGGCACACCTGCTGCCACTTGGTCAGCTGCCTCAGGAGCTTGCGGCGCTTCAGAATCACGAACTCAGTCCAGAGCTCCTCTTGGGCCTCCAACCCCTCCTTGGCCGCCAGGACGGCCTCAAGCCCCCTCACCATGTTGGGCTTGGCGAACTCAGAGTCCCAGTCGAGGTAGGTGGGCCTCTGGAACACCGCTGCGTGGAGCTGGCTCAGGTCTTCCTCCTGGGAGACGGGATCCGCCATCCAGAGTCCCAGGCTCAGCAGCAGCTCTCCCAGTCTCGCCACGGACCTGTGAGCAAAGTCTCCGGACGGATCGGCCTTCTGGTTTTTCAGAATCTTGACTGCATCTGCCTGGTTGGGGACCAGCTCCGGCTCTGTGTAGTCGGAGGGTCTCCTGAACGGAGTGGCGCGGTACCCTCCCAGGTTACAGTCGGACCTCTTGTCCTCGCAGCACAGGGACCTGCACAGTATCTCTTCTTCATGTTCGGAATCTGATTCGGACTCACTGTTCTTTGCCTTTGGTCTCTCATCCACCAGGCTCTTTGGGTCGTCCAGCAGCAGAGAGTCATCTTCACACAGAGCACAGGCACAGGAGTCTGTCTCTGTACCGGACACAGTGATGAGGAACGGGAACACATCATCATCTTCATCATCGCTAGACAAGTCTTCATCTGTGGTGTCTTCACCAAACAGAAACTCGTTGACCCTTCTTCTCTTGTCCTTCACAGCTTGCTCATAGGTGGGGAGCACCTCGGTATGCCTCTCACAGCCGGGCATATTGCACTTGTTTCTTTTGGACTCTTCAATGGCCCGGGAACACTGAGCGGCAAGCTCCGGATCCGTCTCTGAGGTCAGCCTAGCCGTCAGCAGCTCAACCATGCATTTGGGAGGTGGAGAGGCAGAGGCAGAGGCAGCTCGCTTCTGGGCTTGAGCCCAGACACTCTTTATGCGGGTCCATTGATCCCACATCTCTTCGGCTCTTTCGGTTGGACTGGTAGTTGGAGTAGTCGGAGTAGTTGGAGTAGTTGGAGTAGAAGACTGCTGGTTTTCCATTTTTCTTTAAAATAATGGTGGGTTTGTTGGTTTATCTCAGGACGCTTTAGACGATCGAGAAATCAATCAATGAATGAATGGCAGCCATTGCGGATACCTACACATTTAAGCTGTCGCGCGCTTCCCTTTTGCATACGCACGCAACCGGTATAGCTAGAGCTACCGGTACCCAGTTGCGATTGAGCAATTAATAACAAGTGACACATGTGTCACCTACGCCCTTGCGGGTGACGCATGATGTTGAAGGTCACTATACCCATTGCGGGTGAGTCACCACAACCTGATTATGACTCATCATGAGTGACAATTGGCGCACCCCGCAACCGGATTGTCACGGCAATCTGGTCCGGCGGCAAATGTATAGTATAAAGGGGACACCAGTCCTAAAAAAAATGGACACCATTCAAAGCTACCAGCACCAATCCTCAGATCACTTAGAAAAAAAAATATGGCATCCGCATCCTGTACCCCCAAAGGCCAGAAAAGGTCATCGGACGAAGCAGCTCCATCTCCTGCGGGCAAGAAGCAAAAGGTTCCCGAACTGGGCTTCACCCTCAAGCCCTACAATGAAGAGATCGACATGTCCTGCACCGGCTGCACCCTGGCCTTCACCTACGATCATCAGGCCATGTTCTCGGAGCTCACCAAGCCTGAGATGGCCCCGGAGAAAGAGAGCCACATGAGACTCTTCTCCATGGGTAGAGCGCTCTACAGGCTGGCCCAGCAGCTGATCACCAAAGACAACCTGTCCAGGTCCGATGAGCTGCTGGAGCAGCTGAGACTGGAGCTGCTCAACCCGGAGACCCGCATGGAGGACGCCCTCATAGACCTGGGCTCTGCTCTGGATCCGGAGCTAGAGAACACCCCCGTTCCAGAGTCCACGGACGACAACAAGGCCCAACTCAGGCGGTACACCATGCTGAGAAGCGTTGCCCTGGCCTGCATGAGAGTGGCAGTGATCACGGAGACTGCAACAGAGAAAGGTGACCCCAGGAAACTGGACGGGACTGTGGGAGGCTGCCCCAGCGCAGGCCAAGTGGCATTGTGGCTGGGGCGCCCCGTGGTCGGGGGCAAGTGGTTCAGCTTCGACTCCTGGGTGGACATCTGGTACAGGCGCATCAGTAAAGACAGCTTCCTATCCTTCTCCTCCATCTACTGCCAGGGCAGAACAGAGGACTCGACGTCTCCTACCAGCGTATCAGTGCACCGGCCTGACAGCACAGAGTGGACCAGCATCCACGAGTCCCCCCTGATCAAAGACCAGTGGCGCAGAGGCAAAGACCTCGTGGACTATGCTTTCATGGCGATGCTCAGACTCGACAAGCCACATGTGAGAAACGAGGTCAACACACTGAAACTCGGCGACCTGGAGGGTGCCCTCCGCAAAGCCAAGCTGATGCACATCGGGGACGGAGTCTCGGGCTCCGGCTCACAAAGACCCAGGTGGACAGACGTGGAGCTGGAGAAGAAACCCAAGCTGCAGCCCAACCAGCGCCCCCTCATCTCAGACGTCCACTACCCCCTGGCCGCGATTCATCAGTCCATAAACGGTGTGTCAGAGTTGTCTGAGCTGGGCCACGGGCTCATGACCGCGGCACACATGAACGTCCGGGTGCACCTCTTAGCGGACCGGCCCCTCACGTTCCAACAACTGAGCAGCAAGCTGTACGATCACTACCGCACAGTAGTGCCCAGAGATGAAGACTCTACCTACCAGTTTGACATCACAAAGATTCCCAAGGACAGAATGTTTGAGATGACCCTGACAGAGGCAAACCATGGCCTCACTGCTCATGTTGTGAGCGTTGATGTCTTGCAAGCTGAAATGTAAACTTATGTCTGTTGTGCTTGCTCTGTATAATACAAATAAAACGCTGCTGAGGCAGTTAAATCCTATTACATTCTCATGTGTTTTATATGGTACACCGGGCAACAAGTCCTCATGTTATCTTTAAGAGTCTTAGACTATCAAGGTACACTGGGCAATAAGTCCTCATGACTCTTTTGGAGTCTTACAAGTGTTCTAGACCATCAGGGTACACTGGGCAATAAGTCCTCATGTTATCTTTAAGAGTCTTAGACTATCAGGGTACACTGGGCAATAAGTCCTCATGACTCTTTTGGAGTCTTACAAGTGTTCTAGACCATCAGGGTACACTGGGCAATAAGTCCTCATGTTATCTTTAAGAGTCTTAGACTATCAGGGTACACTGGGCAATAAGTCCTCATGACTCTTTTGGAGTCTTACAAGTGTTCTAGACCATCAGGGTACACTGGGCAATAAGTCCTCATGTTATCTTTAAGAGTCTTAGACTATCAGGGTACACTGGGCAATAAGTCCTCATGACTCTTTTGGAGTCTTACAAGTGTTCTAGACCATCAGGGTACACTGGGCAATAAGTCCTCATGTTATCTTTAAGAGTCTTAGACTATCAGGGTACACTGGGCAATAAGTCCTCATGACTCTTTTGGAGTCTTACAAGTGTTCTAGACCATCAGGGTACACTGAGCAATAAGTCCTCATGTTATCTTTAAGAGTCTTACAAGTGTTCTAGACCATAAGGGCACACTGGGCAATAAGTCCTCAGAGTCCACAAGTGTTCTAGACCATCAGGGTACACTGGGCAATAAGTCCTCATGACTCTTTTGGAGTATTATAATCTTTTCAATCCCATTGAGTTTTTCAACCCATAACGCAAGTTCCTCAAAAAAGTCCAAGTTCCCGCAGCTCCTCATCAACTTCCCAATAGCCCTGTGATATGTACAAAAAGCACCCACACACAAACCACAACACACAAAGGAAACAGGAACCATGCGTGCCATGCACACAACCACAGCACCACCCCGCAGCAGCAAAAGAAGGAAACACAGAAACGTGGTGAAACAGCTTGACACGAGCGTAAAGGGCAACCCAGAAGATAGGACCTTCTGCCCAGTCTTTTCCATCACCAACCAGAGCTACACCAGCCAGCACCCCTCAGTCACACTTGCTGACCAATGGAGGCTGGGACAGGACCTTGTTGAGCTGGCCACACTCACCACGCTACACTCCGGCAGAACACTGCCTGAACAAGTTACTAGGGCCAACCACGAGCACGGGGCACATCCCAGCCCCAGAGTACCCAAAGTGCGCTCAGGGGACATACAGGAGGCCCTGGGAGCCATGAGAGCACTGCCTGCACCCAACCAGAGTGACAGGGCTGCGTTCCTTGACACATCACCAACAGTGAACCCGTACAAGCGCTCCCAAGTCAGCGCTGACATCAGACAGCTGGGCCATATACTCAAACTGGCAGCACACATGAACCTGTCCGTGGAGCTGGACCCCCGTGTCTGCTTGGAACACACACGGCTAGAGGGTGCTATCCTGAGCCACTGCTGGGAGATGGGGGCTGCTACCAGGGGCACCGGTGTCTGCGTGAACCTGGATGCAATACCTACATGGCCTGAGGCACAAATAGTTTGCACAGTTTCTGTTCCCATAGTCCCTGGCTATGTCACTGTTGACACTATAATTCATCACAATGTGAATAAATGTCTAGTTTTATAAACCATAAACACTTGTCTTCACGTGTGTTCAAGGTTCTTTGAGTATCAGTACTGCACTCTTAGGGTTGGGGTTAGGGTTAGGGTTGGGGCAGTGGTAGGTCTAGGCCTCTTGGGGATGTGGTAGCTGCACTCTTAGGGTTGGGGTTAGGGTTAGGGTTGGGGCAGTGGTAGGTCTAGGCCTCTTGGGGATGTGGTAGCTGCACTCTTAGGGTTGGGGTTAGGGTTAGGGTTGGGGCAGTGGTAGGTCTAGGCCTCTTGGGGATGTGGTAGCTGCACTCTTAGGGTTGGGGTTAGGGTTAGGGTTGGGGCAGTGGTAGGTCTAGGCCTCCTGGGGATGTGGTGGCTGCACTCTTAGGGTTGGGGTTAGGGTTGCACTTAGGGTTAGGGCAGTGTTAGGGTTAGGGTTAGGGTTAGGGTTAGGGTAGTGTTAGGGTTAGGGTTAGGGTTAGGGTTAGGGTTAGGGTTAGGGTTAGGGCAGTGTTAGGGTTAGGGTTAGGGTTAGGGTTAGGGTTAGGGTTAGGGCAGTGTTAGGGTTAGGGTTAGGGTTAGGGTTGCACTTAGGGTTAGGGCAGTGTTAGGGTTAGGGTTAGGGTTAGGGTTAGGGTTAGGGTTGCACTTAGGGTTAGGGCAGTGTTAGGGTTAGGGTTAGGGTTAGGGTTAGGGTTAGGGTTAGGGTTGCACTTAGGGTTAGGGCAGTGTTAGGGTTAGGGTTAGGGTTGCACTTAGGGTTAGGGTTAGGGTTAGGGTTAGGGTTAGGGTTAGGGTTAGGGTTGCACTTAGGGTTAGGGCAGTGTTAGGGTTAGGGTTAGGGTTAGGGTTAGGGTTAGGGCAGTGTTAGGGTTAGGGTTAGGGTTAGGGTTAGGGTTAGGGTTAGGGTTAGGGTTAGGGGTAGGGTTAGGGTTAGGGTTAGGGTTAGGGGTAGGGTTAGGGTTAGGGTTAGGGTTAGGGTTAGGGTTAGGGTTAGGGTTAGGGTTAGGGTTAGGGTTGCACTTAGGGTTAGGGCAGTGTTAGGGTTAGGGTTAGGGTTAGGGTTAGGGTTAGGGTTAGGGTTAGGGTTAGGGTTAGGGTTAGGGTTAGGGTTAGGGTTGCACTTAGGGTTAGGGCAGTGTTAGGGTTAGGGTTAGGGTTAGGGTTAGGGTTAGGGTTAGGGTTAGGGTTAGGGTTAGGGTTAGGGTTAGGGTTAGGGTTAGGTTAGGGTTGGCACAGGTCCAATTAGGGCTAGAAGCCCCTTATGGTTAGGGTTAGGGTTGGCACAGGTCCAATTAGGGCTAGAAGCCCCTTATGGTTAGGGTTAGGGTTGGCACAGGTCCAATTTAGGGTTAGAAGCCCCTTATGGTTAGGGTTACAGCGGTTGTGTGGTCAGTGTCAGGGCTAGGATTAGTGTTGTGGTTGCTTGTATTAGGGTTACAGCGGTTGTGTGGTCAGTGTCAGGGCTAGGATTAGTGTTGTGGTTGCTTGTATTAGGGTTAGGGCAGTGTTAGGGTTAGGGTTAGGGTTGCACTTAGGGTTAGGGCAGTGTTAGGGTTAGGGTTAGGGTTAGGGTTGCACTTAGGGTTAGGGCAGTGTTAGGGTTAGGGTTAGGGTTAGGGTTGCACTTAGGGTTAGGGTTAGGGTTAGGGTTAGGGTTAGGGTTAGGGTTAGGGTTAGGGTTAGGGTTAGGGTTAGGGTTAGGGTTAGGGTTAGGGTTAGGGTTAGGGTTAGGGTTAGGGTTAGGGTTAGGGTTAGGGTTAGGGTTGCACTTAGGGTTAGGGTTAGGGTTAGGGTTAGGGTTAGGTTAGGGTTAGGGTTAGGGTTAGGGTTAGGGTTAGGGTTAGGGTTAGGGTTAGGGTTAGGGTTAGGGTTAGGGTTAGGGTTAGGGTTAGGGTTAGGGTTAGGGTTAGGTGCACGTAAGGGGTTTGGAGGAGCTTCAAGCACCCCTCTCTGGGGTTGGTGACCAAGGGGAAGGCCAGCCAGTAAGTTTCCAAGATTTATTTTATTTTTTTTATTTGGTTTTATCTGGTGTGGTGGTGGCTGACACAAAAATAAAAGAAAGAAAGAAATCCCTATGCTGTGTGAAATGAAATGAAATGAAATGAAATGAAATGAAATACAATACAATCTTTAACAGCAGCATATGACAGTCAACACAATCTTTAACAACAGCAGCATATGACAGTCACTATAATCTCTAACAAAAGTACACATATGACAGTCAGTACAATACAATACCAATAGCACAAATGAATAAAACAAAACACAAGAGATAAAGAAATAAAGAAAGAAGGGTTTGCTTCAGACATTAATTTGTGAAGACCATAAGAAAACTGACACTCTTGTTAAATCCAGCAAGGAGGAGGGATGGACCAAACACCGAGAGCAATGCTGTGCTTGGGCATGCAGCCCCTGAGGGTGACACGATCCAACCACTCCACGCGCCCCCTTGTGGATGAAGTTGAGGCGGTGTGTGGCAAGAGTGGAGACAGATGGCATCAGCAGCAGCAGCAACATGAGAGCAGTGTGGTGCTTGTAACCGCAAGGACGCCTCTGCACAGACACAGGCACTCACACGCCTCAGACACAGAGACATCACCATCACCGCCTACAAAGAAAGCCAGAATAGCAGTTCAGCGCAGGGGGAGAAGCAAAAAGAACAGCAAGGTCAACAAGGTCAAGCACGCATCAGGGTCCCTGGATGAAACAACTACGCCATCTAGCGAGACACTGGACACACAGGACACAACATCAGACGAGCCAGGGCCCATAAAAGTCACGGCAGTGTCTGTGGAGGACACAGTATCAACAAAAGGAAACTCAGCAGCCTCAGCCACCAAAAGAACCTCTGAGGCCCCAGACACCCCAGACAGACCAGCCAGCCCAGCTAACCAGTGCACCTCAGACCCCCCAGACCCCTCAGACCCCCCAAAAGACACAGAGGATGCCTCAGACGCTTCAGGGATCAAAAAAGCCACAGAGGAGGCCCCAGAAGGCAAAAAAGCCACAGAAGAGGCCCAAAGAGGCAAAAAAGCCAAAAAAGCCACAGACGAGGCCTGTGAGACCACAAAAGACCCAGGGGAGGCACCAGAGACCACTAAAGATGCATCAGAGGTCAATGACACCACAATAGGTATCGTGCAAGGACTGTGTCCCGTGACAATGCAAGGTGACGTATCGAAAGCTGCGGTTGGGACAAAAAACACAGAAACTGAAGTTGGGGACGCCCTGTGCGTGCGAGTGAGGGGGAACAAAGAAGAACAACAACATGTGACACATGTGACCTTGACATCTCATAGTGAGACAATGAGGGAGGAGGAGCCTGTTGTGACCCTTGTGCAAGAATTGCAGGATGTGCATACCAAAAAAGGCCTAATTGGGCATATTGATCAATCAAATGACACATTTTCCATTGTTAAACAGGTTTTGAACTCTAACCATACCTTCCAAGATGGCGGCACTCCTCCTCTTTTGGACTATAAGAGTGTAGAGGACAATGCCGGCCTCATACCTATATGCGCTCCTACATACGCTCCTGCTCCAATACTAAATGCTGTGGAAGATTCTGATCCAGAAGAAGACTACTCACTCATCTTTGACAGCCTGGTGAAGGAGAGGACAGACAACCTGAGAAACCAGCTAAAGAAACTCTATGAGCACAGCAGCTCTTTCTGCACTCCTGATTTCAAGAAAAGAGCTCACACTCTGATCCAAGAGTGCAACCTTCCCATTCTTCAATAATAGGTGTGTGAGCATTGCATCTTTTAAATTGTATTATATTATATTATATTATATTATATTATATTATATTATATTATTAAACTGCATAAATTATTGTTTTATTGAATTGGTTTTTAATATATATATTTTTATAAGTATGTTTTTTGTGTTTCTTAAGTTTTGTGGTCTATTATACCAAAGATTGCCATCTGTTTAGCTTTTGAACAACAAACAAAAAAAAAATTCAAATAAAAAAATTAAAATGATATTGCCTCTCTTATTTAAAATCGCATTTAAAAAAAAAGAATAAGAAAAGAAAGAACAGAAAAGGATAAAATATATAGTGAGTGCTGTATGTTGTTTGCACTGCAGCAACTTATGTGATTTTTTTTAGTGTCAAACAGAAAAGTTTTTTTCTATAATAATGTGTAAAAGTGGGTTAAATATTTTTGGTTTTACAACCGTTTGTGTACATGTAGTGGAATGCTACGTGTAGTATTGCTTTCTATGAATGAAGGGCGTTGGCGCATTCCATCCGCTTTTAGTGTATTTGATTGGCACATGAGTACATAGTGCACTTTTACTGATTAGCAACGCGCCTGAGGCTATGTAAATCGTCTGGCGCAGCAGTCCCGTTAGTCCGCAGCCCTGTCTGACGTGTATAATATCCACATCTCACTGCCCCATATTTCTCATCATGCAGGAAGCACCTCCTCATCACACGATGCCACCCTCGAGGCAAAAGAAGCTATTGGCTGACGTTTTTGGGAAGGATGCGGATTCGGAAGAGGAATTGACACTGTCTAGTGAAGAGGAGGAGGACTCAGACTCTGAAGCAAGACTCTCTGACGACTCTGATGACGTTGTGGAAACGCCAGCACCTGCCAAGAACAGACAGTCATCATCACGGTCACCAAAGACATGTCCACGAACAAAGAAAACGCCACAAAGGACTCACACCCGAGTACAGCAAAGCCAGTCTGAAGAGGATGAATCAATTTCCTCCTCTTCCTCCACATCCTCACACTCCCTAAAGAAATCAGCATCATCAAAGAATGTAGCATCTGGTGGAACTGCACACAGCAAAAAGACATCAGCTGCAAGGTCCACCTCTTCAAAGACAACCCACAAAGTTAACAAAGAGTCCAGCAAGCACGTCAACAAGAACAGGAAACCGCTTCTCATCCCATATGTGTCACTGTATCGCACAGGTGTGCCCAAAAAGCCAACCACAAAGAAATCAAACAAACCAGTGTATGATGAAGAAGATGAAGATGATGAAGAAAAGATAACTTCTCAGCCTCCATCACCACCTCCGAGAAAACCTGTGGTGAGCGATGATGAGGATGATGAGGATGATGAGACTTCACACTCTACACCCCCCACCAAGAGTCCTGAACAAACAGAGGATGAGTCTGCCCTGGCTGCCAAGCAGCTGTTGGCTCTGTCTGTGGGCATCGAGCTGTCTGAGTCTGAGGATGAATCTGATGAAACACAGATTGAAACACCAACATCATCAGAGGTGACTGATCAGCTGAGACTGATGTCTGAGATGATCGTACAAATGCCACCGGTGCTCAGCCCCATCAAAGACTACCCCTCACCCCCAAACGCATCTGAGCTTCTGAGGCTGGATGAACAGGCGCACTCTGCACAGAGTGAGATTGAACTCTTACAAGCTGCCATTGATGCAAGCAAACACGCCTCTGCTGCTGGTGGCATACCCGGCTTGGGTGATGTGCTTGAGGCTGTTGCTGCCGTGGAAGCTGGTGAGGCCAGTAATCATGCTGTTGAAAACACAACTGAAGATGTTAAAACTGTTGAAAACACAACTGAAGATGTTAAAACTGTTGAAGAACTTGTAACTGTTGAAACTGTTGAAGAAACTGCTACTGCTGAAGAAACTGAAGAAACTGCTACTGCTGAAGAAACAGTGACCGTTGAAGCTATTGAAGCTGTGAAAAAGCAGAAGTGTAGACTGCTGCAAGAACCCGAGTGGCCACCCTCACCTTTCCGTGAACCCGCCCTACCACCAAAGAAAACACTGGCCCGTGTTCCCTGCACACCCCCGCAGCCCTCAACAGCCCCAACAGCCCCAGGGCCCCTTGGATTCCTCAAGGGGCTCATCAACGCTGCCATACAAGGGGAATCCTCTCCTTCGCCTTCTGATGTGCTCGAGCTCTGTGCTGATGACAGCAGAGAATTTGAATCAAAGCCAACAACTCAAGAAAAGCCAGAAAAGCCAATCAAGAAACCAGCGAAAAAACCAGCAAAGGTTAATAAATGCACCCTGCTCACCGAGACTGTGTGTGAGACTGCCAAGCCTACTGCTGTTGTTGAGGCCTCTCTGGAAAAAAAGCGCAGACAGGAGCAAAGAGAGCAAAAGAACAAGGAGAGAGAGGAGAGAGCTAGGCAGCAGAAGGAGAGAGAGGAGAGAGAGGAGAGAGAGAAAGCTAGGCAGCAAAAGGAGAGAGAGGAGAGAGCTAGGCAGCAGAAGGAGAGAGAGGAGAGAGAGGAGAAAGCTAGACTGCAAAAGGAGAGCGAGGAGAGGGAGAGGGAGAGGGAGGAGAGGAGGAGACAGAAACAGATCAAACGCAAGGCTGAAAAAGACAGCGTGGAGGAGGACGGTGAGGTCAAGGATGAGGAACCAGCCCAAACTCATCTCATGAAGGTTGATGTCCAGCCCAAAAAACCCAAACAGTCTGAAGAGCCATGTGGCAATCAAAATCACCCAGCACAGTTTTTGCAAGCTCTCTTCGAGGCCAAGGCCGCACTCATGGTGGCCGCTGCCAATATGCCACCCATGATGTGCCTACCTTACAAGTGGGGCAAGTCTGCACTGTCCGAGTGCAGGTCCCACGTCCTGGAAGTGTTTGTGCAGGCTGTGCAAGCATGTGGGGTAGAGAGCCTCTGGTCTAACAGGGCTGCCGTCCAGGCTTCCACCATGGAGGGGGTGGAGGGCACAGAGGTGCCCACCGCTGTAGTCGTGGTTCACCTGATGCTCCAGCACGTTTTGAACTCCCACGAGTGTAGCTTGGTGGGTAGGTTCCTGCCCCTGGCTCACAGCTACATAGCAAACACCCCATCAGCCGCCGTTGTAGAATACCTCATGGCCAGGGAGAGGCTGACCAGGGACAGGGGTAAGGCAGCCAAGAAAGAAAAGCTCAGGTTCCCACAGTTTGAGGGTGCCGAATCACTCCTGGCCCAACGGTCCTCAGGTCTGCTCTATGAGCTGCTGAACGCCAACGTGAATCACCGCAAGGACCCGATGAGCACCACCCCCTGGCTTCAGAGATGTCTGAGCGCCATGTGCAGCGAGCTGTACGGGCACTATGCCACACCACTGATGTGCGCAGACCTGCTCATGGCTCTGCAGTGCGCCCCAGAACTGCCCAAAGTGGACGGCACCATCTTCACCACAAACGGCTCTTCCACTGTTACGGTGTCCGAGTTGGTGTCTGTGATGATGGCTACCAGGCCCAAAGAGTACGCGCTGGTGGGTAAGATCATGGCCCTGAACCTCACAAAGAATTGGCTCAAGTTCGCCTCCATGACATCAAAGACCCTGCTGCACTACGCATGCGCTGCCAGCGTGTGGGTCTCAGCCGCCCCACCAGCGTCTGTGTTCGAAGAGGATGAAGATCTGGCCTGGTTGTTTGCCATCAGACAAGCAAAGGTGCCCATCTGCCCCCACGTACCGTCCATGACCGCTCTCATGTGCGCCCTGAGATGGATGAACACACACAAGTCAAGAAGAGCCGTGGGCTGCATCGTTGACCACTACAAACAACAGGTCCACATGATGTCTGAAAACAGCGAGCACAAGATCAAAGCCTGGTCCGCAAAGAACTACCACGACATCCTGCATCAGATGAGGCCTGCATCCATGTTCTGTGGTGACAGACCCTGCGCAAAGTCTTCGTCCAGGGCGGAGACGGGCACCTTACCTTCCAGGGACGCGGTCAGGGAACTTCAGCAAAAGACAGCGGCAAGCATACCACGCAAGTCTGCCCTCAAAGTGACCGCTCAGAGCTGCGCAGAAGAATCATCAGAAGAAGAAACCACCACAACATCCACAAAGCGGGTGAGGCTGGCAGAACCCCCCAAAAGACACAATGGCAGGTCAAGGTCCAGGTCCAGGGCTGCACTGGAATCAGATGATGATGATGATGATGATGCGTGCTCAGCATACTCTGGCTACTCTGCACACTCTGCACACTCTAGGAGGTATGTATGATTTCTTTCTTTCACTTGTGTGTGTGTGTGTGTGTGTGTGTGAATAAAGGCCTTTAGTTGTGGGTGTGTTTTCTTTCTCACCAACCAAAAAAAGAAGAAGACTTCAAACAGTGTGGGCGTTTATATGTGTGAATGTGGGGGAATTCTGCAATCCAGCACACCAACAAAGACTCACCATGGACTTTTTTCCCCCTCCAGTAGAAGCAGCAGACGCAGGGGAGGAAACGATGGCAGCCATCAGCTGTTGACTCAGTTTCTGGCCAGTCTGAGTGCAGCAGCACCAAACTGGATGCAGCAAACTGCTCCAGCAGTTTATCCCGGCGGTCAGTACCCCGCACAGCAGCAGTACGGCTACCCAACTGGTGCTGCTCAACCTCAGCAGTACTACGGGCAGCAGCAGTGGGGCTCTTCTGCAGCATCAAGCTCATCGGGTTACTATGGGTCATCAGGCGCCACATCAGGTGCTTCATCATCAGGTTCTTCACCCACAGCTTCAGCCCAACAATACGATACGAGCAGAAGGCATTAAGACTCCTTTTGGTACAACAGTCTACATGGGTGTGTGTGAATTTTTATGAACATTGTACAATGCTATACTGAAGATGTTATAATCATAGGGCTGTGAATTTTATTAACATTGTAACACTTACTACCATGACAATGGTAGTAATACTTACTACCATGACAATGGTATTTTGTCAGTAGTAAAACTGAAGTAAAAAAAAAACATTGTAATCTCACTTAATACACTTAATACACTAAAGGTGCTTTTTTTTAAGTATCAACATTGAAAAATTTACTATACTGAAGGTTTTATTCTATCAACATTGTAAACTTACTACACTGGAGACGTACTTTTTTTTTTAAATGATTTTTATGATTTATGTTTAAACATATCATGATGAAGGTTCTAATTGTTTTGCATTGCGTACTAAACTGAAAGACTTTATTCTTGTTTCAAACTACACAGTGAAGGTGTCAGGTATTTGAATACACTTACCAAAAAATATTTTTCTTACTATACATTGAAGGTGACAGGTATTTTAAATATGCTAACAAAACTTAAAATGAATTCTTTAGTGAAGGTGAATGGTTGTTGATTTAAAGAGTATTTATTTTTAATATGAAGGTGACTGGTTTTCTTTAATGATGATGTATACCCATGAGATGGCGCTGTCATCCATTGGGGTTCTGTGAATATTTAATATACTCGACGGGGACATCTAGTGGTTATGTGTGGAAATGTTTCCATTAATTTTTTTATTTTGATTTGAAGAGGGTATCACGTTGTGTGTGGCGCAAATGTGAATGTATCACATATAAAGAACTTTGAATAAAAAAAATTAAAAATTATTTCTGTGTATTGTTAAAAAAAAAAAAAATCACTGACTTACTTTTAATAAAAATACACTTAAACATTTAAAAACACACCATTAAAGGGAAAATATTTACTTATTTATATATATAAAAAAAATCGTTGCACATTACTTTATTGCTACTATACTATACTATGACACGTAATGATGCATTTTCTTAGTCCATTGGCAAAAGGACATCAAGTCAAGCTGGAAGTGACACGCCACTTTTGTTCTGGGCGGATTTAAATCAGTCTTTAACTTTAATGTAAGTGAGGAATCGCGGATGGATTTCTTCATTAGACCGGTATCCATAGGACACGGATATGGACATAATGTAAAATGGAATTCAAATCTCATTTTGGAGAGCTCAGTAAGTTAGAGGCCTGCTGCACTGGTGATGAATTCTCACCAGAACTGGGTTTTTTGGGGGGGTTAAATAACTGTATAAAGAATTTGGATTCTTTTTGGTTTGATTGAATATAAGGTGTTTTATTCATGTAGAACTGATGACAGTTGAAGCACTTTTATTGTCATAGATTTATCAATTGTAGACTTTTTCATAAAAAAAGCTTTGTTGCGGTCATGAAGTTTTAGTTATTTGAGGTGTGTCCGAGCCTTTTGGTTGAGAGATGTAATTGAGAGATGTAAGCAAAAAAAATTAAACAGGGTTGGACACGCACGTAAACGTAATAAGAGGCGGGCACTGCTATTAACAAAACTATTACGGCCCCCACCCTTGCCACTCGCACTAAGCTCAATTACTGAACTGAGCTCCAACACACTACATGTGCATCTACAGTTAAAAAGGTAAGCTGGTTTCCTTATATTTTGTGCTATCAGTTTTAATTTTGTGTTATTCACGAAAAAATGCTTCTTTTTTAGGAGTCCACCATGTTGTTTATTCTGCTATTGCTCTTGGGCATTTGTGCCCAGAGCTTGGGAACTACTAACACAACTTCTGGCGATTTGACAACCAGTGACACTGCAAATTCTTCTTCATCATCCAGTTCCTTATTACTGATAATTTTAGTAGTTTTTATGTGTTTGATAACTTTATTGCTGATAGTGATCCTTGTTCTGCTGCTTGTAATGTACAAGAAGATCCGAATAATAGAAGAAGACGTCACAGAACAGTCTCAAGATCAAACTAAAATGATCCCTACAACACAAGTTCATCATCATCATTATCCTCCAGAGTATCGGCCGACCACAATAGGAGGACCAGGACCTTCTCGATCGGTCAGCGTTGGCGGGGGATTAGGTGGGGGTGGACCTGGACCCTCTCGATCGATCAGCGTTGGTAGTGGATTGGGGGGAGTGGGACTTGGAGGAAGAGGCAGAGGTAGAGGCAGAGGCAGAGGATTAGGAGGATTAGGAGGATTAGGAGGACTATATGAACATCGTGAAGAAAAAAATGGATTCATCAAAGTGTAAATAAAAACAAAATGTGTTATAAAATGATCACAATTGTAAACTAAAAAGGTTCAGAAATAGCTGTCTATGTTTAGAGGAGTGTTCAATACATCTACCATATCTGTAATAAAAACAAAATCCTTTAATAATGTGTTCAATAAACTAATTTTTCAAGCACATGCACACGCTATTGGTTTCTTTCGTGTTAGTTTCCAGGAGTTTCTGTTGGCAGCAGGTATTGATAACTTTTTTGGTCGAAGATCAAGCAGTTGACTTGTTAAGTCTTGCTCAAATACAATAGAACGCGCACCTGTCACGTTCACCACCACAAGATAGCACACGGTCACTGTTACATAAATCCGCTCCGCCCACTCTGTTAAAATGGGCTGAATTCTCACGCGGGGCGTAGTACGCAGCAAAAAAAATCAGGCAGAGAAGAACGGAACGAGAGATCTGATCTGGGATAAGTATAAGTACACTTCTTATTCCTGGTGCTTTTAAAAACAACCAAATCTGAAGCTTCCGTTTTGTTTTGTTTTGTTCCCCTGTTGGGAGACCTGATCTAAACGGAACGGGGTCTGTGCTTTAACAATTCATTGCAAGAGGAGGTTGATCTACTTTACTGAACTGTACTGAACTGTATTTTCTTTAAAGTTAGCAATACTAAACATTATGATGTAGCACGTTAGTGTATATACCTGGATTTACACACCAATGATGTGTTTGTCTGTCTTTTCATGTTTGCTTGATTTTTTTTTTTTGTTCTACTGCGACACGTGGGAACGCAGACTGACACCATTCAGCGCAGCAGCAGCTTGGCGTGAATTGAGTCGGATAGATGGACTGATAGACTATAGATAGAATGCAGGGAATCTCATCTATATTCTGCCTATCGTCTATCTATCTATCTATCTTTCTTTCTACAAAACAAAGATTGTACCCATCCAATGCACAACGTCTCCAATAAAGTTTCATGATGTTATATTGCAGACTTTTGCCTCATTTGTCCCATCATTTGTATACCCCAATGAATTTGCAATAAACCCATAATTGTATTTTTTTTTTTTTTGTAACTATGTTGCACCAAAAGTAAACCATCTGCCCCAAAGGTAAAGGTGCTGGGTGCTAATTACAGGGTGTAGTTTCAGACAAGACATGCTGAAGCAAGGGATGATTGGTTTCGGTCGCCACAAGCTAACACATGCTCTTGCTGCTCGCCGGCCAAAAAGCAGCGGCTGTATTAGGTATTTTTTTCCCCCCAGTTGAGGCACACGAAGGCACGCGTAACTAGGTACTTTTCCCACTTGCGTTCTAACAAAAGATAAGATGTATTAATAGTACAAGTTTTTTTTTAAGAGCGTATGAAAATATTTACAATTGTCTGCCAAGCACATGGCTGTAGTAGGTACTTTTCCCATTTAGGGCAAGCAGATACATCATGTAGGTACTTTTACCACATTCAACAAAAAGAATACCAGATTGGAATGCTAATATTTACTAGCTGCCAAGCACATGCTTCCATTGACAAATCAGTAGGTACTTTTTTCCCCCACGCAAATGCGAAGTATGCTATTGCAAAGGCTGCCATGCACATGCTTCTTCTTTTCCTGTCTCTTCTTTACCCTAACCCTTCTTTTTATGGTTTTTTTTTAAAATTGTTATTATTATTATTAAAATTATTAATAATGATCAAATCAGCCCTCACAAATAGGGGAAATAGCGTTGTGCAGTGTGAAAGAAAGCAGAGGGTGTGTGTATAACACAAAACTTTAGGCCATTGTAGTTCCACACATCCCCACTAAGGGAACAGCGCGCAGAATGTGTGATTATCCATAAAACAAGTTGGGATAAAGCCATGTATGTCTGGGAATCAGGAGAGCCGCTCGCACGCACACGAGGATTTAATCTGCTCAGTCTGCAGACAAACGGAGACACAAAAAGGAGATATTTTTCCAAAGGCCTATTGAACCCAATAAACAAAGAAGCGGAACCCACATACGCACACAAAAACCCACGAACTTCAAGTTGTATCACGTGTGGTCTTTTTAAAAAAAAAATTGTTTTTTTAAATTACATCGTGTACAATATAGTTTCTTTTGATATAATTCACCGTCGCAGATATAAAATGAGGGTTTAAACTAGGTGAAGAGCTCGGGGGTTATATAACTGTTTTCTAATTAGGCCATGCGAACAATGCTCATGGAAAAATTCTCTCGGGATGTGCGTCATTTGAGTTGGTTCAGTTCCTCTATAAAAGAGCGGATTTTCACACTGAGGGGGTATTTCAAAACGTCAAGCAGGAGCTGCTCGCTCTCGCAATCTTGTTCGCAGCAGGAAGAAGGCGGACAAGAAGACCACCACCAATTCCTCAACGCTGGACAGAGTATGTAAGTTGAGAATGATTGTCGCTATCACGCAATGTTTTCAAGTGTGTGACATCTGTGTCAGTTGACCAATGTTTCTTGTATGTCAGGTCATTGCTGACTTTTTAAGGCCTTCTCTCATCTCTTTTGAGGCACCACGGAAGTATAGTCTTCGTGATTGCTTACTCAAGGGATGAGAGAGAGCCCAGTAGAGCCCAGAAACATACGCACTACAACAGACCGCTGAGCTGATGGAGCAAACCATGTCACTGTCCTGAACCTATCAGACAATGTTGGTTGTGTGCACACAATCTACAGCTACATAGTCTGCTGGGTCAGGCCAGCAGATCAGTCTTCATAGTGAATTATTGTTTTTTGAAAATAATAAAAGGTAAGCTAATGAAATGTGCTACTAGTTTTATGACAATGACCTTATTATTAAAAAAATAAATGAAAAAAAAGTACTGAAACTGAAAATACTGGTGTTTCTCCTTTATTTGTTTCGTGTCATACATAAATCTCCACATATAAACACACACACATAATAAGACATAAATCTCCACATATAAACACACACATAATAAGACATAAATCTCCACATATAAACACACACACATAATAAGACATAAATCTCCACATATAACACACACATAATAGTAAGACAATGAAACGTTATGCAACATCTTGAACACGAAACAATGAAAAAAAAATTAAATATGTTACATAAATAAGAATTTTAAATGAGAAAGCTTAAATAAATCTTTAATGTGGAAAAAGCTGAACAATATGAACCACAAAATTAAGAAATTACATCTGAAAATGACGATTTTTTTTACGGGAAGATGATAAAGTTTCAACATAATTACACATTACTCACCCCCCTCAGGGGGGGGGGGGGGGGAGGAGATGTGCGTCACTTGACCCCCTTTTCCCAAGAAATGAGATATGTGATCGGCATCCTCATCATTTTCCCAAACATTCTTTTTTTTCCAACTTACATAACAACTTAGGGTGTGGACATGGACACACACAACAAACACACAGCTGCACTCATATACTTCATATCAGTTTATTTGAGCTTATCATTTTTCATTATTCAGCGTCACAGAGTCACATCTTTCCCCTTGGTACCCTAGCGGACAACTGGAAAAGAAAAAACTTTTTATCAGAGAACCGGTCAAAAAAAGATAAATGTTATAAATAAAACATCAACTAGGACTTACATGCATGACGGTTGGTCAAGCCCATCATGACACTGACATGTGCCACCGTTGAGACAAAACCCGGACTGGCACTGAAGTGTGCATGATGACGACGACGATGACGCTGGCGCACCGTTCACAGTAGTCACAGTAGTCACTTGAAAGAAGAAAAAAAACTTTAAGGGGGCAGGTTGACCATGATCATTTGTTGCTTTACTAAAGAATCATTTTATTCACATTAAAAAAAAACCCATTTGATATTACTAGATAGTAATCATTTGCTTAAATAATAATCAAGTGATATTATTACTATATAATAATTAAGTATAACAACAATACAAGGTACTCACCCATGACTAAAGTTACAACGCAAACTAAGAACAAAAACTTCATCTTTCCCTCTTGACGATTGCTTGTTTATTGAATACGCCGCTGTCGCTCTTTCTTGATAGATTCCTTTGCTGTGTATACCGTTACTTGGGGAGTCCTTTTATACGTACTTTTATACTACCTCTACGTGTCAGCAACAAAAAATTTAAATAAAAAAAAAAAAAAAAATAAAAATCTGTGCCTCAGCGATTAAATATGGTGACGCCTACTGGAACAATTTATTGGCTGTTGAAACACACCTATCTTTTTTTTAAAACACCCTACCCTGTCCTTATGGTACACAACCCTCGATCAGGTTGGTTGATAGTCGCTCATGGGTTATTAGAACAGTACAAAATCAACAATGTTGCAGTATGCCTCCACCCCGTGGCATATCGTGGTAATACAGTACTTGATAGGTTTTGTTTACAGGAATAAAGTCAACTTTTTTTTGTATAAAAGGTTTGTTTTGCACTTTTTTAATCGACTCTCTGCACCAGTTTCACGCTCACAACATTATCTGCAGGGCAATCCAGCTAGCACATGTTTGTGAAGATCGATTGCCAAGTCGTGTGTAGGTACTTCTCTGCGCGTGCACACACTAGCAGGCACGCGCAGAAAGGTACTTTTCCCACTCTCATTCAAACCCTATCCCACTGGCTGCTACCATTTACAACATGTAGGCCAAGCAGATAAAAGACGCATTTCCAACCCGTGAATGCTATATTCTTGAAATCTGATCATTTTACCATGCAAACAAAACCCCCATTATATAGACCATGGGAATAAAAATCGCATGACCCGGTAAGTGTGCAAAGCGCATGCGCACGGTGTTGCACAATGCTCGCAAGATCTTGCGTCAGACGTTAGTATAAAAAGGGTGAATTTCATACCTGGGCGTCGACAACAGCAGAAACATCAGGCAGGGAAGGTTTGGGAAGATCAGGATCGTAAGTACAGATTAAAAATGCGTTTTTGTGTTTAATATATTTGTGCTGCAAATGTTGGGAGACCAGCTTCAAGCTTAACCCAGTCCCACGTCCGTAATCTTTTCGTGGAAAGGCGTAAGCTTGAAAGCCGGTCTTCTTACCTCCCACAATTGCCCGAATTTTGTGTATATTATCTTTTGTGTGTGGTGTGTTTAAAACCTATTGTGTGAGTTCTGTTATAAACTTTCAGCATCATGAAGTCCTCCAAGAGAACCGGAACCGGAGCTACTGGTGGGAATCATCGCTGCAGCAGCACGTGTCGAAGAAGAAGGCCACCGTACACTTAAGTTAAGATATCTTATCTTATCTTGTCTGTCTTATGTAACAGCGTCTGAAAGTGAATTTCAGACGGTGTGTCCGCTCCTCCGTGGGGAGAGCGGATGCATTAACATTAAGAAGGTAATGAGCCCAGGTAAAAAATGTCAACTTACAACACCCTTCACCGTGTTGGTCCTGTGACCCATGTGCCGAAAACAGAGCAGAAAGCAGAAACAAAAAGACTCTGATTCCATCGCTTCAGAATTTATAGACTGAATATTGTCATCTACGTTCAGTCTTGACCGGTATCCCAGGACCGGTCATCCACACCTGAACATTTACCATCTTCAGTTCAGCACGTATGCTGGATCCAGCATCACCATACCTGAACAGTCGTCATCTAATGTTCGGAAGAGAAAAAACCTGAACCATTGTCATCACGTTCCCTGAACAATTGTCATCATTCGGAGAGGAGCTGCGGGGCTGGACTGACCACCAACCCCGTAAGTGTCACCTGGCCCTCACTGAAGTCACGTTCAGAAGAAAGAAAAAAAACTGAACACTTTTGTCATCTAATGTTCAGCATTTGGACACGCTGCAAAAAGGGGAGGGTTGGAATTCTATTTCAACATGGAGTTTTGATGACCATCCCCAATGGTCCTACACACAAAAAACATTTCACTAGGAGGGTTCTCAGAGGAGATAAGAGGATGATCCTTTACTTTGCAGCAAAGTAAAAATCCCCAACACGCACCTGTTGTAAATAGTTAGTTTTACTAATTTTTTTAATACTTACTAGGTCTTTATTTTGTCCATTAAGTCAGTCGTTTATTACATGCCTTTTTTTTCAATGAGATGCATATTGTGTATTTTATATTTTTATATTGTTGTAATCCATCGTTAATCCTGATTTATTGTTCCTTTTTGACTCATAAGGTGGCAAACTACTCTCTATCTATCTATCTATCTATCTATCTATCTTTGAACTTTGATATTTTTTTTAAATCTGTTGATGCATATTTTCTCTCACTTAATAATCTGTTGATGCGTACATTTAGATAGGTCTCTTTCACAATGTAGCAGTAATGATATTATAACAGTGTAATATTATTACATCAATGTTTACATCAATGTTTGTTCGTCTCTAGTGTTTGTCCTGTGTTTAAACCCCCCCAGGATCCTGTGACTGGAAGGACCCCCCCCCCCCCAGGATGAACCCGAATAAAGTCTCCTGTTATGGTGAGTGAATACCCAATACAATACATATAATTACAAAGATACTAATAAATATCAAATACAAACATGATATACCATTAATACTCGATGTGATTTTTTTTTTAGCCCCGTGCTTCATAAGATGACTTCCCCTTCTCCTCCATCACCACCATCACCCATCATGGGCCAAGTTGAGTGTTCATTCTATCCTTTTTGTTTTTTCTCAGGACACTTTTTTTTCACAACAGACCGGACCCGAACCTATCCTTTTTTTTCCGAACACTTTTTTTCTGTGGTACCACATTTCCAGGACTCTATATGTGAACATTTGAACATTTGAGCAACGGGAATGCCTACGACCACCGCAAGGAAAATACAAAAAAATGTGAAAATGAAAAAACATATGTAATCCACCAAAAAAAGCACAAAACCCACAAAAACAAATCCAAGTCCGCACAAAAAAATATGAAAACCCCGCTTCATGAACACTCAATGAGTACTCATACAGCCTCTTTTTTTAATATAGATTGGACCTGTTTGGTGATCGACAGTGGTGAGTGGTCATCGGTCTTCACCTGGGGAAAAAGTCCAATGTTATGTTATGAATGAATGGTATGAAATTGTCTTGCAACTCAAATAAAAAAAAACAATGATTTCAAAAAAAAACTTCTGCTGTGTTACTTGTGTGTGCTATTTACAATAAAAAAAATATTGTATAATAAACCATGTAAAACGTTTTTAATATGGTCAAATGAAGAAAACGTAAAAGAAGTAATGGGGGGGGGTTACTGGTCAAGCACTATGTATCATATTGACTCTATCAAAAATTTCGGGATGCTTTATACGGGACAATGGGTTACCATACCGGACTGGAATGCAATGTATATATAATACAATATGCAGTTTATATTATACATACAATTTATGTATTTGATGACAAAATGATATGCATTATGTGTCTGTAGGTGTGGAATGGCGGACCCTAAACACTTAAACAGTTAAACATTTACAAACAGTTACAAACAGGTCATGTATGACTGCTCCTCCCTTGGCTCCTCCCTATAAATCTGAGACTTTTACTTCCTGGTAGTCAGCAGCAACTTGTACCCGAACTAACTACTTGGTCGTGATGAGCGAGATACCCAAGTCTCCGATCGACATGGAGGACCAGGAACGCATCAAGGCGGAACGTAAGAGACTCCGGAACCGCTTGGCAGCCACCAAATGCCGCCGGCGCAAACTGGAACGCATCGCGCGGCTGGAGGAGAAAGTGAAGGTGCTCAAGTCTGACAACGCAGGACTGTCCAATACCGCGTCCGTTCTGCGGGACCAGGTGGCCCAACTCAAACAGGAGGTCCTGTGGCACATGTGCCAAGGCTGTCAGCAGCTAGCGTAAGAGATCATGTGAGTGCGCTGTGCTATATTATATATATATCGGACTTCAAAAACCGCCAATGAACATTTTTGGACATTTATTTCTTTACAATGTGTTTCAACATTTGTAAATAAGCTGTTCTAACAAAAAAAAGATATATTGTGTAAAAAACGTGTGTATCACACAGCCCCTGCCCTGCCCAACGTCGTGCTCCTCCTTGTAATCACACACACACACACACACACACACACACACACACACACACACACACACACACACACACACACACACACACACACACACACACACACACAGCTCTGCTGCTGCTTGAGAGGTGATGGAGCAGGAGGAACGCGAAAAGGAGGAACGCGAAAAGCGCGAACAGGAAAAGCGCGACCGCAGGAGGAAGCTGAACACCGAATCGCAGCGCCGGCGACGCGCCCTGGCGCGGGCGATGAAGGAGCAGCAGGAGCAGCAGGAGGAGCAGGAGGAGGAGGACGCGGAGGAACGCGAAAAGCGCGAGCAGGAAAAGCGCGAACGCAGGAGAAGGATGTGCCGCGAATCGCGGCGACGGCGAAAAGAGAAGCGGCAGCGGCAGGAGGAGCAGGAGGATCAGCAGGAGGAGAATGAGGAGGACCGCGAAAAGCGCGAGCAGGAAAAGCGCGAACGCAGGAGGAGGCTGAACCGCGAAGCGCAGAGGCGGAGACGGAGAAGGCTTGGACAGAAGGAGCGGCAGACAGCCCCGTGGCCCTCAGACGATGAAGAGAGGGAACACGAACGGCGCAAACGCAAGAGAGAGCAGGACCGCTTAGCGGGAGTTAGGCTGCGCGATCGAAGGAGGGAACGGCTGCGGCGGCTGGAGGAAAAAGTGAAGACTCTCCTTTTACAAAACGCCGCCCTGCATCAGCTCGCTGCCCGGCAGCAGGCTGAGTTGAATCGCTGCAACGAAAAGCTCGAGAACTGTAGATGCCATGAGGGTCAGAACTAATGAAGCTGGATCTGGGCGAGAACGTGTCCCAAAAAGCTGAATCAAGACTGATGGGTCTTGAGGTACATTGAACACTTGAGGGTTTTGGGACATTCTTCTTTGCATAGTGTGCTTCAAACTTTGTCAATAAAGCTGTTTTATTTTGAATATTAGTGGTCTGCCTCTGTCCCATCATTAAAAGAAGTTGTATGATATGACACAACGCCGGCAGATCTCGCCATGTGAAGAACAAGAACGAAAGATGAGTATCACCTAACTTCTTTTACTCTTCATAGATGAAATAGCGCCATAGGACGGTTACCCGAGCCACAAAGGGGATTTCTATCACTCTTGTGGCTTTAAGCTATTTTTTGACCTAGCGAAGAAGGGAAAAACTTTTCTCTATATACTGCCTTTTTTTCTAACACTCCAAAACATGCTCCTCTCCCCTTCTTTTTTTTTTAGGTGGACCTGTTGAACCTGTTTGGAAACTGAGGGAGGTATTAATAATGGGGCTTCCTCAGCTGGTGTCCTCGATGGCGTTGTGGGATTGAAATATCCATAATGCCCATTGCAGACACTTCTGGTGTCAGTCCAAATTTTCCACGAATAACCGAACCCAGCACTAATGTTGCCTGTGTATGTGTGACAAAGAGCAGCTACATCGTCTGCTGGGTCATGCCAGCAGATTACTCTTCTCATCAAGGAAACCAACATCGTGTTTATGTGTTGTTGTTAAGTCAGTACTAAACAAGTGTAGTAAGTTGTGCGCAGATGCTGAAACATATGGGGTAATCAGTTCTCCGAGCATTGTGTTCAATGTCTTCCAACAACTTTTTTTTTTTAAAAAAAAAAGTTCGTCTTCCAGTATAAACCAAACAGCCAAACAGCTTATACATTGTTGTCGCTGTTACTTGATCCCAGCGACACCAATCTTAAGCTGTCTGGACTTTTTGGCATCACATCCATCGATGATTTTTTTTTCCAAATAAAAAAAAAACCTCTCAATAAAAGAATAAAATATGTTTATTGAAGGTAAGCCATATGAAAACTCTCAATAAAAGTCATAAACGAACTAATGTCTCCTTGTTTCATTGATGAAAAACCACCAATAAACTTTACTTCCTTTTATTCTTTGTCCTTCAAATAATTCCATAAAATTTACCTCTCACTCATTCAAATAATAATCAATAAAATCTCACCTTCTTTCCTCAAACGATTCAATCAATAAAATCACCTTCTTTCATCTTTAAAAAAAAATCTAAACATAAAGAAATAAAATGTAAACCATTGTTTATTGTTTTAAATTTCATCAAAACAAAGGGAATAAAATATAAACCAACATATTAAAAACCCTTTCATTTAAATCATGTTTCGTTTATGATTCATAAGAATAAATAAGCTGGAACGCATCGCGCGGCTGGAGGAGAATGCTCAAGTCTGATAACGCGGGTCTGTCCAATACCGCGTCCGTTCTGCGGGACCGGGTGGCCCAACTCAAACAGAAGGTCCTGAGGCACATGAACAGCGGCTGTCCAGCTGCGTACGTCCTGAGGCACATGAACAGCGCTGTCAGCTGGCGCTGTGTTTCGTGTTTCGGTGTTGTGTTTCTATCCAATGTGTTGCGTGTGCTATATTGGTATACACTGCTGTTGTTCGGGCTGCTAAAAACCTCCAATGAACTTTTTTTGACATTTGTTTCTTTACACTGTGTTTCAACATTTGTCTATACAAATAAAGCTGTTCTATTTGTGAAATATGACAGTGGTCTGCATCTGTCCCACCATTGAAACAGTTGTATGAAACGCCCATATGCGTAATACAAGACCAGACCTAAAGAATAGGGTAAGAAACAGGCGGCGGAAAAAAGAAGAGATTGTGTACCAAAACCGTTTCTAAGAAGTAAGTTTTTGTGCTGGTAAAAGATATATTGTGTACCAAAAACGTTTCTAAAGAAAGTTTTTGTGCTAAGTGCTTTCTTGAAAAGGGCACACCGAACGCCGCCGGATATGTGTCATCATACGTGGGTGGTACCCCTAATATAACACGCGAGAACGAGCGCTGGGCTGGGACAAAGCACCATGTGCCTGTGCCTTTGAGTTTGTACTTGACCATTCTTTCCAGGGGGGGGCCATCAGAACACGATCAAAGATGAGTAACCGGTCTTTTTTTTACATTCTTTTTCCTGTTCATCGATGATATTAGCTTATTTCCTGGGCCATAGTAGGGTTTTTAACCCGAACCGCGAAGGGTGATTCGCTATGCATTTCATCTATGAACCTTTGTATCTATCACTCTTGGGGAGACTTTCTTTAACTCTTGTAGCCTATTTCCCGAACCTAGTAGGCTAGACTGGCGAAGGGAAATAAAGCTACTTTTCTCTATACTTCTTTTTTTTCAACCGAGTACTCAGTATTTTTTTTTACAATTGCTTCTAGGCTGAAACCTATCTGGATTGTGAGACACACAAAGACCGGCTGAATGACTGGTGAGTATTTCGATCTGTTCTGCTTAACCACCCCTTGCATATTCTTTCCGTACTGCATTTCCTTGACCCATACTGCGAAAGGAAATTCTTCATTTTCCGAGATACTCCTCTCCTTTTTCTCTCCCTGTAGGTTGAACCTTGACGAACCCGTTGAACCTGTTCGGAAACTGTGCCGGAGGCTTTCAATACCAAAGTTGAGTTTCCATTCATACGTGCAGCTTTTTTTGTATTTTTTTTTATTTGATTTATTGATTGATTGATTGATTGATTGATTGATTGGCATGGGCGTCATCAGCAAGGGTCCTCATTGGCGTTATGGAATCTGAATGGACATAATGCGATGTAGACCCCCAGCTGGTGTTGAACTGTATCACGATGACACTGTAGCCACTGTACCTTCTTGACCCCGGTGGTGTACAAGTTACCATCTCAAGCAGTCCAGCTCATTTTTTTGGATGTTAACTAATAGATTCCAGCATAATGCCCTGAACTGCTTTAGATGATAATACGTTAACCTCGTGCAGCCACCTGGACACGTAGACCCTGTAATTCCAACCTTAATAATAATAATAATAATAATAATAATAATAATAATAATAACAATAATAACAATAATAACAATAATAATAATAATAATAATAATAATAATAATAATAATAATAATAATAATAATATCACCATTTTAAAAAAAAAGAAAAGTGTGATCATCTGGTAAACTACCAACTTTCTTTTCAGGACTTTTGGTGAGCAATGCAGTGGGCTGTGATTGTTTACTTTCACATTCTCCATTGGGTGTGTGGCGTGATAACCGCATCCACTGTATTATGTGAGGTTGAATTGTCAGCTAATTTTACGCGATTTCAGTAATGGGTCCCAGCAACACAACACCCACCCACAACATTTTTCTTTTTTTCTACTTTTTTTCTTGTTGTCGTGAACCCAGCAGTCCGTGTTGTCTGCGGGTGTGTTAGGCCAATTAGCAGCTACATCGTCTGCTGGGTCATGCCAGCAGATACTCTTCAAAACCCATCAAGCAAAAGTGATCCATAGATGAACACTGGAAGCCATGAGAACTGCCAATCCATAGATGACTGTTTTAAAATAATAACTCAAATATGGTATCAGTTCTTGAAGCTTTGTGTTCAACGTCTTCCAATTGAACTCCAGCTTATCTTCCAAAAACGGACCAGCCAGAAAGACCAAATAGCTTATTGGATGTGTATCTGACTTGTTATTTAATCAAGCGACACCAATCAATAAGCTGTCTGGCATTTTTGGGTTTTCATCACACCACACCGAGAGACCTCAAAAAGATAAAAGAAGAAATGTATTGAAGGTGAGTTCATACGAAAATTCAATAAAAGTAAAAAAATGAACCAACGTCTCCTTCGTATTTTTTCCACAACCGCTTTAAAGCAAATCCATCAATAAAATCTCACCACCTTTTTCTTCTTTTCTATCAATAAAATCTCACCACCTTTTTCTTCTTTCTCAAGAACATTAAATCACCATCTTCAATAAAATTCAACACAAGGAAAAAATTTTTTGTTAGATTGTAAACAACATAAGAAATTTCTTAACACGAAATAAAATATAAATCAGATTCGTTTCATCTGATACAATTTGTTAAACACACAAGAAATAACATATCAACATGAAATAAAATATAAATCAGATGCGTTTCATCTGATACAATTTGTCAAAAACACAAGAAATAAAATATAAATCAGATGCAATCTGCATCTGATACAATTGGGATTTATGAGTCACACAAAAGATTCGTTATGAGTCATTACACAAAAAGATTCATTGAGAGACAGACAAGTGAATCGTGTCAGACCAACTGTGAGTCAGAGACAAAGAGTCACTTAACACCAGTGATGAGTCATGCTTCCAGTGATTCCAAATAGCCCAAGGATACAACATGCACCAGCGTGTCAAACCATCGTTTCCACTTTTTTTTGTTTAATAAAAGGTTCACATCATATTATCTCAATTTTCCATACACATCCAGAAAGCCCGACGGCTTTCAGACATGATGGTACAGATGTGTTTTCGTTAGTCAACTGAAGGTAAGTCGCTTTGCTGAAGTCACTATACAGTGGAAAAATACAGACAAGCCTTTTTTTTAAGTTGATATTATCACTCCGCCACACGCAGGCCCTGTTGTTTGCGTGCGTGTGCTCCCACATCCGTTGAACTCACAAGGCCTAGGCCTAAGTCCTCAAACCTACAACCTTACTTTGTCTACTATTGCAAAGACGCTAGATAACACAGTCTACAAATACTGTGTGTGAGATATCTTAAAACACTGGGGAAAACAAGCCATTTGATTGTGCTATTAATAAAGGTGGACTTGTCTTGATGGGTGACCTGTCCTAACACTGATCTGCTGTTTTCTCAAAGTTTTTTTATTGTGGATATACATTGTTGTGTGAGCTCTTGTTGGTTTGACTATTATAGCAATACTGCTGTACTGTACCTTTTAGAAGAATGACTAAAAAAAAAGTGTTGAAGTCATACAAGGCCTGGTTTTGTTGTGTTCTAATGGTGCCTGAGGGTGTGGGATGGCGCAACAGAACAGGAGGGGTGTATGGGGTACACACAGCTGCAGCTGTAACACACTCACTCCCAATCACATTATTATCTTGTCTCAACTGTATAACTACACTTACTGCCACGATCGTGTTATTTATTTGTTTGGTTTGAGCATAAGAACATCATGCTGCTGTTGCTGCTTCTGTGTTGGTGTACTTTGAGTAAGTCTGCGTTCTATTTTAAATAACAGTCTTTAGAATCAAATTGACCAGCAAGTTGTCATTGTTTACAGTGGTGATAAATTGTATCTTTTATAGAGTGTATTACTGAGCATTGCCTTTTCTGTTTCTTTGTGAAAAAAGCTGAATGTCTACCCACGGTGGATCCAAGCAATAACAATAACTGCACCACTTGTGGAGGAGTGTCCTGTTGGTGTTGTTGTTGTTGTTGGTGGATGGTGCTGCTGCTGGTTTTAGCCGCGATAATACTATTTGTAGCTGGGTGAGAAGTGTTGTATATTACATACATACATGCATACATACATGTGTCATGTAAGTAATATTGACCTTTTACATTTTGCAGAGTATACATACTATGGAGACTATGGAGACTGTGGAGGAGACGGAGACGGGCCGATGAATATCCGTATCCAGACCAGGGTCAGGGACTAGGCTACGAAGGCATATACCGGAAGCTCTTCCTTAATTCTGACCCTCCTCATCTTCAGCCTCAGCCTCAGCCTGGGACTGGGCCTGGGCCTGTCAAATTGTATTTAAACGTACTGTGAAGAAATTACTGCTCTGTTTCTATGTTGTACATATATTTTTATTATTATTATTATTATTATTATTATTATTATTATATTCTAATAAATAAATATCATAAAAAAAATATCATTCAATCATAATGTCTCTTTAATGGGAGGGGTGGTTGGTAAGGGCTGTCATGCCCACTGAACATCAAGCAGAACATTGCTGACGGAGCCACCCTTTCTGGTCAGACACTTGACACATTGTGGACCCTGGCGTTCTCTGTGCTGGGGTGATAGATGAAGAGGCATGGGTATGGACTTCAGCCAGCCATGTTTACCCCATGCCGTTTTTATTTGCTGGACTGCGCCTCAGTTGGGGTGTATAGCAGAAGTCAGCCTGGCGAGCCTGTCTCGCTTCGCCTTGGACACCTGCTCCAACCTCATGGCTCTCATCTGAGCCTCCAAGCTCGGTTGGTCTTTGGTGTCTTTGTCCATGTCTGGATAGCGAAGAAGCTGAACCGCTTTTATTTGTGCGGTGATGAGTGAAAGGAGGTAGACAATAGAAAATGAGGCTTAAAAGACATTAGTCTATCAATATAACATCATCACTGTTGCCCGCAGCTTCTGCTGCAGCGGTTGCTGCGGGTATCATGATGATCTTGGCCTTGAAGCCCTCCACGGTTACCAAGCGTTTGCCGCAGCAGTCCTCGTCCACCAGCTCAATCTCCAGGAGGCCGAGGCGCTTATGAACTCTTTTTCCGTGTCTTATCAGGTTATAGTATGTGACCTCCTCAGACTCCAGCGCTGGGCCCAGAGCCCTGTAATGCATGTCACACGCCGAGTGAAACAGAGATGCGACCTCCTCCCACTGGGTGCATGTACGTATGAGATGTTTCATCCGGCGCGTGGATGACAGGCGCAGGGCCCTCATCATGCCAATCTGATAGGCCACCTCTGCCACAGCCCTGACTCTGGGCCTGGCGTTTACTAGCTCTTTGGGGTGTGGGGGGTTCTTTGGTACTTTGTTGTCACGTCTCAGCTTATTTGCCAGTATGACTACTTCAGGTAGTGAGGGCTTTGACGTGTTCCAGAACTTTCTGAGTTCAACATCTTTACTTTTCAGGGACCAACACCTGGCCAACAGCAACAGATCTCTCGCCGCAGAGACTCTTGAGATGAAAACGTGACCCCACTTCCAGCCACCTGTCCTGTAAAAGACCGGGCAGTTCTTGAATGGTGGTTCAGCCATAGCGTTTGAAGAGTAGAGTAGAGAATAGTATAGTATTTCAGTGACAAGAAAAGATCAGAAGCTATATAAAAGGCCAAATACACAGGAGTATAGAGCTGCGGGTGAGTCATTATAATAAAGGGCACATAATGTGCCGCAATGGGTATTGCAACCTCACACACCTTTTACACACCAGCTGCGAGTGCACAGATCTCAGAAGTGGATTAATTGCAGTGTTGAAAAGGTTGAGAAGCAGACCTCACACTATAGATGTGTGAGGCATTTAGAAGAAATTACTCTGAAAAGCCCTATTATGTGTTTAAATAGAAAAGCCGCAACCTCCTGCCCAAAGGAAAAAAAAGCATAGAGATCATGATCCCTTTTTTTTGTTTGTTTGCGTGACTACTTCTTACAATCTTCCTAGTTCAAGTCAACTTGTTAGTTTTTTTTTTGTATTGAAACCAACTATAAATGACTTTAAAAAAGTATTTGAAAATACTTCAAAAATGTTTCACATGGGGCTAAAGGTCAAGTCTATTGTCATTTATTGTTATCTTTGAGATTGACCATTAAATAATATTGTTATTAATGATATTATTGATATGTCCCAATAAGATATAATGAAAACATCATTTGGAAAACAAAAGCCAAGCCTAAATAAAGACCAGTTTTACAACTGTTGCCACACACTGAATTATTATGGAAGCAATATTGTGGTCAAACGGAAAAAGCCTACAGAAAGACCAGTTTTACAACAGTTGCCACACACACACACTGAAATCTTATGGAAGCTCGCGAGTCCCTCCAGTGGTCGTACTTGTGTATTGTGCAGAAATGAGATCTGGGCCTGTTAATGTGTTTCAATAAATATGCAGACAACTTTTGACATGTTAAGTTTACAAGTTTTATTTATTAAATTTTTTTAAATATATAAATAAACACATTGACAGGGTCTTCCAAAGTCCCCTTTCACAGTCTGGTTTGCTGGTGCTGGTGCTGATGCTGATGCTGGTTCTGGTCACATCACACTAAAAGACAAAATAGAGAAGCATTAGTATTTGTGGAAAAAAACCCAACACACCCAACTTCTGATGTGAATTTTTTTTGACAAACTTAACATACCACATTGTCTGCCTCTGTAACCCCCTTTAACAGGTGTCATGGTGTAGCCTGGTTTACACCCACACACGGTTTCAACAGCTGTGGTGCATGGAGTGATGACAAACTCATGATCACCATCACATGGGTCACACGATCTGCACCACAACCTGTAAGACCAATACTCTTGGACAGAACCCCGGGTACAGGGACTGCATCCAGTGTCTTTCGTTTCAGTGCATACGTTCAGTTCGTAGGTACCAGGTGGGCATCGAGAGCAGCATTTGTGCAGGGTTACGTTGAAGTATTTTGTATGGTCGAGCAAGCAGGACAGGTCCGGTTTTGCAGCACGGGAAGGCAGGATACAGAGTCCGAAGAGTCCGAGGAGTCCCAGGAGTCCGAAGATGGTCTTCATGGTTGATGTTTGTCGGTGTGTGGATCTCTGTATACGGCTTACTTTATGGTAATTGCACGGGCCTGCGGGTTGTGTGATACCCCAACTGCGGGGCCCTTCTCATGGGCTGCGGGGTGCCCACCGGACTGCAATATGGTTCTGTACAATATTATGTTGGTCATGGGGTCTTTGACTTCACCTCTTGCGGGTAAGCACGCTTACAATAAAGATGGTGGAGGATGTTAACAGTCTTTTATATATTGTCTTGTTAATTTAGTATTAATATTTAAGGCCCACGCACAATAAATAAAATAATAATATTTAATGTTGTGGCTTTGCTCCCGTTTGCTATTTATTGTTGATTTATTTTGGGCTTTTGTTTCCTTTTTGGTGATTTAACAATAAGCATCTGACCCCCCCTTGAGGATGGTGTGATTATTGCATCTTCATGGAAATGATGATGTGATAGAGACTTTTGGTAGTTTGTCACATTATTTACACATTTATTAACAGTCAACAGTCAGCACCTGACAACCACTCGACCGCACAGAAAGAAATCGGTCCTCTGGTTCCGGTTGCAGTGGTTGAAACAGAACACTGATAAGCGAGCACAGGTCACAAACATCATCAACATCACAATCAGCATCCAACACGAGCTCAGATGATAAGAGCCTTCTTCATAGGCTGAATCTTTGGTGGGAGGATCCACGACTTGGACTCTGTTGATATATGAGATCTCTGGGCTGCTCTCAACGTAGCACTTGTAGTGTCCCTCGTCCTCTCTCCGCAGCTCAAACATTAGATGCACGCCTACACCCCAGTGGCTGAAAACGGGATCCACAGGCCTGATTCTTGCGATGGGGTCTGTTGTTTCTGTGAAGCCTTCCAGTGTCTCGCTGAAGAGCCATACAATCTCTCTCCCATCCACAGAGCCGAGGTCTATCTCACAATAGAGTCTGACCGGGGTTCCAACAGCTGCGATCGTCACATCCGCCGCAGAGAAAGCCAGATGCCAAAGCACTACGACAACTGGATAGAAGTTCATAGTGAGTGGTAGCAGAAATCAATCTAGCTTCTATTTTTCGGACGTGTGTATAAAGGCACACAACAAGCGCTGGGGCCCTGCCGGAGAGCTGCGGGTCTCGTTTAGACAACCAAAAAAATTTTTTAATTTATTTGTTGAACACAGCATCGACAGGCAATAGCTCTGCATCGTGTTTGGCCACCACAACATCTGGTGGTGGTGATGTGACCTCCACCTCCACTTTCACCACCCAGGAGTCGTTGTCATAAAACGTGGTTTTGGTGTAGTAGGACTTGCAGGTCACGGTGCCCCGTACTCCGGCCGGCATCACAGTCAAATCTATGCGTGTCTTGGATTCCTGGGCGCTCACCCTTTGAGCGTGGTCACACAGGGCCTGGGTGATGTCTTGCTTGTGGAGATACGTGTGCCTGCAGAGTTTCACCTCCAGACCCATGTGAGCTGCCAGCGTCAGAGAGTGCCCCAGCCTCTTGATGGCCATACCCTTGTGAGTCCTCACCCTGGCCAAGGCCATGTTGAACATGGACTCGTTGATGATGGGTTCCATGGCGGGCTCCGTCAGGGTTGGTCTGTAGGTTTCCATCTGTTTGGGCGTGATCACCAGATGCTTGTAGAGCGCCGGGTATACCCCGCTATCTCTCTTGGAGCACACTCCGTCCACATGTCGGTAGAGCCGCAGGCGCTTGAGCTCTTTGTGCAGGTCCCCGATCTCCAGCCATCCGCACATGTGGTGCGTTTGTTCCCACTCGTAGAACATCAGGGACAGGAATCCCAGCTCAACCATCTGCTTGCCCAGGCGCCACTGCTCCAGCAGGTCCTCGTAGGGAGGCTTCACGTTGTAGACATGATCATGCACAGAAGGCTCCGTGACGGCCGCCTCCTTGGGGCTTTGAACCTGGACCCTGGGACTCTCGTAGTAGATGTCAGACAAACTAAGGCTGCCGCAGTCGATGATGTACCACCAGATGGCAACCCAGTTCCCGTGGTTCACCCAGTGGCTCGCGGTGTGGACTATGGGTCTGCCCAGTCTCAAGCACACCTGCGCTGCGCTTGCTGTCACTCCGGACACCCCGCAGGTGTACCTCACCATATTGGACTTGTTAGCGGTCTCTGGCAACACAGCGGCCCTCATCAAGATGAGTGCGATGGTCCTCAGCCGGACATAGGAGAGCCTCTCAGATTCACTGAGACCGTCCAAGTCGTCCTGATGCTGGTGGGCCTCCTCGTGTCTGGCATCCAGCTTGCTGGCCATCTGAAGGATCTGCGTGTGCATGGGCTCGGAGTCGTCCAGGAGCTTCTTCCTGAGAGACTCCAGGCTGTCAGTCACGCACGGACTGTCCAACAAGTGCCCCGATATGCGGTACAGGGCTCTCCCCAGAGCGAACAGCTCCTTGTTCTCTGAGGTCGCCGGCGCATTCTCGGGCTTCATCAGCTCCTTGTAGTAGTCCTCGAACCCGGGAAACTCACGCAAGCTGTCTAGCATGTTAGCCTTTATGTCAAATTCTAAACCGGCGAGAAAGCTGTTGAAGGGTTTCACATCAAACACAGCCTCCCCACCGTGCCACAAGCAGCCCACCGCGTTAAACGGAGAGTAATCTTCTTCGCTGGATGACGCTTTGTCCTCATCATCCTCAGAGGAGATGTCGGAGATGTCAGATAACAATGCCTTATCCTCGGGTGTAGAGGACCTGGACCTCTTGTTCAGTTTCTGATCCACTTCGGACTCTTCGTTGGGTCTTTTGTTGTTCTCCATGATGATAATATTATTGTTGTTGCGCGGGTCGTAGCATATAACCAAATAGCGCCACCTGCGATGACTTACAGGACCTGCGGATACCACAAACTTGTTAAAAAAATTTTTTTTTATTTGATTTTTTTTTACATTATATCAATGGGATTCACTTCGGATGCCGCTTTGAACACATTAGCTACGGCATCCCTCTCGGCCTCTATAGTGATCACTCTGATTTCTTTCTTGATTACCCAGGTGTCCAACTCCCCCAGTAGATGGTCTCTGTAGTGCGACCGGCATTCCAGTACTCCCCGGACATCGTGGGGCATGGCAGTCAGGTCCAGCTTGGGTCCGGACTGGATGCTCACACGCTGCGCGTAGCCGTACAGCTCTCTCGAAAAGTCCTGCTTGTGGACCGGAGCGCTGGGGCTGAGAGACACCTCCAGACCCATGTGAGCTGCCAGCATCAGAGAGTGCCCCAGCTTCTTGATGGCCATACCCTTGTGGTCTTTGGTCTTTCTCCAGGCAAGATTCACCATGGTCTCGTTGATGATGGGCTCCATGGTGCCAGCCTTGAGCGGAGGTCTGTAGGTCTCTATCTCCATCCCGTTGAAAGTCAGGTTCTCGTACAGTTCCGGGCAGGGGCACTCCTCTCCCTTTCTAAAGAGCGGTTCGGAACGCACCCCGTCTGTGACCGCGTGGACCCTTAGCAGCTTTAGCTCTGTGTGCATGTCCTTCAGCAGCACCATGCTGCACCTGTTGAGAACCGAGATGTCGTCGTAGCGCATCATAGAGTGGAAACCCAACTCCACCAGCTGCCTGCCCACGCACCACTGCCTGATCAAGTCTTTGTGACTGGGCTTGGCGTTGTAAGCGTGGTCATGCACACTGGGCGCATCAAGCTCAGCCTCCGCCGGTCCTAAGACCGGAGCGTGAGGCGCTTCAAAGAACACCTCAGACAGCCCTACGCCGCAAGAGTCCAGAGCGATCCACCAGAGCTGAACCCAGTTGCGTTGCGACACCCAGCTACACACTGTGGGTAATATGGGCCTGCCCAGGTACAGAGCCACCTGCGTGGCAGATGCTGTGCACCCGGCAAACCCACCGGTGTACCTCACCTCGTCCCAGCAGTTTAGAGTCTCTGCCACTACCGCGGCCCTCATCAGGAGGAGGCCCATGGTCCTCAGCTGGACGTAGGAGCACTCCTCCTCGTAGCTGCACTCAGTCTCTAGGGGATGCTTGTGGTGTGTTTCGTGACTCTGGTCCAGCTCCCGTCCAATCTTTATGATCTGTTTGTGCATGGGCTCAGAGTCGTCCACGAGCCTGAGTCTGTAGACCTCGAGACGCTTAGTGATCCCAGTCTGGTTGATGAGAGACCCGGCCATGGTGTACATGGCCTTGCCCATCTCAAACAGCTCTTTGTTTCTCTGTGAGTAGGGTGCGTAGTCACTGCTGGTCAGCTCCTCGTAGTAGTCCAAGTAAGTCATTTCGGTGGTCACCTGTGCGTTGAGCATCATGTTGGCCTTTATGTTGCAGTCCAATCCGGCCAGCAGACTGTTGTAGGGTTTGTCAATGAAAGGCTCACCTTTGCCCTGTCTCAAGACGCCCACAATGTTGACACCATCGTCCTCATCTGTGTCCGAGTCTGTGGTGTCTGAGATCACAATCACCTCGTCCTCTTCTTCATCCTCAGTGTCAGACTCAAACAGGAGCCTGGTGCGCTTGATTGAAGATGTTGTTTCCGGTGCCTGGTCCTCAGAGGACCCGGACCTCTTTCTCACACATGCTCTTTTCTTTGGTGCATCAGGAATAAGGGGTACCAGCCGAGTTGATGGTCCGGGAGACTCGGAGTCAAGATCAGCCATTATTGTTGGTTGGGGAGAATCAGCCATTATTGGTTGGTTGGTTTGGGAGTAGTGTAAGACTCACACTCTTTTGATCGTCTTATACCCGGAACGTGCTACTGCGCACCGTCAAGGCCACTGCGGATACCCATTTTCGGTCCAAAAAAAATTTTTTTTAATTGAAACAAATTACACAGGTTTTACAATCATCATCCCAAAATCTGAAGCTGAGGACACACAGGAAAAGCCAACTGCAATGCGCTGGCCCGGTAGGTTTGCAGGTACCGTGCAAGTACCTATGAGAAACGATCTGGGTCTGGTGCAGTAGAGGGACCAGACCCTAGATCGCGTGTCAAAGTAGAGACCCAATCTATCCACCATGGTGCCACTCGGAATCATCCAAGTAGAGCCGTCCGGTGCCTCTATGTCCCGCCAGTCGCTCTTGTAGGCTCTCGCTGTGAAGCCCTCTATGCCAAAGACCCACTTTTGTTGCATGCGCATGTGCAGCTCCACGTAGACCTCGGAATACGTCTCTGCGCTGAAAGTGAGCGCAGAGCCACCCCTGTCTCTGCAGTCCGGGTTGAGAAAGAAAGCGTCCCCACTCACGAGCACCCTTGAAGAGCTGATGAACGTAGGCCTCTGGATGTGGCGTCTGATGGCATCTTGCCTGCAGACGTCCATGGTGCAAGTCTTGGGAATGATATCGCTGATCATCACGGGTGGCACAGCAGAGGTAGTGTCCTCAGCATACGAATCGATGGTGGGTGGGTCTGTGCTCTCCTTGGCGAAAGAGGCTGTTTTGTGGATGAATATCTGGTTGCTGCTGTCTATCGGACCTATGTGCAGTTTGTCTCCGGTTTCGGCGTTGTAGAAGTTTGCTCTGCCGGCTATCTTGTTGATCAGCATTCCGATTCTTTTGGGCATAACTTCGGCGTCGTGGTTGGTCATCGAATGCAGGTACCCTTTGTGCACTCTACCCGTGGTCAAGGTGCGCCCGGAGCGTATCACAGCCAGGCTGTCTATGGTCTGCGCCCCGTTCCTGCGCCTGTAGGCCGCCGTCCACTCTGTGCTCTCACCTATTGAGAATTCTACGTAGAATGGACGCAAACTGTAGGCGCCTTCTAAGTTGGGTAGGACGCACTCTCCGAACCTTTTTTTTAGGAGTTCCAGGTTTTCTCTGGGCGAGGAAGGGCTTCCACGGGGACCTCCGCAGAGCCCTTGTCCTCCGTGTGCGCGGGCGCCTCCCTGGGGCCGCCAGTCTTGCGTGGTGCTGGGTAGAACTGCGTCCAGCGAGGATGGCAACGATGGCTCTCTGGACCTCGGACGTTGTTCTAACTGGGCTGGGCTGATCTCTCCCCTCAGTAAGGAGTTCAGCAACACGTTCACCATGCAAGAGGCCGGCGCGCTCACTTCGACCCTGCACAGAGGACACAGCACGGGTCCTTGCCGCGTCATCTTGAAGTGGCAGCTCTGGCATACTGTGTGTCCGCACTGGTACGAGATCGGGTTGCAAAGCGCCTCCAGGCACACCGAGCAGTCGACCGAGCTCATACTAAATCGCTCAGCAGAGGCAGGAAGACGTCCAGCACAGAGAGCTCTGGGTCCGAGGGTTCTGTGTTATTCGTGTCGGGGAGAGAGACGTTGCTAAAGTCCAGGCTGCTTGGCAAACAGGATGGCTTTCTGGTTCTCTGTGGTGCAAATGGCTCAAAGAGCAGAGGCGTGGACGGTGGAGTCTGAGTGGACACGCTGGAGCTGACCACCAAGAAATACTCTGGATTTGTGAACGCAGGACTCGGGGGTGGTGTGGGCACGGCAGCGGCTGTAACTGTAAACTGTCTTTTCCGTAGCAGCAGGATGCAGATGCAGAAGAAGACTGAAGCCAAGAACCATCCGAGGACACAGAGCACAAACAGGACGTTGTCAGAGTGGAATATCATATTGAGTTGAAGTGTGGTGTGTGCCTATGAGTTTATAGATTGCTTTGACTGTTGCGGAGTCTCTTGGACGCTGCGGGATGGCAAATTCATAGAGTATCCTGACTGCCCTCTTGCGGGTGTGCTTCTGTTTTTCTCTCTTTTTCTTCCAGACGTAGCGCGATACTGCCACAATGACTAAAAATAATAAGGCAAAAAAGCAAGCCAACAGCAATCCGGTCATGTAGTCCGATTTGGGAGGAGTAGGCTGATGAGTCGGCGGAGTGGGTGTGTGAGTTTCAAGCCTTTCCTCTGTTGCCATCTTTGAAGTTAAACGCACAATAAAAACTTGAGAGAGAGATAGGGGTTGTTTTTAGTTTAAAATTGTAAGTGTTTTATTGTAATGATGACACTTTGAGTCAACTGCTACAGTTCACCAACACACCAACATTCAAGGTTTACCATACATACAATTTCTTCAGATCACCACCAACGCTCAAAGTTTGCCATACAATACAAAATGTCTTCAGATAAGGTTATGTTAGGAGGTCACGAAATACATAACACCCTTTAGGGCTTACAGAGCACAACCAACAATTAAAGCATCACAAAACAGTCACAAACAGAACTCAACATGGTCTGTTTAGCTTTCACACTGGGATGGCAGTCTCTTGGTAGACGGGAGGCTGGGAAAACATCTTGGGTGGCTCCATCGTCTGCATCTCAACTGCGGCTGTGGGTGGAGCAGGGCCTGTGTAGATGACTTGGACCTTCTCTTTGGACTTCTTATTCTTTTTCTTGCAGCAGAAGCAGCATGCAACACACCCACCACAGCAGATTAGCAGGACCAGGGCGCCACCCCCTGCACCAGCTCCGATGACGATGATCTTGAAATTGTCCTCACTTAAAACAGACGCACTGTGCCTATGCCTCTCTAGCTCTGTCAGAGAAGTGAGCTCGCTCTCTGTGATGGCAACAGTTTCGTCCACGTCTTCCAAGATGTCCAACACGTCAGTTTCAGCTTCGGTAACAGCAGTATCTTTGCCCACGATCAGCGTCAAAGCGCCCTTGACATCACGTGCATACACCCTATCTCCAACTTTTATAATTTTAGTGATCTCCTTTATAGTGGTCTCGGGAATGTTCATCAGCCTGGCAATCTCCTCTATGGTCTCCTTGTTGGTGATCACCTTGTCCACTGCCTTCTTCACTGCAGCCTTTGTCTCTGCTGATGTGGCCTTGGTAAACAGCTTTTTGAAAAACGAGAAGGATGGTTTCACCTCGTACACCGTGGATGTGGACGCAGCTGCCACTTTAGTTGAGCTGGTTTTACGAGAGCCATCGTACACCTCACCATCACACCCATCACGTTTGAAGCAAACTTTTAGCGTCTCACTGAGCGCGCAGCTTGCTGTCTTCACTTCAATTGATGGCTTGACTTCAGGTGCTGGTTTGACTGGTGTTTTCTTCCCCTGCTGATCTTCCTGATCAGCATCAACCTCTGCTGTGGGATCTTCTTCTGTGGTGGTTGGGGTCAGCTTGTTGTTACAAATGTACTTGATATTTTTCTTATCAGTGGAAGTGTACAGCTTAAGTGAGTATACTGCTTTTATTTCAAACTTGCCAATCACACTTCCATCATTCTTTTTGTCATCCCCCTTGAATAGTTTGTAGGAGCTGCATGTTGGTGTGACCCCACAGGCAGCGCATGCAGCATCTTTGGCTACGCCCCACCCAGTCATCAGATTCTTTTCGAACGTCACTGGCTTTGTTGATGCTGGTGTCCTTCCCACTTTGGGACAATGCACATTGAACTTGGTCGTCTTAGGAGCTGTAGAGCAGGATGGGATGTAGCTGGCTGCAGCCAGCGCAAAGAAGAGGACCCCAACTGGAGACATGGTTCTTTTTGATGTAGCTTTTGGAGATCAGGGTCTTTAAAAGGTTTTGGAGTGCTGCAAAGTTGTTCTTCAGATCTGCTCGAAAAGCTGAGAAGCGTTGAACACCATTTGCAGGCCATGGGCCCTTATTATACACCGTACACATTACTAGGTACACGCCAGCTGCGATCATGAGCCCACTGCGGGCCTTGCTCTCACTCTCAGATGGCTGCAGCACCCCACTGCGGGCCTATTCCCACTCTCAGATGGCTGCAGCCACCCCACTGCGGGCCTATTCCCACTCTCAGATGGCTGCAGCCACCCCACTGCGGGTGCCACATCACCTCACATACCCACTGCGGGTGCAATATAACCAATAAACCATATCAAACCACCAGCTGCGAGCTTTTCCATGGCCTGCTGATGTGTGAATATATACATATGGAGCGGACAGCAAGGTGTCTTGTGCACCTCTCATCCCCGAATGCAACATGATGGTGAAAGTAGCAACCCTTCTCGCTTTATTCGTCTCTGCCAGGGTGGGTGAGTCTAGCAGAGTACCAGCTAGACGGGTGACATGCATGACAACAGAATTCTACAACCATCAAGCAAGAGTATGCTGTTCAAAGTGTCCACCTGGAACTTACCTCAGTAAAATGTGTACTGTAACAGAATCAAGCATCTGCCTAGAGTGTCCCCACTACACGTTCACCGCTCAATATAACGGACTGGAATCCTGTCTACCCTGCACGTACTGCAACCGCCATCACAACCTGGTCACCGAGAGAGAGTGCACCAGGCATTCAGACAGCCACTGCAAAGCTGCACCGGGGCACAAGTGCCACAGGGAAGACTCCACGGGGTGTGTGGTGGCCGTGGAACAGCACAAACCCAAACCAAAGCCAACAAAGAACCCAACAGTCGAGGACCACTACCCCTGTAGTTGGCCCAGGTTCCATGACCACATAACGGGGGACTGCGTGCACGGAGTGGCTACCGTGCTGTTGGGGATAACGATCCCGACTGCTCTACTTGTCGGAGTGTGGCTTTTTCTCTGGTTCAGGTACAAATTTGAATGGCTCTGGTCCCCGTGCACAGCGGCTGTCAAGCTTTTCAAGCTGGTCCACAAGAATGCCAGCTGGAAGCACCTGGTGGCCTTGGTGTGCGCTGCTATCCTCATCTCTGTACCCTTCCTGGTGGATGTGGCCATGAAGGCCATCTGCCAGACCACCATCAACGTCTACACCTACCCGTTGGGTCTGTCCATCCACTCCGACGGTACGCTGAGCCAGACCAGAGCCCTGCTCCTCGACAGCTTCTGGAACAGGTGCTACAAGCAGAACGAATTCATCCTACCGAGCAACACCAGGCTCAACAAGGCCATCAAGTGCGTCAAGACGACCAAAGAACACAAACTGAATACTGCCAAGAGCACAAGCGACACCAGCGCCGATAACTCTGACAACAAGCTGGACATCTCCGCCGGAGTGAGCGGTAGCTACGTGGGGTTCACCGCTTCAGTGGAGGCCAGGTTCAGCAAGGCTGAGAGCGTGCAAAAGACTCTGGCCAAGGCAGTCCGCAAAACCCTGAGCACTTCCATCTCCAGCTTCTCTTACCAGTGTGAGATCGGGACGCTCAAGTTCGCCTCGTTCGAGCCGTCATCCCAGCTGAAACATGACATCCAGAAACTCAACGCAGACCCGTTCGGGGTCGACGTGGTGGATGACTTTCTCGTGCGCTGGGGAGTAGCTGTGGTCACGCAGGTGGTTGTGGGTGGATACTACAGCTCCATCAGCATATTCTCCACTTGTGACAAGTCCGCTCAAAAGTCTCTGGACGAGGTAATGGACAAGTGCACCACAAAGGGTGGCTCGGCAGAAGTCGGGGGCTACGGCATGGCTGTGAAGGCGGCTGCCGACAGTTCTGTGTGCAACGCAAACACAGTGGGCAGCAACCTACAAGACGCGTTCAAAGAGATCACCAAAGAATCGAAGACTGTGCAGATCGGAGGGGAGGACATCAGCTCAGCCACCGAATGGCAGAAGACGCTCAAATACAATCCCACCCCACTCACATTTGTTTTGACTGCTATATATGAGATGCCGGGCCTAGGCACAACCGCTAGACTACAGCTTAAAAGCAAAATCAACGAGATAAAGACTATAGACATGCAGAGGTTCGCGGACCAAGAGATTAAAGATTTTGTCAAGCAGTGTAGCAACTGAAGAAACTGATTGCTGTGTATATATGTGTACATATCCTTATCATGTGAATAGTGTAAATAAATGTGTAACGTGTATATATATTTGCTCATGTTGAATTTATGGCCAGTGATACCTCTCAGAATAAATATAATTTATTACAAATTAAACTTACTGCGTGAGTGTGTATATACAACATACACAACAGATCATTAAATACAAACACACACAGACTACCAGGATGACCTTGCTGCTGTTCCTGCTCGCAGCCTTGCCTCTGGCTGAGGCCAGGGGCCTACACGATAACTTTGAGGGTTCGGACTGGTCCCTGCAGATCATAGAGCAGACTAGACCCCAGATGGTGGCTCTGCACAAAACTGCGCTGCCCTTCACAGTAAAGCACAACAGCATACACGCCACCTCCTGTCAGTGCGGCTCCCCGGAGAAACCCTTTGACGGCTTCACCCGCACCAACATATGGACGTGGGTTAGGTTCTTCAACCTCACGCACGAGGAGATCTGGGACTACGACGACGTCCTGGACCCCTCAGTGACCAACTGCACGGACGTGAGGGGCGATGGGTCCGCGCACCACGACTACCTATGCTTCTCCAGAACGACCTGGCCAGCCTGCGAGTGCCTGATGCTGGCCAAGGAGTACATCACGGACCCCCGCAACAACAGGAGACGGCAGGGCGCCGTCTACTCGCACCCCTACCAAGGCATGGACTGGATAAAGTGGAAAGTCGCAGCCAAGGACCTCGTGCCCAAAGACTGGCTGTCTGTGGAGGACCACTACTTCCACACGGACTCCAGGGATGTTGAGGGCCAGGAGGGGACCTGGCTGGTGGAGACTGTGCACTCGGTGGTGGACCACGGGGAGGTTGGTGAGACCATCAAGAGGGACATAGAGTCTGGGGGACTTTCCAGGCTCCACAAACTAGTAGCGCAGCTCGGCGAGCGCAAACCCGACCTAGCGCAGCTCCATGGCACAGTCCGCAGCAGGGACGAGCTCTAGCTTATAATATACTACTACACTTCACTTTACTACACTACACCACATATTTTGCGCAACAACACACTCCGCTAGTATCAGCCATGGACCATTTCTCCACTCTTGTCAAACTGTGTCTGCTCTTGGCGGCTGACGCCGTTGTACAGCTGCCAGCCAGGGTAGGGGACCGTTTAGAGATGAGGTGCAGTCGGACCGAGAACCGAGTGGCCAACTGGTACAAGGACGGGCTTCCTCTGGCGGTCGGAGTCAAAGCGGTTCTGAGTGACGTGACCAACAGCGACTCCGGACTGTATACTTGCAACACCACAGACTACATGGACCGCAGCTTCAATGTGAGCGTCCTGCCAGCGGTCCCGGGCGAATACGTAGTCACCACCACATCCAGGATTCAGGACTTTGATCGTGTTTTCTACATCCCACCCACAGACTTTCTTACCAGCTCCGCGGTCACCCAGTACTCCTGGTTCGCGTCCCAAGGGTGGATCCAGGTCGCCAACAAGACTATCAAAGGGACCATTCACGAGTGTGAGGATCCCAGGTGCAAGGCCAGGTTCGGTGACAGAGTGAATGTGAAGGGGTACGTGAGGGACAATGTCACCGGCTGGTGTCTGGAGATCAACAACTCCTCCAAGGCGGACAGAGACGTTTTCTTTCTCATCGCTGTGAGAGCCAGCGGCTGCGTGACACAGGTCAGGGTTGTCACTTACAACAACAGCAGCATACCAGTCAAGCCCCTAAAGAATTTCTGGGGGCTCACCTTCCACCTCAAGAACTTTGAGATCATGGTTCTTGTCTTGTCCATCTTTTTCCTGGTCTCGGCTGCCATCTGGTTGATCTACGATTGCGTGAAAGAGTCCAACACGTGCGGATGCTGCCCCACCGTCAAATACATAGCCATGACTTCATAATATTGTATACTTTTACTGTCATCTGTACAATTTCAATAAAATTCTGCATCTTTTCATTGTTTGCTTGTTTCCGCAACCGGCCTCTATGCCCGCAACCTGGAGCAACAACACGGACCCGCAACCGGCAACACTCTGCGCAACCAAAAGTCCCTATTGTTGGTGTAGCACTTATGACTGTGCAAGGAGTGAGATCCTACACAGCTAAGCTACCTGCGCAACATGAAGAGAAGAACAGCAGAGATTGATGAAGAAGAATACTCCATGTCCACCAAGAGGGCCGCTCCAGGCCCCAGAAGGATCATGGCCTCCAAGATGAGACGCTCGTCCGTGGCTTCATCTCCTTCACCCATATCACAGGACACAGGGAGTTCGGATTCTGACAATAGTGATGATGATGATGATCTGACACTGGAAAGTGTGAGGATGGAGTTCAAGACTCTGCCTCCTCTGCTCTCCCCACTGCATGAGACTCCTCCACCACCACCACGACAAGCCCACAAGAGACCTCAGCCCCGGAGCTTCCACCCTCCGCGCGACACGTCTCACGGACCGGGCCCCTCACAGATGTACATCATGCTCATGAAAGACAACTTGCTTGAAAATCATCTGGACACCATCAAGAGTGCTGTGCAAAAGTGGTACCACCAGAATAACAGAGAACTCATGCCAAAGTCCCTGTGCGCCACCTGGAACAGAAACCTAGCTCTCAGGACCAAGTCCGCACAGATCCTGACCTCGGCTTCGGAGAGTGAGAGGCTCTCTAGATTCTTTCTTCAGAACTTATCCGCCATACCTGTGCCTCCGGAGCTCAAGTCTTCCCTGGCAGCGTGGCAGAAGTCGATCAACCCCTCCTCAGCCCCGCCAGAGCCAGAGCCTGAGCCGGAGCCGGTACAAGAACCGGTAAGAGTGAGAGCCCCGGGTACCTTTGGTGAGTTTGACACCGATCTTATGAAGGCCGTGTGTCGCCAGGCCAAAGTAGGCAGACGGAGAACAGCCAGCGAGAGTAAAAGCCCACCCGTCAGGATCACAGCAGTGTCCCCTGTAGCAGAGTCTGAGAAGGTCAACGATGGCCTGGATAAAATGGTGTCGGATGCTCTGGCGAATCTAGCTGAGACAAGGATGTGTCACCTGCGGGACACAGTCAGGCGCTGGTTCAAGCATGAGGCGCGCAGCAACAACGAGAGCACGGTCAGGGCCACAGCGCTGCTGGACTTGCTCAAAAGACTGGACTCAGACAACAAGGTCACCAGGGCCAGTGTCATGAGTTCCCTCTCCTCTCACGAAGACCTAGACTCGGAGGCTGTGACCCTGTCACAGGTGGAGGCAGCCTTTTGCGGGGAGCTCCTCTTTAGCTACGCAGACATAACACACACCCTCGACACCACACCGGCTCCCTCAGTGCACTTTAGACCAGAGGACTCGGATTCAGAGGAGGAGGAAAATTACGCAGACGATGAAGAGTTTGACCCCTTGTGCTTCGATACAGAGGATGCGGATGACTCTGGCGTCCAGAAGCTTGCTTCGGAGCCTCCCTGGGCATACCTCTGGCCCCTTCTCACGGCAGAAGAGGACACTGAAGACGGGGATGAGGACCCTGATGATGATGATGATGATGATGATGATGCACAGGAGACTGCCATGGAGCTCTACCTTGAGAGGTCCGAGGTTGTAAATTCTCTCAGACGCTACAGATCTGCACTCGAACAGGGCATAGACACTCACACCATAGGGCGGAGGAGGGGGCCTCACAGGACAGTCAAGACTCTGAACCAGGAGGCCTTCTCTAACGCAAAAGCAGAGAGCGACGTTTCAATTTTTCCAGATGAGAGGCTTTGGAGCCTCTACCACGTCATGAAGGGTCTGAAGGGTCCGACCGATGCTACTCCAGAGGCGCTGCGGCTCTGGGCTGCACTGGCCCTGGAGCAGACCCGCCACGCGCTGCGGAAAGCTGGGTCAGTGGGGGCAGCTATGAGGACGGGTGGCGGAGTGCACGACCTCAAGGCAGCGGACTGGGTGGCAGCCCTCTCATTCGGCTCCAGAGAATTCCACATACCATCTTCACTGCTGGTATTTCTCAGACCAAACCCCGTGGACAGGAAGGTGCTCTCTCAGATTTTCGCAGCCATGCCGGTATCACAGGACCTTCAGAGGCTGTGGTTCACCAAGACCTGTCCGGAGCTCAGGGAGTTCTTGGCCCAGGTCGGTGTCAGGTACGAGCTGATGGGAGCCCTTCACCCCAGACGCAAAGAACCCTGCGTGTCACCCCTGTCCACGGTGATGTCTCCGGTCCAACTAGCAGAGGACTACATTTGCAACGCCCGCACCAAGGCGCTGCGGAGGGACGCGGCCGGAGCCATGCTGTCCGTGGTCATCTCCCAGCCCCTGGTCCAGAACACCACAGAGGATCAGATCAGGCAACTCGCGGACGGTCCCCAGTACACCTGTGCCTACTACGTGAAGTCGGCTCAGAGGCTCTTGCAGGACGCCGCTCAGCTCTGGGAGCTCGACGGAGCTACAGGCCCCATATCCACCAAGCACTTTAGGAGGGCCGCAGAGTCTCAAGCCCTTTGACAGCTTGGGGTAGTGTACATATGTTGGTGTTTGAGGATAATATGTTTACGGTTCAAAAAAATAAAAGATTTAAATACAAGTGTTTTGATTGTATTGGCTTTATTGTTAGCATTTCCATGGAAGAGACACCATCTATCATCCCGGAGGACACCGGGATAGAGACCTCGCTGAAATGCCCGGCCTGCTGCGATGTCCTCTCCAGACCCGTGGCCACCCCGTGTGGGCACACATTCTGCAAAGCCTGCTGGGAGAGGCACCTGAGAGCTTGGCCCGGTAGCTCAAAGAAAATCTGCCCCATCTGCAACCAGGTCGTCCCTGTCAAGCTAGAGGTCAACAAGACCCTACAAGACGTTGTCATCTCAATCTATGGTTCGGAGGCTACGTCCCAAGAGGACGAGGACAAGAGGCCAGACCTTTTGGATTGGAGAACATGGAACGGGAGGTCACTGCCAGTGCACAGACCATTCAAGCTGGAGGTGGAAGACCTGTGCCAACACAACTACTGGTCCGTTGGAGTAGTGGTGGAGCCCGGAGAGTCCCCGTCCCTGTCCCTGGAATGCAACTACCAGGCAGACAAGTACATCTACGTGGACTCCATCAAGTCTCCAGACACCAAAAAGCTTTCTGTGCAGTACTGCCTTGAGAAAGCCACTCTCACGTTCATGGACATGGACTCAAAATGCTCCCATGTGAGACCGGTCCCCGGAGGCAGCGGTAGCACCCTCACTCTGCGCGTGTCGTCGGGCTTGGGGGCATTGTGCGCTATCCTCTGACAAAAGCCCGCAGCTACCCCTCTCCTCTCTAAATTTCACAACACACACAACAACACACCACACTCAACAAGATCATGACCAGCAGCAGCAACATCGGAGAGGAGTCCGGACACTACTACAAGAGTCTAAAGGAGCTACCCTGCTTCCAACGCCAAAGGGAGATGGGAGAACGTCTGAGGATTCTGGCAGCTATGGACACCCTTCCAGAGCTGGGAGAGCTCGCGCTACCCAACTGTCCTGGCGTTCAGGCCACGGAGAGGCGTGAGGCAGTAGAAGAGTATCTCACACAGGAACAGTGGAACCAGTGCTACAACCTGGGAGAGCTCGACCCTACCTTGCAGCTCCGACATAATCTCAACCTGATGGGCGTTTGTCTCATAACCGCATCTGATCTTTACCTCAACTACGGATGGACAGACTGCACAGAGTGGCATCCAGCCTGCCTGTGGCTCACAAAGGCCAAAACGTGGGACGAGGTGGCCTGGACCTTCCTGAGCGTTCTGAGGTGTAAGATGGGCAGACCTAACTGGAGCCCCATGCAGGAGCTTGCGTGCTGCGTAGTGGGCATGGTGTACCCCCACGAGCACTGGAGCCTCTGCTCCAGACACAGCAGCACTCTCTCAGAGTACGAGCTCAGGCAGAGGGTAGACTATTGGAACAACTTTGTCTCAAGCAAAGGACCCTTTGTCAAAGAAGAAATAAAAATATACACATTGTAAGAGAACACATACACCTTGGCTTGGTTTCTTTTTTTTTTGGTTGAGTTTTGGTTCCGCGCAGCTGGGGTAAGACCGGCGCAGTGGCTTGGTAACCCTTGATATTCTCGGAACAATTCACAGACCACCACTCACACCTCACTCTGCTCAAAGACCATGGGAAAGTTCGAATGGATTGCACTCGGGGCCCTGGCCACCTTTCTGCTCATGAGAAGAGCCAAGAAAGCCTTGGAGAGACGACTGTCCAGTATGGCCGTGGACTTGATGTTTGACACCCTGAACCGAGTGGTGCTCCCTGCGCTCGATCCGGCGAACCAGGGCCCCATAGAAAGAAGGGACCTGGAGCTGGCCGTAGAGTTTGCCGCAGCAGTGGTAAGAGACCGCGAAGATGAGATCGGCAGGGAGCTGCGGACATTAATGTAGAAATAGCTCCCCGCGATCCCTTTAACCATTTACGCTTCTGCTTCAAAGCAATTTAAACAACACATCATCATCATCACCCTACAATATGGACTCTGCCATGACTGTGATCAAGAGAGACGGGAGTGTGGTGCCGGTGGACATCGGAAAAGTGGCGGAGAGGGTCCGCAAGTGTGAGATTGATAGCGTGGACTGCGAACTCCTAGCTCAGCAGGTGCAGGCCGGCATCCACAATGGCTGCAAGACCGCAGAGATAGACGTGCTCCTGGCTCACACCGCGGCCAGCATGACCACCAAGCACCCAAACTACGGGCTCCTGGCTGCCAAGGTCTCGGTGTCCAACCTGCACCTGCAGACCGTCCCGGAGTTCTCAAAGACATGCGAAAAGCTCTGGAAAAACATTAACCCGGACTTGGACGTGGAGGCTCCCTTGATCTCGGACGAGATTTTCAAGCTGAGCCAAGAGCACGCGGAAGAGCTGGACGCTGCCCTCATACACGGGAACGATCATACCTACTCCTACTTTGGGTTCAAGACTCTGGAGCGCTCCTACCTGCTCAAGGGCCCCAAAGGACCCATAGAGAGGCCCCAGCACATGCTGATGAGGTGCGCTCTACAGATCCACAAGCACGACATCCCCTCAGTCCTGGAGACCTACAGGCTCCTCTCTAACAAGTTTATGATCCATGCCAGCCCCACGCTTTTCAACTCTGGCTCGTCCAGGCCCCAGCTCTCGAGCTGCTTCTTGCTGAACCTCACAGATGACAGCATGGCCGGCATCATGGAGACTGTGAGGCGCTGCGCCATGATCTCCAAGTACGCCGGTGGCATAGGGCTCTCCATGAGCAACCTGAGGGCCTCCGGCTCGTATATAGCGGGAACCAACGGACAGTCCAACGGGCTGGTACCCGTCCTGCGCATCTTCAACATGGTGGCCAGGCTGGTGGACCAGGGCGGCAAGAGGCCGGGCGCCTTTGCCATCTACATGGAGCCGTGGCACGCGGACATCTTTGACTTTCTAGATCTGCGCAAAAACTCTGGAGTGGACGAGAGGAGGACCAGGGACCTGTTCACCGCGCTGTGGGTCCCGGACCTGTTCATGCAGAGAGTCAGAGATGACGGGGACTGGAGCCTCATGTGTCCCGCATCCTGTCCGGGACTGGACAGGGTCTGGGGCCACGAATTCAACGAGCTCTACGAACAGTACGAGGCTACGCCCGGAGCTGTCAGGCGGGTGGTCAAGGCCAGGTACCTCTGGAGCCAGATACTGGTGTCCCAGCTAGAGACCGGGTCCCCCTACATGCTCTACAAGGATTCTGCCAACGCAAAGTCAAACCACCAGAACCTGGGCACCATCCGATGCAGCAACCTGTGCACCGAGATCATGGAGTACACAGACTCTCAGGAGGTGGCCGTTTGCAACCTGGCCAGCATCGCCCTGCCTGAGTTTGTGCAGGACGGGGGCTACGTGTTCAATCACGAGTACCTGGCCCATGTCACCAAAGTGGCCACCCGCAACCTCAACAAGATCATCGACTGCAACTTTTACCCCTTGGAGGAGTGCTCCAAGTCTAACCTGAGACACAGACCCATCGGCATCGGGGTCCAGGGGCTGGCTGATGTGTTCCAACGCATGATGATGCCCTTCACGTCCCCAGAGGCCAAGAAGCTCAACAGGGAGATATTTGAAACCATCTACTACGCTGCCCTGCAGGCGTCCTGCGAGCTGGCCAAGGAGCATGGCCCCTACTCCTCTTACCAGGGCAGCCCCGTGAGCAAAGGCATCTTGCAGTTTGACATGTGGAACGTGAAGGACGAGGACCTGTCTGGCAGATGGGACTGGGCAGAGCTTCGGCGCCTCATCGGCGAGCACGGAGTGAGGAACAGTCTCCTGGTGGCTCCCATGCCCACAGCCAGCACTGCACAGATTCTGGGGAACAACGAGAGCATCGAGCCCTACACTTCAAACTTTTACCAGAGGAGGGTGCTCTCAGGTGACTTCCAGATAGTCAACCCTCACCTGGTCAAGTGCCTGGAGACCAGGGGCCTCTGGAACGAGGACATGCGCCTGCAGCTGACCATACACAGGGGGTCTGTGCAGAACATCCCCGGCTTCCCAGAGGACCTCAAAGAAATCTTCAAGACCGTGTGGGAGCTCTCCCAGAGAGATATCATAGACATGGCCGCTGACAGGGCCCCATTCATAGACCAGAGTCAGTCCCTGAACCTACATCTGGGCCACGAGGATGACCAGAATATTAAGCTGAAGAAACTCACAGCAATGCACATGCACGGCTGGGGCAAGGGCCTAAAGACCGGCATGTACTATCTACGCACCAAGGCTGCTGCTGATCCAGTACAGTTTACGGTGATGCCTTCCACCAAGAGACCTTGTCCAGATGACGGAGAAAAAAGAAGCAGAAAATCACCCAAAACAACCAACATTGAATGTACCGACGACGTGTGTGTTATGTGTTCAAGCTGATCTATCGCTGCCCCCCCCCCCCCCCCCCTCCAATAAAGTAGTTTGCACTATCTTGGTCTGCTCCTTCTTGGGGCTCGGCTGTCTTACTCTTATGCTCTTGAGCATAAATGTGCAAGAACTGAGAATAATGCACAGGAATCAGACAAACGAGGCTTTTCCAACATGAATAAAAAGAGACCTCTCTCTTGCACTTTTGCAGAGATAGCGTACATGTACAGACAGGGCGCACCTAGACAAACCTGTTCTAAACAGGCACACCCCTGACACTATATAAGCGCTTGCAAAAGTCTGGTCCGTTCTCTGTCTCCTGAAACAACTGCCTGGTCTGGGCTGGCTGGGTTGGCTGGGCTGGGTCAGCCAGCCCAGACCAGGTGGTGGTCTTCGGGACGATGAGGATGTGAGAGTGAGCACAGCAGTTATTAACATACTGCGACAAACTTCACTTTTTTTTTTTTAAAAAAAAAAGCTTTTGTACATTCTGCGCACGCGGGGTCCACTTCTACTTCTACCGAGTGAGTACCTGTAGTTTGATGCTGAATTTAATATTAATATTAATATTAATACTACAGATAGCACATCATGTGTCCCCCTCTTTATATTTTGTTAACAGAGTAGTAGAGGTCCTTGGCATTTTTAAGTAAGTAGACAAGACAATAATACATAGACATAGACTTCACAGTTACTTGCATAAATCGTGTTTGTTAGGCTGATATTGTGTGTGTCTCATTTACTACTTTCTGTGTTTTATAGGCATATTTTGTCTCTCAACGTGAGTACATCGACGTTTCAAGTTTATAATCTTTTACAATGCGTGTCTTCATAGTGTACGTGTGTGTCACACCCTTTTTCTGTTGAATAGGTGGATTGAATCATCATCATCATTTTTTTTTATTACCGTGTTGTTATGTGAGTGTGCATAAAAATATTTTAGTTAAAATAGTGTATGAAATTCACACGTTTGATTAAAGAGTTTTTTTCTTTCTCTCTATCTAGCCTTAAATGCTCTTATAACCTGGCGTTGTTAAATTCGGGAACATAGATAAAGGAGCCACATCTGGTGAGTTGTATACAGCGATTAAATATAAATATTTAAAGTAATTCAACAATCTATCTTTTTGTTATTTGATCTGACCCCTCCATTTTTTTAATACAGTGGGGATGTGGATGCGCTCCGACATGGGAACCTAAGTATGCATCAAGTGAGTACAATGCGGTTTTTAATTTTTTTAAATACACCGTTTGTGTGTGTTTCTCGTGCTTATCTTATGATTGTTTTGTCCCCCCCCCCCCTCACAGAGAGCTGAGCTGTATTAGGTTCCCTCTTGGGACGTCTTGTGTCAGCGAATATCGGTGAGTGGTGCTTACATAAATAAATAAAAAGTAATAGACACACTTAGATTTTCTTTTTATTCTTTTTGCAGACCATCTTATTCGGAACCCCTGACACGACCCCGGCAGACAAGGCTTGAAATTTCAACGTTGAAATTCCTTTGTTGAGCTCAGAGATTCCAAGGTTGAAATTTCAGGTGAGGGCTCGTTCAAATGTGCATGTAATAATATGTAACTGGCGATCCGACCTCACCCCTCCCCTCCCCTCCCCTCCCACACGTTCTACAGCAGTGTCACCCCACGAGAGAGACGCTGTCTCTAAGTCATCTGCTCGTATTTGGGGCATGTATGTCGGGCTGGTAGATGTGGTGAGTATAGTGTTTTTTTTGTATAAAAAAAATTGTTCTTCTTTGGATGTAAAAATGGAACTCATGGACTTTCTCTCTCTTCTCTCTCCCTTCAGGAGGTTAATTAATTAATTAATTAACCACGGCCCTGTAACACACTGTAAGGTGCATGGGGGATCAATTACCCAGCACCAACCAGTGTGTTGGGGGGGCCGTTGGTGTGCGCAACGGAGCTAGAGAGGCTTTTGTTTTCTGTGCAACAGTAAGCTCAAAGCTTAGCTGGTTAGCCTTTTTTTTTCTCTAACAATACTTCTTTTCAGCGTGTGGAGGAGAATTTTGAAGGTAAGTTGTTTTTTTTTAAAAAAAAAAAAGACTCCAGTTCAAGTGAAGGTGTGTGTGTGTGTGTGTGTGTGTGTGTGTGTGTGTGTGTGTGTGTGTGTACCCCACCCACTCTTTTCCTTAGCCTAGATCAGACCTGATATAATTTGACCCCTTGACCCCCATCAGGTCTATTTCAATTATTCTAATTTGACCCTATCAGGCCTATTCGAAACAATAAATCTGGTCAGAGCGCATTTTGCTCCGGCAGCAAATATAACACAGTTGTCCGAGTCGTTATTGCTTTCCTCATCTTTTATTTTTCTCTTCTGATATATTGGCGAAATTTAACGCTTAAATATCTGTTTCTTTCCAGCCTCTTTAACTCTTTTTTTCCTCTCCAGGATTGTGTTCTTCATTACCAAGGAAACACGTATCTGTTTATATCTGCAAGAACGAAAAGACCCCAACAATCACTCGAGAAACATAATAGGTCTCGGGTGCTAATTGGGCTCCTTTTTTTTTGCTGAGCTCCAGACCTCTCTTTTCAGCTGTGCCTTCTTTTCTAAATAAAAGGATGGTTTTCAAAAAAAACATTTGTTGTGTTGTCTTTATAATGTATATAAAAAAAATGCAATGAGCCCAACGTTGGGACATGGGGCCGTGGGTAGGCCTTCACGTAGTACATACAATGTTTTTGACAGTGTTTAACAAACATAATGATTTAATGAAATGGTTAGGCCTTGCGCCACCCCCCCCCCCCATAATATTTGGTATAACAAACATGAGCCCAACATTGGGACAAGTAAATTGCGGTGTGATAAGAGGCCTTTTCCATAGCAACAATCAGCACATGCGCACTCTCACTTCCTTAAGTTTCGTTGTTCGAAACTTGACAAACTTGTTCTAGTCACACCTACCCTAGCACCACCCTAGCACTATATAAGCGTTTGCGAAAGTTTGTTCGTTCTCTGTCTCCCGGAACAACTGCCTGTGCTGGGCTGGCTGGCTGTCGCTGGGTCGGCCAGCCCAGCCAGGTGTTGGGGTGGGGGACAAAACTTGAGGTGAGCTCGCGGTTTATCCGCGAGTAAGCCTTTTTTTTAATTTTCTTTTTATTTTCTTTGCTGGGCCGGCTGGCACCGCTAGTCGGGTCAACCAGCCCAGCCAGGTGTTGGTGAGGTGTTGGTGAGGGGAGGAAGGTGAGGGGAGGAAGTTTACTCAGTTGTTTTAAATTTTTTTAGGTGAGGGGAGGAAGTTTACTCAGTTGTTTTAAATTTTTTTATATTTTCTACGGTGTGGACTTATACTGCTTAACTGAGTGAGTACCAGTACATTTTGTTTGATGTTGAATTGAATATTAATATTAATATTAATATTAATACATCAGATAGCACGTGTGTTAACCCCCCCCCCCCCCCTTTTCTCTATTTTGTTAACAGAGTGTAGGTCCTTGGTATTTTCGTTTGTATTACATTGTTCCATTGTGCTTTTAAGTGAGTAGTATATTTGATTCAAGTTTGTTAGGCTGATTTTTTTTTGTGTGTGTTGTCTCACGTACTACTTTGTGTGTTTGTTTGTAGGTTGTTTTCACATTATATTTTGCTTACAAAACACATCACGTGAGTACATGTTTGTTGTTATAAATAGATCCAACGTTTTGTGTATAAATGTTAAGTCTTTATAGTGCTCTTGTGTGTGTCCCACCTTATTTTTTTTCTTTTTTTATTTTTAGTAGGTTGTACCATGTTTTTAATGAACTGAACACGTGAGTGCATAAAATATTTTTTGTTTAATAAAAAAAATAACCAGTGTATGAATTGACACATTTGATTAAATATTTTTCTCTTTCTTTCTAGGATTTGTATTTGCTTGCTTGCTCATTCCTATGTAGCTTTTGGATCAAAGAAACAGACCGGGGGGGGCGTCCGGTGAGTTGTGTACTGTTTAAAGATTTAAAAAAAAGTCATCCACTTCATCTGTATTTGACCTCTCCCTTTTTTTTAATATACAGAAGTGGTGGGATGCCCCCCGGAGCCTAAATAGTGAGTACATGCCGTTTTAAAAATTTTTTTGTAATACCGGATATGTGTGTTTCTCGTGCTCATGAATGTCCGCCCCCCCTCCCAGAGACCTGAGGTTCCATCCTTAGGACGTCTTGTGCCAGCAAAGGCGGTGAGTGCTTACTTGACAGTGCTCACTTAACGTAAATGAATATATATTTCATGACACTTATATTTTCTTTGTATTCTTTTTGCAGAATAGCAGAACCATCTAATACATCCAGTTATATATATATATATAAATTCGACTGCCTGGCACAGCGCGTCCCCACCCCCGGCATCACTAGGCTCGATATTTCACCCTTCGAATCATAATCTTCCGCAGGATTCCTACGTTGAAATTTCGGGGTGAGGACTCGTTCAATGTGTACATTGGGAAATATGTGTGTTTGGACAACCGGCTTCACCCCTCCCCTCCATCCCCATGTCTCTTTTCACAGAAGTGACCCAGAAACACAGGAACGATGGAGACTAAAGACTGACAAACACTCCTGCTTGACTAACAACAACACTTCCTGCTCGTATTGGCGAAAGTATGCCGGGCTCTTTGCTGAGGTGAGTACAACATACTTTTTTTTTGCTTAAATCTTTTAAACATGGAATCTCATGAACTTTTTCCGCTTCTCTCTTCCAGAAGGTTATCAATTTGTTAACCGCGGCCCGTTGAACATACTGTTGTTGTGTTGGGGGGATCATACCCAGCACCAACACAGCCAGTGTGTTGGGGGGGCCGTTGGTACATTTCGACTTGATGGAGCTGACTGTTAGCTTTTGTTTCAAAAAAAAGGCATGCCATAGAGTCTGGAGACACTTTATTTCAGGAGGGGGGGGGGGGGGCTAGTCCTCTTCCTCGGGCTCCCGAGCCATCCCCTCAGGTTTTAAGGCGTTGAAAAAATCTCGAGGATCAAAACCTTCTGGATTTCTGTAAATCTCTTCTTCAGTCGTCATCGGACCTTCAGTCGTCATCGGACCATCAGTCGTCATCGGACCTTCAGTCGTCATCGGACCTTCAGTCGGGTCTGACACACTTTTTTTAGATGAACCAACAAGTTTATTATATAAACACAGCGGTTTTATATAAAAAAGTTAAGATAAAACAATCGTTACATCTTTTACCTCGATAAGAGCTCCTCTACAAGTTGCTGGATTTTGGTCAGCTTATCCTTGTCGAGATCACAGTTTTGTTTTTTCTCTGTAGCTTCAGATGGTTTTTGCTGAAAACCATGAAAACGGGGTAATCACAAAATGATAACGGGTTATAAGGAAAACATAAGTACTATACCTTTTTGACACAACGATCCCCATCCCCATCCCCTGACGATGTGTAGCCTTCTTTGCATTGGCATCGAACGTTGTGCGTAGATTTACATTCCTCCATCAGGGTTTCGTGGTCCGAGCATTTACCACACGGGTCGCAATTACTGTTACGAGTCCACTCTGTGGAGTACGTTTGCTTGCCACAGGCCACGCAGACTGTGTCTACGAACAAGCCTCTCGACTTATGGCATTCATTTTTCTGACGTGAACCGGGACGACAAAGACTACAACATCTATCTTCTTTCGGGTTGTAATAAGTATTCTCGGGACAGCCGGCCTCGATACAAGAATCGCGTTGTAAGTCCCAGCGTGTACAGACAAATCCAGGCTTAGGTACACACTCTCGATTGTTAGTCTTGCCGCACTCTACGCTAACTTCAACGTGTTTAGCGGGATCGCACACATTACAAAGGCTACAGCTAAATGGAGCTCTCAAATCGTGATAGTTATTGGGACTTTTGGCACAATCATAATAGCATAGAATCGGTCCACCTTCATGCTTGCAAGGATGCGTCCATAACCACCCGGGAGAACAATTTTTACAGCATTTTCCATTCAACCGGAATTGACCGTTTGGGCAAGTAGCCTTGACCGACACCAACAACACCACCGACACCAGCAAGATCAGCAAATGCATGTTGTCTAGATGTTCTGCCTCTCGTTGTACCTTGCATTAAATACCATAGCCTAACCCTAACCTGTTTTATCAGTTGTTTGGGATGGTGTGTCAAACGCACCCTTCACAAGAAAGCAAAGCTGTTGTAATTGTACCAACTGTATATTTAAAGGTCTTTCTTGTATAACTAGTTACCAACTGTATAAAGTTTCTTGTATAACTAGTTACCAACTGTATAAAGGTCTTTCTTGTATAACTAGAAGAAGAACTAGTATTTTAGCGTCCTTACATGAAACATGAAGGATTGAGCTCCTTTTTTCACGCTCTTGACCTCTCTTTTCAGCTGTGCCTTCTTTTCTAAATAAAATGATGGTTTTCAAAAAAATGTTGTGCTGTCTATGCCATGTTTGTGTATTCATGGCAATGAGCCCAACATTGGGACATTTACTGCTTACTAGTTGCACAGATAATATGATTGGTTGTATAGTAAGATGGCACGTGATAGTATGCACAGTTTTATATATGATTAGTTGTGTGGTGTATTGTAGTATGCTAGCTGTAAGGAATGCAAGTGCACAAAGCGCAGCTCCCTAGGTCACACACAGCCCCATTGGTTTTACGCAGCTGCGGGATCCCTTGGAAATCAATATTATCACCCAACACATTTGGTCATCTTTAAAACATGCATTTCATCACAATACAAAGACTCATGATGCTGAAGTTTTTCCTGGGTCTGTGCTTGTTGGCGTATGCCACCTCCGCCGCAGCAGTAGAAACAGCTGAAGACTGCCTCTCAGAGGAATACTACAACAAAGAGGAAAAGCGTTGCTGTGCGAGATGTACACCTGGAAGTCACCTAATCAAGGAGTGCTCCGGAGAAGAACCCACCATTTGCCAAGAATGCGACGAAGGCACATTTTTGGAGACGTGGAATTATGCACCAAACTGTTTCAGGTGTAACAGATGCAACAAAGGGCATCATGTCACGGTGAAAGCGTGTACTCCACAGTCTAACGCAGAATGTGGGTGTGCGGACGGGTATACCATCAGAACGCTGGATGGTCTGACCACACAATGCCGAAGAACAGGAAGATCTTAAAAAGACGAAGCTGTGCCGCTGCTGATCCTGCTGATCCATCCACTGGAAACTGCTGGAGCTGGTTTTGTTAAATGTTGATGTATGATTGTCGAAATAAACTATGTTCATTTGCTTGAAAAAAAACAACAACCAACGTTTATTTTGATAATTTGTACATTTGATAATTTTGTACACACAACGAACACACGGGAAAAAAATGAATGGTATTCAGCATTCTAAGCGGATTTCTCATATGCTACATCCTCTTCATCATCTAGATAGGATCGACTAAGTCTGTTGACGGCAGATGTGACGGGCTTCTTTTTGCCCAAACGTGCGCTCTTGCCCAGTCTGTATTGCTTTGCATAGATGTAATGCACAACAATCCAGATCAGGAACGTAGTCAACAGACAGAAGATGAGGCCTCCAATCACCAGCATCACAACCATACCATGTGCACAGCCCATCCAGTTCACCAGACCTTGCTTGTCACTGCACCTGGCTAGCACATCGTGGGGCAGCCATGACACACCTGTAGTGTTCGACTCTGCTTGTATGGTGGTCCAGCTGGACGGTGAGAGGTCTGAAGCTGTAGAACTGGAGTCCGGATGAGCTGAGGTAACAGGTTCAGGCTGGGCCGAACTCGAGTTCGCTGAGATTGGGGAATTAGAGGTTCCAGCAGACAACGCTCCCGCTCCTGTGGTAGCATTGGCTGCTCCTGCTGCAGTGGCATTGGTGGTATTGTTGAACGCAGCCGTAGACACGGTGGAATTGGTTGCTCCTCCCGCGGCAGTAGCGTTGATGGTATTGTTGGATGCAGCCGAAGTTGATGGTCCTGCTCCTGCTACAGTGGCATTGGTAGTGGCTGCCCCTGCTCCTGCTACAGTGGCATTGGTGGCTGCAGCTGTAGGCTGAAGTGTAGAGTTGGAAGGTGCTGCAGCAGGAGCAGCTGCTGCTGTGGCGTTGGTGGCAGCAGGAGCAGCCACCGTGGCATTAGTGGCTGCGGCTGCTGTGGTGGCAGCAGCAGGAGCAGCCGGTACGCTGACAGCAGCTGCTGTGGCATTGGTGGGAGCAGCAGCCGTCAGATTAGCGACAGGATCGACAGGAGCGAGCGTAACATTAGAGGCAGCTAATGTGACTGATCCATTGGAAGCGGCCAAGGTAGTTATGGACTGAGCACTAGCCAAGCTCAGTGTGAGGGCCAGGCTCACAATCAGAAGTCCGCTCATGGTTTTTTCCTCCCGGACGGCGAATACTTCACAATGAAGCAAAAACACACGGTCAAGGGTTTTCGAGACGTGCGATGCAAGCTTTATTTTAATTAACTTTTACAACTGTAGGCAGCAAGCGCACAGCGCAGACCCTTCTCCACCAGCATGAATCCCGTTTCATAGAATGCCCTGGCAGCCCGGTCTTGTAGCTGCGAGTGATCCCGCGACAGAGCCCTCTCCGATGGTGGCGGGATGCAGATAGGATAAGTCCCGGCCTTCCAGGGAAGCAGCTGGTACCTGGCACATCTGAAATATCCGGCCATGTCCACCAGCGTTGCGTTGTTGGTCTCAGCCATGTCACAGTTGGCCATCACGAACAACCCAAACTCGATGTTATGCACACCTTCCCGCCACTGCGCTTCCATATGTCTGTTTGGAGGCTCGTACATGTAGGTGTAAGGGTGAATGCCATCCCAGCCCAGCAGCTTATGGGGGGACTCTCCGTGGTACAACCTGGACAGATCTAGGGACATAGTCTCCATGGCCCCCATGTTCACCTCATTTACAGCTATGATGAGCGCGTATGCCTGAAGCGTGGTGTCCCGGGAGCGTACCCTGAAGGCATCGCAAGCAGGATCTCTCATGTCCAGGGCCCGCTCATATAGCACAGGCAGCATGCCGCAGCAGCCCTTCTGACTTATCGGGTTCTCGCAGCATTCCCTGTCCCCATCCACCGCCCGCATGATCAGACCCCATCCCATACGCCACCACGCCGTTGTGAGTACGTCTCTGTAGCACTCGTCCCCATCCCCATCTCGCCGCAGACGCTCATACTGCGAGATACCGGACCATATCAGAGGGGTGCCTGCCCGGCATGCCTCGTGCCACAGAGAGCATGCAATCTCAGACAACCTCACCCCCGAATACAGGTCAGAAAGCACTTTCTCTGACCTTGCGAGGGGAGCCTTGCTCAGGTACTGCGCTCCTAGCCACATCCGCAGCCCGACCTGGAAGGCTGCTGCGTGAGTAGGCATCTCAAACCTGAACGTCAGTGTGTGCTCCTGCTCCCTCTCATAGGGAGCGGTGAAGAGCCTCTTGCCCAGACGTCCGCAGCACAGACTTTCCATATCCCATACACGCTATCAGTCTACTGCTCCAGATGTTACCAATATATATAACCACACACAAACACTTGCAGATAACATTTTATTTTTTTTTTATGTGTGATTGTAATTTCATCATGTGTCAGGGGCACCTCTGGGTGTTGTGTGGGAACGATGTGTTGACTCTTTGGGAAGTCAGCGGGATCCTACAGAGCAGGCGTCCGCTTGTGCTGTCTGCGTCAAACACCATAACGCAGGGATACCTGCAGTCCGGTCCGTGAACCACCGCTGCTCCAAATTTACTCGGTAGGCTCGAATCCTCGTCCTCGTATACGCATATGGCCCCATCCTCTCTGTCCCCAAACAGCATGTATAGGCTTTCGTCCCCTGCGCGCCTCTCCAGCCTGCTGAGCAGGCCGGGCTGCTGGCTCCTGCTGGTGATCGCCCAGCCACTGTACATGTCTTCGAACAAGAGTGTGGTTATGCTGATTGCCTTTGAGACGGAGCCCGTGTAGTGGTAGTCCGAGCTCCCCCGGACCTGCACTGCTTTAGCGTCTAGCCCGTTGCCCCTGCACATCGACTTTGCCGCGAGTATATCACCCCAGGTCTTGGCCCGCAAGGCGGGAGGACTCTGCGCAAAGTGGGGAGGCATGATGGCCTCAGACTTGGGATTGATCATGCAGACCCAGGTGGATGCGTTCTGCGGATACTCGAAGAAGAGCCTGTCCTTTCCAGGGTTCAGCAGCGCTTCTCTGGCGAGGACACGGACGTCTCCGAACACAGACAGCACCATGAAGTGCCCCTGGTGACTGTCGCTGAAGAGGGCAACCCTGCCAGGGGCTGCCATCCTGTACCTTCTCAGGCCTCTGGAGCGGGAGGACACCTCCAGCAGGTTCTCTTCCGAGACCAGCCTGACAATCACCTCGCTAGCGCCCATGCCCAGTGTGAACTCTTTCTGGCCTCTCACGTTGAACTCCACGTAGAGCCTCATCATATGCTCCGAGGCGCTCACCCTCTCTCCCCTGGGGACCCACACACACTGGGAGCGCTTTCCGAAGCAGGGCATGGTCCACGCTCCCGCGGCCCTCATGTGCTCAAGCTCTGGCACAAAGTAGGGTCTGGACAACTGCAGGTCGTCTGAGAACATCACGTCTCCGTTCAGGGTCACCCGACCCTCTGTCAGCTCGCATGGAGCAGCATGCGCGCAGTTGTTGGTGAAGACACATTCCTCGCAGAAATGCATCACTTTGACAAAGCGCTCGGGCACGCTGCAGTAGAAACCAAGCAGGATGCAGCCCTTCTTGTCATGGACAGGGTCAAAGTACTCGCCTGCAAAGTCCGAGGTGAGAATGAACTCATCCACTCTGACAGACCATCTCCTGCCTTCTTCCAGGTCAGCAATCACCTCAAAGTAAAACTCAGACGCATTCACGCACACGTTGCTCTGTATAGGGTTGATGGCCAGAAGTTCAGCCACAGATTCCCCACTGTAGTCCCCGTCCTTGGTGTGCCTCAGGTATCTGACAATATTCTCGGCCATGTTTCATTCTTCCCCTTCTCTTGCCCAAGGTGTTGGTTTTATTCTTCGGCATCTTCCGCAGCTCGCAGCTCCCTGAACCCGCTGCGCCCGCAGTCGGCACCCCCAATCAGCCCAAAGCACAGCAACACTATCATCAGGGCTAGACCCACGGCTGCCATAGCCACCCAAACCATCATTAAATGCTTCCCAGCACCCGAGGCTCCTGCGGGGATCATGATATTGCGCCCTCTGATTCCCGAGCAGCGCTTCTGTGTCCAAATCTCAACAGTGGAAAATATAACGTTGTGATATTGCGTGGCCCATTAAGCTTAGTGGGGACTCTGGGTTCTGGAGCGGCAGGACAATGTCAAGCGCTGCGGAGCTGTTGAGCAGTCTTAAGGACTATGTAAACAGCATAGATAGGCCGGTGGGGGTGGTTGATTTGAGCCTAGCGGGTATTGGCGTAGTGAACATCAAGGATGTCCAGGGGCTAACCTCGGACCAGATATACCAAATGGTAGCCAGCGGTGCTATACCCACCTTGACTCCGTGGACTACCCGTGTTATCGCCTCCGCCGCATCTGCAGCTGCATCTGCTGGTTTACCCCTTGTCTCCTCTACTTCTGCGGCTGCGTCCCTTGGGGCCTCAACCATTGTCACTCCCGCGGCAACCACTATAGGTGTGCCTACTTCTGCGGCTGCGGTTTCTTCCACAACACAGTCACCGACCATGGTCAGCATGGTGTCCAACGTTGTGAGTGTTGTGAGCACCACCAACCAGCTGTTGAAAAACGGACTGCCGGAGGACTGGACGAACCCTGCCTCGTTTATGACCTGCGACTCCACAACCTACAACTGCTGGGCTGGTCCGCTGCTCTTTACACTGATACTTCTCGTGTGTATCGGTCTCATAGTGATGTTGGTGGCCTGCTGTATAAAACGCTGCAGGCGTCAGCAGCGTATGAAGGAGGAGGACATGGAGTCCGGGCGCTGGACACGGGGGAGGAGATCCACCCGCGATGATGACATGGACTACAGGTACCGCCACAGGAGGGATGGGGACGGTGAGTCCCGGGATCGTGATTCCCACGATGATGAAAACAATAACAATGATGATGATGACGACTCCATGTCAGTCATCTCCAGCGCTTCCAAGGCGTCCAGAACAAAAAAGGCTCCAAAGCACCACAAAGGGCACAAGGTGGCCAGGGATTAGCGGGAGAGTAAAATAAAACGTTGTGGATGTTCTACATGAATTAATGGACCCATTGGAATCTCTACCTATAGCCCCCTACCACCACCCAGCATGAGTGTCGTCACCCTCTGCCTCGCGCTGCTGATGCTCAACCTGGTGCCCATGCTCGCCCAAGACGTTGCCTTAGATCTAAGCTTCCAGCATGCGCTCTCTCAGATATACTCAAAGTACGGCTACAACCCCGGCGTTCAAGAGGCGGTGATGGAGGTCATGGAACTCAACGTCAACCTGGCGTTGGTAAATGTCCCTCTGTTAGACGTGGAGACATACGTGGTGGACGCGCTGGGGCTGAATACCCTCGTGACGGAGCCACCTACAACCGCGGCTACCATCAGGACCCTAGCACCCATAATAGGTATCAACCTGGATAAGCTCAGCACCACGCCTACCACCACTACGCCGGCCACAACCACCACAACCACCACCCTAGCTCCCGAAGTGGCGAGAGCAATCTCGGCGGCCAGCGCTGCGGCGTCCATAGCGGCTTGGGTGGCTCAGGCCACCACGACAACCACCACAACGCTAGCTACCACTACGACCACCACAACTGTTCCGACAACAACACCCCAAGGCCTCACAGCACCGAATGATGGGGTTGTGGACGCGTTTAGGCCGCACACTGCTGACCAGCGGAGCCATCGCACAGGTGCCGTGGTGGTTCCCGGAGACACAGCTCTAAAGTACAAAGTTACTCCTGTGCCTCCTGCCACCCCAGCTCCGACCAAGAGACCGGTCTGGCCTTCGGTGGGTCCCCCTGCTCCAGCTCCCCCTGGCCCTGGTACACCACCCCTACCCCCACAGCCTCCGACCGCAGCTCCCCCGCTGTACAGCTGGCTAGACCCCGCCGGATTCGGCAAGTGCGGGACAGGCAGCTGCGCCTCGGGACCCATAGTGTTCACTATGATGCTCCTGACTCTTTTCTCCGGAGCCGCAGCTGGTGTGACCTTATTTGTGCTCAAGTTGCACCGCAAGAAAAAAGCCATTCACACTGTATGATCATAGCAACAATAAAGCTATTAATGCTTACAATGTCTCACCTCACCCCCAACCCATGCCTTACTCCGCAGCACCACTTTTGCATCTTTGGATGGGTATAAGTTTTTAAAGTTATCCAACACAACAATCAAGCAACCGGGAGGAAAAACAAAAACCATGTCTACTAATCAGCAGGACGGAGGTGCTTCCGAGCGATGGTGGGACCTGAAAAAGCTATGTGATGCCCTGAATACACTCGGAGGTTTCGTTGACAGGGAATTTCTGCGCATCCTGCTGCTGGACAGGAGCAGGACCTTGAGAGATATCATCTTTGACCTGCATGACTCCCGTAGGTATCAAAATGACCTCAACCAGTTCTACACCTATGGCAGGACGCAGACTGTCTTCGGACAGATAAGCTCTTACATCGAGGCAGTTCTGTGGGAGCGCACAGAGAGTGGTGATATGCCCAGTGCGGACCAGGTTTGTGAGTGGATGGGCAGACCAGTAGTGTCCAACTGGTTTGGCACACCATGGTACGACGTGTGGAGACGGTCTTTGTTGGACTGCGAGGACCTCTCCGAGATCTTTCATGGGCTCTGGCTCAACAGGCTGCCTACAGAGTGTCCCATCACGTCGCCCTCCGACTCCGACTATGTGGCCAACCAACCCCCATCAAGCTACCTTCAGGAGAGCATGCCGAAGCAGTGGCTCCGGGGCTGCCAGATTGTGGAGCTCGGATACCTGATGGGAGTCTATGATATGAACCCTAATATGCGCAGCATATCTCCCAGCGTGCTCAAGGAGCTCATCAGAACCTGGAAACTGCCGACACATGACGGAGTTTCGGACGGTCTCTTTGTCTTTGCGCTGCGACGCAGCAGGGGTAACACGGTCGCCCAACGTGTCAAGAATTTTGGGCACAGGGTCCAGCTATCCTCCCATCTCAACATAGACCTGAGGCTGGAAGACGATGACATGTGGAACCCCTTCGACATCACAGCCAGAGAATTTGGACCGCTGTACAACGCACTCATGAAGCTTGTACCCCGGGACAAGTTTGGAAGAGTGGATCTGACTGCAAACGCATGGCCTGCCAAGGTGGTCAAGAGGGTATCCAGCAGGACCGTCTCTATCAAAGATGCTCCCACGCCACAAGAGTTGCTGGAGTATGCCAAATACACACGCCGCAGGCTCTATGGTTGGAGTGGAGATAGCAGCAGCGAGGATGATGATGATGATGTTGTGTATGGTCCTGCGGTCACAGACAGTGACAGTGATCTGGATGAGATATGTCAATATCTGCTATCATAAATCATGCACCAATAAATTGTTTTGTCTTCGAAATTATGCGTGTTAACATTTTGATCATGGTCGGGGTTAAAAAGGAAAACGAGCTAATAATGATTATGGTTCTATTGCTCGCAACATTGCACTCTACGATATAAGTCGTTGACACCGGCAGAAAGGAGAAGAAGGAAGACGACCACATACAAGATGAAGCTTCTACTGCTAGTTGTTTTGATCCATATCACAGCGGGTTATAAGAACCCGTGCAATCCAGACATGTGTGATCCTGATCAAGGCAACCTTCACAGACAACTTGAACTCGCCGGTCTGCACACGGTGTCGGATTTAGGCTGGGTGAGGGAGTCATGGTTCCGAGGTAAAGGGTCGGCCATGTACCTAACTGAAGCGATGAGCTGGAAAGCTATGATTCTGGGGTACAGCATTTTCTCTGGTCCTTCCAACAGCATCTGCCAGACCGCGTGTAAGCCGAGAGGGGGCAACGCATATTGTGAGGGCAGAGGGTCCACCACCCAGTGGTGCACCGTGCCGTTTCACGGCCAACTCGGCGATCCTCTCTGGTGGTTTGGTAATCTCTATGACGGACGCGCTTGGGGCAGAATCAGGGCCAACTACAACTCCTGGCAGTGGTCTCTACATCATATGTGCTCCAGTGAGACGCTGAAGAACGTTAAACAAATCACAACAAATAGGCGCCCAAAAGCCACAATCTGCTTCTTAGGTAATCCTGACCCAATGTCCATGAGAGACGACGGTTGGTACAATCCCACGGCGGCGGATCAGGAGGACGAGAAAGAGTGGGCAAAATTGCGTCCCTATCAATCTAAACTAATACAGAAGTGGTTTAATTGGGCGGGTTACTCGGACGAAGAGATCTCTAGATTGACACGGGAAAGGCCGATGGAACCTCATCCAGGCATGGTCGAAGAGGATGATGATGATGAAGGCCCCGGTAAGTTAATGTATAAAGCATTTATACTGTTCCACATACCACTACATTTCTTCTACAATGACTGTATTTCTACTAGATTTCCAGTGCTTTAATGACTACTACAACAACTTCACATGTCGTTGGCGAGTACCAAAAGATTCATCTGTAACACCCGGTACCCAGTGCACGCTTAACATCACTGTAACCAAACTTTCGTAAGTACTACCTATAAACAGTACGTTTTTATGACCAATAAATATTACAGATAATAACGTACTAATGTTGTACGTTTCAGTGACTTTAAAAGTAGTGCTCCGATGCCTCCTGACTCTGGTCACCCTCACAGACGGACTGCGTCCATCCAATTTACAAGCAAATTGGGCATAGTGACGTCAAAGTCCAGAATCCGTGAATCCGTGTATTGCGCCGATCGTACTGAACCTGAGGTTGACATACAAGAGAAGGGAGAGACAAGTGGTGAGTGACCACCACCAAGGCACTTGAGTACCTTTTTTTTTATTGAACACCTAACCACAAACCTAAACCTAACCTCCTTTTTGTGAACACTGGGTTCTAGCTGTGAAACCTTTACCTCCAAAGAACCTGACCGTTGTGTGGGTTGAAGACGGAGTGGATGTCTCTTGGGTCGGCGATAATTTAAGGCCGTATTTTTCTAAAGAATTTGAGGTCCAATACAAAAATGTTCTTGATGACTGGGAGGTATGTACTTTTACTATAGGTCATGTGTTGGGATGTTGAAAAAACAGAGTCTAATGTGTTTGTTGTGATTGCAGAAGGCGAAGTCTGCCGTCTTATCAGAATATAGTTTCGAACTATCGAAAGACCATACGCAGATTGGACAGCAATATGGCCTCCGGGTCCGAGTTCGGTATGTCCGGACGTCCACCGGAGACAACTTGTGGAGTGACTGGAGTGGCGAGGCCCGTTGGATAGCAGGTCAGGGAAGAAGACGACGTGGTGTCGGTAAATCCCACCGGGTTTAAAATGGTAATTCTCACGGGTAAAAAAAAAAAAAAACAGAATTTCGTCATGATTGTTGAATTTCTTTTAGGCTGCTCCACCGGACGCTATTCGTCTTTGAGGCAGAGAGTGCCACGATGTGAACGCTGTACTGACCAGTGTTCCGAAAGCAAAAATGAGATAGAAGTGACTCCGTGCACTCAAAACAGCAACAGAGTGTGCGCGTGTAAACCTGGTTACTACTGCACAAAGGGGAACAACTATGAGACACATTGCCATAAACCATGTGTTCCATGTGGTAAGGGCACGTTTTCCAGCGACCCTTCCCTGGATGCCTGCAAGCCCCACAAAAAGTGCGTCAAATCTTCCAATCCGATTCCATTGAAATTTCTTCTGACTCGGATTCCATTGAAATGTCTGAAATTTCTTCTCTCTACACACACAGGTGTGAGGAAACGCTCGTTTATGGTACTGCAACACAAGACTCGGTGTGTCTGTCCGATGGACCGACTGATGGCCCGATGACAACTGAAGAGATTTACAGAAACCCGGAAGATTTTGATCTTCAAGATTTCTTTAATGCTTTAAAACCTGAAGGGAGGGCTCCCGAGGATGGGAATTACTAGCCCCCCCCCCCCCCCCCCCCCCCCCCGACTCACCGCCCCCCCCCCCCCCATTAGAAAAAAGCCATGCGAGACTTGTCTCGCGTGTCTGTACATTGTTAACTCCAATGGAGTCAGTCACTTGTTGTCTGGGCATAGAAGCCTCTGAGCCTCATGAGTTTCCAAGCTTCCCAGACTTGGAGTGTGCCTCATTGCTTCTCCAGTGGAGTCCGCTCTCCAAGTCTCACAGAGATGTGTACAAGTTTGGCCGGAGATGCTGGCTAGTCGGGGGCTTTCTGGGAGCCCACCCGAACAAGGGCAAGGGCAAGGTGTTGTTAAAGAGGTTGTCAGAAGATTCCTGTCCGTCCAATTTTTCTCTGCTTCTCTGGTGGAGAAGATCTGGCTTCCCTACCGGGGGTAGGATTCACAGGTCCAGCAACACCAACGACAAGAGGTTGGCCACGGCTATGTGGATCCTGGGGTGGCATTGCATGAGGCACTCCTGGTTGCAGGATATTGAACCCTCTCCAAGGTGCGCACACAAGTTCTTACCCACCCTGGTCCGCAAAATTAAACGCTGCAGGACTTTGTCCAGAATCCAAAGCTTGGTGTTTGACCTGGTAGACGGTAGCACCCTAGAGGACTATGCTGATGGGTCTGAGGGCACCGGTACGGTTGAGGATCATGGGGTCCGCAGCCGCTGTGTCCTTTAGCGCAGGGCCATAGGCGCTACCCGCAGCACCTGAAAATGCCTATAAGCTAGTGTCAATCTGCGTTCTAAACTACAACAATCATCGCTTTATCGCCTACAAATCTACAATGGACGTGACTAGCCTGAAGATCGAACTGGTGTGCACAGAATGTGGAGATCTGCTGGAGGATCCTGTGACTGTGGCTTGCGGACACACGTTCTGCCGGGACTGCCTGATCGTCCCGACCTGCGGCATCTGCTTGTCAGATATCAATCCTGAAGCGTTTCAATGGGCCCCCAACGCAACCCTGACTAGGTTCCTGGAGATCCTGAAGACTGCAGAGTCTGAGAACTCGACCCCACAGATCACCGCGCTGATAACCCCCAACTCATCCGAGTCGGACGATTGGGACTCCGAGGATGACCCCTTTCCATCACCACCTCCACCCCCACCACACGCATCAACCTCGGCACGGTCGGGGTGCCCGGTGCCTCCTCCGCGTCCGGCCGTGCTGCCAGTACCGAGCTTTGTGCTCAGAGGTTCCGGTCGCATGGCCAGACGCAATGCACTGGTTCCTACCCCTGAAAACTCTCCTCCACCGTCCCCTTCGCCCTCCACAAGCATCTCCCAAGCAAACTCTGTGGTGTCCACAAGCCCTGAGGTGCTGCTGGCCAAGTCCCTGTACAGATCAATTCCAAAGTCCAGGGGCAAACATCACAATGAAAAGACCTCTCTCAACAGACTCCACAGGGTGGTGAGCGAGCTGGAGTCCAAGGAGCGTTGGCACAACAAGATGCTGCGGGAGCGCTACTTGGTGCGCTGCAACCTGGATCCCGCTACGGCTCACCCGAAGCTGAGGGTTGACATGGATGGTCGCATCTGCTACTTTTCCGAGGACCAAACCTCGGGCAACGGGAGCAGACCCAAGTTGTCTTTTACAAGCATGCCAGGGGTCATGTCACAGATGGGGCGCTTTGGGCCCTTCTACGCGGAGATGTCAGTGGACTGCAAAAGGTCTTGGATCTTTGGCGTGTGCTCATCCGGCGTCAACAAAAACATGGTCATACCAAAGCCATCCGATGGAGCCTGGACACTGAGCCTCAAAGAGGATGGAACTCTGTGGGCCAACACAGACTTCAGAGTGCAACTGCCGAATTCTGTCCACCCCCTCTCTAAGGTCGGAGTGTTGGTGAATCAGGAGATGGGGTCTGTCCAGTTCATCGACCCGCAGTCCAACGAGACCATCTTCACTTTCAACAGGCAGACACAGCTAGAGTACACACCCATCCACATGTTTGCATCCCCGGGCAAGAAGGACTCTGTGCCCATCATCGTGACAGAACCGGTTCCCCCTAAGAAGCTGCACTGTACCCAGTACTAATTTACTTGAATAATAAACAAACGAGACTCTTTGAAAAAAATATGTTTATTCTCCGTGTGTTTGTGTGTTGGTTGTTAGACTGATGATTTTGTTCACTGGGTGATTACAGAGCGAGATATCCCCAGCCCTGCCTTGACACACAGCGTTATGAGTACCCCCAGTCCCAGGAACACAGAGTAGATCACTGGGTAGGTGTATGTCTGAGAACATAATATGCCAAGAACACCCCATAGAATTCCCACGTGCACAGCGAATATCTGTTTGGTGTATTTGAAATACACGAAATCTAATGCTGAAAACACTACAAAGGATATGGTCAAGAACACAAGCCCCAAGATAGCGGCAATCTCTGGGTCGAAAGCCTGAGCCTTTTTCCCCTCATACTGGATGGCTGCAGTGAGATGTGCAGCGGTCTCGTAGGAGCACCAACCAGCGTACAGCGCAACCCCGTTTTTGACAAAGATCCTGAAGTGGTCCAGGTTGTAGTGGCTCTCGCGTGATATCAATACCAGTTCAAGCCACAGGAGGCCGCTGAGGAGTACCATAATAAGTGTGGTGCCTATCGCCGTTCCCTCCAAAGTGTGGTAGTCCCATACTATCAGTCTGATCACGTCCAGTAGGCATACGAAGGGCCATATGGCGAAAAAGGATAGGGCGGGCCAATTCTTCCCCGAATCATCTAGGTGGTAGACCGCCGGCCTCCAGAAGCGGCAAGCAAACAAGTGTAGATTTATGACAATGAGGCATACGTAAATGAACCCACATATGCCAGGCGTCCATCTTATCGGAGTCAGCTTGGTCGGGTATATTCTTGTGGCTATCTCCAGGGAGGAATTGTGAAAGGGTGTCTGACCCACAGCAGCAAGTCCGTTGAAGCACACGTCTATGATAGTTGTGGCCAGGCAGAACCCCACCAGGATTGTGATGGCCAGCTTCTTGCCTCTCTGTAACAGCATCATCATCATCACCCTGTTTTGAGAGCACACCAGACCATGAGTGTACATATACGCACGCGCGCGTGCCACATAATCGCGGGTTTCTTATTTTTGGTCTGTAAGGGGTATGAGGTCTCAGGGGCTAGATGCTCCCTGGGCCCAGACTTTGACTGCACGTTGCCAAGGCACCCTTGGACGTGTCAGGGTTGGGTGCCACAGTACTTCTCCAAGCAGTGGGGTAGCTGCATGACCCGCGGAGGCTACACCGTGGCCTTCCACCCTTACACAGCTGCAAGGGAGAGGGACCCATCCTCGGACGCATACTCTTTCTACACGGGCATCATCAACTTTGGTGGAAGAGTCCTGTTCTCCTCCGCTTACTCACCAGACGAGAGAAAGGGCACTGTGAGGATAGGACTGAGCAAGCACCCGGGTCCAGATGGGGACCATTACACAGAGACCAGGCTGGGTCAGGAATATGTCCTGTTCCACGACAGTAGAAACGTGTGGCTCTTTTACCACAAACCGGGTTCGGAGCTGCTGTATGCTATGCTCAACCCGGTGAACAGGCCATTCTACACCGTCTCGTCCTTTGAGACCTCCCGAGGTTCCCTGCTCTACTCGGACCCCCAAGGATCCTGTACACCATATAGAACGGTCAACTTTTACGGAGCACTAAACGACACGTTCACTTGCTTCGAATGCCAGGAGTTCTGGGCCAAGAGGGTTGGATGGTGCGTGGACCCGAAGTCGGAAGCACCGGCGTCCCCATTGAACTCCCATGGTGTGACCGTTCCCTGCGACTCTGCAGACCCCACAGACCTCAGCTACTGGGAGCTTGTGGAGGAAGGGGATGAGAGCAAGAGACACTATCTGGGACACACTCTCAATGGCTGGGACGAGTCAGACGACGGCGTGGAGGTATCCCCTTTTGACGGGTCCCTGCTCAGCGTATCCCCCGCCTGGTTCAAGGCCCACGGAGTGCCAAGAAGATCCAAGTTTCACATCGAAGGACTCTGTGGTGGTAGAATGGCACGCACACAACCCGCGGCCTTGCTACCTGTGGAGGAGGAGGTCAGAAGCACACAGAGGACTCAATGGCTGGACTGGAATGTTAACGCTGTGGAGAGCAAGAATGCCAGAGCGATCGCGGTGGGCAATCACTACACCCAGCCCATCTACTTTACACCCTCTCCCAAGATACCAGACGGACCGGGCAAGTGCTCCGGATCTTTCGCGCAAGGAGGACCATGCAGCCTGCTGTACAGACAGCCGAATTTCGACGCAGTCGTGTGGGCTCCCCCTGTGAACACAGGACTGGCGGCGGGCACACTCAAGGAGGGCGAGAGGACTCCGGTGACAATCAGTTGCTCACCATACCTCTCCACTATCAACCGAGGCAACACCGACGTCTATTATTTTTACTTGATGCACTCGGACGGAGCCGCGGAGGTCTTTGCGGTGGCCTACGCGGGGCAGGCAAAGTCCTCACTCAACAGCGCTCTGGTGAGGATCGGGGATATCGAGAGCTGGGGCAACGCTCAGGACGTCACCCATCTGGCATACGGGTCCAGGATCTTCCCGGTGAGGGACTACAAGATCTACTTCAACAAGAGGTCCTTGTACATGACCCTGGACATCAACTTGGGTGCCCTGTTCCCTGGAAGCACGGACGCAAACGTGCCCCGCATAGTCTGTGGCTTGCAGAGGGACCTGGTCTTCTACGCACAGACCAATGTGCTGTCTGTATCAGCCACTACACCACGCTGTACCCCGTCATGGATATACAGACCATCGGGCATCTGTGCCACCTCTGTCAACGACGTGTCAGCATCCTGCGCAGCCTCCAGCTGGGTCTTCTCACACCCAACGACGCCCAGTGTCACCGTTGGGTATTTGAGGAGACTCTCGGGAGACACCCTGCTGATCTCTGCTAGCGGACACTTTCAAGAGTACCTGGCTGAGGGTGTCAGCTTCAGCTCCACAGACGACGGAGGCACTCACGTCTTGGTGAGCCGGAGCTTCTTTGAGGCCAACAACGATGGAGTGGTGGAGGGAGTGCTGGCGGTAACTTTTGGCACTGTCTCACATGAGTACAGGATGGCCTGTGACAACCACAAGACAGGCCCCTTCACTACCGGACCCCTCGACCTCTATGGTAAGGAGGACCCTTTCCCGGACCGCTCTCCCAACACCATCGCGGCCTCTGACATCCAACCTGTGTACTGCGTGAGGGATGTGACCTACGTGAGTTGCCCGGCGAGGGTGGGCAGGACACAGGATGCTGCCTTCACACTTTGGAAGGAGCTGGATGGAGTCAAGACAATGATGGTCCGGGTGTTCTACTCGGGTCCCGGCGTCTACAACGAGTTTGGGAGGGGGGTGAGGCTCCTGACGTCCGAGAGGATCCTGGGGCCCCGAAGGGTCTCATACACCCAGGACTATGTGGCCGGCAAGGACTACCTCATATTCGCGGACAGGACCAAGGTCTGGTTTGTTGTGGACTTTGGGGGTGAGTACTTCAGGCCATGGAAGAGCCTTAGGTATGGATGTGATTTCAGCGACGGAGGAGCTTCACAGACCTACCAGTATGATGTCACCGTTGGGGATTCAACACTGTCAGCATGCAGCCCCAGGTGCGATGAGACCTGGACAGAGTTCCTGGGACAGTGTGTTCCGCAGAATATGCCCAAGACCACTGCGCGCGTTGTCACCTGCACGGGAGGCCTCAGCCTCCAGTGCCCCCAAACCCTCTCACCCTCTGAGAGTGTCTACTGGTACTACCTGCCAATAGGATCCACAGTGCCAATGTTCATCGGCAACGGAGCGGATGTGATCGAGGGGGTTATTCCCAAGGAAAACGGAGGACTCTATCTGCCCAACGCTTTCATAGACAGGTACCTGGGGGGTAACGTGAAGGGGACCTTCCAGGGTCTATGTGGGCTGAGGCAGGTAGAGTACTCTGTGCTCATTTCCACCTGCGTTTCAACCATCACCCTTCCACCATGGGCCCAGGTGTTTGTCGACCACAAGTCCCAGGCAGCACCCGCAGTCACCACCGCGGGTTCCACCACGGCACAAGTGGACTCCATAGTCCTCCCCGCCGAGACATCCGAACCCTCTTGGCTGTCTGTGATCATGCTGCTGTGCATGTTCTTGACGGTCATCATCATGATGGGTGCCCTCGTGTTCTACTATTACAAGAAGAAATACGCTGATGCCAGTGTGGACGATGATGCAAAGACACCAATACTGCCAGAGTCCTCCACACAATAATAACTTGATTTAATAAAGATACATTTGGTTTTGATCTTTGTCTTTCTTTTATTTATTTTTTTTTGTTGAGGAAGCTAATATAGGGTAACTCTATCAGGGTGTCAGAGCCCATAGGGTGGCCCTGGTCCCCTTAATGGGGGGAGCCTCTTGCCAGGCTCCAGTCTCCTTCAAACGTCACCAAGTCCCTGTCCTCTCTCTGGAACCTGCGGAAAGACGATGGAAGAAATGGGTACACCGCGATGCGACCTGGAGTTTCCGGACCCCGTCAAAGACACCGGACTTTACCAGCGGGTGGTTAGGCTTGGGCCCAATGAGTGCCTATGGGTCGAGAGCACCGCTCACCCCTCAGTGGCATACTCCCTCTATATGTGCCCAGATGGTAAGACCATAGTGATTGCTGAGAGGTACAGTGTGGTAGAGTCCCAAGAGCCGGCGCAGCCAGTGAGAAACGGGTGCCTGCTGCTCGCCTCTGACCCCCTGGAGCTGGCGAGTCTCACCTCAGAACTCGGGAATAGCGTGGCTGTGGTACCTAGTCAGAAGCTGGTGCCATCAGGTGCACTCAACTTTCAGTCGGTGGCTAACACCGGTGGCTGGAACTTTGAGGCACTAACAGACCTCCCTGACCTTGAGCGGGGTTGGCTGGTTCAGGCTGCGCGGTGCGCAGACTTCAGATTCTGGTCTACTTGCGTGCCCCTGCTCAAGGCAGAGCCCTCAGAGGCGGACATAGTTGCGTCTGATTGGGACCCCTCAATAGAATGTGTCCAACACGCTCAGGCCTGGCTCGAGCTCCAGAAACCCAGGCAGGAGGTACTGGAGGCTTGGCACGCGGCTGTCCAGAATGCAAAGTCAAAATATTTTGCAGCACTAGAGAGGCTCTGGGAGCACGGAGTCAGGTACAAGGCCCTGCTGCCTCTATGAAAACCCGCAGCGCTCGCGTTACCCTCGCAGCTCAAAACTTCGCAACACCTCTGCCCGCACCCTGTACGCTCCGAATAAAAGAGGGGTCAAGAGATGGCTAAACTTCACACTCGACCTGATACTCCTCTCCGCCAGCCACGGACCTCCAGGCAGACGCACAACTCTTTGCTCAGCGATACCCTCTACTTCCAACACCGGGTACCATGACTTCAACAGCCGCAAGCTCGAACGAGACAACCCTGGCCTTCATCGAAGAGCCCCAGCAGCAGCAGGAGCCGGCCAAAAAGACTACCAAGGCCCGTCGCTCCCGCAAGAGAGCCAGCTCTCCTTACTCCCTGGACTACTCCAAGGACAAGCGCGACCAGGCAAAGAAGCTCCTGCGCCATGTCAACGAGTCAGCGGATGTCCTAAAGTCTAGGAACGTGACACAAACCAGAGCCCATCTCATCAAGGTGAACCAGGTGGCTGCTGCTTTCCTGTGTGATTCTGTGGACGCCTGTCAGGCCAAGGCACTGGTCGCAGCTCTCGCCAAGGACCTCAAGTGCATGCCCATGGAGGTTGACAACAGCGACCTAGTGTGTGGTATCCAGGCACAGCTGAGCTTGATCCAGAGTCTCTACAACATTGCAGACAGCACGCCAACTGCTACGAAGCAGCAGCAACAGCAGCAGCAGCCTCCTCCTCAACCCGAGGAAGACGAGGAGATGGTACAGACGCATCAGCCTGAGCCTGAGCCCGAAAAAGAGGCAGAGAAACCAAAAAAGAAGGCTACCAAGAAGAAGCCAAAGAAAAAGACAGAGTCTGTGGATGACTTTGATACCGTCTAATTGTGATATTTTGTTATGTGTTTTTGTTGCAATTAAACGAACAATTTTATTGAACTGAACAACTACCTTAATTTTTTTTAATGATGCACAGACCACCCGCAACTCGGTCTCAAAACGCGCAGCTCCACAAGAAGAGAAGGTAGTACCTTAAAAAGACTTGGGAACTCATATCTCACACACATCAACAAATACACGCCATGGAAATGCTTCGCTGGGACCAGTCTATCCTCAGAGTCCATCTGCTTGAAGATGGAGCGGTGGCTCCCTACAGAGCAACAGAAGGAGCAGCTGGTTATGACCTGTGCTCCCCCAAAGAGGCAACCATACCAGCAAACAGCAAAGCCTATCCGGTGGACCTCGGTTTGTCTTTGGGGATACCTGAGGGATACTATGGACGGATCGCCCCACGCTCTGGCATTAGTGCGAAATATGGCCTGAGTATCCTGGCCGGAGTTGTCGACCAGGACTACAGGGGACCCATTAAAGTGCTGTTCCAGAACTTAACGGGTGAAGACGTACACTTCAAAAAGGGCGACAGGATCGCACAGATAATCATCGAGAAGGTCGGCTACCCTTCCGTGCTTGTGGTGGACAACCTTAACAGCACCCTGAGAGGCATAGGCGGTTTTGGGTCCACAGGCATGGGCAGTAACAACACCACCACCAAAGCAGTCGAGGATGATGAGCAGGAGCACTACTCCAAGATTCAGCGAGTGCTCTGAAAGGCCAAAATAGAAAAACCCCGCAGCTCTTTTGGGCTGTGTATTGTACCAATATTAATAAATAAATGTCAACTTTTACAACTTGAACAGTTTTGGTTTCTGTGTGCTAGGATGATGGTGGGTTCTACGTCTATTGTGGTGTACTCGGTGCTGGTGCTGTTGGGACCGACCTGCAAAGAGGTGACTCTGACTACCAAAGAAGACTGCGTCTGGACGGATAACTCAAAGACTCGGATGCTGGTTAGCGTCCCCAATGAATTATCATTCTCTGGTGTGCTACTTGCTTCCTGCGGCTCACATAGCACTCTCGCGGCGAACATAGCCAGGTACAAGCCAACCACCACGTGGATAGCCTCACTTGCCAGAGCGGAGCTGTACAGAGCTCCCCTGAACGCCTCCGACAGGATTCACTCCAGCTGTGATGATACCCTGACCCTGTTGATGGCTTCTGGAAGCACATCAGTCCTCGACAATAACAGAAGGAGAGGGGGGCCGCAAGACGAAGGCATCTACTTCATGGAGGAAACAGGGGTCTACTACGCATATTTCCCGCTACACATCGACTCAGAGGTCAGTCTGGTGCTCGACAAAGACCTGTGGAAGGCTCGATGTATTACGCGGTGGCCTGCAAAGGTGCAGCTCAAGATCGGGGATAAAGTGGTGGACCCTGACCGGGATGGTTATGCTTTTTTAACAGAAACGGAGCTCGACCAGGCCTGGTGCATTGCAAAGTGGGGAGGTGATCAGAGTAGCATATATGTGACGACCACCCCGACTTCCACTGTGCTTGTGTATTTCACACTGCTGATCATCCTGACACTGGTTTTGATGGCCCTGAGAAAGGCGGTGAGGAGCAGGTTTGGAGGCATAAAGTTCAGTTTGGTCTCCAGGTCGTCTCCCCAGTTGTTCACCACAGACGTCAGCACATCATCACCAGTGTCCTACATATGCCTTGAAACGGATACCGAAATGTAATAATTGTTGTACTTATAATAATAAAAAAACCCACCGCATAGATATGCTTGAAACTTTGCCATCTTTACTACCCCTTATGGGCGGTGGTATCCCACCCTACCCCACATATAAAGCAAGAACCTTAACACACAGTCCACATACATCATGGAGACCCTCTACACGCTGCTTCTTCTCTTTGCAACCCTACATGGGATTGGAACATCCAGCCACAGCCCCAGCAGCTTTGCCATTATGGGGTCCGATGTCCGTCCACTCGAGGCCTTTGACAGTGATGTGGTCACCGGGCTAGAGATAAAGCTAAAATGCTGCCGTGCTTTCGGGCTGGTTGGGGCCAATTGCACAGACGCCCGTGTCACCATAGATGGATACTCTGGTAAAACGATCTCATCGGACATGAGATTCTGCAACAAGGATGAGATGTTTTTTTATGTTACTGACTCCAGGCTCAGAGATTTCTACCTTGGGAAGTTACTCAAAAAGGATCTAAAGAAGTGGAAAGAAGCAGAGGAGGATGGGGACGACACGCATGCATATCTGTTTTATGATCGCTTGTGGTTACTGTGCATGGCCTTCATTTTCTCTGCACCCATCTGCATCTGCGTGGTTGCCACCCTCTACTATAGGAACATCAAGTTCAATGATAAACAGGACCAACCAACGCGAAAGGGAGTCCGAGTGTTTGGGTGCTGTGGGGTAATGGAACTATACTACGTCTCGGTCGAGGACGATGATGTGCTCTTAAAGGCATAGTTTGCCCCTCTAAATTTGGTTTTAGATTCCCTGCTTTGCTTTTTGTACCCATTCTCAATGATGATGTTTATAAGATTGTTTTATTTGGCTGGAGTTTTAGCTCTATCATCCGCTGCGGCACAGAGCATCTGCAGCATAGTTTGGAGGAGATCATCCTTTGGAGGAGACTGCCTTGGTCCCTGCACGGACGACAGAGGCGGCTACACATGCACCGTGAAAGCCTTCACCTTCTCAGGGTGGATGGGTTCTTGGTTTGCGAGCCAGTACAAGCCCTATGTCTCGGGAAAAGAACCATGTCCAGTGATAGAGTTCGACTATGACACTGCCGCGGTGCTCAACTCCCAGACCAACACAAAGAGATGGATCAGATGCGAGTCCAACAACGTGGGTTGCGTACTGAGGACCTCCGGGAATGAAAAGTGTCATTCGGAACCCGTGTTTGGTCTCGGCTTGATGAGCTCTCTTCTCAGGTCAGCCTGGACCTGTCTCCGCGACAAACCTTCCATCCTGGACACTCCAAGCCTTGCGGGGGAGAGACCCTGCGCATTCAACGGGACCCACACAGTGTACACAAATAACAGAGCGCAATGCGACACATTCATGGGAACCGGAGTCTGTGACCAGTATGAGGCTTAACCCTTTTGTTTTGCTGAATGGAATTATAGTAAATACATGTAATAAATGTTGTTTGAGCTCTATTACTTTTTGGAGTTGTTTTATTGGATGATGGATGATGAACAATGTACAACAGAAGTCACCACTGCCCGTGGTTTTGAGTGTGTCCTCGGGATCCTCTACTAGCACCCCGTCCTCGAACTCTCTGATTCTGATGAGTCCGCTGGTGGTGATGATGTACATGACCTTGCCGTCCACCAGGAATAAACCCCATAGCATTGCAATCCAGTGGCTGCTGCAGAGGTCTAAGAGGATGAAGCTGATGGGGAGGGTGGGGAGGAATAATAGGTGCTCCACTCGGCTTGATGGGAGTCCTATCCTGCTGAATGTCTTTGGGAGGCCTTTCATGCTGGTTGTCTCTGGGGGTAGGATTTGACAGGGATTCGATAGACTGTTTGGTGGCAGCTTTCGCACCCTCCAGACTGCACAGTTTGAAGATCATCTCGGAGAGGTACGCTCCCTCTGTGTGGTGCGTCTCATCAGTCGGAGGGAAAGCTGCACGCCCAAGCAGGGCCTCCATGAATCGCCAGGTGGACCATGGAGGACACTCGTAGACCCGGTCGCACATCACAGACACCCGGTGCTGCATGTTCGCGGGCATGACCACCTGGAAGGCAAAGACTCCAGCAATCCCTTCTTCTCCGCAGAACTGCACCGGCTTCACTGTGGTGACCAACAGGTGTCCCTTCTTTGAAGTGGTGTCTGGCATGAATGCAGTCACAATGGTTGTGGGGTTGATGCTTACACCGATCTGATGCGTGCTGATGTTTATCAGCAGGTGGCTGGAAGGCACAGTCATCTCCGGGGCTCTGGGCACGTTCTCCATCATCGGGTGCTGTTTTTGTTCTCGGGTGTTGGATGGTTTGGATTTGAGGATTTTTATGCGGGCAATTGCCACTGTGGGTGCTGCGGGTTGAACACGCAGCCCTCCGATTTCATCTTGTATAGCTCTCTGTTGATGGTGGACTTGGGATATCCTAGTCTGGCAGCCAAGTGCGAAGCCTTGACGGGTGCTGCGGCACGTCTCATCTCTGCGAGGATCTTTTCTTTGAGGTCCGCAGCTGGTAGGGAGAGGTGTAGAGACCAAACCACCGTCTCAGCGGAGCGGTGCAACAGGCCCCGAGCCTCTGGTCCATAGAGAAAGGAATTTACCTGGCCCTTGGGTATGCCTGTGAGCTGGGAGATCTGATAAGCGGTGCCTGTCCCTCCGTTGTCTCTCAGTGCCCTCAGAATTATCTCTGCCCTCTCCGTGGTCATGGTGGTCAGTCAACAGATAGCCGGGGAACCCTCGTAGTGGAAGCAGTCAACAACGTCGGGGAGGTCCAGTACAGTGCGCAGCGGTCTCCGGGGTTTGTAGGGCAGCTCGTACCCGAGTTCCAAATGTCGCACCGAGTTCATGTCCAAGCTCTTGAAGCAGGCTGCCCTAGCTAGAGTCCCAAGGGGCGGGACCCCACCGAAGCGTGCGGACACACCCTTGGGCTTCCACCCCACTGCGGACATGAGCGGGAGCAAGGCTCCAAGCAGGGCTTTCATGGTAGGCGCGGTCAGCGTGGCTGAGGATCTCTCGTACATTCCCCACAGGCTACAGGTGAAAAAGCAGTGGCAGTGGGCCCTGCTGAACAACACAGAGACTGGCATCTTGCGCACGTACCAGAATCCCACCGTTGACTTTGTCCACACGTTCACCGATATGTTCAGGTCGTCGCAGGGACTGAAGAAAAATGTCCGGTTCACGCTTCCGTCTCCCTTGAGCTCCTCGGTACCAAAGTCCGCCTTCTCAACCCACCACGGAGTACGCTGGAGGTACTGAAAGGCCATGAGGGCCTCGTAGTGCCTGGTGCAGCCGCTGTTGATAGGCTGAGTGTATGGGTTCCTGCTCCGAATGGCGATGGGAGAAGGCCGCTGCGGGTTCTGACTGTAGGCAAGCGCGACTGTGCACCTGTCAAAAGCAGCAGGCACGCTCGGGTCGGTTGGGTCCCACACCGCCAACGAGCTGCTCTGAGATGAGCCCCAATGCTCGAACCTGAGTCGCAAGGTGCTGTGCCTCCTCGTTGTCACCGTTGGCATTGCACCTCCGTCTTTGAACAGGGTGACAACCCAGACGGCGAGGAGGCACGGGGGAGAGTTTGTATCCTGTCTGTCTTCAACAAAGAGGGGCTGGCAGAGTCCCGAGCCAGTTCGCAGTGTCAGGTGAGGACACTCGCCAGCCAACTCAGGAATCATATCTTCGGACAGCCAGTAGTCTGTTGGCCTGGGTTCACTGGGATTCTTGCCCTTGGGCCAGAGGTACACCGGTGCTTCACACGTGAGGTAGCTTATGGCGCGCTGGAGGGCCAACATGAGTGAGGTCTGCATGAAGGCCCTGCCGGTCTCAGCCCCCCAATGGGGGTCGCACGTGGACTTCAGCATCCTGCAGCCATGTGGCACAGGTAGATCTACCTCATTGCACACGTATGTGCGGCATGCTGGCGACTCGCAGTGAGCTCCGTCCCAGGTTTGCTGCAACCCTCCGAACCACCACGAGTCTCTCTCTTTGGTACCCATGCTGTGTTGTGTGAACAAATGGGGTCTGCCTGGAGAACTGATCCTCCAACAGCGACGGGGCGCTGCGGAGCCTTCCCCGCAGGCCCTACCACATTCCTATATGGCCTTGTTGGGTATGTGTGTTGTTCAGTATAAACAAAAAAATGGACTCTGACAACTGGAGTCACAGCCGGAGACTAAGGGCATTCTTCACAGACACCTTCAACGGATACAGAGTAGAATACCTCGGACAGAGTTATCAACCTCCCTCGGAGCGTGTGTATACTTTCCAGGAAGTCAGGGAAAGGCAGAATGCATATGCGGACGAGGACTCCGAGTATCAGGGTCCCGTCTCAGCGTACCCTGAAGACACACCGAAACTCAGGCCACTGTTTGACGTGTGCAAGGATGTGGAGAGAGAGCTCATCAGCAAACGCAGAGACCCCTTCGACCTAGGTGACCCAAACACCACGGGATACCTCAAGGACCTGCCCAAGAATGATCTGCTCACCTACTTGATGCTGGGTTCTGGACAGGTTCTGCCCAACCTACAGTCGGTGCTGCATGTGGAGCGAGAGAGGGCCAAGGTCGGTGAGGCCATACTCTCCTATCCCCTGCTGTGGTCCCCCCTCTGGGCAAGAACGGAGCCAGCCTGGTTCAAAATGAGCATCGGGAGTATATCAGACGGCTACGACTTTCGGAGCCATTCTTTCGACGAGGCATGGGAGCAACTCGCGGAGGTCCGAAGGTTCTGCAGCAGGGTGCAGTACGCAGCCAATGACGAGGTCATCACGTGCGTTCCAACACATCACCTCGAGGCAGAGAAGCTCTCCGAGATATCACAGCATGCATTCAAGCTGTCTAGCCACATGAACTCCCGCATGAAAGAGTACACCCTGGCCTGGCATTCTTACGCCTGTCTACACTCATCATCATGACCATTATATTGTCGTTGTAACAAATGTTTATTCAATCAAAATAAAACAAAAACAAAAACACACAAAACTAAATAGTTTTTCTTTGGATCTTCAGTCTTCAGTCTTCTTTTTCTTCTTCTCCTCCTCGCCCAGTGGGCCCATCAACTGTCAGGACTGCAAATCCGTCGGATGGTGGTAGCGGTGCAGCAGCATTCTGAGCCTGTAGTTCTCTCTTGAATTTCTTTGCGTGGTAATCTTCCACTCCAAACTTTATGGCAAAAACCATACCGACCAGTAGTAATAGGGTCAGGATCAGACAGAGGCAAACGGCGGCAATGGGCCATGCAACACACTGGAATATGTGCCTAGCGTCCTCAACCTGCGCTATGCACTCTTTAGTGCTGTTGACGAAAGCCTGCTCGTAGAACCTTAGGTCCGTGAACCCTCCGAAGGGCATGATGGTGCTCTTAATGGTGCTGTTAGATCTGAGGGAACCCACTGGAAACCCCGAATAAAGAGTAGAAATACACGTTATTATATATTAAGTTTTTTTTATTTGATGGTTGCTCACAAATCACCCAAAAAACTATCCGCGAAAGAAGTTTCTTGCTCTCTGGCACGTTTGGTTCGTCTGTTACTGTCATCGTTATCATCATCATCTGTTATGGGTCTCCTCCTAGGGTTAGTGGCCGTTATGATTCCAGGCCCTATAACAGCTGCACAAGTAGAGTCTTCTTCTGTTTCTTCTTCACAATCTTCCCCTTCTTCCTCCAAGTCCTTCACAAAGGAGAACACTCCGCGATCTGTGGGTGATGGTCCATCGCAAGATGTCGGTGTAGATTCGTGCACAGATCCATGGTTGTAGTGCCTCTTAACCTCAGCGTGGACAACGTTCCAGTCTACCTCTTCTCCACTCAACCACCGTCCGGACTTTGCTGAGTTGTTGTAAAAGTTGCGCATACGGACAAAAACCGGGTGACTCTCTGGAAAGTAGTCGGAGGCAAACTCTTCATCGAGGTCCGGGGCCGTCTTCATGTCTTTGCAGTACTCGGGGTAGGAGGACGGAGGAGGGCCTGCTATGCAAGTGGGCCAGTGAATATTGGTCCAGTCCCTAATGACCTCCGCTGTAACATCTGTGCGGCCCGTCGAGGTCTGGAAGACCTCTGCCATCTTCTCATACTCCCACCCCTCCTTGAGCTCAAAAAAGTTTTCTGAAAGCTTTGTGAAAGTGGCCGTGTTCTGCCTCGAGGGATCCGTCTGGAAGATGACATGAGGCTTGTAGGGTACCGTGTCATCCTCCTCCAGGGCCAACACGTATTTTTCCTCCTTGTTGGTGAAGGTGAAAGTCTTTGGCGCGCAGTAGTGTGCGTACCCGCTCTCGGTCACAAAGCTTTCAGAGAACACCCTTGCTGGCTGTACAGCCGGGTCAACAAACGCGGCCAGAATAGCCAGCTTGTCATCCTCCCACATGGTAATCTCTCCCGTTGCAGTCCTCTGCGTCTTGAACTTGTTTGTGCTGCGTGTCATCAGCTTCACCTTTCCGTGCTCCAGTTCCTTCAGAGTCTTTGCATTCTGTGGGGTCAGGGGCACCCCGTAGTAATTGCCTTCATATATTGGATCTGTACCCATGGTGTCCAGGTTAGGCAGTATGTCTGCGGCGAGGCACTTCCAGTGCACAAATATGTGGTCTTTTGTCCTCCTCACATTGGGCTCCCGAGTCACAGTGTGCAGAGCATAGGGCTGAGGAAAATTCGCAGCGACCTTGTGCCACTTGGGGGTGTCGAAGACAGGGGAACCCATCAGGAGGAAGCCCTTGTCTTTGTCGAGCTTGCAGTACATGGGGTCCCGCAGCGCCTCCTTGGCTGCCACCCTGGCGTGCCTGGACCACCAGTACCTGCAGGGACTCTGAAAGACAAAGGTGTGCTCCCCGGTGCGCTCCTGTGCATGGAACCTGATGCCGTACCCTAACGCCTGCCTTAGCTGGGCAAACATGATGTGAAAGTAGGGCGAAGAGCTCGCGTCCACCTCCTGCGAGTTGACATCATCCAGACGCTCAATCTCGGATGCCTGCTCGTCGTACCACTGCTCAAAGGCCTCGTGCTCATCCTTGTACAGGTGAGCGGCCATGCTGTAGAGAGCAGAGGTCCTGAAATCAAAGGTGAAGGACTCTATGGCGTTGGACTCGGAGCGGTGCACAGTGATGTTCTCCACGAGGTGCTCGGATGCCTTGTTGGGCCACCCGAGCATGCACCTCTTCATCTCGTACAGCTGGTTACAGTTCTCGTCGAAAATGTAGTACCCGGTGAGCACAGAGCGAGGCACTGTCACGTTCACTTTCTCCGGACCCACAGACCACTGAAATAGTTTTTGGGACTTGATGTGTCTGATCACCGCTGCCAGAGCGCTGAGGTGCATACCCTGGGACTGCACTATGACCTGGGAGAAGGCATCCAACAGGGCAGGTCCGGTGTACAGGATGGCAGCGCAGGCAGTATCCAATACCGTGTCCTCACGCGTCCTAAACGTGCAGGCCTTGTTTGCGCATGCCCGCATGCTCCTGAGGTAGTCCGATAGCCTCTCACCCCTCTTCGGGTACCTCACGGGTGTGAACGGGGGCACGCAGGTGTCCAGAGTGTGAAAGGCACCCATCGCATGGGCCGTCAGAGCGTAGACGTCCGTGGTCTTGTCCACGTGCCTGTTGGTTTCTTTCTTGTCCGGGTCGGAGACCTGTGTGGTGAGGTGGAATATGTTCTTGATGTGGTGGGTGAGGAGTCCGTAAAGGAAACTGCGCTCGTCCGGGGCCGGAGCTGAGAGATGTGGAGCAAACACGCTGATGAGGCTGATATGCACGTGAAGGCGGGTGATCCACAGCTCGGCCAGGGGCTGCAGTCGAGCCTCCAACACCGTCTGCTCATCTTGCCTGTCTCCGTGCACCCCGGGCTGGCTGATGACAGTGGCCGGATTGTCCGGGACCTTGAACAGCTCCCTGGGCTGCTGCTGCTGCGCTATTACCAGGGACCTGTCCATCACGGCCGGGCTGAACATGCTCAGAGAGTTGACGTTCCAAACCCACTGCATGTTGTGCACAGAAGTGACAGTCTTGCTCTTGTAGTCACCACCACCCTTACCGTTTTGACCACCGGCCTGCATGGTTCCCGCAATGTTTGATACCGCCACGCTACTGTCTAGGACGTTCTTCAGCATAGCACTCAGGTTGGACACCTCGTCGCTGGCGTTCTTGGTGGAGACCCCAGCCACGCTGGCGTCGTCAAACACTATGGTGCAGCCGGTCCCCCCCATCTCCTGCTCTGCCTCGTATTTGAGAGATGCCGGTGTGAAGCTAGTCTTTCGGAGCAGGAGCCCGTCGATGTTCTTGAAGAGCAGCGACAGGGTGATGTTGCAGAGGGTCTTTCCGTGGGCTGTGGGGGTGTAGTTGATGAGCATGCTCCTGGCGGTCCTCCACCTTGGTGCGGTGAAGGCTGCCATCAGCTTAAACATGAGCTCCGCCTGTAGCAGGCGCGAGACGTATATGTGGGACCCGAAGAGCTTCACCACCAGGGACGCGTAGGCAGCCACCGGAGGGTCTACGCACCGGTACCTCGCGAAGGACGCGGCGTCCTTCGGGTCATAGGCCATGGCCTGCCCGTAGTTGCCCCCGTTCTTGTGCAGCAACTTCTTGTACATGCTAAAGAGCTTGTTCATGACGGCGGAGGACTTGTTGAGGCCCAAAGACCAGACAGAATCCAGCATTGGCACCTCATTGCGGATGCGCATGTAGTTGACTGCGCCCTGGTTCATGGTGAGGACCTTGGTCTGTATGGCAGTGTTGAGAAAGTAGAGGTGAGGCCAGAGCGTGGCAAAGTACTCTGGGGAGTTGCTGTTGTGGATGTGAGATGAGGACGCGTTGTGCCTGTTGATGCTGTCCACCACTGCGTAGTTGGTCATGATGGATGCGTAGGTCTCCACAGTGGAGTCATTCTGGACCTTGGAGATGTCCAGGTTGTAGCTGTTCTTGACCGCGGTCTGTATCTCAAAGCTGTTGAAGTCGATGGAGGGCACATCCTGGAGGGCTCCGTCCAGTACACCTCCCCTCAGTAGCTCATGGGGCCCGTACTCAAACGCAAGGACGTCCACTGGAGCAGAGACTGTGATCCTCTTGAGGTTGTTGGAGGATGAGAGCTCCTTCATAATACGCAGCGTGCCCCGCTTGAACATGTGTGCTATGTCTGGCATGTTCTCAAAGTCCTGGCGTCTGCCCTTGGTGTTGCGTGGCAACTCCTTGCCAAGGGACATGGCGAAGCGCTGTGCAGTCTCGGTCATGTACCTCTTGAACACTGGAGCCTCCCAGACATGCATGGCCAGGAACTGCCTCATCTTGAACCACAGCGCAGTGTTGGCATCACACATGGTGCGCCTGTTCAGCTTGATCTGGACCTTGCCACCCTCCGTGCGTGCCTTCTGGCTGAGGAAGTCATCTAGCGTGTCTAGCAGCTCATCCAGGCTCGAGCAGGAGAGACCGGGCAGGGTGACTTTGGAAGACCCCGAGCCCGTGCTTCCGAAGCGCTCACCCATTAGGAAAAAGCTGCCCCCCATGTTCTTCACATCGGTGCGGGTGATGCCCTGCACTGTGCACTTGAAGAAGTCTATCTTGTTCCGGATGGCGGGCTTGATGTCCCCCGCGTTGATGTGCGCAAAGCAGGCTATGCCCATCTTGACAGCAAGTAGGTCCAAAACAGCGTCCGTCAGGCGCTTCTGAGCCTGGGTCGGAAGGAAGTACTCGTCGCTGGACCCCGAGGAAGAGGATCCGATGCCGCTCATAGACCCATCGTAGGTGTTGAGGGAGAAGGCTCCGTTGGACTCGTCATCCGTGTCCTGACCTCTCATCCAGAAGGGCATGGGGCCACCTCCGCTGGATCCTCCGCCACTTGCCCCGTCCAGGCCCTCGAGGTCTGAGGGGTCCTGTGCCTCGCAGAGTCTCTTGCGACTCATGAGAAAAACGAAGCTGATACTAGTGGAAACCAGCGCCCTCTGGTGCGGCGTGAGATACACACCCTGGTCCTGGTTGAGAAAGGGCTCATTGAAGAGCGTGTAGATCTTGCCCTCAAACTTGTGGCAAAGGAATGTGAAAATGTAGAGCGCGTCCCGCATACGGGTGGACATGTTCGCAAAGGAAAGGTTGCGCCTGTTGGACTGGGTGGTGAGTTCCTTGGCCTCAATCACCACCACAAAGGGCACCATGGGCTCCTCGAACTCATCAGTTTGGAGGAAAAATCTTCTCAGGTTGCTAGCCATCTCGTTGATTAGTTTGGTTTGTTTGTTGTGTGTGTTGTTGTGCTTGATCAGAGCCCAAGGTCAGTATACCAATTTCCAGTGGTGGTGTAGCTGCGGAATTCGTGGCTGTTGCGGAAGTGAAGGGGGCCTGCGGATGTTATCGGGTGGTTTGGAGCTGGGGTTGGGGTGGTTCATCTCTTGTTTATTCCTTACAGATTCTTGTATGCTGCCACCTTTACAGGTTCTTGTAGGTAGGTGTTGAATCGGGTAGTAGGTTGACTTGCACAGCGCGCTGGGCCTTGTGTACCATATATGCGATGAGGCCGACCAGAGCAGCGGCCGCAACCACCCCTCCTACCCCGAGTCCGATCAGCAGCCCCATGGGCACTTCGGGCTCTTCGTATCCGGTTGCTGGTCCCTGTGTCTCCATTATGTCTGGAGTGAGACTGGCGTGTAGTGGTCTTATGAACACAGAGGACAGGCGTTGTATCTGTTGTAGATGGTTTGTTTCCTTATCAGCAGAAGAACAAAGACAGATATTTGTGGGAGAATTTATTTGTGTGAACCTTTGTGATACACAACAAACGAAGATTTAACAAAACATGTTGAGCGCCCTCCTCCTGGAAGATTTTGCCTCTTGGCTGAAGTCAGTATGCCATCTCTGACCAAGGAGTCTAGAAGCTGCCCGGCCGTGGGTCTCTCTGAGAAGTGGTGGGTGGCCCTCCTGAACACTGCTTCGCAGAAAGTGTCAGCCTGTGCAAACGTGCAAGCGTTGATGGTCTCTTGTGAGGGCATCCAGTTTGGTTTAAAGAACCTCTTGGAGCCCGGCTTCATGGGATAAGACATAGGGTTGAAACGCAGCATCTTTGACAGCTCCCTCTCCCTCCTGGATATGCTATGCGAGAGTGCAGCCAGGCTCCAAACGTCTGAGACAAAAGGTCTGATGTGGTGGTAAACGTCCGCGTCGTGTAGCGTACCCCCATTGTTCTTTGGAGTGGCCACCTCGGGTGCAGTGTAATGCACTGTCCCCGGTTGTGGCAAGGTAGTAGATAGACTAAAGTCCCCCAGCTTGGCCTCGGTGAAGGGCAACGACAGCATCACGTTTGTGGGCTTGATGTCGTTGTGGTAGATGCCAGAGGAGTTCATGTACTCCACAGCCTTGGCCACACCGAGTACAGACGCTGCCATGATGGCTGATTTTTCATCTTTGGAGAGTGGAAACGTTGTAAATTCATAGAGGGTCATGGTCATGCGGGGCATCAGGATGCAGAACTCACCCCCGCTGTAGATGCATTTGGCTGGCATCACGTTCGGGTGAGACATCATGATCGGAGTTAGCCAGTCATTGAGGTTTGTGCACTTTTTCACACACTCTGTGGCGTACAGGGGCCTCCGGGACAGGGGTGCATTGGTGACAGGGTAGACCTTTGAGTAGGTTCCGGAGCCCATCTGCGCGTAGGCAGTGTAGACCACTTTGCGTATTCCGGGAACCAGCGGCGCTATGAGGAGCTCGCATGTGGGTTCCTCATCGAGGTCGGTTTTGCGCTCTAGCTGGCTGCAAGAAATGAGTAGTGTGGACTTGGAGCCCTGCTCCGAGAACACAGATGAAATGTTACGGATGACACTTGGGGAGAATGCCGCCTGCGGCGTGAGAGTCCTTAGGTATAGCGCCGCGTTCCTGAGTGCTGCCTCTGCCTCTTCAGTAGTCCGAAAACAGATGGCCCGTGACCGCCGACGACTTTTGGTACCAGAAGTGGAGGCTTCGTCCGACATCGTCTCTTCTGAGAGACCGCTGCAGTCGTTTGCAAGGGTTGGAGTAGGTTCTTTCGGTTGGAAGTCCGAACGTTTTCGCTTTCTCATGGGAGAAGAAGCACTTGTCGACGACCACCTGAATGTACACGAGCTGTCCGTGGAAGGTGTAGACCACGCAAGTGGGCTCAGAGGTGCAGAAATCATCCCAGCATCGCCAGAAAGGGAAGGAGAGGTCAGATCTACTACTTGTGATGGTGTCCACTCTATTTGGCAAGTGCTCAATACTGCAAGGTCTGAACTCAAAGTCTGTGTGAGCGGAGACGGCCGATGCGGGGACGGACTCGCACAGCGGATTTGCCTGCATCCCGAAGTACGTTTCTGAGAGCTGCGAAGCAAACAGGACCGCGACCGGTGGCGAAGGCTCTGCGGCCTCTGCAGTTCCCCCGGAGCCTCCTCCATGTCCTCCAGCGGGGGAGGTGGAAGCACCAGCTGCTTGAGCGCACACGAGTCCCACACACTTGAGCGTGTCATCTCCTGGCAGTCTATAAGACTCATCTTGTTCATCCGCCACAATATCAGGAATAATGTGCGTTTGGCTTCTATACTGTGTTGACGTCTTGAGGGCATGGGCAGGGGCAACGAATTGCGCCTGATGGGAGCTGCGGCCCGTGACCACGCGCTGCGGAGTAATCACAGACTCCCAGTGGACAGCACCAGACTCCAGGTGCTGTCTCCACTCTTCTGCACAGCTGGTCTCTGACTGTGGAGAGAACACAGAGCAGGGGAACTGCCTGGCAGAGACCGCATAGACTGCAACAGGCTGGTAGCTCGGAGCTATTGCTGTGGGGTGCTCCAACACCAGTGGAAAGTTGCCCCTCAGTGGCTTCCAGAAAATGGCAGCCCCACCGTAAGCAAATCCACCCGAATAACCCGTCCACAGTTCTGCGTCGGACCACACTGTGCAGGACCTGGTGGCTTCAGAAAAGTCAATGCAGCTCAGAGACACTTTAGCTAGATGGGAGTCCGAGCAGTAGGCCAGCAGCACCTGCATCTGTGAGATGTCCCTCAGCTCTTCCCCGGGTGTGCGGGGCAGAGGGTAGAAGGGAACATGCCTGGATGCCGGAGGCAGCGCCTTTCCCAGAACAATTCCAGAGGCAGAGATCTCGTGAACCACCAGCAGGCAGGGATCTGATACGCTCAGTGTACCAAGGAGCCTGAAGAGTCCCCCTTTCTGGTCCCTCATCTCGCCGGTGTCAAAAAAGGCCTCTGACACGTTCGTGGGGTGCTCAGAAGAGGACCCCATCAGCATGTCCCCAAAGTTGGAGTTGTAGTACGAGGCGAGCCTAGAGGCTGCCGAGCGCAGGGACGCGTGGGCCTTGGTCGGTGGCAACCCCCTGTTTCCGAAAAAGGCTGACGCGTCAGCACCAGTCAGCCTAGTCAGATAAAACTGGGGGGCAACCTTCTCCACCAGACATTTGACAGAGACCGCACAGTGCGTTATCCCGATCCTCTCAAGGCTGCTGGGTCCCCCCTTCTGTAACCTGACGTGACACAAGTGCGTGGATTTGTCCTGCACCCTTCCTAGCTCAACTATGGCTTCATCTTCATGTGATGGGAGCCAGTGTCCCTCTGAGAGCTGCCCCACCACCTCCAGCTCAGACACCGAAATGCCCTCCGAGACCCCACTCACCGGGGAGGAGGCCCAGCGGGCCTCGGAGCAGCAGAGACTCCAGTCTATGCTCTGTGAAGCCATTGAGGAGGTACTCAACGTCCTCAACACTGAGGGCCTGAGTGTTCCGCAGATACAGTCCATCTTCTCTGCAGGTCGGTTGGATCCGATAAACAGCAGCGTGGTAGGGGATCAGGATGTCGCCAGAGACCTCTCCTCTCGTAATCTGGTGGTTACGGGCTGCGAGAGTGGCGTATATGAGGTTCAGTGTCAGACGTGCGGAGCTCGAATGTCGGCTAACTCGGAGCTTTGGAGTTTGCCTGGCTTTGCCGCGTACGCTTGCATACAGAGATGCGACCTTTCCGTGTTGCACCCGCAGCTCATGATTGACCAGGTGCGAGAGGCTGCGACAGCTGCGGCCGAGGTCAGGGTGTTCTGCAGGGGGTTTGAGCCCTCCAAGGCCTCCACCACGCACAGGTACAACCTCTACAGCATGTCCCAGGCCAGATTTCCATACCGCATGGTCAAACTCCGGGACAGACTGCAGTCCTGGAGTTCCACCGCTTCCACCCCGGAGCTGTACGGGGCCTGCGAGAGGTGGTCCAGGCAGGGTCTCTTTCTTTTCCAAGATCAAGTCTGCTGTGTGTGGTGCGACAAACCTCCGACATTGTCCAGGCTCAAGGCAGCCAACCGTTCGGACCCGTGTGATCACACCTGCGACGGACTTGCTCCCAGGGCTCACCTGAGAATCTCCGAGGTACTTGGACACGGTATCGTAGGTAGGGTTCCAGGGGACTCTTCCCTTGCATCCAGGCTCCAAAGCCTGTCAACTCTCCAGATCTCGGACATCAACAGAAAGCTCCCCAGAGAACTCTTTGACTGTGACACCAGGGAGCTAGGAGACATGGGCCTTGTGTTTTCTGGGGTGTCCGACCTGATGATCTGCTGCAAGTGCCTGTGCCTCTGTGCTGGGCTGTCAGTGGCTGGTTTCAGGCACTCTTGTCCCTCCGAACGCCAGGCAGCTCAACTCATCCCCATGATCTGCAAGTCGGGCGCAGAAGCTCTGGGCATGGACATCAACCTCTCACCCGAGACGTGCACATCAGAAAATGAACACCTTGTCTATCTGACCTCAAAACCTCAGCGGAAGAGGATCCGAGCCGGAGGAGCGCGCAAGGGGCTCTCACCGGAGACCAGGTGGCTCCAACTCAACCACACTTGGTCCTACAGGCCAACACGTCTTCAAGCGTTATCAGCAGGCCACTGGCGTACAGTAGAGCTGTACAACAAGCACCCTGCCCTCACCAAGTTTCTAGCAGCAGCTGGAGAGCTCCGTGCGTTCGAGGCTGAGCTCGAGAAGCAGAAACAGACCAAAAACTCGAAGGAGATGAGCAGACTGTTTTTTGTTTAATAATAAAACACACTTCATTACCATCACTGAATCTCCTTAATGAAATTGTACTTTTTGGTAGCAGGACATGTCTGGGATTCATACCTGATCCCATAAAACACGTCCTCCGCCTCAAGAAGCGTTGACTGGTTCACCAGGGTGACAGCCTCTGGATCAGAGTAAAACTTCCACCTGCCCTTGAGATGCACCCGGCACCAGCTCCTCAGATGCTGGCCTTTGTAGCTGCCAGCGTGTAGAACCAGGTTGCCCTCATTCCCTTCCTTGTACATGTAGTAACTTGTGGATAGGAATATAGTCAATGACTGAGTGTACCTATGCCCCCTGTCGTTGTAGTCTGTGTTCTGCACCACAGATACCAGCAATTGGTCCTGCTGGGCGTTTGGGAGTCCGTAGTCAGAGAGGGTACCGGGAGCAGAGGTGAGCAGCACCTTCCCGCAGCAGTACCTGGGTACGCTGCTCGGTGAATTCTTGAAGGACATGGTGTACCACATGAGCAAGTTAGTCTTGATCAGCACGCACATCACCTCGGTCAGCGTCATTTTCTCCGCACTTATCCAGGGGAGCCAATAGACCCGACCATTGTAGCCCACCCTGTAGAACCTGAGAATGTTCACTGTGCTCCGGAAGGAAGGTGGACTTTTTGACGAGCCCACCGAGATAGCCTCCACCGCTGCAGAGTGCAAGTCCCTGTCCAGCACCTGGACGATCTTCATATCCCGATGGTTCTCATCTGTGGTGGGTAGTGGGGAGAACAAGGAGGCAATATGCGCAAGCAGCATCAAGGGTTGCATGGAGGCGATATCTGTGGCCAAGGGGTATCTGTCAGAGTCCGACCCATCTTTCGAAGTGGTTTCACTGAGACGGATTCTCTTGCGTTCTGGTGCTGGTGATGATGATGACAGCAAGTCCAGAGAGTGGCTCATTGTGGTTGACTCTAATGGAACGCCTTGGATGCCTGCTAGGGTTGTGTGGAGGAGAGCTATGCGCGCACTGGTAAAATTGCCCAACGTTTTGCCCTCCGCAGCCAGTAGACCGGGACAGCTGTGGCTGTTTGGTTCCAGCGGTCTTGCGGGCAGAGTGTTAATGAGCTGCGGTTTTGATCAAGAGAACACATCCGCAGCACTCATGTATTATTAAAACAAAACTATTAAAGGAAAACTAAAGACAACGCCGTCTAAAAATACAACCATGTACCCGACAGACAGCGTGCAGATAGTGAGCCCAGGAGAAGGATGGTGGCTGGACTTTTCACAGAATCTGTGGGTCAAGGGCCCCTACGTGGAGACTCGCCCCGTAGAGATGGTCCTGGGTCCCCCGCAGGTTGAAGGCAACGAGGTTTCAGTCGACCTGAAAGACATTTTAGATCCATCGTGCAAGGAGGTCCTCTCTTTTACAGTCAAACCCGTAGGCTGTTGGGCAGCATGGAAAAAATCAAATGTGGACCAGAGCTTGTTCATCTGGTACAGAGTCAAGCCTCCATTCTCAGAGCTACCGGCATCTGCTGTGTATGATCACTACTACCACTATTGCCCCGACAATGAGGAGCAAATCACATTTGGGTCGGTCTCTGATCCCCCGGACCTGTGGTACTTGCTGGGAGTCCCAGAGCGCTGGCTGCTGCAGAACCCGATGGTCTCTGGAGTTTTCAAAGCCTACATAGACAGCGGGAGCAAACTCGCGCCCCTGTTGAAGCTGGGAGACGGGTTTAGGACCCTGGATGTTTTGTCCACCTCCCAGGAGGCCACCCTGTCAAGTTACTGCGACCTGGCGTGTGAGGTCACTGTCACTCTAACGACAGCGTTCAGGAAGTTTGACAAACATGACTCCCAGTCTCGGGCAGAGGCTGTCAACGCGGGGATCTGGTGGCTCATGCTACACCTGGAGCGGTGCTGCTCAGTGAGCCCGCAGGAGATCCTGCGGCTCTCTCATCTCCTGTGCGTTCATGCGCCAAAATCCGAAGGCGAGCTGGCAGCAGACAGGGAGCTGCGGGAAAAGTACTGGAAGAACAAGCCACCACACAAAGAACATCAGGGGGTCATGGGCTACAGACTGGGCTCCGTGGCCGCGCTCATGTATCTTCAGGTGCAGTCCAGGTGGCCCCGGGATACCATCGGGTGGCCTGCCAGAGTCTTCACCCCAGACAACTCCGAGGTCACACACAGAGACGCACGCATCAAACATTCGTTCGACTCAAAATACTGGGAACTAGTCAAGGCCACACTGGCGAAAACGCACTGTGAAGCTGATCTCTCCGGACTATTTAAATCTTTGGTATGTCCACTGGACATCTCAGAGTACCTCAAGAAACCTTTCAGGAAACCCATATCCCATCACATGTGTCTTTGACTAAATAAATAAAAACCATCACTTAAACCATCAACTGTGTTTAATGTTTTTCATCTTATTCAAACAACACCATAAGTGTTCAGAAACGCTTGTAGTATGGCTTGGTGTCCACCGGTTGTTGTTGTTGGCAACAGCATCCGCAGAGGGACACTCCTGGGCAAAAGAAGCGGAAGGCAAAGTACATGCCGACCAGGGTTGTGATGAGTCCGACAATGGCTCCGATAACAGCAATGGCTATGGCTATGTTCTTTGCGGGTCCGATGAAGGCACCAAACCAGTCCCCACTGGCCATCCTTGCCAGCTGGTCGGCGAAGGCAGCAGCCTTGACGTTGTACACCTTTCGGAGAGCGTCATACTCTGCGGTGAGGTTGTACACATTGTCGCGGAGTCCCTCCCACTCCGACTGCTGCTCCTTCCACTGTGCAAGGCTTGTGGCGAACGTCTGAGATCCGTTGGTGAAGAGGACCATCCCTCGCCTGTATTCCTCTCCGTTCTTTTGTATCTGTGTCACCAGGTTTACCCACTGCTCATAGGTGAGGTTGTATGAGAGCTGTGACTTGTAGAAGTCGTTTAGCTTCTGCTGCACATCAGCCTGCAGTCCAGCCACCTGAGCGTTGAACTGGTTCATGCTGGTTGATAGATCTGCTACCACGCCTTGCACCTGGACCACTGCCGGGGTTATTTCGTCCAAACCAGCAGAGGACCTGATGGGCGCTATGTTCACCTTGGGCACGGGAACGGGAGTCACCTGCCCAACGGCCTGGACCCCGTTGTAGAATGAAAAATCCCCAACCGATCTCTCAGGCAGAGTTACTGTGCCTGAGATCTGGATCGGCGCGGTGATGATGTCCGTGCAGCCGTCAGAAGAGCACTTGACTAGCCGGCAGTACTTTTTGATCTGGACCACCTGCTGCACAATGATGGCTGCCACGCAGTCGTCCCACGTTGGGTGGGCGACGGGCGGCTGGCAAATGTTGGCCGAACACTGGGGCTCCGTGTAGAAACGTCCATCTCCCAGCATCACCACGTCGTCGCTCCGAGGAACAAACCATTCTCCGTTGATGGTCAACGGCTTTGCCGAGACAGTGTAGTAAGCAAAGTCCCTGTAGGCAGCGGGTACCTTGTACATGACAGCCACCACCCCGAGGTCCTGTCTGTACACTATACCCTGCACACTTCTGTACCCCGCAAAGTAGGGCTTGTCAGCCAGGAACTTTTGGTTGACGGGACATCCCTCCAGGGTCCCCCCGTACAGGGACTTGAAGCACGTCCTATAGGCCTCCACCATGCCAGTCAGCTTAAGAGCGTTGTGGGCCAGTGTGGTGGCAAGGTTGTTGAGCTGCTGGTAGTAGAGCATGGCCGCTGCCTGGAGGTTTATCTTGTAGTTGACATTGGCTATGTCCGCTACCTGCTGCTCCCTGATCTCGTTGAGCTGATCTGCTACGTAACCAAACCTGCTGTTGATCTCGTCCTCCATCAGGGTCACCCTCCCATTGACCGCCTTGATATTGCTGTCCAGGGCCACGCTGATGTTGGCTATGCTGTTGCCCAGCTTTATGATGCGGTCAGAGTTGTGTGATATGGCCTGGGAGTTGACACCGACCCTGTCATTGATGAGCTCGATGACCTTCTGCTGCGAGTTGAGCTGGTCCTGTAGAGCGTTGGAGAGCTGCGCGTTTGTCGCAGTAGCATCCACCAGCTGGTTGATGTAGTTGTTGGTCGCGTTGAGCGCAATGTTGAGCCCGTCCAGTTGATTCTGCTGACCCGAGAACTGATTCTGAACGGTGACCAGCTGCTGGTCGTGGCTGACTAGCTGTTTCTGGAGTACCTTAAGCATCTCGTCATGCACATTGAGCATCTTCATCTGATCCTCCAGCAGGCCAGCTACGCTCCTCATGGCGTCCTGCAGTGCTGCAATGTCCACAGAGTTCTTTATGCCCAGGGCTAAAGCTGCCGCGCTGACAAAGAGTCCAAAGAACTTGCTGTTGGCCTTGTTGGTGAAGGGGTCTATGGTCCCAGAGTTGTACTGGAGCAGCTCCCTGGTCATGAGTTGGTAGGTCTGGTGCACCGCGTAGAACTGCTGCTGCAGGCCCAGGACGGCTACCCTCGAAGCCACATCCATGGAGCACACGGTTGCCGCGTCCCTTCTGCAAATCACATCACCCTCACACAACACCTGAAGGCAGTCCGGTATTGTGGTCACGTCAAAGTTCACGCACTTGTAGTTGACGGGCATCACCTCTATCACAGTGGTCCAAGAGTCTGCGATGGTGACGTAGCGAGAGATACCCAGCCAGTACTGATCTCGCTCCACGGGTTTGTCGGTGAAGGTTGTCCCTAGCTGGTACAGGTCAACATTGGCGCCCTCCTGAGCAGTGAACGAGCAAAGCTGCTGCACTGTGGGCACAACGAAGCATAAGTTGGCAGGGTCCCAAAGTACCACATCCCTGCGTGCGGAAGGGGACACTGTCTGCAGTGTTGCCACATCAACAGCTATTGAGGGTGTCTGCGTGCAGGTGTTTGCCTGAGACACGGATCCGTCGGTGCAGGTGAACCCTGGCAGCGCGAGAAAGCCGCTGACCATTGGTATCTTAACTGTCTTGTCATAGGCACGGTCCAGAACCACGTAGTTGCCGGCGTAGTTGATGATCCCAGCGCAGGACACGCGGGGACCGTTCCCCACGTAGTAGTAAGGACCGCCCGAGAGAGCGGACTTGGACACCGCCAGATTGCTGGATACCGCCTGCTTAACCTTGTTGATCCAGTACCCATCTCTACTAACGCTTACGTCCATGACAAAGAAGTCTGAGGATGGATATTTGTTCATGAGCTGGGATACCCTGTATTCTATGTGGCTCTCGCGCATGGTGCGCCAGGTACAATTTTTACCCCCCACAACATCTGTGAAACCACAGTAGCCCGAGGTCGCGTCCACGTTTCCACTCCCACAAACTGGTTGGTCTTCCAAGTTGTAGTTGCTGGCATTGAAGTAGTCTATTGGTATGCGGCCAGGGGCACCTCCGTCAGTTATGTTGCACGTGGGATTTGACACCGGATCCACCGACCCATAAAGGCTTACTGAAAGAGACAGCTTCTCGAGAGGAACCCCATGAGAGGTCATAAATTCGGCATAGTCCCTCACAGTGCGATGGGACGAGGAGCACTTGGTCTGCATGTTGTAATCACAGTTGCCCGGGGTGGTGAAGCTCCGGAGCTCCATGCTCTCGTCGTAGAACTTGTCCACAAAAAGGGAGGCTAGGGGTATATTGAGAAAGTTGATGTCGATCATGTTCACTGTCATCACCCCCAGGTAGGGGTCCTTAATGTTTTGGGTCACCAACGTTGTCTTTGTCTCGATGATAAACTGGGTGTGAGCTTCTGAGAGGCTGTCTTGGCTCTGGGGAAAAGTGTACTCAAATATTATTCCGTTCATGTTATACGTTGTCATTAATTCCACTGCGTTCTTGATCACATTGGCTTTGTTCTCTCCGACAGTAACTATGTCCGACCAGGTTGTGCTCGAGGCTGAGAAACTGATGTAGGATGTGGGACAGTTGGTCATCATGAGGGCCAATATTTTTTTATCATCCTCTGAGACCCATGATCCGTTGTAGGGTGAGGACATTACCACGGTCCTCAGCACGCAAACGTCGCAAGATCCCGCGGTCACATTGTTGAGTTTGGACCTGTATGATGCACCCTTGGTGTTCTGCAATGCCGAACTGTCTACCGCGCAGTGGATGTGGGGGTACCCAGACTGTGCATCCTCGTTGGTGAAACCCCGTGCCCTCGCTATGTTGCTCACACACATACCCCTGTAACAAAAGTCTCCGATGGTCCGGACGCATGTGCTGTTTGATTTGAGATTTGCCTTGCCCATGTACTGCAGGAGACAGGGCCCCAGAACGGGACTCTGTAGTAGCTGGGGTAGGACGAGGGAGTCCAGGTTCAGACCCATCATCATCGCGCCCCATGTCTTGCCTGCCAGGCTATTGGGTCCGAGCCTGCACGCGTCTCTGCTGGTGATGGCGTCCGTTGTGTCCCTGTGCCTGCACACGCTGGCGCATGCCACGGCCTTTGCAGTCATGGACTCTGTGACAGGGATGAAAGGATAGCAAATCTTCTTAGGTTCGGCCAGCCCAGTGTACAGCATGTCCACGTACATGTCCGTGGTCAGGCTCATCGGTGGTATGAGGTTGAGGCTGCATCTGTCGTTGATGGCGTCCTGTATGCTGTCGGCAAGGTTAAATATTACGAGACCAGACACTGTTACCACAGCACGCACCTCGCTGCCCATAACGGGGGAGGTGATTGCCTTTCCAGTTCTGTCAAAGTAGCCCTTGAATGTGAAGGATGTGGTGCAGCCCGGGTACACTTTGGTCTTTAAAGACATCAGGATGGTCCCGTCAAACGCAGGAGCAGTTGCATATCCGTGGGTGACCGAAGCCGCCAGCAGACAACACAACAGCAGCATGGTCAATACAACAAAAAACACAGCTGTGTGTGCACACCTTTATTAGAATGGTCAAAATACAAAGGGTGACAACATGAACTCAAAGAGCCAAATCAATCATTAATTAGCCAGCGGACCTCTTTGAGTTTGTGAAATCTCAGCTGGGAATTGGTGTGTGAGAAGACACGGGACATCAGAAAATCACTCCTGTATAGATAGTCCGCACTGAACAGACACTGACCCTGGGACAGTGATCCAGAGAGCTGGGTCACGGACATGTTGAAAAGCTTGCGCGCGTCCGCTCCGATCGCAATGGCTTGCAGCTTTTTGTTGGAGGACAGACACCTTGCAATCACAGTCTGCAGCAACCTGGACCAAGCATCTGTGTGGTCGTCCGCACCCGAAGAGCAAGTAGGTCCCACAGCGAGGCACAGTACACCCTGCCTGGCCCAGTCCTCCAGGGTTGCGTCGTAGTTCCCTCCTAGCTCCTGCCTCAGGTTGGCCACGTGCTGGGCCCCGCAGCCTTCCGTCGTCCCGAAGCCCATGCCATTGAATCCTCGCCACCTATAGGCCCTGTTGCCCACCAGCAGCACACGCACATCCCTTGGCGACTTGATGAAGCTGAACGCGTGCAGTACCCTGTCCAGCGATGGTGTGAGCCGCCCTCGAGACCCGCGAAGCGTGTCCAATAGGTCAGCAGTGTAACTCTTGTCAAACTCCCTGAGGAAGAACTCGCGCCACCCCCCGGATACGTTCGGTAACTCGGAGACCAGGTCCCTGATCAGGTCGTCCCGGGGCTCCGGAGGCGGGGGGCCCTCGTGCACGTCGTCATTGAAGCGCTCCCTCCTCATATCTCGTTTCAGCATGGCAATCTCATGCTTGAGTTTCAAATGGTCAATCACTTCTGTGTCAATGCCTATATCGACTTGTTCTCCCCTGTACTTCCTGCGTATCTCCACCCGTTTCAAGACGGTCTGGATTTGAAAGTGATCCATGGCCGGAGTGGAGCAGGAGCAAGGTGCTGAGGGAGAAATACAGAGAGCCACTGTTCAGGTTCCCAAAGAAGTATGCCACGCCGCAATACTAGCGGGTTTAACCCCGCTGGATATTGCGCTTCTCAACCAGGAGCTGCGGCTGGCCAGAGCCTGCGAGGATGGCGCTGCGGGTCAAGACCTCAGGGCCCTCAGAGCCTTGCCAGACAGCCCTGCCTTGCAGAGGTGGCCGCAGTTGGCCAAGCTCAGGGATTGTGATATCTATGGGGCTACGCTCCCTAGCCTGGTCGGGGACGGGGGATGGTTCTCGGACAGGGCCAGGACCCTGAACTCCAGGCCTCCGGTGCTGCGCCTTTCCTCGATGGTGGAGCCCAAGGATGTGGGCTCCGTTGATTTTCTGGTGCTATCAGACAGCATGAAGCAGCATGGCCAGAAACCTGTGGTGGCCTCTTTCAGGGAACTGTACCACTACCTGTACGAGTACAGGTACCTGTCCAGGCTGAACTGTATCAAGGATCTATGCGACTTGTCAAAGTACTGGGGCAAGTGGCTCTGGGAAAAATTGTGGGACGATGAAGAGGTGGACGCGTACAAGGCGTACAATGTGGAGAAGAATTGGTGCTACAAGAGCACAAACAGTTATGGGGAACAGATGTTTGTGGAGCAGGTGTGTATTGTATGGACACTCATCTCCTTTCATACTCGCAACACCCTGTTATATTCTTATATTCTTTTTTATTTGACAGGTAAAGTACGGACGGAAAAGACTCAAGGCTTTTCTTGATGCCTCCGCTGACGCTGTGATCGGACACTACATGGCCGCGAAGAGTGACTCTGTCGACACGTACAAGGCAGCAGACGCTATGCTTGGTACTGCTGGTTTGCGCCTGACTCCGCTGCTCCAGTCTGTGAGGACTGTACCCCTCACCTTCCGGGTTCATCCAGAGACCAGGTACTGCCTAGAGATGCTGACCTCGAGGTTCATCTCGCTGCTGGCTGTGTACGCGCAGTACATCAAGATCAGGGGCAACCAGGACATACCATCCGACTTGATCACTCTATTCGAAAAGATGGAACTGATCAAGTACAAGGCCCCGGCCAAGCTGCTAAGGAACATGGTGAAGTGCTGCATGATGTTTGTGCCTGCTGAAACCTGTGTGCTGGCAGGTTACCTGACTCTGGACCCCGGAGACACAGTCATACCCAACCCCATGTATGACCTCTACTACGACAACCAGGTGTACACGGAGCTGGTGCGGCAGACATGGATGGTTCGGCAGATAGGGAACCACATAGGAGACGAGGTCAGCTTCAAGAACTACACCAAGGTGAGGTGGGAGCAGATCACCGATAGTATTCATCAACTGCGGAGACAGTTTCCAGCACGCGTTCGGATGACAGCGATAGAGCACGGTGCGAAACTGGGAGCCTACGACCCTTGTCCTCCCGAGGTGTGTGAGGCAGTGATGATCGAGTACAGCGACATGGACTCGGATGAGGAGTACGTGCCAGACATCGAGGGCATGTTCCAGTACGAGGTGCCTAGACTGGACGGGGACAGCCTCACCAAACCTGCACCCTCGGAGCACCTCAACCCCAGAAAGCATCAGAAAAAGAAGGAGAGGAAAAACACACATGATGATGACGACGACACACTGGAATCGTCGGAGTACGAGGAGGAGGAAAAAGCCATCAGCAAAACCAAGCGCACAAAGAAAGTCAAGAAGGACCTGACCAAGGCCAAAGAGATCAAAAACAAGAAAAAGCAAAGGCAAGAGGACTTGGAGGTTGGTTTGGACCAAGATGACCTGGGTGAATCCTCGAACAGAAAGACTGTGCCTCCACCATCAACATCCTACAAGAAGAATAAGAAGAAGCTCACAGATGCCGAGCTCATGCCACCACCAAAACAACTACCTCCGGGGCCCCGAAAACCAAAGAAGGTGATAAAGCCCCCCAACACACACGAGGACATTTACACCACAACAGAGAATGAGACGGAGGATGATTATGCCTATGACTATGAGATACCTGTCACAGATACCCCCGCACTCCAGGAGAATACGCCTGTTACTGACATAGAGGTAGAGTTCCCACAGATATGGACCAAAGAGGATGAAATTTCAGACATCCTCTCGGAGGACACTGAGAGTATCACAGGGGGCAGCATAACGTCTCTCAGAAACAGAGTGCGAAAACGCGCGGCCACCTCCGCGCTGTCACCCTCTGAGACCACGGCTCCTGCAAAGCGCAACACAAACTCCAGTGTCACTAACGCCATCATGGCAGACTTTGTCAATGCGGTCTGCGTTCCCGCAGGGGTGCAGGACCTAGACGACAACATCATGCCAGACTCCCCGGGAGACATCACCTACGTGCCCTTTGAACCCGTAAGCATTCCCAGAAACTACAAGATCAAGGGTACCCTGGACGGAATGGCAGAGGTTCTCGCGGTGGAGAACACTGTGCCCAACATGATCAGGCCCACCAACTTTGAGATGTTCAACAGGCCCATGCGGCCCGACGAATTCGCAGACACCCATCTCAGGTGCAAGGCTCTCAAGATCCTCTATGCCATGGTCAGAATCTATGCTACAGGGCTGAAAGATACAGTTGTCTCTGAGGCCGCTGCGGAAGAGATGAAGGAGTACGCTCCGCAGCAGGGTGTAGTAGGAACGCCCGGACCCGCAGGCCGAGGGCTGTTTCTTGCTTGCTGCGTGGTTGTAGACCAAATGTATCGACGTCTTGTCACCAGAGCTTTGGACATTCCAGCTGATGAAGAAGAAGACGATCAGAACTATAAGACAGCTCTCCGAGATGACATTGATACATACAAAGATCTCATCAACAGGTTCATGCTGACAACAAAGCAGATTGCAAAGAGATCTTTTAAAAGGGAGGTGCGATCTGCCTTCGCAACATTCACCGTCAAAATAATATCCTCCACTTTTACCGCAAGGGACAATCTCCTAAGGGTCACTGGAAGGGATCCAGTCAACAATTTTTACTCCACTGCGCAGACGGATTTGGACCCGTACTCCGATTAACAGAAAAATAAGAAAGAAAAATCAAACCCAACATGGCCCTAACGCTGAAGACAACAAAACACCTGGAGTGTCCCCTGTGTAGATTCGGAATATGTGTTGACAATGTTGTAGCTCACATGGTCACTTCTCACAAACGCATGGTGTGGTCTATTACCTGCAGCAAGTGCAGCATGCAACTGAGCAGCTGCCCCCTGCCATATGAGCAACAACCCCCCGGACTCTATGCCTGGCTCCACAAGAACGTGCCCAACCACCCCTGCCACGACGCACAACTCGTCTGGACCTACACAGACAGCAGTGGCAGTGTCTCACCCGCTGCACATGGCAGGTCCATAAGAGTTATGCGAGAAAAGTGCGCAGCGTACAAGCTCGGAGGGGGCAAGAACCTCGCATCCAGGCCACCTTGCCTGACCCCCTACCTTCTCACTCCCAAAAAGTCCGCGGCTGCTTCCGGGGACGAGGAGCTACTGCTGGGAGGATTCGACTTGCATGACCCTGTGGTGCGCAAGGCCTTCTGCATCAACGCTCAGACAATCTCAGCCTGGACCTCGGAGTACAATGGTACAACCTATGTAGACCTCAACTGGCCGGAGCTGAGCCCCGCCTGGTCTTCCAAACCTTTCGGACAGGCTGTGAACAGATGGAGGGCTGCAGTCAAGGAGGCAGGTCTCATTCTTGGGAGGTTTGAGGCCACCATCCCCTTGAGGCCCTCTGGCCTCTCTGGGTGCACAGAGTGTGGACCTGACTCCGCTCACTCAACGGGTGACTCCTGCACCCGTTGGGCAAGCTGCACCGAGTGCAGGGTCAGGTATGAGTGGGGCCATCCTTGCTGCGAGTGCTCCGCTAGGTCAGGGGGCTCCCCTGTGCAGGACTGGTGCGACTGGTGCGACTCGGAAAACGACCATGGTATGATGTGCAGCAGGCCCTGTGCTGTGCTTGCGCCTTACACCCTCTCATGGCTCCCCAAGGACAAGGCCTCTGACCATGACTTCCTCTCCTCCGTGATCAGGTCCGCGCTCGGTTTCTCATGTTCCCGCTGCGACTGCTCCAGCTGTGTGAACACTGCCAAGCTCATAGAGTCAGGGACATGGGAGTCCTCCTCTGCTTGCGCGGTTGAGCTCTGCAAGCGACCAAACCTGACGTGTCCCCGGGAGCGTCGCAGGTTCTACCCGATCCCACACCTATACACAGGCACAGCGGGATCCACACAACAGCAGAGGCCCATTCGATTTCCAGAGGACGCTCCCGGCGAGGCCGAAGCCAGGGTCAATGTCTGGCTCAAGGTCAAGTCCATCAACCCAAAGAAGAGAACCCTGCAGACCTCTGGTCCTGGAGGGTTCCCCTTCACCAATGCCTGGGGACTGGACGAGGCATTCCTTGCCTCTCACCCCAACGTGTTCATAGCACTGGTGTGTGGGGAGAGGGGTTGGTGCTGCGTGCTGTCCCTACCCGGTCAGTCCGTCAGGGCGGCCAACCCAGGGTACTCCTGGGGCGAGTGGCTATGTCCCCGCGCGGAATTTCAGCAGGTCAGGATCAGGGAGACACCCATAGAGCAGCTCTCAGACAGCTTTGTCAGGTGCTTTGTGCCCAACGCAGCCTTCAAGGCGTATGGGAGGACCGTGCCATCTGGATGGATCAAGAGGAATCTGAGGAAAGGGGTTCAGGGAGAGCATGTGTCCCCCGAGTTTACAGGAGTAGTAGGTGAGGACGACTCTCCTCCGGAGATCAGTCCCCCACAGCACCCTCTCCTACTTCAAAACAAGATCGACCCACCGGGACCAGTCAAGGCTGCCGTTAAGAGGTTCTACAGGACCATGGGCTCGGAGCCCCGGGAGAACAAGCGTCTGAAAAAGGCTGTGTCCGTTCTGGTGCGCAGCCTCAACTGCGACGCGCTTGCGGTGGATCCCAAAAGCTCGGAGCCTTACACCGCAGTGGCCAGGCTCTTTGATGACTCCTACACACACTCTCTGCGCTGTGATCCCAACCCAGCTGACGCTTGCTCGGTCCTCAGGGACTACATGCAACCCGCCGACCCGCGCGCAGCCCGTCTGGACAACGAGCGGGTGGAGGAACTGTGCATGAGGGCGGATGAGGTAGGGCTATTCAGTGCGGGAGTCACCGCAAGGGCTGTGCTGATGTACGCAGCGTGCCGTCACGGTATATTTCCTGCATGGGACCTAGAGACCGATCAGTGGACCCAGATCGCCAGAGAGAACGGACACAGTCTACTTGCTCAGACTGTGCTCCGGTACTACAACAGATTTGCCCTCAAACGCTGCCTTCCCTGCCACTTTTGCGAGAAGACTCCAAACTCCTGCACTTGTGTGGTTCCCCGCTGCCTGCTCTGCAACGTCGGACTGCACGGTCCCTGGGCCTGTGAGCTGCTGGTTCGACCGACAGTACCCTTCTACAGGTTGGCTGTGGAGCTGAAGCAGGTCCCCTCTCAGTAGTGTGTGGAGCCATGGACTTTCTCACAGCGTTCGTCTGCAGGTACATCAGGGAGAAGTGCCCAGAGCCCGAGATGGTCAAACTGGTGGATGCCATAGAGACCTTCCACTACCCCTCCGCAGGAGTCACTTCGGACCAGATCCAGTCGGTGCTACACTCGGGCTACAGCTCCAGGGAAGAGTTGATCATCAGAGTCAACAGCGAGACCAACTTGTTCTACTTGGTGCTCAAGAATATCGGAGTCTCCACTATACCTCCACCCAGGGTCAACCGAGACGGACAGGACAACAAGAGACCTTTCCCTGTCGCCCTGCCTACCCTTTGGTTCTGCTCGGCCCTCATGGACTCCTATGAGCACATGACGGGCAAGAGGACCAAGGCCCGCAAGGTGGTAGAAGAGGCCGCGAACGCGTTCATCATCGGGGATCGGGCATACAACGCAACCAAAGTAACACCTCCAGAGGCCAGCGTGTTGGAAGCTCGCGCTAAATTGGACACCTTCTTCACCACATTCAAAGTCTGCTTCAGCCACTTTTTGGCAATAAAGTCTACTCCCCTCCAACCAGCACAAGCATACGGGACCACTTATGTGCCATTGAACGATGGCACTAAAGGGTGGTAGACGCTCGAGGTTCATTCCCCCTTTTTGCGTGGCTGTTATATTTTCACTGTCTGCTATTTTGTTTTACTCTTCTAAACTTGATGTATCTGCTGATGCGCCACCACCAATAAATGATGATATCATTATCACGACCAATCTTGCATCTTTCTCCACCAAGGACACAGATAAAAAGCAGGCGAGGAGACGCAGTGTAATGCTGAGCAAGCTCAAGGGCGGTATGTCGGCACTCTCTGTGCCCTCTTACATTGCCATGATCACGGTGAACGGGGAGCTGATCTGCGGAGGCACACTCTTCAACGCCAGCCACGTGCTCACAGCAGGGCACTGCTGCGTTAATCCGAGAGTGCGCGCGACCAGTGAAATGCAGGTGAGTCTGGGACTCTACAACGTGCTGGATCTCCACTCCAAGGGTAATCGGAGGCACAGGGTGAAGGCCTGCCACTTTTATGCGCCCAATTTCATCAACAGGACTCGCTCTATATACGCACTGAACCAGGAACTCTTCAACAAGAATGGTTATGACATTGCTCTACTTGAGCTCTCTGACCCACAAGCGAACCAAGACGTGAGTCCGGTGAAGCTGTTTGAGTCCCTGAGAGAGTCCCCTGCCTTCCAGCGCGAGTGCCTTGTGATAGGATACGGGAGGCATGGAGTTGGTGGAGGAGGAGATGCGTTCCTGGAAGACACCTATGTCCCGGTCAAGACTGTGCATGTGCCCCTCAGGTCCCCCTCCGTCTGCAACATAGCCTTTGGGAAGCCAATACCCTCCAACACCCTGTGCGCCGGGTCCCAGGGCCACGACGCCTGCACGGGAGACTCTGGAGGTCCCCTCTTCTGCGAGGGTCAGGACGACGGTATCCCCAGACAGGTGGGCATAGTCAGCTATGGAAAGCCCTGCGAATCCAGGGACGAGGGCCTAAGCGTCTACACAGACGTCCGAGGTTTCATGCAAGACCTGAAGAACACACCGCCAACGTATACCTTTGTCGATCATCAGACATTTTTATTAGACATAAGCACATACACAAAGACATAGCGCGCGGAACACCTACTCAGGGAGAAGTAGAACTCTGTTGTGGTGGCTGGTTCCACTCACGGGTAATAATTCCTGTGGTGGATCTTCTTCTCTCATTAATAAATCGTTTGAAACTATTCCAGTGGTCTCTTGGTTGAGTCTGTTGATCACATGCACACTCTGCTTGTTGCGGGTGAACATGCGCCTGGTGTTTCTCTGGGTGGACAGGGCCTTTATGGGGTTCACTGACACACTGGGCTGTTTGGCCAAGTGGTCCAGCAGCTCTGCCTGGTGCTTTGCAGTCACGTACTGAGTGTTGCTGACGGACTTGGCCTCCACCATCTCGAATATGTTGTCGAACTCAGCCTGCTGGGTCTTGAGCCTGATGGCCAGTAGCTGCCTCACGTTAGAGTCCATGGCAGAGTTGATTTCGATCTGTGTCTTTTGGATCTCTTTAGCAAGTTGAACCGCCTTTTCGTCCAGCGCGTTGAGTTCTGTGCGGGTCTCTTCCCACAACTGGTGCTCTCGCACATCCCTGCGGACCTGGTCCATGCGCTTGGCTGCTATGTACCTGGCGACATAGTCGTCCATTGCCTCCACATATCCCACGTGCGCTCCACTAAACACACTCTGAACAAAAAAGCCACTGAACGCGGCAAAAAATCGCTCCGTTTCATTTGATATCAGGTTCCCCATTGTTCCTTCTCCCCACCTCAGGAGTGTCGGTGACCGTCTAGGCTGCGTCTATTAGACTGCGTTGTCGTTGTTGTTGTTGAGCATTTGCTGAGCCATGTTGACCCTGGACGTTGGGTTGACGTCAAGGAGTCTCAGCGGGTTGAGTCCCTGGATGTCCAGCTGTAGTTTGTCGATGGGCACCTCGGTGTTATTGGGGTCATATGTTATGTTGTCTGTTCTGCACATCAGCAAGAAGTTGTTGCGGTTGTCCATGTTCACAGGGCTCTTGAGCAGCTGATCAGAGTTGGCTCCGATTGTGCTGTTGTCCACATAGAACATGCTGCTCTTGCTGTTGAAGCTGTGTGGCACAGTGTAGTCATCTCCCACCAGGGACTGCAAGCGGGTCTGCAGGTCATGCTCCATCTGACCCATGCGGCTCTTGTCTGTGTCTTTGAGGTACTGGTGGTACTGCTTGATGGTTGTACTGAGGACGGCCGTGCGTCTCCCAGAGCCTCCGAACATGTCCGCGTTGGGATCCCCTAGCTGGCTCAGCACCTTGAAGAGGTTCGCCTGGCCCTCGTTGAGGTGAGTGTTTTGGAAGGGGCAGGTGCTGTAGAAGCGGAGCAGGTTGTAGGGGTCCTGCCTAAAGTACTCGGCGGCCGTAGCGTCTCCGAGCTGGGGCGAGAAGCGCCCATTGGCGCTGAGAATGGGTCCCACTCCTGTGGCGGAGCCCTGGATCGGAGGGTGCAGGCTGCTGGCCCAGTCCATGATGAACGCACTCATACAGGCGGTCTTGAGGTCAAAGTTATTCATGCCCCCGAAGCGCTGCCTGTGCTGCATTGCATTCACATAGTCCAGTCCCAGTCCCCTGACGCTTTTGATGAACGCGTTCGGGAAGTAGACTCCCTGTCCAAACACTCCCATGGGCACCACCGCGTAGCGCATCATGGATCTCAGTGCAAACTGCCGGTCCAACCCGAGTTGCTGAGAGAGGTCGAAGTTGCTGTTCCCTACTACCATCAGGTGACTCTGCACGGGCATCACTGAGAGTCCGCCGCTGTCAAACTCCATGCGGCGCACCACCGCGTAGGACCATCCGGAGTAGTACATCTTGTCGAAATTGGCTACATTCTTGTGTCGACACAACAGCGAGTAGTGTGCAGCAAGGGCCAGCGCGACCTGTGGGCAGGTGTTGAAGTTCCTGCGCAGCATGGTGGCCCTGGAACGTCCCAGGCATCCTATGACGTTGTCGTGTTCGGCCTCAGTCTGTGGGTTGTAAGGCACCTGGAACAGGAAGGCCGCCGGAGAATGTCCGTAGATGTGCACCCCGGCAATTTCTGCGCGCCTGCAGGTTTGCCCATGCTGGTTGTGATCAACCATCCCGTGTAGGTTGATCGGGAGGTTGGTCCCCACAAAGGCCAGTGAGCCTGCGCAGGTAGCATGTTTTACAGCGTGCTTCTCAGAGGTCACGGTGGACAACACATAGCTGTGCTCCGTTCCGAATGTGCTGACAGAGTCGAAGAGTGCGCTGCACATCCAGCTCCAGCGAGTGGCGATAGGCGAGGTCTCACCAAAGTACACATAGGGGTCAGATGGCATGACCAGGGGCTGGAGCCACTTGAGTACCGCTGCCTCCAGGTAGGACAGGGAGTCCTTGATCTTAATGAGCGCAGAGAATTTTTCCCTTGTCATGAAGTAGCCCAGGTGTCTCATAGGCATATTAAGCCCGTCAGTGTCATCCAACACGTCCTCAAAATAGTTGAGGAGATGTCCGAGGATGTGCCACCCATATGGGTCAGTGAGTAGCAGATGGCCAGTGCCTCCCAGTAGCCTGTTAAGGAACCTGGGCACCGCACTGCAAAGGACCTCATAGGCAAGTCCCTTGCTCACTGACCTACTTTGGGGGCCTTGTCTGATCCTAGCGTGGAAGTTCAGGAGATACATTTCTCCATCCTCGGTTCCATGGTGTTCTTCCAGCTCGCCCAGGTCCAGATCTTTGGTGCAGATCATCTTGAGGATCACACAGTCTCTGAGCATAAACTCGTCCGCTGAGGCCCCGCAGGCCTGCACATATTTGACTATGGACTTGAGCTCTGGGTCGTTGAGGCCCAGGTAGTTGTAAAGCTCCGCAGCGATGGCGACCCCCTCCACGCTAGGCGAGGACATGGCGGTGGTGTTCCACATCACGTCGCGCTCCTTGACTATAACTCCGTACTCTGAATCGCGCGCCTCCGGGGCCTTGTGCAGGGCCAGCATGAACCTGGGTGAGAACTCATAAGAGGACTCCATAGACTGCAGCTTCTGCTGGGTGTTGTGGCCCCACAGAATGTCAGCCTTCTTGAGGTAGGCCTCGACCCTGCGCGCGGAGCGCACCTCGGGAGGTAGGGAGTTGAACCTGGCCCTCGCCTTACCAATATCCCACAAGTCTGCGACTTCAGCGTGTATGTGGAGCTGGGACAGTTCCACGTAGCGGGTGTCTCCATGTTCATCAAACACACATGTGCTCCTCGGGCTGTAGAGCATAAGCGTAGCAGGTGTGATGGGCTTGGACTCGGAGTCATCGAATAGGGTGGAAGGGGACAGTCCCGAGATGATGGGAGCTGGCACACCGACTGTGAACCACCTGTACTGGAGCCCGTTGGACACAAAGGGTCTGCCCATTGAAGGTCCATCCCTACAGATGGGTGTCCCGTCGAAGAGGAGCAGCGGAACTACAGCACCACCATCCAGGACCACAGCTGGTAGACTGACGGAGCCGGTGGGGATGGAATCCGCCGGCACAGCGAGAGACGGGGTGTAACCCGGTGACACGGAGCTCACAGGACCCCCGACCACTGGTTTGATGACCGCGTCCTCCCAGGCCACGGACAGAATCTCGGACCTCTGAGCGGCTTCAACCCTGTCCCGGCTTGTGTTGTAGGTGTACGCGGGCATGACAGTGCTCACCACCGCGGTGTGGGTCACCAGTCCAGGGCTGAAGTAATGAGAGTTCATAGCCGCAAAGTAGTTGGCAGTGGAGTTGTCAAGCTCCCCGTTTCCTGTGAGAGACATGAGGGCCATCTCGATCAGGGGCCTCATGGTCAGCGGGTTTCTGCTGCACAAGCCAACCATAAGGGCCTCGGCCTTGGCCATGTTGTAGACCACAGCCGAGGCGCTCACTATGGACTTGTTGATCTGCCTCCCGATAATGGTCTCCACAAAGCTAGGCTGCCTGACAGCAGCCTGCGCGTGAGAGTGGATGATGGACAGCCTGAAACGGTTCATCATCTGACCAAACTTGCGGCGGGCCAAGGCTGTAACAGGCTCGCCCTTGACCAGGTAGGTCAGCTCCTGCTGTAGGAACTGGATGCTGGTGGTGTACTGAGTGAGACCGAATCTGAGCGAGGTCTTCCACGCGTTCACGTCCGCGGACAGGGCCCTGATGGCTCCGGGAAGGGCCATGGTCATCTGGTCATAGACTATCTCGAGTGTGAAGACCGCATTCTCCTCGGGTATCCCATCTGGTAGCAACATCTTGGACATGAGACCCAGGCCCACGTAGTTCTTGGTCTGCAGGTCAGTGAGGGATCCCCCTACCATTATGCGACCCAGGCCCACTGCGTACGCTTCTGTGCGCATAAAGTCATTGATGTTCACATCGGCTCCCCAAGCATAGGACATGTCCTCCGGACTCATGCTGAGGTAGCTGTTGACAAGCTGGTCCCCGGTCCATCCATTGAACTTTTTCATAAACTCCGTCACGCTGGGAGCATTCAGGGACTTGAGTTGTTTGTACCGTGTACCGTCATGCACAGAGCCCTTGGAGATGGAGAAGTCATCTGTGCTAAAATTGGTTCCCAGCTCCGTGGGCTGCCGACCGATGATGCTCTGAAGCGTTGACATTTTTGTAAAATTTTATTAAAAAAATTACAGAGAAAGAATCTCGTTGCCACCGATGAGCTCCGAAGGTATGATACCAATGCCCAGACTGCGACTACGCTCTTCTATACCTTTTGTGGCTATGTCTTCCCCCTCATCCTCACTGTCATCTTCGTTGGTCTCCGCTAAATCGGAAAATTCTTCTTTAAGCTCGGAGTAGTGATCCTGCTGGGTCTCCCGTAGCAGGTCCTCTAGGTGCCTTCCGAACGCGTCCTCCTGTCTCATATGGGACATGTTGGCGAAGGCTACCTGGGGCTTCATGGATTTGCGGAGGCTGCTCTGGACGTAGAACCGCTTTTCAGTGAGCGCCTGGTCCACCAGCACGTCCTTGGTCCTCTCCAGGCTGACCTGCGCCATCAGCTCAGCTCCGTAGGCCTGATGTTTGTTGCGGAGCTGTATCTTGGCGGCCTTGAGGTTTATCCGATCCACACTCGTCAGGTAGGGCTTCTTGGTGACCTTCACAATGGCATCGGCGCAAGTCCTAGCCTCGGACTCCAGAAGCACCAGCCGCTCGTCGGCGTCCAGGTCCAGCCTGTACTCGCGCTCTTCTTCAAATTCCCGAATATCTTTGCTGACTGCGTAGTCTAACCAGTGCAGGAAACGGCCCGATAGAGTCGTCAAAAGACTCGTCACAGTATTGCAAGCATCTATAGCGCAACTCATCCTAGCATGAAGCACTCGGGAGGTCCCAGGTTCACAGTGCCTGGGTTGGGGGATGTTGGTAACCCAAACAGTGAGCTAGACCTGCAGGCCCTACAGTTCCAGAAGGCAACCCTTGACGAGCTGCTGAGACAGGAGAGAGACGCCTCTATCTCGGTGGTGTATCACAAGCGCAGAACCAATGTGGGAAAGCTCAAGAACGAGCAGATGAAGGAGAGCCTGCTGGAGCGCCTCAAGGCCGACGAGGAGCACACGCGGATGGTGGCTCCGGTGTTCCTTGGACCCGGACACGAGTTCAACAAAGTGCTGGAGGTCACCAAAACAGACGTTGTTTTTGCGAGCACCATGAGCAAAATCATATCGGACGTTGACCTGTGCGACCACATCAACAAGACCATGATGAGCAACATCAACTTTGCTGACACCGCTGTGTTCAGCGGTGTAGACTGGCTCACGGGGCCCGAGCAGAACCAGCGCGAGGACCACCGCATGGCGATGGTGCGGACTCTGCTGTGTAAACTGGTTGCCCAGGTGGAGCTCCGCTTCCGGTGCTACCTGACAGAGTTCTTCAAGCGCTACTTCCTATACGCGATTGTCTACAACTGCATACCATACCAGATTATCTCCTGCGACGACATGGACAGACCACATGAAGACCTAAAGTTTGTGAGGCCCACACAGGTGGACGCGTTTGAAAAGAAGCTCGCGGAGCTGGAGCTGAGGATGGTCTCCGCGAGCAGGGACGCGAAAAGTCCAGTCAGCGCTGTGCATGACCTGGTCTCGAGCATGAAGCTGCCTCCGACCGTGCAGTACCCACTGGAGCTCTTCTTCCAGGAGCTGCTCGCGCGCAATGTGGAGTCTCGGGACTTTGCTGGTTTCTTCCAGAACGCGGGCCTTTGCAAGCTAGTGTGCTTTGCCTACAGGCTCTGCAGGGGCTACATCACCTACATCCCTCCGTTCGAGGAGCAGGTGGCAATCATGTATGACAAATGCACCAAGATGTGCAGGGGTATGGACAAGTGTCTCAACCCTTACAAGATGTTCATGCTCAGCGAGGACCCATCCATCAACCGCACAAACATGTATGAGGCCCTCAAGATGGCCGAGCGTTTCAACCGCGGGTTCAAGCAGCTCACCAACATAGTATTCGGGAACCAAAAGTGCCTGGTTACCGCTCCAAGGGAAGAGAGAGCCCAGGAACGCAATGACATGGTCAAGAGCCTCATCAACGACCCGTCAGTCGTCTCAGCAGCCAACAGGCAGGAGATCTACGGTAACAACCTGCTGCAGCAACTCAAGGCAACCTCTCACGCCGATGTCTCGGGGGACAGCGAGAACGCAAGAGGGAGGCTTCTGAACCAAGAGCTCCTCCGAAGCGCTGTGTACACCAGCAAGGCCAACATGCTGCGAAGGGCCACCACTCAGCTCAGCAACAAGGCCTCGGACGGTTCAGCTCTCGCCGGGGTGCTGCATATTGCACACAACGGGGACATATATGAACGTGCTGAGTGCATCTCGCGCATGAGGGAGCTCACAGAGGGCATAAGGGACTCCTCCATGAAGGCGGCAGCCGAGACCACAATCGATCAGTTTGCCTGTGGATCAGAGTCCTTCTCTGGGATTGCTGACTTTAGGCATGTACACCTCGGGGAGGCCACAGAATCTCTGCACGCCTTTGACACCAGTGTGACCATGGGGGACGTGACAGAGTTGTTCAACGTGTGGCATGGGTTCTGGAAGCTGGTGCTGCTCAACGAAAACTTCCTCTCCCACAAGGAGAGCATCATCGCCTACAAGGGCAAGAACGCAGAAGAGGACACCCTCAAGATCGGGGCTGCCAGCATCAAATTGGTACTAGCCAGGGTCATATCTCTGCTCAACAAGTCTGGGTTTTGTGTACAGCTGTGCAGCGCAAGGTCCATGAGCATCGACGACGTTCATAAGTACAGCCTGTTTTTGAACCCCAACTCCATAGCCTCCATGCTCTCGGACGCAAGCGGATTGCCCATGTGCAACTTTGACCCCACTCTCATCAGACAGTTCCAATTCCATTCCATTGGCGGGGTCCAGGTATTGCCTGGAGAGGAGGGGGGACCTCCTAAAAGTAAGCGGAGCAAACCCAGCGTATCTGGAGTCCCAGGAGGTGGAGCACAGGTAGCACCCTCCGTGGCTTTGTCCTCAGTACAGGGTTACTCTGCCACCAGCTCTGTCAAACCCATATTGTGAATAAAAAACAACTCTTAGTGGTGTATGTATGATTATGACAATAAAACAGCATGTTTTGTGTTTAAAGGATCAAGTTTTATTTATATATGAGCCCCGGAGCTCAAGTCTCCTTCGCTAGGACCTTCACAGACCTTTCCTCCTGCTTCTTCTTGCGTTTCATCTGCTGCTGTGGGGGACCACTAGTAGGTTCATCCGAGCTGTCAGCATCATCCTCTGCCCGTGGCACAAGAGGTGCTGCGGGTTTTGGGGCCTTTGAGGTCTTTGTGGCCTTGTAGCGCAACTCTGCCTTGGCTGCTGGCTTCACATCCTTTATGGGTATCTCTGGTGGCTCCTCTGAGCTGGAAGAGTCTGATGGTGAAGAGAGAATCGCTTTGGAGATGTTTTTCCTGCGTCTGTTCTTGCCTGGAGCGGGTGTCTTTTGAGTCTTTGTGGTTTCCTGATTATCTTCAGTCTCTGAGGATGACGAGGACGAGGACGAGGATGAGGATGAGGAGGATGATGTTAGAACTTCAGGCTCTTCCAAGGGAACCACATAACGCACTTCAGACTTGAAGTAATCCCTCAGCCGCCCAGCCAGAGGAGGCACAAGAAGGGGCTCAAAGTCGAGCACCCTGTGCACAGCGTGCATGAATCCGTTCTTGAAGGACTCTGCATATGTCAGGAGCACCACTGTTTTCTCTCCCATCTTCACCGGTTTGCAGTCAAGCATCATGACAAAGTCGTATAGCTCTCTTCCGTTGTCCATCTTGCACCACCTGCGTTTCAGTGGAATGGCTGTTGTCTCCCTCCAGCTAGACTCCCTGAGGGGCAGATTACACTTGTCAGCCACCTCATACGTTACACTGTCCCCCAGCCTGTTTAGAAACAGCTCAATCTCAGCATACAGCTCGCATAGGTCTGGGTTCAGGCCATAGGGTTGGTTGGCCCTGTTGACAAACGCAGGCAAGGGCTTGGAGCTGCGCCTGCTCATCAACACGGACAGCTGCTGCTGCTGAGACATCTCCCAAACAATAAATGCTAAAATGATTGAAACCCAGGGTATAAATGTCAGTGTAAAATAACGTATGGTTTATTAGATTTTGTACTTAGTTGGACAGAAATTCATCAAGGATGTCGCCACCACTCTTTGGGCGCTTGGACTCTGCAGGTGCTACTGCAGACACACCATTGAAGTATTTGCTGGTGGTGCTGCTGGTGCTTTCCTCATTGGAGATGGCACGTTTTCGGGATGCCCTCGCATCTGAGGCACCCACATACTGTACCCCAGACTTTACCAGAATGTCCACCACCGCACACTTGCTTTCGGGATCCAGGTCATACTCGTCCAGGTCCTCCTCTGTCACGGTCCTGTTATGCTGCAGCACCATGACAGCATCTGATACCCTTTCTGACATCTGCACAGGCTGGATGTATATGTCCCCGGCCCCAGAACTGAAGTAAGCATCCACAAACATGTTTCTTGGGTTCTGCAGAGTGACGATGGGGCCTTGGACACCCCGTTTACCCTTTGGACGCTGGTCTGGCCAGAGGCACCTGATGTAAGTCTTTGCCCCGGTGAAGCAGTCGAAGGTGATCTGTGGGAAGCATGGCGCCTTGTTGAACTTCTCCTCCAGCAATGCGCTGTAGGGGATCAGAGATCCCGTTATGGTGTAGAAGAAGGGACGCAGGTAGGAGACAGCCTTGCCGCATGTGTTCATTCCCGCCATCGCGGAGGTGATCAGGGTGTGCATGCGCAGGTCTGCTATCTCACGCATGAGCTTAGACATATCGGCCTTGTCCTCTGGAGTAGCCCTGGCCACAATGCGCTCTGCCCACTCGTAAGAGTCAGGATGACTCACAGAAGATGGGCTAGCATTGGCTCCAGCACTCTTTATCACAGGACACCTGAATCCCGTGGTGCGAGGCACAAAGCCTCTGAATCCAACACACGCAGCCGGGTTCTCGTCGTTCTTTGGCGCAACAGTGCAGGCCAACTCGAAGGAACACTTTTCCATGGCAGAGACCATGCCCCTCAGCTCCACGGCCCTGAAGGGCCTACCGTCTGTCCGCAGCGAAGCCAAGTCGGTGTAGCCCATGATAGGCAATCCCGGGGTAGGACCGCGCAGACATGCAAACATCATCTGCACATACTCAACCACGGAGCAGAACTTGAACACCATACACTTGCCCACTATAGACTGCGGGAAGGACTCTATGCGCATTCCCAGCTTGTACTTTAGGATCTTGATGGTTTCTGATGTGATGTCATTTATCTTGTGCTCGTCCTTACCCTCGAGGAACATGGCTTTCTCACTGCAGGCGGCAAAGCTGGCCCTGGTGATCTCACCCGAGGCCACCACATTTTTAACCACCCTGTCCGGGATGCTGATGTTGGTGAAGTGCTTGTCTGCGCTGACCTTGCTCTTGCGGATGGCAGAGAAGCTCAGCTTTTCGAGCGCCCCACTCAGCCTGGCCTGGATTCCACACAACAGGTCCACGGACTGCCAGCTGGTGGCTTTGCCCAGCAACGCCTTAACCTGGGCGTAGGTTGCCTTGCCCCAGGACTTGTCAGTCTTTGGATTAGCGGGCTCCTGTCCGTCTGGCAGGCTGAACTCGCTGGGATCCACAAAGAGGGGCTTCACATCCTTGAGCCACACTATGTTGTTGGGAGTTTTGGCCATTGTGAGCTCTTGCAGGAAAAACAGAGAGATGATACTGGTGGCGCTGGCCAGGTCTGTGGGAGACACTTGGGTGTTGAGCATAGAAAAGGTGAACTCGGACTGCTTCGAGAGAGATGCCTCCATCAAGTCCTGCACCTTGGCGACATACTGGGGGCTCTGGGCCAGTGTGAATATAGACTCCTCCGTCAGAGTCTGTCTGCCCTTGTGGGTGAAGATGTGCGGCCTGGAGGGCCCCATGTAGGTCATCCAAGTCTCTGGGTCGCAGCATCCCGAGGTGGCATCGGAGGGTACGGACCAGGTCATCATGGGGCTAGTCTTTGGTCCCTTGTATATGTCCAGGTTGACAAAGCCCATGCGCTGCTTGGTGTTGATGTAGCGAACCGGGCACAGCAGCGGCTTGAAGAAGGAGGCCACTGTGTCAGCCGAGAGGTAAGCGGCCTCGCAGGCTCCCATGAAGGCCGCGCATAGTGCGTACAGGTCTGGGTGCTCCTCGGGAGCAAAGAGCCTCTGGGCCAACTTCTCAGCCGCGGTGGTCAGCAGCATCCAAGCCAGGTTCTTCCACTGCACCCCAAACTCCTGCGGGTTGCTGGACAGCAGCATGTCGTCTATGTGGTTCTTTTTTTCTGCGTTTGAAGACTTGGCATGTTGGATGGCAGCGGACAACAGGGACCTGTCCCGGTCTGGGCCCTCGGGGTTGCAGCCCAGCAGCTTGCATAGGTCTCCTATGGTTACACCCACCACATGGCTCACCTCGGGACCCGCAGCGCCCTCGAAGCCCTTCTTTTTCTCGGACTTTTTCGTCTTCTCTGAAGGCGAGGCAACAGCTGCTGCAGCGGCCGAGGCCGCAGCGCCCTCAACGTACTTGGACACGTAGGTGGCCATGAGCTGCTCAAAGCTCCTGGAATCGGCGCTGCGGCATTCTATGTCAAATAGTCCCACATGCTCTCTGTGAATTGAGTAGCATTCACCACCATGGTAGTAGAACACTACGGGGTAGCTGTCCGTGAAGGTGGGCAGGATCGCCTTTGAGGGTATGTCCGTACAAACTGGGATGAAGGTTGCCATAGTTTGTCAGTCTTGAGAAGTCGCAGAGATGAAGAGATCGCAGCAGCAAACGAATGACTCCTGTGCTAAGATGAGGCGCTTATATTCCATGATAGAGGGTCAAGCGGACGCGGCTGCGGGCTGCGCGCAAACCGTTTTGCCACCTGCTGCGGACTGCAACCAGAGCTCTGTGAAGCTACAGCGCCTCAACGACTGGCTCAAGACACCCGCTGCTGAGGGCAAGCAGCCACCCTGCGTTTACTTTATTGGGATACAGACCATCAAGAGGCATGTGCGAGAGCTACCCAAGATCGCTTATGCGGACCGGTCCTCGTTCCTCTCCAGCCCCGACGCTGGGTGCAAGATGGTCACCAAGACAGACACCGTCAAGATCTACTACGAGGCCTTCCTGTATGACCATGAGCTTCAGTACACAACCAACATACAGACGGAGAAGCTCAAGAGCATCTCTGTCGCGGACCTGGACAAGTGGGCTCCGGGAGCTCCAGGGGAGAGACCGGATCCTACCTTCGAGCGCATGGCCAACGCGGTCAGGCAGTTCAGGGCCAGGCGCCCCGTGACTAGCCTAGTCTCACACGTTATAGCGTTTGTAGCAGACCAGCAAAACGAATGCATAGCCTCCCCGAATCATGTGCATGTCGCCTTCCTGTACAAGAAGAACCGCAAGTTCTTCTTTGAGTTCCACATCAGCAACATAATGTCCATAGACGCACACTCTGACAACCAGGTATGGCAGTCCAAGATGTGTATCATGAAGAAGGCAGCGATGGCCTACGTTGCACCCAACAAGTCCCCGTGCCTGTCACCTGGCTCCGTGACTGTGCTACCCCCGGAGCCAGAGGGCTCCGAGAAACAGTTGTCCATAGAGTCTTTCTTCAGGAAAGCCTCTGTCTCGGAGTGGAGAACCTTTGTGCTCAACAACACACAGCAGGCCCTCTACTTTGAGCTGTTGTACAACCCAGAGACGGTGATCACCTACGCCCTCAACTACTTTTATCACAAGACCATCTGCGGGGACCAGACTGGGCTCTTTGAGGGTCTGTTTGGCTCACAGCAGAACAAGGGTTTTGTCTACACCGACCCGTCATGCGTAGAGTGGCTTCTCACCTGCATGGACCTGGACAGGTCCGACCTGGGGGGACCCGACCACAGCGCCTTTGGGTGGACTCCGCGCACTGATGATGACAGTGATCGTTTCAACGTTACCAACAGGGTTGCATTTGACAACACAGCAGCATGGCCAGACAACTGCACCAACCATGCCATAGCTCCCGAGGCACAGGTACCTTTTACCCCTCCATTTGTTATCTCTGTACTCTCAAACTCCCAAAAATGAATATGAATTATAACGCTCTGTCTTATTTTCTCCCCCTTCTCTCTCCAAAAGGGTTTGCATTATGAGACGGATCTCAACAAGATCTATGTGATATCCACAGAGAGTCACCAGTTGGACGCGTTCTTGGGCAGACCGGTACAGGATCCCAAAAACCCCACAGCTTGGCTACCAAACAAACATGTTCCTGCCAACACCCTCACCCAGGCCTGCTGCAACTTTGTCGACAAGTTCTACGGAAAAGTCCTCACTGATGTGAACGGGATGCCTGCGTCTAGGGACCAACAGGGCAAGTTCTTCAACAGGGGCACAGACTTCTCTGTCCTCACCAAGAGCAGGGAGCTCCTTCACGTCAAAGTGCCTGTCATCTTCAACCATCAGGGCCTGTACACTTATGTTATGGTCCGGGTCAAGCTGGACGCGGTGTTAGGAAAGGCTGCCTACGTAGCGGATAACGTGCACAACAAGACCCTCTCTGCCAGCTACACCGCTGCACTCTGCAAGGCTGCCGCGGAGCTCTACCCGAGAGACATGCTGAAGACTGCACTTGCCAACCTATTCACCAAGTGCTACTGTTTCTGCCAGTCCCTGACCAAGCGCATGGTGCCCATCAGCTACGGCAGGGAGGTGGACGAGGTGCTCAGGGCTCATGATTCCTACAACCTCATAGTAGAGCTGGGACTCCTGCCTGGCGAGGCTCAACACCCTCGGGTGGACCCAGCGTACAAACCGGTGGACATGGGTCCGCAGAGAGAATTCCCAGGAGCAGAGGCTGTTGGCTGGGACATGTTGGACTACCATGGTCCCACTAGTCAGGTGTACTCCACCTATAACGCCAACCTGGTGAGCGACAAAACGAAGGCAAAGACAAAGACCAAGGCCAAGAGGGGAGGCATGGCAGACGTTGGATTCGAGATGCCTTGCCACGGAGCCAATTTCTCCGACACCATGACCGGTCTATGCGGGTGTGGGCAAACCCTATCGCACGGGAACCAGGAGAGACCTCCGAGCCTCTGCACCTTACTCTTTTCCAGAACCCACATCTACTACTGGTGCAGGAACCCCTCCGGGAACGACGCGAAGGTGCTGGGCACCAAGAGTCTGATGACCGTGGTGCACACCACCCCGGACGAGTCCTCCAAGGGTCCCATGCCCAACGTTTTCACCGCAGAATTTGTGAGGCCAAACGGTGCAGTGGACAGCCTCAACGCGTATGGCCACACGTACTTTAGTACGCGCACCCTCAACCACAAGGTCGGGACTCTACCCAACGTCGAGGCCCTCAACATCAACGGAACCCTCGTTGAGATACCGACCTTCTACACAGTCACCGACGACGCCATCAGGCGTTTCAATCAGATTCTGTACAACAGGCCCAGCCTAGACGCACCCGTTGTGTACTTTGCCCAGTTCTCCACAAGCAACAACCACCAGAACTACAGTCCCAGCAGGGCGCTGCGGCTCAAGAAGAAGGAGGAATCCCTCATACGGGCCAAGAGCACACACACCAACTCCCCGACCACCTTCTTCTGCTTCATGAACATCAACCGGTGGGGCTACATCTCCCTCAGCAAGCTGCACAACGGACACGCATCCCAGGTGTACCAGTCCCTGTACGGGATCAAGAACCTAACAAAGAAATACACCAAGCCCGAGAAAGAACTCAGACTCAGCATCAAGCAGGAACACACACTGGACGACCTGACAGGATCCGAGAAGCTCCTCAAGAACATCATATGGAGCATGTACAAGATTATTCCCGGGTTCAAGCAACATGTGGACGATTGCCAGCTTTTCAGGGTATCCCTCTTTATAAACAGGATGGATTCGGGGGAGGAGATACGGATCAACAAGCTAGAAAAGACGCTGCAGTCCATCACCGAGGCCTACAACTCCCTAAAGCACGAGCTAGCTAAGACCACCGGAGAACTGGACCATCTCAAGGAGAAGCACTGCTCTCTCAAACACGAACACGATCAGCAACAGAGACAGAAAGATGGATGGAGTGGAAGCCCAGACGCTCTATGGGAGCGACCTGACGAGCGAAGAGTGTCCCTGGACGGATGTGGGAGCGGGTGAGCGCGGACTGACGGGGCGGGTAACACCGCTGTTTATTGAGCTGACCCACCGTCGCGCATACGCAGTCCCCAGTCACGTCTACCAGACCGTGGGAGCGCACAGCACAGAGTCAAAGAATCTCAGGGACGGAGCCGTGGCTGCATTGTGGGCCGCGTTTGACGATGAGCAGAGTCCTCCGGAGCCGGATACACCCGCAGCGGTCCTCACTTTCCAGCACGCGATGGTGTATCAGGCGGACGCATCCAGGTTGAGTGAGCACGCCTTCATGGGGCTGCTCAATTACGCCCTTCCTACGCCGTCATCCGAGGCAGAAAACTGGGTGCCCGAGTGGTACAAGGACCACTTTCTCGACTTGAGCCGACCCGAACGCTTCGTGAACCAAGCATGGAACCTGTTAAAGACATTAGCCAGAGAGAAGAATTGATTTTGTTGGAAAACTTAGACAAGATGTGTGAGTTTCTGGACGGGGAATTTGGTCCCCCTGTGATAATAAATGAGTTTCCACTTGCATTTGTTCAAGCGTACGGTGTCATTCATGTGGTGGACCTGGAGGGCCCGGACGAAGCCACGGAGGAGGCCCGCAGGGTGCTGCTGGTGGCAGTGTCTCAGCACGCGCACTGGCGGCACCACTACAGCCAGGAAATGGAGTCAGCGGTCAACGCACCTTCCACAAAGGCAAGGATAGTCAGGGCCAACCTGCTCCTTGGAAGGCAGAGTTATGACAAGGACGAGCCAGCCTCCCTGCTCAACTACTTCAGCCTGATACTGGGACATGAGATGGCGAGGAAAATTGTGCCGCTGCCTCCCCTGATCGGTTTCACCAGACATGACAAGGCATCAGAGACCCTACTCCTGGCTGCTCTAGATGCCTGGAGGACCTTTGGGCAGCTACTCTTCGCGGAGGTGTGCGTGGGGGCCTACCAAAAGTATCTGAGCACCATCTCCGAGCAGGAGTTCAAGGGCGTCAACTGTGTGACCCTTGCTGGTATGGGGGCCGACACTCAGCAGAAGGCCGTGGTGCACTTTACTCTCATGCGCAGGCAGGTGGAGGCCTGGAAGCACCTCGCACTGACTGCCTTCAGGGTGTGCTTGGGTACCTACTACAGCGCCTGGCACACCACGGAGATGCTTCTAAAGACGTACCAGCTCCTCACAGGGCAGGAGGCGCCCAAGGGTCTGACCATGGAGAGCCTCCCAGACTGGGTCAGTGGCATGAGACCTGACACAGAATCAGTGGGTATGTTCTTCTTTGCGAACCTACGCAAGAACCCCGCTGCGGGTGAAACCAAGAAACAGGAGCAGGACTGGGACTACCACGAGGACGTGTGGGCCCTGTTCTCCCTGTTTTCCACCATGACCCCTAAGTCTGCCTCTACCGTCTGCCGCATCAACGCACCTGGTGTTACGCGTATGCAATACCTTTATTCCTGCTTTGCTCAATACAAGGGTATGTACGGATGGGCCGCAGCCAGACGTCCGGAAATTGCTCAACGCTTCTGCAAGATACTTAAGTTTACTCCGAAGGAGCTGGAGGCTGTCATTTCCTCGGCTTCAACCAACCCAACAACAACAACAACAGATGGCTCTGTCTGCTGAACTGCAGGGGCTGCGTACCTCCCTATTTGTTCCAAACCAACTCGGAGGTTCGGGCAAACGGGGGAGACGGGACCCCTCGGTCCTTGGAATGGGACACTTGCTTTTCGCCGGGGTGAAACACTATGACTACAAAATCCTACCGCACAACAAACCAAAACGCACCACCATCAACCTACCAAAAAGACCGGCATCAGCACACCGGGAGCTCAAACAGAAAACCAAACGCAAAAGATCAATAGACAATCCTTTAGATATGCCCATGGAGGAGGAAGTGCCCCCAAAAGAACATCAGAGTGATGGAGATGGAGAAAAGATTCCAGAGGACAGCCTCATGTTCAGAAAGCAACTGAGGGCTGCCATCTGCAACGCTTCAGCGAGGACACCCGAGAAGCCCACCTTCAAACCGTCCAGGGAACTGCTGGAGCAGCTCCTCGCGGCGTGCGAGAAGGAGGACTGGACCACGTTGGCCAAACTGATCAAGAGCGGAGCTAGTACCAATGTGAAACAGACCAATGATATCATCGAGATATCGGACAGAGAGGCTTCCGGGACCATGAGTGGACGCTGGCCCGCAAAGGAGTGCCTGGCCATGGCCTTTGTGACCTCACGCAAAGGCTTTTCCATGTCATGCTGTCCCTACAACACGTACACTCTCATCAACTCTGTGGCCTACGCTGACAAGTATCAACCCACCATGAGGGTCGGGGTTGGCAACCCAAATGTGGACATAGCAACAACCCAGTATTTGGAAGAGCAGGTGGGGAGCTGCATTGCCCAGGCGATCCTCGTGGCCAACGGCTCTAAGTCCATATACAAGCACCTTCCTCCAGAGGGAGCGGTCAACGCCATTCTGGAGGCCAATATCCCCTTGCTCCTCTGCACGCTGCCTGACAAATTTGACGGGGGTCTGAACTTGGACTTCATCTTCGACAACCACACATCAGGCAACGTATACCAAGGGGTGGCAGAGTTCTGCCAGAGGGTGGTCGGGGTTCAGAGCGTCTGCCAGGTGATGTCCACTATGATCCGTTGCAAGATGGTGACGGACATGCTGATGCGTGACCACGTAGTATACTCCAAACTGGCTGCAGAATGCGAGGCAAAGGTTGATCTCTCCAATCTCGAAAGTGCGTCCAACTACTACAACCTGGCTCTAACAAACCTGGGGCTATGCGTTGAGATGGTGGCAGCAGCCAGGGCATACTCCTCCAACCCAGCAGCAAACGACACACCCTGCAAAAAGGTCCTTGGGGCAGTGGGAGGGGAGAGCTTCGACGTCAGGGCCATCTATGATGGCCTCGCGCTGGAGGGAATCGATCTGGTGTTCCTCTCCAAGATGTGCGCGGTGTGCGGGATAAACTACCAGGCAGTGGTCAGTGGCAAGTCTTCCAAGCCCCCGTCCACCGATAAGATCAAGAGTGGTTTCGCGTTCACCATAAGGGTAATGGACGTGCTGTTCCAGTTTCTTCTGGGGCCCATGGGTCACACAACCTACATCATGACCCCACAGACGGAGATTGATCTCAGGAACAAGTTGCTTACCTATCTGCACACCGCGGACTACCTCAACAGACACCTCACCCAGCTGAACGTGGATGTGCTCGCCAATCTGCGTGTCAAGAGCGTGCTCCTGTCCAATGCGAACGTTCCTTACCACACGGATCCCTCAAGGTTCGCCAAGTTTGAAAAGTTTCCAGAATCCATGAGCGTGCTGCTGAACGGAGCTGCCAAGAACACCACTATCTACTTTGACACAGGCACCTCGGCAAACCAGGGCACAGACGTGTTTGCTGTGAAGATGGAGGGGCTGATCACCGCGAGAAAGGCTGGGGAGTGGGGGCATTTCGCCTTGAGTCACCTGCAGCAGGCTGCCACGGGGAACCCGGAGGAAAAGAACGGACTGCGTAGGGTGTCCTATCTGCGCACGGACACCAGAGCCCACGAGGTGATGCTTCCGACAGAGGCCGAGAGCAGGGAGATGGTGCTGGCTGTGAACAAATTGATTCCCAAGCTGGTGTTTTGAAAAAAATGTTTTGCCTGTGTATGTGTGCGCCCCCAATAAACAATGATACTATATGGTATCAGTTCCATTCTACAATAATGTCTCCGCTATGCGGTCTCATCAAGTTTCTCATTAGGTTCATCCTTGATATGCTTGTGGCCGGGGTCGGAGTGTACATAGCCACCTCTTGCCTGTATGATCGCTCTATGTTTAGGACATGCCCCAACAGCGTGTGCTGGGGTCACCTAAGCGTGTGGCTGACTGTTTGCGTGATACCAACAGTGCTCTCGGGTGTGAGATGGACCCAACAGTTTATCTTCTGGATCACCACAAGGGCAGCGAAGCACAGAGGACAGCGCACCGGTAAATGCTGCGGGACCTACAGGGAGATCCTGCTCGGCGACTACCGCGACGAAGAGGAGGAGGAGAAGGTGAAGGTTAAGGAATCCCAAAAGCCTCCGCCACCTGGACCCGATAGTATAGTCGTCAGGGGCATGCCTGACACGTCTTCCAGCCAGACGTCCTTTGTCTTATTTGGTTTTGTCTGCTTTGTGAGCTACATTGCCTGGAGCGTCAGCACGTCCGCGTGTGAGTGGTACATATACATCATACCAGCGCTTGTAAGCTGGAAGATCTTTTCCTGGTTGGTCGGGACCTGTGTGAGCTCATACAGGTACTCTCAGAGACACAGGGACGTTGAACAGCTGGTGAACCAGACGCTTTCCAACAGGGGTTATGAGCGTATATAGGTTCAACAGACTAAAAACCGATGATGATGAGGGCGAACAGGTAGCTGAGGGGTTGGATGTGGGTGATGGTGATGAGGCTGTAAGGGGTGGTGGAGTAGGGGGGACTGTCACAGCGGATGACCGCGATTATCCTCCGCAGCTCCGGTCCGGCGGAAGGCTGCGGCACATTGAGGGGCCGGGCCTCGACGTGGCCTGCTCTTCCCTGTTCCTCGCCGGTTGGATCTGCATGGCTGTTGCGGTGTTCATGGTGGACAGGGTGTCCGAGGCACAGTACACGCAGCTGGAACCTTCTGCCTCAGTGTACCACACTGTTCTCTCCCTCTTGGGAGAAACGGCAAATGGAACCAAGGCCACCTGCTTTGACGGGGGCATCACTCCGATGCGCAACAAGGTACTGACGGTCAGCCTGTTCAATGTGGGCACTTATCTCTTGAAGATCACAGTTTTTGTGCATTTTGTCTTCTCTGCGCTGAGGGACTACGCTGCAGTACACACCGGGGGTATCCTGCTGTCCTCCACAGCTGGGTTGGGGCTCATGGAGGACGCTGAGGAATACAACCAGCGCGCCAGGAGCGTGGCCCTCACCATGGTACGGATAGCTCTTTTCCCTATGGCCATGGCTCATCTATGCGCGGCAATTGTGCTCCATCAGATGCAGTCTTACATGGAAGCATATTCCGTGTCTGTGGAGTCTGGGAAGAGGTCATACTGCTTCAGGGTTTACCTATTCTACGGGCTCGTGTTCTGCCAGGCACTGCTCAGTGCGTTTGCCGGACTTGTGGCCCTTGTCAAGACCGTATCCAGGACCGACCTCAAGAGCACCAGGGGACAGATCAAGAGAAGGCTAGAGGGGCAGAGCGTCACACGCATCTTGTAGGAGATCATCTGATCCTACATCCTTCACCTCAGAGGAGAACAGAGAAAACATGGACAATTGTGCCTCATTTATATCTGATGTGCTTTTATTTGCGTTACATCTTGTGGCCACTGTGTTGGCCTTGGCCAACGGCTATGTTGCCATTGTACATTATTTCTGAGCAAAACATAAATAAAAGAAAAAGAGAGACATGGGGGCAAAATCAAACAATGGGTCTGGCTCTACCACCTCCCGAATCTAGGTCCACGTGAAGCTGCTCCCACTACACTTTCATCGTCCCACTCATCGTCGTCTTGGTCTGCCAGCAAGGCTGAGCGGTCACCCATCTCATCCTGGATCCGTTTTGTGACATTGTAGTAGCGGTCTACATCATAGTCATCGCTGTCATAGCCCTCGTCATACTCCTGGGAGCCCTCCAGTCTGGCCTTAATCTCTGCCATCCTGAACCCTCCGTAGAGGGTTTCCTTGAGAATGATGAGGCAGGCTGTGAAGAGCTCCAGGGTGCCCAGGGACATGGCGTTATTGGCCACGCACACCGCGGTGTGAGAGTACTGCACCGTCTTACAAAGGAGAACGATCCCAGAGTACACCACCCCGACAACGAAGATGACTGTGTTGATCACAAAGAGTGCTATCACCGGACGCATCAGCATGAGCGTTTTGTGTCCTCCTCGGTGCACCCTGATGCACAGCATGACCAGGATGGCGACCTGAACAAGGAAAACAAAGGCCCCGGTGAGACCGATCGCGATAAAAGTCCCGTTGAGGTCCAGATCCGGGTTGTTGGCCCACATGGCGTGTGCAATGCCCATGGCCAGCAGCGCGTACATAGGCGCCACCGTCTGGGACACAGTGGCAACCAGGATCCGGAACCTCTCGGACTCTGCCGGGAGCTTGACGACAAGTTTATTCACCCCAGATTTGAAGGCGGATCCCGTTTTCTTGGCCACCTTTTTAAGTTTCCCTGCCTTGATCTTGGCCATTGTGCTTCGGAGGAGAGGACGATGGAGCTTCCTAGAGTCGCTATCCCAGCCGAAGCGAGAGAGCTCGGTATCACAAAGACACTGAGCGAGCTGTACCCGAGTCACCGCTTTTATAGAGGCCAGAGGCGGATTGCAATTAAACTTGAGGTGGAGGGCGATGAACAGGACTTGGTGGTACGTCTCACTAAAAGTTTACGGGGGAGAGTTTGGACAAAACCTCAATTAAGGGCGCAGATCCTATCGCTGCTCCCGGGCCTGTCAGGCCAGCAAGGGGAGGACGCATGCCAGGCAGCAGCAGAGGCCCTGACTAGGTCTGCCCCATTCACCCTCAAGTCTGTGCGGAGTGCCCTGATCTCCACCAGGTTCTTTGCCAGGATGGGGTCTCTGGTGGACTCTCGTGTCAAGCGAGAATTCGAGTGTGGCAAAGGATATCTGGTGGACCATCTGAAGGCTGTATACGGGTGGAGACCTCTGGCATCCGCTGTGAACGTGACATCGAAGGTGCCCCTGGGACACAGCTGTGAGAGATGCCACTCGGTCTGCTCCAGGCAGGTACCCTCGCACAAGACCGAGCTGGACGCGGTGGCGGTGGATGAGAGGGGAGAATACGCTCTCCTGGAGATCAAGACCCGAAGCAGCTCGACAGTCACCGCGGCACTGCTCAGACGCTACCAGGTACAGACTTGGATCGGGGAGATGATGTTCCGCAACACATATGGAATGTGCACTTCCAAAGCCATACACAGCTATATTGTGTTTGTGGATCCCTGCAGCTACACAGTGGACAGGGTAATATGTGTCGATTCCAAACTCAACAGACCCTCGCCCCGTCTCTTTGCCCTGTTCCCCTCCCTGCTCAACCTGTGTCAGGCCAAGCTCAGTGCCCCGAGAGTTCTCTTACGGCCTCCTGCAGGCAGACCTTCCCGGCCCTGCGCTTCAGGAGCTGCTGTGAAGCGCAAGAGACCGTCTGGCGCTGCTGCTGCCGAGAAAAAGAGGAAGGCTTGAAGCAGGGCTCGTACTGCTCCTCCACAAACCTTTCAAAGACCATGTTCTCCCCGGACAACACCGCGTTCCAGTACCTCTCACAGAATGCGCAGTGCACCGAAGAGGGGACCGCGTTCTTCTTGAACCTGTCCAGAGCCACCCGCCTGCGCCTGAAGAAGACTTTCAGCTCAAAGGCGGTCGCGTAAGCCGGTGGGTGTTCCAGGGTATCTAGTGACAGCTCCGGCTGGGTCCAGTCCACCTGTTGTATATGTGCGTCATATTCCAGTGTACAGTGGTTTTTTGCAGCCCCCAATAAAATCTGATATTGATACAAGTTTTCGCACAGCTCGATTGTCTCAGAGTCAGTGGGGTCACCGGTGTAAGGTACCAGGTTGGCCCCGACAAGCTCCCGGAGGCACCTGGGCACCCTGAGCCTCGGGTGCGTAAACTTGCCCACTGTGCGAGCAAGCTTCTTCTGGAGCAGAGCTCTGGTGCTGTTGAGTAGGTTCCGAAGGGTCTCGGGTCTGTCTAGGATGATCCTGATAACGTTGTTCTCTCTGAGGTCCACCGGGCTGACAAAGGACTCCTCGCTGTCCAGGTCATCCAGGAGCCCCCGGTTGACGGGCGTGGAGTAGAGTGTCTGGAACACTGCCTGGCCCTGGTCTTTCAGACGCTTCATGTCATCAAAGGTGTCTCTGATGAACCTCAGTCCCTTGTCCAGTTTCTCCCTCAGAGGCCACCCCACTGGCACAGACCCTGTCTTCGGGATGAACATGTCAAAGAGCAGATGTACTCCGTAGTTGGCCTCCTCTGTAACAGCACACAGACTCAGCGCGTGCTTCAGGGCCATGGGGTGGAACGGGGGCACCCTGCGGTCCCTGGCGATGTGGTTCTCCGGAGACACGGCCGTCTCCCGCAGAGGAGGCACCTCCACCCTATCCTCTTCTTCTTCCTCCGCAGTGTCCTGGGCAGCACCTTTCTTGGCCCTCTTGGGCTTCTTGGCTCGCAACTTGGCCGCGGCCACCTCCCCGGACCTCAGGTCTGTGAGCAATTTCTGCAGCTCCCCGTCCTGCTTCTCATCCTCCACCACCAGCTCCTCCGGCTGCTCCTTCCATTCTGCATCATCCTCCCTCACCTCCTCTGGCCAACCAAGCGCGATAATCAGATCGTCTATGCTAATGTCATGCAGCGAGATTGAAGAGGTTCCCCACATGTCCCTGTCCAGCACGTCCTGCTTCACGTCGAACCTGTATCCGTTCAGAAAGCTGTAGAGGGGCACCTGCTTCCTGCGCTCCTTGTCACACTTGCAAAGAGGGTCCACCGTAACATAGGCCACCTTGTCGTTCTTTGAGTTGTAGGCCCCAAACTCTTTGAAGGACTCCTGCAGGTCCTCAAGCTCCAGCGTGCGTATGGCGGAATACTGGATCAAGCTCCTCCAGTTGGTGAAACCAGCACTGGCGGACCAGTACCTGAACTTGACCAGGTTCAGGATCACAGCGTTGCGTCTCATCTGCTCCGCCAGGGAGAAGGTGTGTGTCATGTTGAATGAGTTAGAGTCCAGGGCACAAACGTACCTAAACTCTGTACCATCCGGCCTACGCATGGTCACCCTTTGCATGCTGTAGTCGGAGGAGCTGGCCGCCGGCTCCCTCTCCACCCCCGTCACTTTACACCACTCGCACAATAGGCTGGAGTAGTTGGTGCACGCGTGCCACTCATCAAATTCCGGGGTTGACGTGCAAAAATATACGTCGTCCCCGACCTCCACAGAGGCCCAGCTCTTGTAAGCAATGATGTTTTTCAGATTCCCAAAACTGCTGGCAAAGACTGCAGCCCAGCCCCGGAACCCTATGAACACAAAATCGTTGTTGAGGTCTCTAGTGGCTCCAGCAGCGTTGTTCTTGATTGCCTGGACACCCCTCAGCTTCTCCTTGGTATTGGTCAACACACCGTTCTCAAGCTCGTGGTTGGTGTAGATGTAGTTCTTCTTGGCCATGTTGATGCTGACTGTGGCTGTGTTCTCGTAGGCCAGGTTGGTGATGAGGGTGCCATCGAGTATATCTCTCAGGAACACCTTGGTTGGTCTGCCCGGATTCAACGTGGTGTCCGTCAGGTAAAAAAGCTTGGTCTCTGGACAGCGGGACAATGGTCGCACGTTCAGATCATCATCCACGTGAACCATGCGCTCCGCCATGAATTCATAGAGTCTCTCGTTTAGGTCTCTCAGTATGCGCTGCACCACGCCCCCCTCCTCTCCGGTCTTACCTCTGGTGTAAGTGTTGACCTGGGCTGCAGTGACATCCCCCAGCACAGTATCAACGTCTAGGGGCACTATAGTGGCTTCTGCGGGAGGGCACTGGTACATCACACTGTCTGTGTCCCCGTACACCACGGTCATCCCCTTGGTCTTTTTCACAGCAGTCTCCACCAGCAGAATTTTCTGGCGTCCCGACATGGTGGTCAGGTGCTGGCAGAGAGACTGGGCCACTCCGTAATGAGAGTTGGCGCACACCTTCATCTCGCCCTGCATCTGGTCATAGTAGGCCTTGAGGCCGGGGTCCGGCTCGTTCTTCATGCGCTTCTTGTAGTGGGATCTCATGGACAGGTAGTGGCCAAGGCTTGAGGCCGTGTAGGTCTCGAAGCGAGTCCACCCGACCTCTCTGTTCCTGTAGCAGATGATGGTGTAAAGGTCCTCTGCGAATGGGTACTCCTTGAGTTCTTCCATGTTGCTCGCGGCGGGTATCTTCTTCCAGTCCAGCATCACCGTGTTCCGCGCGTACTCTAGACAAAACGGGTCTGCCCTGGACACTATGGACTCTGGGCTGATACCCCCGTCGCACATGTTGCTGGGATAGAGGCTTGCAAAGTCGTAGGTGCAGATGGTCCCCACGTAAGGGCCAGTGTAGGTCATTCCCAGAAGCGGCTGGAAGACCTTTCCACCCTTCACCCTGATGTTTCTCCGAAACTCCATGGAAGCATACTTGCCTCCCATGGCCACCGCAGCAAAGTTCCTCCCGGCCGCCACGAACCTGTTGATGCGCACCTTGCTGAAGAGCAGGGGGGCCTCCACCGACTTGGTAGACTGCACCATGGCCCCGCTGAAGTCAACCTTCTCGCGCCCCAGTGAAACATAGTCGAGCCCGAAGGTTGCCCTCACTCTGCACACAAACTCAATGTGAGGCCTGGTGTACCTGGCAATACGGGCCAGCAGCTCAGAATCTGCCAAGTTGTACATGAGGTACTTCCAGAGGTCCTTGCCACCCCGAAAGAACATGTCATCCATCTCTGTGTACGCAACCCCCTTGATCTTCCCTGCCTTGTGAGGGCACTTGTGCGGTCTGGATTTGCTGATGATGGTGTTGGCCACAGTCTCAAGCTTTGTGAACCGACTGGCTCCCTTTTTCACATCCTTGGTGTTGTTGACCTTCATGAGGTCCACTATGTATACCCCGAAGCCTCTCATGGTCGAGTTGAGGTGTCTGGCATCGTTGAACTTGGTGAAGGCAGTGGCGTAGGGGTAGAAGTCAGAGACCTGAGTACGGGTGATGATCATGTTGTCATGCTCGTCCCTCTTGGCCCCGCTCTTTCTGCACGCTGCGAAGAATGCGTCCTTGTGCTGGGCTATGGTGTCCAGCAGTTCTGTGTAACAAGAATTGTGCTTGTTGTCTAGGAAGATAAAGTCCGCGGGTACGTTGGTAGAGTCCCGGGAGAAGGCCTCCTCAAACAACCCCGCCAGTTCTCTGGTGAGAGGATGAGATGGGTAGACACTCCTGTAAAAGTTGACCCTGGAGGTCAGCACCATGATGTCAAAGTCATAGTTGAAGACAAAAAGCACGTCGCAGTGATCCCTGACTGCCCTCATGAACCTCACCAGCATGTCCAGCTCACTTTCACAAGCAGTGAGCACCGCATTGGTGGTGACAACGTCCGAGCAGGTCTCATCCCGCTGGATGGGTTCCTTGCCCGCCCTCTTTGCGTTGTACCAGACCTCTCTGGTCTTCTTCTCCAGGGGCTGACCCGTACACTGGTCCCTTTCATAGCCCCCATAGACCAGAGACACGCTGGTGACCTCTTTGTAGCCCCTGAGGTTACTTGAGTGCTTGGCCGGTAAAAAGGCCTTCAGAAAGCAGGTGGATATGCGCGCGTCTATACGTTTGTCCTCGTTGAACGTGGGGTCCTGGTCCGCGTTCAGATCAGGGTCCTGGTTGCGTTCGCTGAACACACACTCAAAGTCAAAGAATCCACAGCGGTACACCATCTCCGGAACGAGTCTCCGAGGCCACGCGGACCGGGCTTCTGTCTTTTTGAGTTCCAGCTGCTCCGCTCGCTCCGCGTCGCCCTTAGCCCTGGCAGCCTTCAGCTGTCGGACCAGGATGTCATCCCTGAAGTTGAAGTGGTCGTTGTAAAGCTTCTCGTCCGCTTCATGACAGAACCTCAGCTCATTGAGGGAGAGCACCGGGTCGGAGACGCCGGGGCTCGAGAGGAAAGCGGGCGCCTTGTAAAAGCTGCAGCAGAGGAACTTGTTGAGGATGCACTCGGCCATCCCTAGCATGTCAGACTCTGACCCCTCAAACGTCCCCACGTCAGCGTCGGTGGGAAACTCTCTGCGCAGCGTGTTGATAAAGTTCTGCCTCTCGCGCTTGCGTTTGAACAGTATGATCCGAGACTGCACATCCTGTTTGGTGTCTGCGTTGTTGAGCCATATGCCCCCTGCCTGTGGTAAGCCCGCTGTGCCAGACAACAAACCGGGCTTGGTTCTCGTCAGGCACCCGTACACCTTGTCGGACAGAACGCAAGGCCAGTACACCGGCTTGATCCAGAAACATCTCTTGCGCCCAGATTCCGGCCAGCATGCCCAGACTCTCATGGCATCATCTAGCAGTCTGATGGAGGATACGTACATGAGTTCTGTGCCATCGTTTCTCCCAAACTCTTCCTCAGTAAGCTGACGAGGCAGATAATCTTTGAAGGCTTCATATAGTTTAAACTGTTGCATTTTGTTTTATAATTGAGGACAAATGTTTGAAAATCAGCATATGGTTGTGGGGAAGCAAGAAGTTTTATTGTGGTGAGAAATTAGGTACACGGGCAACACATTCGTACAATAAACATCCCGCAGCCCTCTAGCTGCACATCCTTGCGAGGAGGCACTTGAGTTCCTTGTTTGGACCACCTGCTGCGGGTGCTGTCCCAGCCGCTTCCGCAGCAGGGTTCAGCGCCGCTGACACTGACACTACCGCAGCTGGATTGTTCCCATCGATGACTGGCGCTGGTGCGCTCTGTATGGGCACCCCTGCCACGCCCAGGTTCAGGCCCGAGGGGACCAGGTTGCTGGCAGCCTCTGACACGTTGTTGATTGCGCTCTGGAGTGCAGCAGCAGCGATGGGTTGACGATTGGTGGCTGCTGCTATATTGGCCACTGTCTGGGACACAGGTGTAGCTGCGAGTCCGTGGTGTACTACTGGAGCTGGAGCAGGAAGAATCTGTTGCTGCTGCTGTTGCTGCTGCTGGAATTGGCCTAGTGTTTCTTTAAGAGCTTCCTGCACCAAGAGTTTGACGTCCAAAGGTGCTGGTGCTGGTGCTGGTGCTGGTGCTGGTGCTGGTGCTGCTGCTGGTGCTGGTGCTGGTGCAGCTGTGGGTGGAGGAGCAGCGGCAGGTGGTGCGGTGGAAGATGTTATCTCAGCCATCATCTCCCGCTTGAGCTCCGCCTTCAGCGCCTCTCGCTCCTTATCTCTTTTCAGAGCCTCGTCCTGCTCCCTCATGCGTTTGAAAAGAGTAAGGTCCTCCTCAGATAGCTCATACCTGCGCTTTCGCACGCTTCCCGAACTTCCAGTGCTTACAGGTCCAGTTTCTACCTCACTGGCATTGTGATGGTGCTGCGGGTGAGCCACCGGAGGTGCTTGGATCTGCTGAACCAACTTGAACACCTCCAAGAAATCCTTCATGCCCGAGCTGCTCTGTTGTGGTTGTGGTTGTGATTGTTGTGGCTTTAGCAGCTCTCCGAGCGCTTTGGACACAGCGTCCCGCACAAAATCCTCGGTGCTCATGGTGCTGCTGCTGCTGGATGTAGAGCAAGAAGTGGTAGTAGTGTCCTTCTCGAGGGTCGATGGAGGGTCTGAATTCTTGGGAAGGGAATCCTCTTTTGGCTGCTGCTGCTGCTGGCGCTGCTGTTCCTCCTCCTGCTCGAGCTTTTCCAGGTGCGCCTTGAGGCTGTGTAGTTTTTTAAACATGTCTCGCCCCTCGCTTAAATATCTTTTGCTCGCATGACCCTCATCCTCGGGAGTCTTGGACACCGCTGCCTTGTACAGGAGGTCTAGCTGGCCCATGAGCAACTCTGCCATCTCCTGCCACTCGCTCTTGTTACTGGTCTTCTTCTCCACCTCCTCAACCTCCTCACCCTCTCTGGGCTGGTCTCCCAAGGATGCCATGATCGACCTCTGGTGCCTGGAACGCTCCTTCCCGTAACCAAGGCTCTCGATGTCGGGCTGTCGAGTGACAGGTAAGTCTTGCCCGGGTGTCTCTTCACTCAGCCTGGACAGCTGGTGTATCAGACTGGCTGCGCGGCCTGGGATGCCAACAAGGGACAGTTCTCTTGCCACGACTGATGTGGTTGTCCAGCTGAGCCCTCTGCAGCTCGGGTATATCGCGTTGAAAGCAATCTCAGTGAGGACTAACAGAGCGTTGACCGCGCAGTGGCTGTTGTCTGCATTGTGCACATGCCAATAGCAGATTATTTTTCCGATGGGTAGATCGCAGTGCACCAGGAGCACCCGGTTGTCGGTCTGGAGGTGCGTGAAGAGTGTCAGGTCCCTGAGGGGTAGGTGGTAGTGATGGGAAGTGCGCTCCATGCCCGGGGTCTCCACCACGGACCTGGAAAACACTCCAGCTGTGCCCACAACAGAGTACCCGTGCTCAGGGAGCTCGTGGGTCCTGGGGGCCTCAGACCAGGGTCGGGTGTAGGGCAAGCACATATCACAGTATACGGGTATGAGCTCATCATGGGTGATATCTCGGGGCAACTCATCTGAAGCCCCAAAGTCCTCTACGATCGCACCCCGCTTGATGGCCAACACGGAGCCGTCGGTGCGCTCTCCCCAGAAATCAAGCCCTCTCCTGCCGGAGTCTGTAAGGCGTCTGCCTGTGTGGGGTTTGCTTCTTAGATGCGGGGCCATATCCTCCTCGCGTCCCTAGTACCAGGTCCGTTCTGCGCACAGTGTAGTTGCTGCCCAGAGAGTGTCCCACCGCCTCCGTGTGCTGATCTGCTTCCTCCTCTGTTGTGTCTGGGTTCTTGTGTAGGTGCACTGTGAGGCTCTTGGACAGCGGGTCGTACGTGTAAAAGTGTTGCTCCCCGAGACTCCGCAGAAGGCTTCCGCACAGGTGGGTCACCCCGTAGATAACGTGGAGGCAGTTCTGCGTTAGAGGCGAGACCATGCGGGCAGAGTCCCCGGCCCACATCTTGTTGCGGTAGTGTGTGTTGATGGAGATCAAAAATTGCATTTCCTGGGGGCACAGGTTTCCCATGTCCGAGATGTTTATTATCTCCGAGTTGGTGCGGTTGACAAACGCTATGGTCTCCCTGTTGGGGTGCGCTGGCACTGTACACTTGGGAAGTTCATACACGGTGTAGTCAAAGTCCTGGTCTTGCCTGTCCCTGTGCACCACGTAGCACCTGTCGCGTTTAAAGGTTTTGGAATCGAATATGGTCCGGGGCAGGTGCCTCCCGTGCACCGAGAAGAGCTTCTTGGGCGGCTGAGGCTTGGGGGGTGACGGAGGAGCCACCTTCTCGGCCACAGCCTCTACCACCGCGATCTGAGCCTGCGGTGGCGGCTGAACGGGGTGCGCAGTAGGAGGAGATGGTTGGTAGGGCACAAAAGGCATGAGGCCCGCACTGATGTAAGATCCCATTGTTACCGAAACCTCCGGGGAGTGAAGATGGCAATGGCTAGAAGGCAGCAGATATTTCACCCTGTTCTTAACACAGATGATATGTTGGAGGACGATCTGGAAACTGAGCAGCGTGCCCTGGTACCTGGATTTGGATCCCCGGCTCCCGAGCGACCCGAAAACGAATTACCCAATTTTCAGCAGTTGTACGCGGCCTCTGCCCTAGAGTCCTCTGTGGCCGGTGTCACCAACCCCATCAAAACAGGGTACTGCGCGCTATGCGCCGCACACTGCATGCCACTGGACAGCCACGCTCGGAAGCTCGAGGAGGCCCTGCTGCTCCTCAAGTCTGATCTGAAGGGAGCATGGGATCTTTTCCAGCATGCCAAAGGACGCAGTGGGTCCCTCTTTGTAGGCATGAAGCTGACAACCCTCAAGCGGCACTTGCTCTACCACTCCGTGGCACAGGCACCTGAGCTGGCAGAGGACTCTGTGACCAGACAGCTGGTCTCGGAGCTCATGAGCGAGTCCGATTCCCTCAGGACTCACATGATGCGCACAGTGACTCTAAACGGAAAGAAGGTGCGGGTGATCAACAGGGCCATCTGTGACCAGTTAAACACCAACAGAAAACTAATGCTGGACACCCTCAAGATATCCTCCAACGCAAGGTCCCGGAGGAACACCATGCGCATGGACGTGCAGCTCTCCAGCAGCAGCTTCCTGTCCATCCAGGCGCCCAACGCATCTGCTAACAGGTCTCTCCCTCCGCCGCCCGTTGGCGATGAAGGGGGACCTCAGGGTACGTCAAGAATTCGAGAACTGCCTTAGATGTCGCGCTGTACATGATGAGGTCCGCGGCGTGCTCTCTGGCCACGTACATGGGCCCTGCTTCAGACCTCAGTTTCTGATTCAGCGCGGAGAGCCTGTCCTCTGATGGGTCGGTGAGGCCCAGTCTCTTGCGTTTTACAAATGCCCCCTTGCTGTTGGATGCAGATGATCCCTCCAGGAGTGCCAGCTTTGAGGCCACCAGCTCCGGCTCCAGGCAGTTGCGGAAAACCCTCGCGTCAAGGTATGGCCTCTTGTGGCCCAGGTCTGAGGAAGATTGTTCCCAGGCCAATATCTTGTGGGGGCACGGCTCGTAGTACACCATTGCCAGGTCCGTCACTGGAAGGAGCCTGTTTGTCAGGCGGCACAGCTGGGAGCCCTCTGTGAATCCCGGATTCGCATCGTAAGGTGTAAAGTGCCCTCCGTTCAGGAGCTGTCCTACGTACTCTGGGCCAAAGTGACCTGCAGAGGAAGACGAGGAAGAGGGATCCTCTAGGAAAGCGGAGCCCCACTGGGAGTAGAACTCATTGATCTTGGCGAGGACAACCTCCAGAGCCTCCTCCGCGTACAACCTCTGACATTTAGCTATAGCAAGAAGGTCAAACAGCATGGACACGCAACCTTCCATCTTTGAGGATTTTGAGGACTGGCCCGGAGTCCCTTTCAACAGCGGATGGCTTGATCAGACTGCCGGAAGACTGAGAGACAAGATTAATCAGCTGGAGGAAGATCTCCGCGGCGCACTAGACTCTGTGGACTCCAGCAGGGCCGGACTCACCACACTGCTTCTGAGACACGACCCCCAATTTCGAGTTTTCGAAAAAGAGGTGGTGGAACAAGGCTCAGAACCCTCTGAGGACTTCACAGCCTCCACCTACACCCTCGAGGACGAGATAGACAGAGTCAGGGCCCTGTACTTTGGTGAGTGCGAGTGGCGCTGCAAGTACTCTGACCCTCAGCGCGGAGAGCTGCTGGGCTGCTTCCCCACCACATCCACATCCACCTCAACCACCATCACACCACCAACTTTCGAAGAGAAGGCCAAGAGGCTGAGCGGACCCGAAAGATCTGTTCGCTGTGTCAAGTCTTTGGATGTGCTAAAGCAGAGATGTCTCACCAGCCTGACGCTGAACAGCAGGTTCATTACCTCTCACAGTCTCTGAGCGTGTACTGGGACGCAGAATGCAAGATAACAGATCTCATCAAGAACATGACACCAACAATCTTCCCCCGCCTCACCAACGGATCAGAGTGGAGGGAGTTCAAGGCCAGCCTGGATGATATCATACAGGTCGAACGGAGAGTGGCATACTGCATCAAAGACGAGATCGAAGAAAACACAGTAACATTCTACATGTGGCCTGTCTTGCCAGGTTCCTACATGCTCCTGGACCCCTTCAACAGTTTCTGCGGTGGCAGCGTAGAAGTGGCCAATAAAGACACGCTCCTCATAACGTTTACCAGAGACTGAGTTGTATACCAATAATAAAGAAAATTGTACCCGTTAAAATACCATTGTTTTTTATTTTATTGTTTTTGAACAGATCACATTCCGTTGAAAGAGTGCATTGTACCATAGAATGATTCCCCGCATAGGTATTGACCTCCGTACGCATTGTACATGGTCTCGCCTCTGATGGGTGTTGGGTTGGCCTCTGTGAAGCGGATCACCGACCCAAAGGAGCAGGTCTTCAGCCTGTTGATGGATTTTGTTCCAAACTCCATGGAGTCCATGAACAGGTCAGCCATTTCCGGGTACTTCCATATCTCAACTAGCGTTTCTGGATTCAGCTGCCCTTTACCCTGCCGGTAGTTGTAGTACTCAGAGAGCTTGTCCTGGAGCTGCCTGGGCATCTTTGCCACGCGCCTCATCATCTGCAACAGAACGGATACAGAGTCGCAGGCGTCCAGGGTAGCCGCCATCACAGTGTTCTTCACCGCGGACCCGAGCTCAGTGGGAGAGTTGTAGAGTCTCTGGATGCCTGCCTGTGTTCCGGTAGCGCCGGGTGCCGCTACGTCCATGCACAGGCCTATATCCCTGGTCATGATGTGCTTCATGCGCTCCGTCTGCTCAGCGGGAACTCTGACTGTTGCGGGCAGGCCACCCAGCAGAGTCTTGTTCTTGAAGTTGCCCTCGGCTCTCAGGCTCGTGCGGAACGACTCCAGCTGGGCCTTGGAAGCCTCCACCGACGGAGGCTCCACCACAAACGCGTCTCCGCTGTGCAGAGGGTCCGCTCCCGTGTTGATGATGTAGTAAGACATGTCCTTCTGGTCATACAGATCTATGGGGTTGTTTGCGGACATTGTGAGACCACAGAGGGCCACCCGGGACCACAGGCCCTCGCTCCTGTACAGAACGCTGGCTTGCAGGTCGTCCAAGTTATCACCGGGCAAGGTAGTGGAGCCGAAAGCGTGCATGCTGGGTCGGTAGTAGTAGCCCCCGCTGTGGGCCACTGAGGAATCGGGACCAGTGGGCACATATGTTACGAAGGCTCCGGAGGGTATCCACACGTTTGTGATCTGCACCGGACCCACTGGAGCCAGATGGGGATTCAAGAGCCCCTGGACCTCGATGTTGCCCATGGGCCTCGCCTGTCTCTCTATCCATTCTGTGTCCAAGTGACCGGTAGCGTGGTTCAACCCGTACATGTTCTAAAAAGCTTGAGAGGTGCTGTCTGCCCCAGAGTCCGACCCAGACTATGCTATCCTACCCTCACGGACCCCTTCTTATTGCCTCCTGATACGGTAGCCGAGCTCGCACTCCAACTTGAAGCGCACGCACTCGGGTGAAAAGTAACAAGTCTCGCCCGTCCGGCTGTTTGCGAAAGAACAATTGGTTAAGTTCAGTAAACGGCGATTTGTTACGCGGGTGCAGACCACGTAGCAGCTTGGCTTGATGGGGCTGAGCGCGTACTGCGCTGGTGGGGAATACACAATGGGAAACTTGAAGGTGAGCCCCTGGCAAAAGTAGGTGTTCATCCCGTGGGCCAGCTTGAGGGGCAGCAGCTCCACCGACCTCATCTTTTCAAACATTATGTTGCAGGTCCCGATCGTGTGCACGTTCTGAGACTCTAATGACCTGACTTTGACACTCGGGGAGAGCTCCTCTATCACCCCGAGGCAGCCCTCGAACTGCTGGGGCTGGTATTTGAGCACACACACCAGAGAACCCACTCGGACCTTGACACCCTCAAAGAAATCTATATGTTTGAAGCGGGAGCGGCACATCGCGTGGAACCTTTTCCGTTCCGTAGCGTCTTTCATGTTCCCGTAGAATATCCTGGGCTTGAACACGCGTTCCAGGCCCTGTGTCCTCTGCAGGGATTCCGAGTTGGTGTTCTTGACCATAGCGTCTTGGTGGTACACCCTTGGCGTCATCCTGTCCAGATGAGTGCATGGGGACACCCGAGACTGCATGATCTCCTGGGTCCTGCGGGTGCTCACGTTGAACTGCATCATGTCACAGCATTCGCTGTACTCCGGGTCCTCTATGGACCTCACACTGAAGGGTAGGTTGAATGTGGAGACAAGCAGCCTGTCCCACTTTGCAAAAGTCCACAGCCCGTCGTCTGGCCTGTTGCGGTCCTCTGGGCCTCTACCAGGCTGCAGCTGTGTGACTGAGCCCACCAAGACTATCAGGTGCTGATCCCCCGGTGGTGCCCATAGCTTAAGAGCTATGAGGATCCTATTCAGCATCCCTCCCGTGAGCATTCCGTACTCGTCTATTACAAGCATGGGTATACTCGCAGGGCCTGCGAACCCGTTCTCAATGGAGAAGCTGCTGCTGTTGGTCTTTGGACAGTTCATCCACTCTCTGCACTTTGCGCAGCGCATCCGCAGGGTCTGGCAATGGTGGTCAGGGTTGGCGATGTAGTCCCTGTGTGCCCTGGCGAGGTACGAGAAGGCATCCTTGTGCTTCTCCTTGTACGCAGCAAACCACTCAGAGTCTGTGCTGTTGAGGTCCAGCAACTCGGAAGTGTTGAACCCTAGGTACTTGTGTACTGTACAAGAGTCCGCGTGTATCCCGGCTGCGTTAAGCGTGCTAGCTGTGATGGCACAGTATTGCCCAGCTGACTCTCTAAGCTTGTTGATAGCGTAGGTCTTGCCGGAACCAGCGCACCCCGTGAGGAGCGTGATCCTGGCGAGAGGGGCAAGTGTAGGGGAGGCCAGCAGGTCCATCATGTCCCCTGCCCAGAGGTTCTGAAGGTAGCTGGTGTAGGAGAGGTAGTGATCTGTGACCCGTGTCATCTCTGACTTTTCGGGAACTTCGTTCAAAAGTGCTTGTGGGACTGGGTCTGGTGTTGTGGATAGGTCCTCATCATCATCAGACCCTGCTCCCGCATCATCCCAATCTCCACCATTCTCGCACATATTGTCCAAGTCATCAGTGTCCATATTTGCAGTGTTGTGTGTGTTGTGTTGAGTTGTATTGTTGTTCTATGTTGCTGGGGGGTTTTGCATTCAAAAACTACATGGCCGGGAGAGCTGCGGATGTAGATGGCACCGGCGCTGCGGGCGCAGCCCCGTAGAAAGCCAAAAGGTCATCCACCTTCATCCGCCTGCGCTTGGTTGCCGTTGCGGACCGGTCTTCCTCTATGTTGTCTGCACGGAGGCGGGCCTTGAATCTATTCTCCAGCGGACCGTACTGCGCAGCCCTCAAGTTTGACGGCTCCGTGGCTGCTCTCTCGGACCTAACATACTCCACAAACATGTCCATGTATACTTTGAATGCGTTTGCGTGGATCTCGATGGCAGCCTTGAACTGGCGCACAGGTTCCTGACAACTGTTGGCCAGACTCTTAAACTCTGCCAGGGACAATTTTTTGTGCTGCTCCTGTGCCACGGTGTTGAGCTGCACCACCGTCAGCAGCTCCGCAAACAGACCTGCGCTGTTGCATAGCACCACGCGGTAGTGCAGAAACTCTGGGTAGTGGTGCACCATAGAGTACGGAGCAAGAGGATCCACAAAATACGCAGAGGTCCAGTCTGAGGGTAGCAGGGCCATAGCCCCGACACACGCGTTGTCGTACATCTGATTGGCAGTACCCTGGGTGAGGTAGGTCCCGCATTTCTCGCGGTACAACTGCTCATTGGGTCTAATAAACTGCAGGTACGCGTTGAGTGTGACCTCCTTGTAACTGCGGCCCCTCACTATCGGCAAGAAGTCCATGTGCCTCTTGCTGCCAGCCGTGTTCAGAAGCCGCAGCGTCTCCCGGAGCTGGTCCTTGGAGGCGTCCAGCGCAGCTGCGTGTTCCTTAGACGCGGTGCGGGCTGCGGCATCCAGTTCCTTGATTCTGCGTTCAAAGTCCTCTGATTTGACTCTGGCCTCCGCCTCCCTCTCAACAGACTCCCCGTACCTGCGCGTCAGTTCCGCAATCTGTAAGCGCAAAAGTTGAACCTGCCCCGGTTGCTCGGGGCCTTTATGCACTCTCCGCGGAGCGTCCTCTGCATTCTGCTTCCGAATAGCCTCCAACTCGGACTCCAACTCATCCACTCTCTGCTTGTACACGGACGCAGACGCCTTTGCCTCGTCGAGTGCGGAGTCAACCTTTATTTTCTCCGCGGTGAGCTGCTCCAGCTGCTCCTTGGCCCTCTCAAGCTCAATCACCACGTGCGCAGTGCGACCTGCGGCAAACCTGAGAGCGTTGTCCACCTTCCTCTGGGACTTGTTACCCCTGAAAGCCCTCTTGAGCTCCGAGAGCTCGGACAGCCTCTCAGGAACCACAAGAGCGGATACTTTCTCAAAGAACTCATCCATTGCTCAAACAGGCCAACAACAATGCCTAAGCAGAAGGGAGCTGCCACTATCATGTTGTGCGTGAGAGGGGGCAACAGACTCTTTGGAGCTTTTTCGGAGTACGGAACGCTGAGGGCCTGGTACCTAGACCCGGGCACAGCAGAGATCCAAGCCGCTCAATTCAAAGTGACCTACAAGGCCATGGACAGGTCTTCTATACCTGCCAGTGCGCTGCACAGGTTACCGTCCTCGCTGAGGACCAGTCCCAGGCCAGAGGAGGACCTGTACGCGGAATTTGACATCCCATACATGGGGCTCTCCTTCCCCCGCTACGCGTACGGGTTCAGCCTGCCCTTTGCGCGGGGCAACTTGCTGCTCATGCTGGGCAAGACAGACAGCTGGGAGTTTGCGAGGATGCTGCACGACTGGACTATGGTCTGGTGCCCGTTCACAGTACCCGAGAGGACCAGGATCATGCACAACATGCCTCCGGAGCAGAACGCAGGGGCGGTGGAGCTCAGGGACGAGGCAGGGATCTACGTGATCAGGGCCTCGGGTCTATCCGAGCTCTCTAAGACTCCTTGTCTGGGCTGCGTGGAGCGCTCAGAGGCCATCAGGGACTATGAGATGGCTTCTGCGCTCATGGCCCCGGTGACTGCTGTGCTTGAGGCACTGTGTCCATTCTGGGCCAGGAGCTGGGGCTCCGGAGCCCTAGACTCGTTGAGGGATCAGTGGTGCCTGGCAGAGCCCGGGGTCCGGGACAAGTGGATGATCGAGGGCCTCGAGTCCGCGCGCTCCATACTGATGGAGACCGGACTACCCAGCAGACCCGCCGAGGCGTTAATGCTTGCCACATCTCCTCTCTTCGCCGAGGCCTACAGGGGCACGTTGCCCCTCACTGTGGATGACGAGTGCCACATGGGCGAGGGCTCACACGTGCCCTTCAGGGTGTCACAGCAGTCCCAGCTGAGGCTGGATCTCTACTACTGCGCGGCGGTGCACCTGAACTCCCTGGGAGTCTTCCCCAGGTGCACATACGTATACACCTCCGAGGGTCCCCTGGTGATTGTAGGGGGAGTAGCCAACGGGGACCCCAGGCGAAAAAGGCAAGGGCAAGGACGCATCGAAGCGAGCGTGGTGGGCCCGCGCAGGAAGCAGGGAAATCTACCATACACGTTACCCCGAGGGAATGTGTTGGTTAGCGCGGGCAAACTGGGCGAAACGCTGCTGTATGCTGTGCACACTGCCGACGAGCCACTGCGCTGCGAGGTCCCCGTGACGCAGTACCTCAGGTTAGCCTTCAAAAACAACCTGGCCCACCTGTATGGTTCAATCAGGGTTCCATTCTACAGACCCGTGGTGCACAAGAGCTGGGAAACCAGAACTGTCCGAGACGCTGAGGACTCCAAAGAGGACCCTCGCGGTCTAGTCAGACTAGACACTTTCTTCCAGCAGGAGCTCATAGCGGTAGCTACCGAGGTACCGCAATCATGGCTGCTCCGGTCTACATCAAACTGGATATGAAGACCCTCACACGGTTCTTGGACCTTTCGGAGGACAGCTTGAAACTCAATGACAGGCTACATGGGTTTAACAAGGACAAGACTATCCATAGGGAAACTTTCAACAAAATACTGCTGATGCTCAACGACTGTGTGGTGCCCGTCTACGGAGCATGTACCCAGCTCATAAGTTACACGCTAACTCTGGGGGCTCTCTACAAAAAGACCAAGAATCCACATTTTTACCTGAAAGGCAGTAAGGCCAAGAACCTGTACGAGGACATACTGATACCCTTGGCCACCGCGGAGAAAAATGGCGTGTTGAGGATGGGGGATGAGAAGGCAGAGGAGGCCCTCCAAGGTGAGATCAAGACACTGGAGGCAAAGGTTCAAACTCTAGAAGCCAAGATCAATTCCCTCACAGATGCGCTGGACTCACAAAAGTCCAAGTTAGCAGCCAAGAACAAAACAGAACAGCAAGAACAAAGAAAACAGCACAACAAGGCTGTCTCGGGAATCGAGGCGTCCTTCAATAAAAAACTCAAAGAAGAGCTGGATAAACAGAAGAACGCGTTGCAACTCCATTACAAACAGCAGATTGAGCAGGCAGACCTGCTCAAAACTCAATTGGAGTCACAGCTGAAGAACACGAGCGACGGAAATAAAGAGGCTCGACAAAGGTACGATCTGGAAACAAAGCAGCTCAAGGAGAGATATGATCACGCGGTCAGCACTCTGGAAGCGGAGCTCAAGAAGCGTACAGCGGAGTCTGACAGCCTCCTGAAGTCTGTGAACGCAAAGTACCAGCTAGAGTTGCAGAAGCTCACCGCACAGATAGAGAGGTACCAGAATGAACATGAACAGAAGCCAATATTGACTCCCAAGTCCCCAAAGAAAGAGACGATGGAAGTCACCCCGACACCTCCTCCCAGCAAACACCTCTCCGACGATCAGCTTCTCGGCAAAGAAGAGTCCCTCGTGCCGGAGCTGGAACCAGAGCCCACTACCGAGGTGGTGATCAAGGCCCCAGTAAGCGATGGGTATAAGCTTGTGCCGTATGCAGATCCACCTAAGGGTCTGACACCCCTGCAAAAGTTACACGGGGATGGACCTTACTTCATCTATGGAAACAAATGGATCCACTGCTCCGAGCTCTACCGTCAGGGGTCAGCCCCTGCACCAACATTATACAATCTTAAAATGCCGCTGTCCATCGAACCTTTACGGCTGTGGCTCATTTCGTCCGGAGTCAACGCGGACAAAATCCTGGATCGACTGTTTGTCAGCAACGGGAGGGCCACCATCATGCCCCCGCTGTACGTTCCAATCAACAGGCCTCAGAGCAGGAATCCCGAGAACATGGAGAACGTGCTAAAATTCCTGGAGACAGGGGAAAGTTACCTGAAAAAAGACAGCTTTGTGGAGTTCGCGGGGGACCTCAGGCTGCTGTTTGAGTCCCACACAGGTTACTCGTATGAGACTGTGGCCCACTTCCGCGCGGCCTGCTTCGCACTTGGTTGGGCCAACAGCCTCCAGTCCGCCCTCATGAACCACTCGGACCTACCCGTGAAAGAGTATCTGATGAGCCTGGTCGCGGTGAAGAACATGACAATGTTCCTCAAAGAGTTCTCGTATATGTTTCCAGAGTTGCCAGTGAGGGAAAACACAAACACCTACCTAATGGCCACAGCCAGGAACCCGTTGCTGGGCGACATGTTCATGTCCAGGGACTTCTTTTTAAAACACCTGGGTCAGCTGGCCATCAACGCAGCACACAACTTTGGAGGCCTCGACACCGAAGTGATCCAGGAGGACATCAATGTCCTGAATGCGCTTCTGACTGTCCTTTCTGATGCTGCTGGACTCCAGGTAAACGAGAACTCAAAGATCGATAACCAGACCCAGCTCATGAGTAGACTCACCAGCATCGGACCGCCAAGGACCCTGTTGCTCTGGTGCCTCTTCCTTGCTGACGTTGGTCCTTCTGTGAAGTTTCTAACTCCTGACGAATGGAGGGACACCGTCAACAAGCTGCCCACTAGGTTAGGCACCGCGTACAACATCTTTGCCAGACGTTTTCTGGAGAATAACCACTCGCTCATAATCAAGAACCTGAAAGACACCAAGGACTTCAAAGAGAGGAACCCAAAAGAGTTTCAAGAGCGACTTAGTAACTACAAGGCGCGCAAATGGGACTCGCGGCAGCTGGAATGGGCGGCATACAACAACGCGATCAAGTTTCAGAAGCAGGTCCTCCAACTCGGGAAAAAGGCCAAGTCAAACCACTACGAGTTTGCATTCTACGGATTGTCCAAGGTCACGGAAAAGTCAAGAATAAACGTTATCTACCAACAGCACAAGATCCATCACCAGAGGTACCAGGAGGACTCTGGAACTATCAGTGCCATAAATATGATCCGAGACAGCATGATCCAGGGTATAACCAAGAGCCCCAAACCTCAGGAAGAGACCATCAAACAGCAGGAACCAGACAAGCCTACCAGACTCCCGGAGGCTCACCCACCCACACCTCAGCCAGATATCGAAATGGGGATGGAAACGGACGAGACTGCTACGACTGTGCCACCTCCCGCTTCCTCGAATAAGCCCCAAGTAACCCCCCCGACCCCCGTGGCGAGAATCCTGGCCCAGACCAAACAAGCGTCAAATATGCAGGTGGGCCAGGAGGACATGGAGATCGACAAGAAGACTGAGGAAAACCTGGCACACGCTGAGCAGATTGCAGTCGAGCGAGCAAAGATTGCTAACCTGCAAACGGCCGCTCTCTCCTCTGTGTCCCAGAGGGAAACCCTGCTCAAAGTGAAACAAACATTGATGGCCTTTGACACGGTGCGGAAGAACCCCACAACCATGCTGTCCATGCCCACCCTGACCAGCACGGTCGCCAGGCATTACGAGGCCTTGATCTCGTACGTGGTAGACTACTGCACCGACCCATTTGTGGTAATGAGCTTGCCTCCGAAACCATCCCATTTTTCCGGCCCCGGAGCCAAGTATAATCACTACACAGTCAACCAGACACAGAAGTGGGTTCTCCTTGGCGGTAAGGTCGGGCTAAGGATCGCAAGTGGAAACGTAGCCATGTCTCCAGACGAGGCTATTGTCAACGCAGCCAACACAAGCTTTAGGGTAAATGGCATGGATGGGGTCTCAGGGGCGCTCAGCGCTTTCTGTGGGAAAAACAAAGTCTCAGATGTGGACAAACGCTCCGCGCTGGCCTGCTTCGCCACAAACAGAAACTACCCGGGGAGGAGCGTGCCTGTCAGGGTCGACGACATCCTCGGTCTAGGGAGCAGAAAGTACTTTATGCACTGTCTCGCGCCCCAGCTCGGAAGCGTCGCTGAATACAAGCCTCAGCATGACAGATTGCACCAGATGATGATGTGGGAGATGGTGCTGGAGTGTGTGATGCTCAAGATCAAGTCTGTGACGTTGGTACTTGTGGGAGGCAACATATACAACAACCCACCGGCCAGCATCATACCTGCTCAGATGCGAGCCCTCATCCACGCGCTCTACACCGTGGGGGACTCTCTGCCGGACGGGTTCACAATCACTTTCTGCTACGACCCCTGCTACCACCCTTACCTGAAGCAGATCATCGATTGCATTGTTGCTGTGTGCCCAAACCGCCCTCAGCCCAAAGGCCAGTTCGAGTATGTAAAGACACTCTACGGACTTCTGCCAGGTCCCAGGGGTGTAGATTTGATCAAGAAGTAATATGAATCATCTCCGTCGTGATGCCTGCCCGGTGGTCGATTGGTGCTCAGGCAGTCACAGGGAGAGGAACCCTCGCCGACCCTGCGACCCCCTAGAGGCTGCTAGGCCCGTACTCCAGATATGTGACCAGGAGGGACTCATCCACAGCTTTACCGGACCCGCGCGTGAGGCAGGACGGTACCATTCCCAGTGGCCCGTGTGGCAGGGCTGCCTTAAAGATCCCTTCGAACTCACCGCGTTCCCTGTCATGCCCCTTGTCAACGTTAAGGTGGGTACCAGCGGACCTCTCGCCGTCATGGGTAGGTGCTCGGTGACACCCGCCATGGATCCATTCTACGCAGAGTTCCTGTGGGACTACGGGGAGCCCGAGCAGGAATCGGAGCACTGCGGGGAGCCGCTTGGACCGGGTTGTTTCAAATTACTGTTCTGTTATAATTCGCGTTATATCGCGTATCTGTGCCGGAGCCCCCTCACTAGCGAGGCCTTCGACCGCATTCCTGTACACAGCACCCTCACAGTAGAGCGGCCCGACGATGGCGTCCCTGATGAATGCTACGAAAGACGGGCTGAACCTTGGCGGGTACGACCATGAGATTATTCACGTGCCGCTCTGGTGCTGCACCAGCACGGACAGAGTAGAGCACTTTGAGGCCTACATGCGCTGCAACCTCAGCGCACTCGACCAGGTGTGCCGCCTAGACGACTTCAGGTGCCTCATAAAGAACAGCCTGGATGCCCGCGACGTCTCCTGTGTGACCCAGGCCGGGGGAGGTGTGGTGTGCGCGGGGGCTCCGCTCTTCAGCTTCATGCAGCGCTGGAACAAGGCCGTGGACTCCATCAGGGCAAAGCTGGAGCTCATGACACCGCTCCAGCTCGCCGCGGACTACACACACATGATCACACTCAGCGCGAGCCAGGGCTCCCTCTTCAACGAGAGTGATGCAGACCTGCTCACAGAGGCCATCGCTTTCTGCGTCAGAGACGGAGAGGACTTTGGTAGGCTCTTCTCCTTTTACGGTGTCACCACTTACCAGTCATTCCACGCGTACGAGAAATCAAAGTTCTCGTATGATCAGTCCCGGCAGTTCAACCTGGTCAGGAGGGGAACCACCAACCTGGAGCTCTCCAGGCTCAATCTGTCCACCCGCATGCACAACGTGAGCAACCCTTACATTGTGCTGGCCACCGTTCCCGTGAGAGTGGGACGCAAGGGCACCAAGGGACACCACGGGAGTCTCACTAAGCTTGAGCTGTTTTACTGGTCCGAGAGCATGCAGGCCCTGCAGGCTCATGTGGGAGGCGACTGTCACGGACACACAGGCTTCGAAAACAGCGTCCGGAAGGAGCCCGAGCTCAGGCGCCAGTGGTACAGGTCGAGCACGCTCAAACTCAACCCAAACAGCTACGTGGGTGCCTTTTTCCTGATAGGGAAACAGATCACCCTGAACCCTTTCTCCCTTCAGGAGATATACAGGGCTCCTCATGTGAACATCCTGGGCACAGGATGTTGGCACCTAGTCGAGAGGCACAATCTGGTTGAGTCCCAGGACATGGAGGGCAAGTTCAGCACTATGTTGGACGATGAGGATGAGGAGGAAGAAGAAAGTGCTCCAGTGTCTCAGCTCTTCCCCACTAATGAGGATCTCATCATCACCGATGGTCTAGAAGGCTATGTCCCCGCACAATTTGTCGACCCAAGAGTCAGCCAGTATCACGACTTTGATGAAATGCTTCTCTAAATATTTTTCTTAAAAACAATAAAAAAACTCAATCTTTTATGAGGTTTCTTTTTTTTGGTGTTCAACCCAAAGAGTGATTTTCTTCCCGATGAATGTTTAGCTGACTTGTGTGAAGCAGTGCATATGATCAGCAGACATGGCCTTACTGTGGAGCCTAGTGTTTCTCCTGGCTACGTGCGCTATCTCCGTCACGTGCCAATCTGTTACATGGACTAGATCATCGCCATGCTCACCCATGGGCACAACTTTGGTAATAACCGGAGCCTACACTATGCCAACGGGACAGTATGCAATCGCTGGAGCTATATTATCGCCCAACATGGACATAAAAACTGTTGCTACGGTGACGACTAGGGCAACCGTCAACCTAACACCCGGGAACAAGGGTACTGTTACGTTCACCCTGAGCGGAGTTAGAATGTCAGACGCAACATTTACAGGATTCGCACTCAAAGTCCTCACCACTACTGGAGCCAGCACTACGATGTCAACGCTTGCGCCACCCATCACGGTGGCGACAAATCCCAGCATAAGAGTGCTCAGATACAACGACTACTCGCTAGGAGGAGGCACCGTACTCAGATGCGTTCAGAGCTGCAACAGCACCATCAACAACCACGTGTGGTACAAAAATGGATTGAAAATCGGATCGGCAATCGGGACAGACATGACTGCTGTGGACTCTGGCCTCTACACCTGTGAACCCGATGGTTCGATAAATACCAGGAGCAATAGCATATGGGTGGGGACACCCACGTACGATTGTCCATTTGATTTGGCAAAATGGTGTTCATCAGGATTCATAACCCGCAGACACGAAAATAATGTCAAGGCCTACAACAGCGACCACACCAGGACCGTGGGCAACACGTTTGTGTGTGGCTCTTCAACTGACGGAACTTCCCCAGCGATATCCACCAGGGGCATGTGCCCAAACAGAACTACCTGCACATCCGAGAAGACTACAATGTGCGCAAACAACAACCCCGTGATCAACGTAGCATGTGGTATGGTCATATCATACACCTGTCCCACTATATCTCCATTCGAGAGCATTGGAATCGTGAGTAGCTCCGGCTCCGAGTTTGCCCTAAGTCCTGTTGCTGGGGAGAGGCGACTCGAGACCAGCACCAAGGGAAATGTGTATAAAATTTGGTGTGGCAGCGACTACGAGCTGGTTGCTCCCTGTGGCACATCATCCAGCTATTCTGCCCACCCATCAACATTTATTCCCATAGGAGCTGGAGCAACATGGACAACCACGGGGGTCACGCAGTCTGAGACTATGATTATTGCTGTTGGAACCGTATTCAACATCACCTGCCCGGACAACACAGTGGTGGCATGGTACAAAGACAAGACTCTATTCTCTTCACTTATAGGAAGCAGATCAACCAAGAATATGGTGAAAAACCTCACAGCTGACGATTATGGTATGTGGGAATGTGTATCTTTCACTACCACTGGGTCTACGCTTGGAGCCCGGACTAGACTGATCTCTATCAGCGCTCCTACGACCACAGTCACCACACCTCTCACAACCCCGTCGACTACAGCTGCCACTACAGCGGCTGCCACCAATGCCACTACAGCTGCCACTACAGCTGCCGCCACCAATGCCACTACAGCTGCCACTACAGCGGCTGCCACCAATGCCACTACAGCTGCCACTACAGCTGCCACTACAGCGGCTGCCACCAATGCCACTACAGCTGCCACTACTGAGGCCGCCACCAATGCCACTACAGCTGCCACTACAGCTGCCACTACTGAGGCTGCCACCAATGCCACTACAGCTGCCACTACAGCGTCTGCCACCAATGCCACTACAGCTGCCACTACTGAGGCTGCCACCAATGCCACTACAGCTGCCACTACTGAGGCCGCCACCAATGCCACTACAGCTGCCACTACTGAGGCTGCCACCAATGCCACTACAGCTGCCACTACAGCTGCCACTACTGAGGCCGCCACCAATGCCACTACAGCTGCCACTACAGCTGCCACTACTGAGGCTGCCACCAATGCCACTACAGCTGCCACTACAGCTGCCACTACTGAGGCTGCCACCAATGCCACTACAGCTGCCACTACAGCTGCCACTACTGAGGCTGCCACCAATGCCACTACAGCTGCCACTACAGCTGCCACTACTGAGGCTGCCACCAATGCCACTACAGCTGCCACTACAGCTGCCACTACTGAGGCCGCCACCAATGCCACTACTGAGGCAGCAACCAATGCCACTACTGAGGCCGCAACCAATGCCACTATGTCTCCCACTACACCTGACGCTTCTAATGCCACTACAGATGCCAGTACACCTGACGCTTCAAATGCCACTACAGCTGCCACTACTGAGGACGCAACCAATGCCACTACTGAGGCCGCAACCAATGCCACTATGTCTCCCGCTACACCTGACGCTTCAAATGCCACTACAGATGCCAGTACACCTGACGCTTCCAATGCCACTACAGCTGCCACTACACCTGACGCTTCCAATGCCACTACAGATGCCGCCACCAATGCCACTATGTCTCCCACTACACCTGACGCTTCCAATGCCACTACAGATGCCAGTACACCTGACACTTCCAATGCCACTACAGATGCCACCACAGCAGGCAATACACCCGCAACTACACCAGGTACACCAGAAACCACAACGGGCAGACCCTTGACAACACCAAGTCCAACTACACAATCCACTCCAATAAACCCAACGGGGCTCAGTACCCTGACCATGGCGGCTATAATTGGAGGAGCAGCCGGAGGAGCTGCGTTAATCGCGGCTATAGTAGCAGTCTGCGTGATACACAATGGAATATAATATAATTAATGCTTGTTACACTTCAATGTATTGCAATAAAGTCATTGGCTTCATTTATTTATTCATTAATGTCTGCCCTTCTTTATTTTGTTACAAAACATGCGGAGTTTACATGACGGTGTTGACGTAGTCTCCATTGAAGATGTAGTTTCCGCGATTGTTCTTTGATGTCTCCATGCGCCTCACTGTCATCTGTGCCTCCGTCTTCTGACCGACCCTCTTATGGATGGCGTAGCCCGTCTTCAGGAGAGAGCTGAGGGAGACAGGGGCCAGACACTGAACTCCATTCATGAATGGCACCTTGAAGATGACTTTTCCGATGAGGTCCAGAAGCCCTAGGGTGGCAGCGGTGTGCGCGATAGTGAGGTTGAGTGTGATGTGAAAGTTGGCCAGGGATTGAAGTGGCTTTGCGTGGTCCACTGTGGTAAATTGTTTGCACTGGGAGTTCATGATCATGAACAAGTTGACAATCTTGGTGAGCATTGCGATCCTGATGTCGCTGTACCCAATAGCCTTGAGCCTTCTGGGTCCGTCCACACGGTACTCTGTTCCGTATTCGAGCTTGGTGGTTCCTTTCACGTCCGGCTGATGCTGGAGCACGACCATACAGCACTGAAGGAAAGCGCTCTGGTTGACAGTAAGCTTTGCTGTGCGCACCCAGTCTGAGAGCACCCTGTTCTCTATGCGCGTGAGCTCAAATCCCAACAGAGTTGAGATCTCTGTGATGTTGAAGTGCATTTTTGCTACTTTGTAGTCCCCGGTCCAAGCCAGCTGGGTCTCTCCGAACGTGGCGATGGCACCATCACTGTGGAACAGTGGGTATCCGAAGAGGCTGAGGTCCATGTCGTGCGCGGTAGCTCCGGCCCTGATGCGGATCACAGTGTCAATGAGCGGGGAGAAGAGTTCTTCGTCCACGGCTCGCAGCCCAAAGTACTGGGGGTCTGTGATGAAGTCGTTCACATCAGCGTCGATGATCAGGTCTCTGCTGTTGACCTTAGCTACCTGCAAACCCAGAATAGCTGCCACATCAAAAGTGCTGACAACGATGCCAGCGCGGATCGGCTCTGAAACAGAACCTCCGGAGCTCTGCTTGAAGTTGGCCGCAGAGGTGACAAAAACCCTTTTGAAATCCCCGTCTTTGGAGTCCACCTCAGAGGGTGGCTCGTAGATCTTGTCGTCAAAGTAGGGACGACGCCTCAATGGTTCCGTTTGTCCAACGCACCAGCCCTTGTCACCCACTTGTCCGATACGTCCACAGTGCGGTTGGGACACCGAGTAGTACTTCAAAATCGACTTTGAGAGGCTCTGCATGATCGGGAGGTAAGTCAGTCTGTTGTGTCCACTCCCGCCACAGAACACACTCTGCTGCGCGGAATAGTACGCCGGGCCCATGTAGCACATTGGCCGGGGGATGAGCATCGGGTTGCAGCGGTTAATGCCATTTTTGAAGAGTTCTCTGTCCCTGTCCAAGGGCATGTCGAGCAAGGCGGCACGTGTACCCATGGAACCCGGCCCGAAGACGAGTTTCTGCAGTCCCGAGAGGTAAAAGAAAGACGTGTTCCTGCTGGAGCTCGAAAACCTCCAGGCCTCCGTGTCCCTCACCGGCATCGCAGTTCCATCGCAACATGGAGCGTTGTCTGCGCTGGTCAGACCTCCCAGCATGAAGTCATAGCCCATGTAGTGTTTCTCGTAGAGGTGCGTGCGCCTCATGGACTCAAAGAGGGTTCCCAGGCGCATAATGATGTTGAAGGTGTTGCCCTGGTTGATGAGCAGCATTTCTCTGAGGTATATGCCGATCAACGTGTAGCTCTCGGGGGAACCCGCTCCGTAGTCTGCAGCTTTGCACAGCTCGACCACAAGCTCAAACACCAAAGCCCACTCCGCGGGTCCGTGTCCCAGTCCATTCCCATTCGCGAGCATGCCTGCTGCCGTCGCATCATCAGTGGACAGAATCGCGTCGAGGCTCAAGATGAACGCCATCCGGTCTGAGATGTCGGTGGTAGCTGTCAATTGGTATGGCGTCATGTCCATACCATTATACACGTGATCAGATGGAAACAGCATGGTCCCCCACAGAATGTGGTAGACCATGGACTGCTCCGGGGTCATTTGGTTAAAATACTCGATGTTGTTGAGTATGTAAAAGAACTCTGCGGTGTTTATCATGCAGCAGTACTGGCCCAGTGCGATCACACACTCTACACCCATCTGTTCAAAGTTGTTGAGGCACCAGTAGACGCAGTCCGTCATGTGAGTGTAGAGAATAGCACGGGAGGGCATGTTCCACATGAGCCTGACGGGTCTGAACTCCCGTTGCACATAGGAATTCACCGGGTACGCAATCTTTTGTGTGTTAGGATTCCCGGCCATGCTCATGATAGTGGGAATGGGGTGAGGCGCAGTAGCTCCCCCTGGATTCAACAAAGCCTGGTTGAGCCACACGCTATAGGGTGCAATGGGGTCAAAGTACCCGAACTGTGGTTGTGCGGGTGCATTGAACACGGGGAAAGGTGTTCCACTCCTTCTGTGCCTGCCCAGATTGTCAGTTGGGTAGATCTGCGCAGGCAGACCCATGCATATCATTTTCCGAGTCTCTGCGTCGTACGCATCCTGGTACACCCCGATTCCAGAGTTGCTTGAAATTATATACTGCGTGAGGTCCACTGTCCTGTTGGCTCTGGTGGGTCTGTTGGCCCTGGACCCCCCAGAGTTGAAGGTCCTTCCAGTCAGGCCGTCTCCTCCAAGGCCTCCGGTAATAAGCGGTACGACCCCACCAAACACTGGCCCTGCACCACCTCTGCCACCACTACCACCGCTGCTACCCCCTGATCCTCCGCTGCCTCCTCCATCCCCTGAACCTCCGCTGCCTCCTCCTGGACCCCCTGGACTACCGGGGTTCCCACCGGATCCGGAGCTGAATATACTTTCGTTGTTGACACCGAGAAAGTTGGACCCAAAGAACGCTGATAGAGGCTGATCCTGCCCTGGATTTTCAACGTTGTTGTATTCATTAGGGTCATACGTCTCGGAAAAGGCATCTTCATCCCGATTGTCCCCGTAACTGTTGACCGAGGGTGGAGGGACTGATTGTTCCTCTTCTTCCTCCTGCTCCTCCTCTATCATCGGCAACGGTGGTTCCTCATCAACAACTACTGGCTGTGCTACGACCACTGGGGGTAGAGTCGGGGGCTCTTGAGGAACAACTGTACTCTCGGCGGCCTGTGGCTTGTCTTTTCTTGGAGCCGCGATTGGTTTAGAGAGCTTCACACCCTGGGCCTCTCGGATAGCACGCCTGTCTTTTCTATTGGGTAGCCGCGTAGTATTTCCATTAGGGCCCGCTAACACTTGTGCTTGGTGCTGCTGTTGGCTTTCCTCAGAGCCCGCGGGATTGACCAGTGGAGGAGCAGGTTCGGAGGGACCCAGAGCCCTATTTACTTGCACGCTGCTGTTGGCCTCTATCACACTCTTTCTGTTCTCCTCAACCTTCTCAGGGGACTCACCCTGCATAATCGAGAGGATGTCGGTGATGGCTGTGACATCGAGGAGCTTTATGGTGTCCATGCCCAGGCTTTCCAGGTTGATATCATCATCGTCGTCCATGTCTGTGCGCGGTGTAGCCAAGCGTGGTGGCAACTGTTCGATGATCTCCTGGGGTCCGATATCCACGTCAAGGCTGTCCACAGCATTACAAAATATCTCTTTATGGTCCTCGAATCCCAGAGCGTGGACCCAGGCCACGCAGCGGACCGTACGGGACGCCCTGATGCTAATAGCTGCGGAGGCTGCAGGCTGACTGACCATAAGGGATTTTATCATAGACTCCGTCACACCGATGTCATTCCATATGCAGAACGATAGGGGGCATGTGCTTGAGAGCATAAAAGGTGAGTCCACTGTCCCCATGATGTAGGACACACACCCACTAAAGGACTCTATGGCAACCCCTACCAAGGTGCTCTCAGTCTCTGTGGACACAAACTGAGTCCATAGGGGTCCTCCTTTGGGCCACCCTTTGTGGGTACGAACCATGTGGCCCCATGCTGCGGGACTCTCCCGTAGGATATCGGCGCTCTCAGCAAGCCTATCCTTTGGTTGACTCAGCAGTGACAGAACAGCATTCGCCTCGGTGATATTGATGCTCGACCACACTGGGCCCAGACCCGATTCACGCGTCTGCTTGTCGGAGCAGACCCAGAGGCAGTAGCAGCACAGGTCCCAAAATGACTCCCACTGTGCCACAGCGTCCGCGATTTTGGGAACCGAGATCCAAGATTGATCGTCGGGGACTTGGTGGGTCTGCTGCTTGGACGTGTCCATATGTTCCGCAGCAGCTGATTGCTTTCTGGGCTCCAAGACCCCGGAAGCCTCTGCTTCTTGTCTCAGAGTCTCCATCTCCTCTTCCATCTTGGCATCCTCCTCAAGTCTCCTGAGATCACGCTTGGATGTTTTCTTTGATTTTGATGTTGCATTGTCTTTTTTCTTGTCCTTGCGCTGAAGCGGATTGGATTTGGACCGGTGATCTTGGGACCTCTTGGTTTTTGTCTTGGTGGTGAGGTCATCCAACACCGGCAGTTCCTCAGGCACAGTTGCAGAAACTGGGGCTCCGGGGCTCCCAGGGAGTGGCACCTCCGGACTGTTGAGAATCCTGAGCTGTTCCTCTATCTTGATCAGTGGATCAGACACCACTCTACGAGGCACGGGTTCTGGCTCAGATTCGGGATGAGGGAGAGGTCCCGGGTCCGGAGCCGGTGGGATCTTAGACAACGCCTTTCGCATGGATTCCAGTGCCTTCTGAGAGTGCTCAACTTCAGGAAGCTGGAGCACCTTGCGCATGACCACCCCTTCTGCTGGGGGCACAAAGGCGAAGGCTCCCGGTGCCGTGTGGCTCTGGCCCGACCGCCGCACGTCATTCCAGACGGTGATCATGTTCTTTAAGTCATCCACCCCGAGCTCCAAGTCAGACAGACACTTTTTACCAAGCATGAAAGGGTCGGACTGGGCAAAGTTAAGGGCCGCGGTCGCGTCTTCCTTGCTCACCGGCTGCAAGGTCTCTAGAGCGGCCGCTGTCAGTTCTGGCATGATTCCACCGTGCATCCTGGTCCAGCTGGGGCTATTAAGGATGTAGGTGAGTGCGTAGTCCCTGAGTAAACGCATGTTCGAGCGGAGTTCCTTGAGCTGTACCCCGTACCTAAAGAGGACCACCAGCAGCAGGCAGTAGTTGTAGTTGGCAGAGTAAAGCACGCTGAGGATATCCATGTCGTTCTTCCCGGACCAACTGGAGCTGGCCACCCGGGCTATAGCTTCTATCCCCAGGGTCATGGAGTAGATCTTGAGCAGCGAGCTTGGAGGTTTCTTGTAGAGGTAGGGTAGACATCCCACTTCTCTGGCAGTGGGGGGATCACTGGGCTGTCTCATCCAGAAAGTGTGCACATACTGCGCTGCCCAGTTGGGTGGCTCGGACAGCAGAACATTCACATCCGCTGTCTGCCATTTGGGCAGTGTGGGTTTCTCTACCTCGAGGTGTCTGCTGGGTATCTCGAATGGTCCGACCTTTGCAAAGAGTAGGGATGGGAGCTCATAGCGCGTTTCACATGGGAACGTTACCACCATACCCCTGTTGATCCCGTGCCTTTGCGCGTCAAGTATTCGGACCTTCTTTGCTGACTCAATCTCATCCCTGTACTTTTCCAGCAATTCCTGCATCATGAGCTCCTGAGGCGTAGGAGGCTCTGGAGGTGGTGGGGAAGGTTGGGCTTGGGGTTGGACTTGGGGTTCCGGTTGGGCTTGGGGTTGGGGTTCCTCTGGAACCGGCGAGGACGCATCAGAAAGCACGGCCGGTGATGGAGCTGGAGACCCTTCAGAGAGTTGGGCAGGGGATACGGGTCCAGGGGAGGAAGCAGCTGCAGGCGAGGGGGAAGGCTGTGCAGGCGAGGGTGTGGATCTCTTTTCTGTTTCTTGCGGGGGTTCCACCTGTTGGGGGGATGTTGGGGACAGTGGAGGCGTTCCAGGAGACAGCACAGCATGCTCTTCCACCATGGGCTCATCGGGCGCGGACGGGGACATTAGGTCCTGGTTCAGTTTGAATCCGGCCTCCCCCAATGGTTTGTACAAGGGTATGGGCGGCTGTTTGTCCCTGGGCTGTATCTGCGCACCGGTTAAGGTAGTGGTGAATAGCGGTGGCCATCCTCTGATGACCTGCTGGTACTCCGCGAAGCTGACCTTGGGCACATCATTGTATTCGAAGAAGTAGGCCTGAACCTGGCCCATAAGGTTCTTGAGCACCCTGGCCAGTCCCTTGAGGTCCTTGACGCTGTCACAGTACTCTATGACGTTCTCCAGATGCACTGGGTACGTGGATTTCCCCACCAGGATGCCCATCCAGCGCCTGACATGAGTCCGGATGAAATCCTCTATGGCCGTGAAGTCTGCAACCCCAGCATTTACCGCCTGAACCACTGGCTCCAAAAAGTCCTCGTTTGGCACCTGCAGCACGGGTAGGCTCATGGACTTGCTCTTGATGCGTTCCATGATGGTCTCGTCCTTCCAGGATAAAAAGCTAGCGGTGTGTGAGTCGGTTTCCTCCATGGTGCACTTGTTCTTGACAAACATGATGAGTAGGAATGTGACAAGCATCTCTGGGTCATACTGGCACACTTCCCCTGACCAGAACGCGGTGTAGTAGTCTGCCATCTGCCCAAAGGCATCAACGCAGGCCAAAACATGGTTGCAGTCGATCTCCCTGTGCAGCACCTTGACCACATCTCTGTCTTTGACCAGCTCCGAGTGGTTGTTCCTATCGAGCCTGTGCGGTAGCAACAGCTGAGCTGCGGTGATGATTCGATCCTCGGGTTTGACGCAGTGGAGCATCCTGAGGTCCACCGGCTCCAGCGGGGGGACATAGCCAAAGGTGGTCATCACTGTGAGATGGTGGTACGCAGCATAGGAGGAGGCGATGTCAAATATCTCAGGCTTCCCTGCGAAGTCGCCGGCTCCGGCGAGGTTGATGCACACAGCAAGCACCGTCTCGGGCCTCACATCATAGTGCTTAGCGGCTATCACGCTGAAAGAGGTGACCCCACTCAGATATTGCAGATAGCACGCGGTCCTGACCAGGTCTACCACCATGTTATCCACCATCAGGATTGATGTGGGGTTCCCCCCGTTTAAGAGTTGTACTATGTTCCTTGCGATGGGCCGCTTATCCTTGATGTAGGTCGATGCCGGAATTGTGTGCAAATCCGAGTAGGCTTGCCAGACCTTGGCAGCGTACGGCCCGGGTTCTGTGTCATAAAACTTCCACTCAAACGTGGCTGCTGGCTCGTAGAACATCATGCCAAGTATATTCTCATGCAGGTCTGCGGTGGACTCGATGGCATTGAGCTCATCCTGGGGGAGGTTGACTACGTTGAGAGCCTCCAAGGGTCTGTGTTGCCTGTTCTGGGGCCTGGCGACCTTGAACAGGTCGTAGGCAGCTTTATCCTCCGGGGAGCGTATCTGCAGCGCATCCAAAAAGAGTTGGTTGACGAGGTCGCCCTTGGCGCAGTGCTCTGGATCCAGACTCAGCAGCTTCAAGTAGCTGTTATTGAAGCAAGAGGAAGGGTTCTCTGGCGGCTCCAGCAGACCCCACAGCCTGTGGATTTTCTGGAGCTTGGTCCGTGTCTCTGTCAGCGTGATGCCCCTGGTGAGACCCATGTGGGAGCAGGCCACCCTGTACGCCTGGCCCGTGATTCCCATGTTCGAGGATAAGTGTTCAAACTCAATCAGGTTCATGCCCAGCACTATGGAAAGGGCCAGCACAGTCTCAACCGGGCTGGATTGGTTTATAATGGTGTCGTTCCAGCCATTGTTGCACACGGATGGAATCATGCTGCAGACGATCGTTGGGTCGAACCCAGCCCTTCCGCAGGCCAGTCCCATGCGGGACCCACACATGGCAAGGTGGGGTCCCATAGATGTAAACGGGGTGGGGAACCTCATGGGTTTCTCTGTATTGAGGTATGACAGGCAGGGGAACTCTGAGCGGTTTTTCTTGGTATCCATTGGTATGGACCCACCGGTGACGGTCACCCATCCGGAGCAGGTCCCGAGGACAGACCTCTCATAAACCTCATAGCCCCCCAGTACGGTGCTGTAGATGCTGCTCTCATCCGCTGGGGGCATCAGCCTCCCCAGGATCCAAGAGGCATTTCTGTACACGGACCTAGGGGCCTTATCTATTGGGATCCTCGAAAGGGGCCCAAATTTTCGGGCCCAGGCCATCTCATAAAAGTTGAAGAAGAATCCCTTGTACAGTAGCCCAGGAGGGTCTTGGAAGACCTGCATCTGGTCGCCTGTGGACTTGGGCTTGGACGTGTGGTCTCTCAGTATTTCCACTGCCCTGTCGAATGGCGACTGTCCCTTGGCAATGGGCGCGAGACAGGCTTCGATCTGCTCCTCAGAGAGCGGAGGGTCATTGCTGTCAGCCATTTCGTCCGCTGCCACATGGATGGTCTTGACATGGCCAGATTCTGCCATCTGCATGATGACCGCGGTGACAGCTTCCTCCAGGGATTGCCTGTTGAGGTGTGAAGGGTCACCAAAGTTGATGTAGCTGGAAAGAGAAACGTCCGCAGGGAACGGAACCTCAGCATCCAGAAGCGTGCCAGTGTATGCTGTGCGTGCTGTTGAGTTGGAGGAGAAGAGCCTGCTGCTGGCCGAGACTCCCACGTCGGTGATGGCTGCAAGGTCATAATCTTCGGTGACCGGCTCGGGGCCTCTGCCGACCTGGGATGCCGAGTCCCCGACATCCTCGTAGTCCGCATCTGACAAGGACAGCTTGCCGCTGAGGGCCTTTCCTTGAGGTGGAGGGGGGTACCTGCCAAACACCGAGGCCAGGTGAGACTCAATGGAGTACTTTGAGCAGAAGGCGTTGGTGAGATTGATCCATCTCTGGTGACTGAAAGGCACCGCGCTTGGTACGAAATAGTCGTAGTGGTTCTGTAGGTATCGGATGAAAACGTTTCCCTTGCTTGGTGCGTTATTGCGGGGCTTGACCGTTATCATGTAGACCACCACCTTGTTGTCAGACATCACATCCGACGCGGTGATGACGTTAATGTTGACAGAGAAGAAGTCTGCGCATGCCTGTATGTCCACCATTTCGCCCCATGCCCCGTTGTCCTCCTCCCTGTCTGTGATGTACCGATCAAAGGATTCGTACGTGACCAACGGAGAATCATAGTTCTTGATGATCCATTTCTTTGAGATACCTTTGATGTCCATGTACCTCTTCACGCTGCCCAGCATGAGGTGTGCAAGACAGTAGAACAGGCAGTTCCCGTCTGACCTTGTGCCCTTTAGCGTCAGGCCCAGACGGGCCGCGTAGGCGAAGATGCATGCTCGCGCCCGCCTGAAGTAGCTGTTGTACTTTGCTTGTGCAAACGTGTACTCTAGCGCGTAAGTGTCGGGGTCTGGCAGCAACGGCGCGGAGGTGTCACGCTGCATGGCTTCCGACTGTTCCGCGGGCAGTTGCTGGGACGCTACTACTGTGGGTGAAACCGGTGAATCTCTATATGGCGGGACCGGACTGCCGGGTGACGGGGCCTTGGGTGATACTTCTGCCATGTGCACCGCATCGGGAGATGCCGCTGAGTGCTCCCCCTCTATTTCATCTTCGGAACCGGAGTGGGGTGAATTGTCCTGCATATTGGCGGCATCACGTGGTGTGGTCCCATCCATGTACATGTCAATGGTGAAGTTGGGGTCCAGTTTTGTGAGGGGCACAGAGCCCGGATCTGTAGGTTTGGGCCGAATGCTCAGATGCTCGTGCCTATTGATGAGTCTTATGATGGCCGCCATTCCGTCTTCGCTTTTGGGCAGGCGGACCCTAGACATCATGGTCCTCTTGCGCAGAAAACGCGAGGAAGGGACGTAGATGTCATTGCTGGCGGGTGGGTGCTGGTACTTGGGGAGATCCAGGCTGATGTTTCTGGTAGCCTGCTTGGCCTGTAGGGTCTTGGACTTGACCAGCCTCCTGGAAGCTGTGGCAGCTGTTAGCTTGCGTTTGAGGGCCTTGATCCGCAGTTGCTTCAGCCTGATGGCGTACGGGTCCAGGCTCTTGCCCTTTGGCAGCATCTCATTAGTCTGAACCTTGATCATACTGGCCAGCTCCTGCTCCATGGCATGGAGCCTCTTCTCATGCGTCTTGACCTGGTGTTCAGTCCACCCTGTGAAAGCCAGGCCATAGTTACCAACCTCTCCGTGCTTGAGGGCAACGTTGGGGTACACATGTCCATTCTGCTCCAGCTTCAGTAGGACGTGATCCTCTGTGTTCTCAGGCACCAGAAAGTTGACGTCCAGGAAGTCTTTGTCCTGATACAACCGCAGTTCAGAAGCTGAGCGGGTGCGCACACTGTAGGCCTGGGTACACACGTGGCTGGCCGTCACCAGCTGAGAGGACCTGCTGATGTTCTTGGACCTCGGAAGGGTGACCACCTTGAACGCGTCTGGAGGAACGTCGGGCACGTCCACTGCCACAGCAGCGAGGTCAAAGAGCATCTTGAATGGCACAGAGATCCTACGCACCCCGTAGTAGATCATGCACATGTGCACGGACTCTGGCAGCTCCGTGAGAACGCTGGGACCTGCTGGGTGCAGCTCTCCAGTGTTGAGCCAGAGGTACCTGTTCCACACGTGGTCCCATTCCCCGGTGGGATTCGGCCGCATGTGGAAAGCGTAGCCACACTTGATAGAGCTGCGGCGCTCCTCAGGGAGGCTCCAAGCGTCCCATGGCGCCGGCGCCCGCAACAGCTGCTGCTGTTGCTGGGACGTGGCCACTGTCGGAGAGACGGGCGTTGGCTGATCACCCGCAGCAGCGGCATCGCCATCCGCAACTCCCTCCTGGGCGCCAGGTACATTAGTACTCAGGGCGCCCTCGAACATCATGTACTGATCCATGAGATCCATTGTCTGCTAACATGGGTATCCGCAACGCTGGCGTATTCTGCTATCTCAACACCACCAGGTGGCTGAGGGCTCTCGGGATTCGGACTGGACCAAAGACGCTCCACTTTGAGAAGGCAGCAGCCAAGTATACTGGCTGTATATTGGACCTGACTCTAGTCATACACACCATATGCCTCTCCCAAGCGGAAATGTTCAAGTACAGCCTCGAGACTGCGGCCGAGCTGGTGCTGGAAAAGATCAGGTTGATTATATTGGCCAAGCTCAAGGCAACCAATCTTGTGGTGTTCTGCCTTGACTCACCGGCAGGCAGCCTTAAGTTCGCAGTGTCTGCCCAGCGCGCTCATCACAGGCAAAAATGGGAAGATTCCCCATTTGTGGCCATGCTGAAGGATCCCAGCAGCAAGGAGTTTCTTTTCGGGAAGCTGGTGAACTACGTGCGGCAACTCTCGTTCCTGAGGCCTGAGCAGACTGTGGTGGTGATACAACGCAATGAGCAGGGGGTGGCTGCCGCGGCGGGTGCGGACCCGCAGGTGTACGGATCCGAGGTCTCTGGTGTGGGAGGGCAGGGATGGTTTGTCATAGCCACCGGATCCCCCCTTCATGATCCCGAACCATGCAGACTTAGGGCCCTTTTCCAGTGCTTTCTGGACAACTTGGGAGACTCCTTACAGTACGAGAGCGACATGCTGTGTTACCAGGTGGCCGAACTTATCTCTGAGCAGATGGCCAGGCAGGCCTGCCTACCTGTTCTGGTTGAGTCCAAAGACACGGACATGGCCGCGATCTTTCTGGCCAGGTACGGTTCCATGGACCTGAGGCGCAGGGAGAACCTGAGACGTGTGCACCTGCTCTTCAGGAGTTTCAAAAAGTTTGTTGAGGTGGACATGGATGCGAGCCTCTCTCAGGCACTCTCCTGGCTGGATGTACCCACAACGGTCTTCCCTTCCCAGGAGTGTCCGTTGGACGATGAGCGGGAGGCCCTGCTCTGGCTGCTAGATTTTGATGAGTGGACCCCGCTGATGGACGAGTTCTGTGTACCTGTGATGGCCATAAAGTGTTTTGTGTCCAAGGAGGCTTGGAAGTCTTTCCTTGCCGCCTGTGCCAGGAGCTGCACCAGGGGGCCCCTGTTCAGGCGGACTATGGTCTACCTCAACTCCTGCGTGACCTCTGACAGGCTGCCCCGCGTCCTAGCGGAGGCCTGCGCCACTGGCTGCCCCGTTTATGAGTACGTGATAGGGACACTCGGCATGTCAGAGTCCAAGCTTCAGAATGACGGGTTCTGCGCATCACAGGACAACGCAGCCTTCACATTTGTGGAGGCTAACCCAGTCAAGGACAAGAGGCAGAGCGCCTCTGTCATCATGAACCTAACACACCAGCTGTATGCCTCGGGTATGGTGCCTCGCTCCTCTTATCAGCGTTACTGCGAAGAGCGGTACAACATGCTTGATGACAACGGAGTGTGCATGAGGCTAGACACAGAGGCCTCACCGGCAGCGTGCTGCGCAGCGGCTGTGGGCTTATCCATGTACGGCACAGACTACGCCAACGGTCTGCCCTCTGTTGGGGAGAGACAGGTCACAGCTGCACTCTCTGTGGAGTACCTGTTCAGGGAGATGTCTAGGTTCTGCGCGCTCAGCGCTCTGACGGGTGAGGATTGCGACAAGGTGGAACTCCTGACCATGGTGTCTAGGTTCTTTGGTCTCAGCCCCAACAGGGACTTGAGCCGGGAGAAGGCCGCAAGGCTCATCAATCACGCACTTCTGCCTTACAGACTGTGGACTGAGGATTCTGCCTATTGTGAGCTGAAACGCAGGGTTCAGAGGGGCGAAGACCTGAGTGATATCTGCGTGGACGGAGCGACGCTGGAAATTGTAAACATCAAAAATGATTTCCAGACTACAAGAGGTAGGCCCCAGTACGCACTCACGTTAGAGAGCGGAGATCGTCTCATCACGGAATCTTCACACTCTGTGAACACAGGAGGCATCTGCGATACACTGGACAGAGCGCTCGGTCAGCTCGAATTCAAGCTGATACGTGAGGTACCCCCCACCTTCCAAAAGCTAGCCAAGGCAGCAGCCAAGAGGACCACCAAGAAAAAACCAGAATGTACAATTCCACAGAAGGTTCGGTCTCCGTCAAGCTCACACCAGAGCGCGAGATCGAGCAGCGCACAGACGGGGACTATGTCAAATTTTCTGGGCGCGTTTGCCTCTCGGACATCCTCGGGCCCAGCGTCGACGACGGCTCAGACAGGGGGATCATACTGGCCCACAGGATCGGAAGAGTGACGGGGCGGGTGGACAAGTACCCAGACATGGGCTACTTCACGGTGACGGGAGACAGGGGACAATCGGTGGTGGCGGGTGTTCACTATTCAAAACATGACAAGATACAGCAGGGGCTGCACTGCGGGATCACACACGAGTGGCTCCCGGAGCTGCCCATTGTGCAGCAGCGGGACTTGCTTGTGAAGGCTGCCAAGATGTACGTTGGTTCAAAATTGCAAGCAGAGTTCAGAGCCCTGCTGAGCGAGTACAACGAGCTGAAGCGCAAGGGCAGCATCACCTGCACCTGGGCCGGGACCGGAGAGGTCTCCAACATCTGTCACGTCTCGTGCCCGGCCGGAGGCCTGGTGCACTTTAACAACATGAGCAGGAAACCCTACCCCTCAAACGTGACTGATATGCAAGGCCCTTCCTCTATGCTGGTCAAGTTTGTTACCGGGCTGCGGGCGTTGTATGTGTCTGGGGCCAGGAGGACCTGGGTTGGGTACCTATCTCAGCTGACACACGTCACGGACAAGAGGGCGCTGGTTGATCGCAACCTGGTGGGCCAGGTGTTCCAGCACAGGTTCGGCACAGGCCTGGGACAATACTTTGATGGGACAGAGACTGACACCTCGGGGATCCGGAGCTACACTCAATTTGTCAGCACAGCGGCTCTAGATGCTATCTGTGAGGCTTTCAGACCCCTTGAGGCTGTGTCCAACACCTTTCTGGTGGACGTCTCTGAGCCCCTTGATGTTCGCGTGTATGTGCGGAAAGAGCTCATCAAGATCAAGTCTGCGCAGGAGATGCGCTTTGAGATGTCAGCAGTGGTGGAGTCTTTCCCCATCACCAGACACAGGGGCCTGCAGGACTACCCAAACCTGCACAGACGCTACTCTGAAGTGCTCTCTGGAGCCTTGGAGGCCTCAGCCATGGACGGGGTAGAGATAGATGTGGCTGCGCTGGAGGCCAAAGAGGAGGCCACCAAAAAAGAGTCAAAGAAAGAGGAACCCAAGCCAGAGGCCGAGGAGGAGGACGGAAAGGAGGGATGGGACATTCCACTGGAGAGCGTGGAGAGCCTTCCCATCAGAAAAGCCTGTATGTTTTACCCCTACGCGGCCGGATGCACGGGTCAGCGCAACTCTTTCGACGCGGTGCTGCAGGCTCTGGGCACTGAGACCTTCATCAAAAAACACAAACAAAAAATAAATGTGTACGCGCCAGCACAACAGGGCGTGGGACGGAATTTGTCACAGATCGAACTGATACAGCGGCAACTAGACCTCTTCAAGGAGACGAGCCAGACCCCACACCAGCTGCTACACCTCCAGAGGCAGCTCGACCAGCTCAGACGTTAGCAGAAGCTTGTCCCCCCCCCCCCTCGAGTCATGTCCACCTCCATCCAAACTTCCACAAACACAGGGGATGTTTGGGGAGCTCCCCTGATTGTGGCTGTTGTGGCTCTCACCCTCAGCGCAGTGACCTTCATACTGGTGATCCTATCCATAGCCCTCCAGAAATACCAACACTGTGAGCCATGCAAGTCTGCAAAGAAAAAGCTCAAGGCTGACATGACTCTAGTACCAGTGGATGACCTCGGGACCCCCGACTACCCAGACGCGCCACCGGCCTACTACACCCTCAACAAGCTGAGCGGACGGGGAGGTCTCACAGCCGCACCGTCTACCAGAGCAGGTTCATAAGCCTGAAAATCGGGGTCAAAGGCGGGCAAGCGGTACGGCGCACCTGGTAGCGAGCATCTCCAGTCATGTCAGCTCACCTACAGGGGTGCATGGGTTCGGGTCCCGCCGTATAACAAGCGCGCTGGTACCGACCCAGGCCTCACATGGTGCCAGGCTCTCCATGATCCCGGACCTAGACTGTGCTATTTCAGTGTGCCCCGATTACTCCGCTTGCCCGACTGCGGCCATGGTGGCGCATTGCCTTCAGCGAAATTCCCCATTGCGGCACTCCGAGATCCTCGATTGTCCGGCACGATGCGATTCGGACCGGTGCAAAAAAGACTCATGGGAACGCACGCCTCGAAAGCCCGAGATGGGTGCTCTGGAGTCACCTTCGGATAACTGGCGGACCTGTGAGGGACTATAGACGTAAGGATGGGACTAAAAATCCCGGAGCGATGAACCCCTCACTAACGCCGGCGCCCGAAAGACCCCGAAGCCCCGTACGGGCCGGTAGGACTGCGTGCCTTTGAGGGCTGCACGGTTTGGATCGGTCTGCATGGATGGCGAGATTCGGATGGCCGAGCTGGAGATACGCAGGGCGCGGCGACCCCCGGTCACATTTTGCCTTGTATTTCCTCTTTAATCATGTCATGTTAGAAATAAATAAAAATAAAAAACACAAACAATTAAAAAAAACTTGTATTGAATACAGCTTTATTTTACTTATTTCAGGTGAGCCTACTTTCTGCTTGAATCAGTAGAAGAGAGTGGAGGCAGGGCTTTGGCCTTCTTTGGTTTCTTGAGTTTCTTTTTTTCGGGAACAGGGGGGCAATCACAGGGAGGACACTCACATGGAGGAGAATCTCCTGTAGTGCAATCGCATGGAGGGCAATCGCAGACAAGGCCCTTGCCGTTTGGCCCCCTGTCTCCCACACCAAGGAGCTTGGCCTTTACTGCAACCACACGTGGCTCCTCACCCAACATTCTGTGTACCATATTCCTGGCCTCATCCTGAATGGTAGTGTTGTGAATTTTCATGTTCAGCGGAGTGGCTCCTAGAGCTTCGATGGTGCTCTCCAGATCGTCGTTGTCCTCGGAAGCTGCCTGGAGCTCTGCCTTGGACATCTGTGCCGTAGGTCTGCAGTTCTCATCCGAGCATCCGTGCCTGCGGCAGCAGAGGCAGTCGCAGCTGGTCACTCCCGCAACATGACGCAGGACGTGGACATCACACAGGCAGTCTTCGTATGTTTCCAGAGTATCACAAGTGTTGGGGGGCATAAGCCCCCAGCGTGGTGCCTCCACCCGCCTGTGCATCTTGGCGAGGAACCGGACTGACTGAGTGAACCTTACAAAGTTGATGCGCAGAGCGTTCTCAAGAGCAATCTTGAGAGCCTCTCGCAGTTGGTCGCGCATGAATTCGGGGTAAAACTCGAACCTGAAGGAGTGGATCCAAGCTTGGGCGCTGCTAAACGGGCCACCTCGCTCCAGTGAGCATGAGAGTCCATCGGTGATCATCTCACGCACCACAACCTCTGGAAGTTCTCCGTCCGCATGTTCCCGACCCATGGTCCAATGCTGCCAGTGATGGTCGCAGAAGGTGTAGTGGTGGTGGAAGCCCTTCAGTTGTACAAAGCGCTTCATGTTGTCCACCCTAGCAGGGTCGTCTAGCCCTGGAATGTTGCTCCCTGCCTCCTTGGCCTCCAGGGCCACCTGAAGACACATCATGAAACTGTACACCACACGTGCAAGCAGCTTAAGCTTTGCTGCGTCGTGTACGAAGACCCTGCTCAACATCTGGGGGTCCATCCAGCACTCCTCACCCCAGAGTATCATCCCGCAGGCCACCACGTACAGCTTGTGTGAGGCTGTGGCCTGCAGGTGCAGCTTCTCGTTCAGGCACAACCTCAGTGCCTCAAAATCAAACTGGGTCCACATGTCAAAGGCCTTCTTGGACAGCGCCTGAGCTATAACATAGGGTGGGAAATCGCCTGGCTGGACCCCGTAGGCCCTACAAACGCTGGGTGTGCAGTTCTCAAGGAAGGCCGGTAGGGGCACTATGGGATCCGCAGCTCCCTTGACCTGTCGCGCAGCGTCTGCCATGGCCTTGCGGGTTTGGACCTAGAGAGATATGGGCCCTGATTGAACGCTCTCATCAATTCATTACACTGGGTAAACAAAGACCGAAAATTTGCCATGCTGCGCAGACAGTGCTCATCATCTTCTGACGAGGAGGACAGACTGGTGATATGTGAGGATGAAGAGGAGATCAAGAAGATAAACGAGGGTGAGGGTGCCCAGAGTCGGGCTGAGATTGAGCTCAACAAGAGGACCCGTGACAGCTTCTCAGCCTGGGCACAGCAATGCAGGGAGGCTGCCCAAGCTTTGAAGGAGCGCCAACAACTGCCAAGACCTGTTGCGGTGTACCCCAAACCAAGGGCGCAGAGACGCAAACCGCACAAGTCCGTCTCACCAACAGCCTCTCTGCAGCCACCTTCACCTCCAGCACCTCCAGCACCTCCGACCAATACCCCACGACTATCACCCAGCAGAAGCGTCCCAGTCTCAGAGAGTGCCTCAGCTGTGTCTGTGTTGGTGCGCTGTCCACCAAGTAGACGCAGGCTTGCGTGTGATGAGAGCGATGAGCATATCGGGAGCTTCTCATGCGTTCAGTGCACAGAGTCATTCAAAGCCAAGGTTCTATCATACAGCTTCCAGAACTTGGCCGCAGAGTGCGACTTCCTCAAAGATGTTGCGGGCCACTGTCTCACCCCGACCACCCAGAGCACCTCTGCTTTTGAGATCATGCGGACCATCCAGCTCAACATCTGCGCAGCTAGTGCGGTGCTGACCAAGAAGACCCCACGATCCTACATCTATGCCAGGACCGTGCTGGAGGCGGCCGAGAGTAGCTGCAACATGCTCATCAGAGGTCTGTACCAGTGCTCCACCGAGGCTTCCCGCACCACCATGATGGACATATGCCTGTACGCAAACAGGTATCACCTGCCCATCATCCACTACCTGACCTCGGCCAGGCGCCTAAAGCACACCATGGACGAGTTGATTACGGGCTGGGAGATATTTGAACCCCGTCTCAACTATGAGCAGTGTCTCTCGAGCTGGATCTCGGACTCCTGCTGTGCGAGGTTGATTGTCTGGAACAACTTTTTACCCACCAAGCTCAAGTTTGTAGCCGCTGTGTTGAGCATGTCTCCCCAACTGAGGGACATCACTGGCTTCTCTAGGCTCCTCTGTGGAATCAAGACAGAGGGTCTGTCTTTGGATGAGATTGCAGCCATCATACCCCAGAACAACATCAACTTCATACCCTCTGCGGCGGCTCTCACCGGGGTGCTCAGAGGCATCAGGTGGGAGATGCCTCCCTACCCAGTGGGGGATGAGGAGGACAGTCCCAGCAGCACAGCACTCTACCAGGCCATCTACAAAGCGCACAACGCTCTGTACGTCTCGGTAGAGGACGCGTACGGGTGTTTCAAACTGTATAACCAGAGACCCTCTTCCATATACAGACACTCTGTGGCTACAATCATTATGCGTTGCATCTGTGACCATATTCCTATGGCAGGCATGCGGTTCGACAAGACATCTTCTACCGGCCTCATGCTAGCAGAGATGCTCAGGTCTTCGCTTGGAGCGGACGCTCTTTCCTTTGCACCCATAGCAAGGGAAGAGTGGAGCAGCATATGCGGGGTGGGTCTCTCGAAAGAAACTCTCAACGCCATGATGCTCAAACTGGCATGGCCCACAGACGTGGACTGGTTCGCGTGGTTTGTGAGTGGGGACGCGCCAAGGCTCTTATCTCTAAGTCAGCCGAACGATACAGTCTCACGAATTGTTTCATCTGCGCTGGTGATGACAAGGGGGCCAGAATCCCTGAGCGTACCAACGTTGGAGGCGTGGATGGATCGATATGGTAGCACAGGGTCTGTACCTGTGGACCTCTTGCACATGTAGTTAGTTGTATGAAATGAAAAATAAATGTTCTTGCACCCAAAAACCTCCTTGATTCACTGAGTTATTAGTGTTGTTGCTTCAATATAAAACAAACTAGGGTGTAATATTTTTCTGGGTATACCACAGGGTATGTTTAATAGTCCTAATACTTTCCACAAAAACAAAGTAACTTGGGTGAAATATTCTAATCTAGGTATACCACAGGGTATATCTAACTGTCCTAATACTTTCCACAAAGTAACTTGGGTGAAATATGTTCTTTTATTTTGTTTATCCAGAAGAGGTATATATATTGTCCTAATGCTTTCCACAAAACTGGGAGTATGTGTTGTCCCAATGCATTCCAAATAAATTAGAATAGAACAATTTGAAATAATATTTTTTTTATTGAGTGATGGAGAATATTTCAAGGCATCCCCTGCACACAGACTTGTAGGCTTCTGTTCCACCAATCAGTACCAGGTCCTTGCCAGAGGATGTGCGGATGGTGAATGGAGCCTCTTTGTCTCTGCAGATCAGGCACACAGCAGTCAGTTTGACAACACTCTCGCAGTGGGGTATCAACTTTAGAACGTCCTCAAAAGGGGTCTGCTTGTAAGTCCCATCCAGAGCGGCAACAAGCACTATCTTGCCCAGGGCCAACAACTTGTGCACCACCTCGTAGAGGTCTGGGAAGAACTGACCCTCATCGATGCCCACAGCGTCTGCTTTGATGAGATCCTCGAATATGTCTCCGAGCTTGCATGCCACCAGAGCAGGATACTTGTCCCCATTGTGGGTGACGACCGCGGCATCCAAAGTGTACCGGGTGTCCCCAAAGAACTTGACAGCAAGACATTGCCTCCCAGAGATTGCGAGCCGAGTCAGGCGTCTGCACATCTCAGTGCTCTTTCCAGCAAACATCGGTCCCAGAATGAGTTCCAGTGCCATTGCGCAGGGTTTCGTTGTTGTGTGTGTTGGTTGTTGTTTGTTTGTGTGGTTTTTTTTTCTCACATTTTATGTATCTGTTAGTCACCCGCAGCTCTTTGCACAAACCCGCAGCAGTATTTGTTGCTGCGGCTGTGTTCCCTAGGGGGCCTGCCATAGGAGCTGCGAGGTCAACTAAAGGCTTTAAACTTTAGTCTCGTCCTAACAAGGTTAGAAAAAATGTTGCCCTGGCCGTGCTTGGACCAAGAGGACATCGAGTGTGTCACTCGGGAGAACAACAGGAGACTGCACAGAAAACGCTTTGAGTGGCCTGAGCTCCCACGTACAATAATCAAGCCGGACTTGATACTGAAACTGGAAGAGTGTCCTACTACAGGATCAGACCTGCCCATCTATTTCGATGCCGCACAGCGACTAGCAGAGCTGCAGCAGACTCTAGTAGAAACGTGCCCCATGCGGTTTGAATGCTGGAGTGGAAGACGGGAAGAGACTACATTCGCGATACACTCTGACAAGATACCTCCGCTGAGGCATGTTCTCATGAACAGGGTGATGATGCCTTCCTTGCAGGACGGGGAAGAAGAAGACGAGGCGATGCGCCTGGAGTTGGATTCCATCTTCCGCATGGCCATGTCTATACCTCCCGCAAGGGCCCAGAAGGCTGCCACACTCTGCAAAGACATAGCCAAGTCTGTGCGGATGCTGAGGAAGAGAGACAGAGATGAGTGTGAGATCACCAGGGACCACGCGAATGTGCTGTGCGCCCTTGAGGAACTGTGCGAGCGCATGCTCAAGAATATGCCTGCTGTGAGGGATGAGATGATGCCTAACCCGGTGACAGAGACCAGAGGGTCCACCTACCACCAGAACCTCCAGTACACTCTGAGACACTACAACCTGCCCGAGATCCCAGACATCCAGTTCATCAAGCCATACCCGGACGGACACTACATGATACACGGCGAGCAACTTCTTCTCAAGACCCCCAGACCAGTCACAGCTCCGCACCTTGTCTCTCGTTCAGTCTCCATCACAAAAACCTGGCATGTGAAGGCTCTGGACGTGCGACCCATGCAGGTTCCAGACACCATCACTTGGCACTGTAGAGACGATCCTGCTCCAGAGATCCTGGATGCACATATGTTCGACGAGCTGATTAATTTTTTTGACAGGACGGAGCAGAACAAGATCAACGAGGACGATGCTCGCAGGGATCTGGAAACATGGCTGGGCAACGAGAGGGTACACCGGCACTGTGTCAAGGTTATCGGGGTGGGAGCCCTGGACGGGAAAGACGATGACAACCTCATCTTTCTGAACGTCAAAGCGGGGCACAGGAGAGGGTCCCCTCCCACGGGCATCTACATACCCCTGAACGCAATCAAGCTAGGCGTCTTTGAAAACAGCAGGGCCACCTGTTACTACGTATACCCATCTCATTTGTTCTTTACAGGGGTGTCTGGGTTTGACGCAAACGCCAACAGGCACGGTATAACCGGGTTCTCCAGGAGGGGCTCCGACCTTCAGCTCGCGCTGAAAGAGAGCGACTACACCTGGGTATCCGAACCGAGTCTTCTGGCACACGCTTACCCATCATACGGATTTGCCTTCCATGTTGAGATGGGCGCGAGGATGTTCTTTTCCTATGTGAGAAGCAATTGCTGGGTGGGACTCATCACAGCCGTTCAGAACATAGTGTACCCGAGGCCAAAAGGTGTCCCCATGCTGGGAGATGAGGAGGGCAACGCTGAGACCAGTGGGCCAGTGTACGAAAGCCGAGTTGGGTATGATGCTCTGATGCAAGCGACAAGGTATCAGTGGAAAACCAGCATTCATCAGGATGTGGCAGAGCTTGTGACCTGTCCCATCTGCTCAGAGATGAAGCAGCTGTTCTACGGGTGCAGAAACGGACACAACATCTGTGGGGACTGCATGGTACACCTCGCTGTGACCAGAGACACTCAAGGAATTGCCAGGAAAAATTGCCCGCAATGCCGTGACCATGTCATCAGTGGGTTGCCAGACGCAACTGTGTCAGACATAGGAGCTGCGGACTGTATGAGATATCTACACATGTACCTGCTCAGCAGTACCACATCAGCACGATTCAAAGAACACATAGTCGGTTGATTGATGTATTGTTTGTGAGTCTGAATAAAGGACAACAATGATTCCTTACTATGAACTGGAACTTTTGGTGGCTGAGAGGTACTCTAAGCTGAAAGAGGCTACAGAGAGATTGGATCTTCCAGAACGTGTGACACAGATGTTCTCTGTGAGATCCGAACTTCTACACCTCAAACTCGAGGAAGAACACCCCGACATAATGAAAGAGTTCTACAAAGATATCTGGGGTCTGATCAGCTCTGATCTCTTCACCAGAAGCAACGAGTTGGGGCCCACTGATGGGAAGGTGTTGCATCCAGATTTTCTGAGATCGGTGCCCGGTGCCATTGAGGCACAAATGACTCCAGAGTTTATCTCCTTGGGTGAAGCTCAGCTCTTCCACACGCCAGAGATTGCCTTGACGAGACCAGAAGACCCCGACTCAACAAGACCCATGTCCCGCTTCGACTCTCACGACATGTTTGTGGTGCAGTCCTCACTGCAACACATCACCTCAAGAGTGTTCCAGGCCAATAGAGAGTCCAGGGCGACCTGGTTCAGGACCGTTGCGGGAAAGCAATACCACATGGACCTGGTCAACGCTGCTCTGATCAATGGAGACGAGGTACATGGGAGAAACTACCTGGGAGCGTACATTGATTCGTTGCTGAGAAACCCGTCACCCTTGGGTTGTGAATCCACAGTTGACACCATAGAGTGCAGGCTGATGAGGGTCTTTGCAGGCATGCGGATTCCATTAGAGGTGGTCCGGTGGATCCCCCCAAACGAGTTGCCGAAACGCGAGGAATCCCCACCACCCCCAAAGTACAAGAACCCCAACTACAAAATCGCAGCCATGCGGGCACATAGAGAAAAGATGAAGCACGCAAACGCCGAGACACTGAAGGAGAAGAGACTGAACGAGGAGAGAGCAAGGTACTTGAAAAACGGGCACAGCTCAAAGGTGTCAGAACATGAGACTCTGGTACTCTTGCCCCGCTGTCTCAGCTACTTGATCAGATCTCCACCAACCGGTGTCTTTGTCAAAAGGAGACAGGTTAAGCTGGGGACTCTTCTGAATGGCACCGCTTCTGTGTATGCCGACTCTGCCGGGGTGTACATGGTGGGAGAAGGTGGTAGCACGTACAAGAATATGAGATGCGGGGAGTTTGCTCTCTCCAGACCTCATGGGTACAAAGTCCAGATAGCATCCAGCGTGTCCGAACTCTTCCGAGGCAAGCTCGACTATGGGCGCTTTGAGACTCTGTGCTATGCTCAACTACCAGACTTGGACTATGCGCAGGCCCACAACAACAGCATCTGCAAAACTCCACTACCAGCTCCCACTCGTCATGGCAATCTCGCATCACAAGTCAAGCAGATGGTCCAAAGCAATATTGTAACGCACAGAAAGACTTGGCACAGCGGGAGGTGCCAACCATGTTGCTTCAGAAGGCTCCCTATCGCAAGACGCGTAGAGGAGGTGTACCTCCAAGAGGGGAAGGACGACTCCGATGATGAAGACATGGAAGGCAACGCAGAGGTCCTCGAGGCATTCAGGGCGAAGGCAAAGGCACTCCAGTGTGAGCGGTGCAAGACAGACAGCACCACAAAGTCACAAAAGTTCACAGCGGTCTTTGACCTGAAAGATAAACCCATGTTGCAACATAGGATGTGTGAGGCCTGTGCCAGACTTGTACCAAATACCCCAGAAAAGATCAAAATACCCTGTTTATCACTGAACCAATTTCTAGCATAAAAACATGTATTGTTTTTATTTATGTTTCACATGCAACAAATAAAATTTACATATATTTTTATACAAAATATGACATGGTCACTGGCTTTTTTGTTCTTGAGCATTCAATTGGTTGACATTAGAGAGCATGACACCAAAGCTTCTGATAAAGTCATTCAGCCATGACCTTACAACCTTTACAACTGCAAGACTCGGTCCCTGTTTAGATGGGACTGTTTCTGTGGGTGGTGGTTTCGAAGTGGTGGCGGTAATGCTGCTCTCTTCTGGTGAGGAAGGCAGTTTAGAGGGGACCGTCTCTGTGGGTTGTGGTTTAGAGGGGACCGTCTCCGTGAGTAGAGGCAAAGTGCTCTGTGGTGGTTTGGTTGTAGTTCCTCCAGGTGGATTGTTAGCAGGCTCACCAAGGGGAGGCGTGGTTCCATCTCCGATTGGTGTGTCTAAAAGGGAGACTCCTCCGGGATTGGCTGAAGGGGCTGGAGAACAGTTATTGGTTAGTGCTCCCGCCTCCGACGGAGCGCATCCATCACTGTTTTGTGGTTCCCCTTCAACTAAGAGGCCGTCCACCAGGACACTAAGATCTCTCCTTTTCCGCACAAAGTCAAAGGCACCAGACCCATCGTCAATATCGGAAATGGGGGCCGCTGACAGGAGACTTGAGCAGCACAAGATGGTCACCACCAGCAGAACTTTCATGGTTAGGATGTGTCAGGGGCCCAAAAGGTCACTCTTTTTACTTTGGTGTCATCTTCAAATATGCAATCATCACGGACCCTGTAACGAGAAGCACACAAAAATGAGCAGTTTGCAGAAAAGGGAGAGCGTATGGATCAAAGTGTTGGTCCTCTACGCGTGTAGTTTCACGGGAGCGCTTGCTAAACCATGGCCGACGATATAATCGATTTGGAGGCGTTGGACAGCGGGGAAGACAATGTCCTCAGCTCTGAGACAGACGAGGATGAAATTGTGGCTCCTGTGGTGGTCAACACGGGATTCGTGATGACGGGTTTGGGTCAGACTGCCAGGGACGCGCGGGTTGGTGCCGGGCAGTTCAATGACCCTGTGCCCGCCAGAGAATCCCAGCCCATGCCAGACCTGGTGCACGCTGTCCTCGTACCAGGCCAGCGGGCAGCTGTGTTTGCTGACCTCACGGGTGGCAAAAAGATGGACGTGTCCGCGGCCAAGGTGAAGGCAGATGCTGCCGCACTGGAAGCCCAAGCCAAGGATGCCGAAAATAAGTACATATCTATGGTCACCAAGCCCTTGTCCATAGACCCCAAAAACAGTAGAGACAGGGAGATATGGGCAGCCAGAGTCAGGCAGGCTCAGATGAAAGCCACAGAACTCAAACTCAAGTCTGACAGGGCCAAGGCCAGGGCCAAGACCTCCGAGGCCAGGGAGACCAAGTTGGGTTCATCAAAGAGGGGTAGGAAGGAGAGGGAAGAAAGGGTCAACAAGAGGAGAGCTGCATCCGAGGCGGCTGGCAAGGCCACTAACTGGAGGAGCTCCTCGGACGACGAGAGCGACGAGGATGAGCCAGACTTCAACCTGGTACCTGACTACATAGGCCTCTCTGACTTTGCCAACCTATATGCAAACTTGGGGCCTGTCATGTTTGGGCCCAAGTCTGCGAGAGCCGACATAAAACTCAGCAGCAGTGATCGGGCACTTGTCATGAAAGAGACTGCCCAATGCCTGTATGGACCCAGGGGAGCTCGCCGCGACGTGCGCAAGAGAGTCATCAGCAAGCCCAGGGATGAGCTGACTGCAGAATTGTCCAGCTCCATCATCACCGAGACTACACCGCTGGTGACACAAGCCGGAGAAGAGGGCCAGGTCCCCAAGAAATCGTCACCCGACGCCTATACCTTTGGAGTGCACGAACCGGCTGTGTATTGCGCACTGCTCTCCGGAGCTTGCAACTCAGCGCTGATCAAACACATGCCAAACTACTTTGTGGACTTTAGATTCAGCCGGGACGAGGTGACCGTGCCCTTTGCCAGCCCCTGGACAAACCCAACCGCCGCATACAATGCTCAGGTCTACTTCAAGGGCTCCGTGACGGCTCCGCTGCTGGAGAGCCACCTCACGCTCTCCCTCTTCAGTGTGGCTGTCAACTCCTGCTCGGGCAAGATAGTCCTGTCAGACCAGGAGGTGGGTATGGTATCTGGAGTCTTCATGAAACTATCAAAAGATGCCATGTCTTCGGCGAAGGTATGCCTGTCCATGGCCAGTGTGTTGGCCAGGGGTCTCACAGGGTTCCCCGCCTGCGTTGCAGAGAAAGTGCTCTACTACCTGTACAAACTTCAGGTGCCCAACTCGAAGGGTGTCAAGCCAGAAGGTACGGGACACTACACCTTCATTCTAGGATCAGTGTTCCTATTCGGAGGTATCATTCCCAGGGGAACGTGGTGGTTCGGGGATGACTTCTTCCACAAGTGCCTGGCCACGCGTCTGCGTTGGCCTCTGTTTGGAAGGACACCCTACCACATCAACCTGCTCGAGTGCAAAGCAGGAGAGGTGAACCTCTTCGCCCTGCGCAAGGATGTGTTCCTCTGTGCGGCTGGAGCCATGGCCTCCTACATAGAGGGCAAGCATCCCGGGGCCGTGCTCCTCACTCCGCTGCACTCCACAGTACCAGCGCCCACCAATCCAAACTCCATCTACGTGCCATCCGCAATGCCCTCGCATGTACAGCGCTTGACTGTTGAGTGTTACCTTCCTGCAAGGCACCCGGTCACCAAGGACAAGTTCGCCTGCAGGGTGTCGGAGTTTGTCAAGCGCTGTGCCACCTTCCAGCCCGCTGTCAAGGCAAGCGAGACCAAGCCGGGCAATGGCACGCACGAGTCTGAACTGGCCAGGATCGGTATGATTTGGCTCGCCACTAGATTCAGCCAGATGATCACGGCAGCCAGCGACGCATCCCCGGCTGTGAGGGCCACCATCCCCGGTTTCGAGAAGTTGATCTTCCAGGACTATGACTATGTCTGCAACTCTGTGGAGGTTCCCGGATTTCAGGATCTGCGCTACAGGGTGACTCCGTCCCTCTGTGAGCTCAGCTTCAACATGCACTTTCTTCTGAGGCGCAGAGTGTTCGACAAGATGCCCACCAGCAGCTTCTTGGATCCACTCTGTCTGGCCGGAAGGGTTGCCCAGGATGTTGCCGTGAGAGAAGTGGAGCCCGCCACATTCACGCGCAACCGTCAGGTTTGGGCCAGGCAATACAGCCAGCTCCGCCAGTTGAAGAGCAAGTGGGTGGCCAGGAGGCCTGAGCTTGCCGCCCTGACAGTGTGGGCCCCATACATCAATGACACCAGCCCGCTGATGATGGACCTACCATCGGTCGATGGACCACCGGTCGAACCAGCAGAGTTTAGGACCCGCAGCGCCAAGATGGTAAACACGGTCAGAGGGTACCTGACTATGGCGTCGGTGGTGGACGACATCATGTTCAGGAGCAAGTCTGGCAAGAAGTCCAAGCGTGGACAGGGACTGCCAAATACGCTACCTGTCCCCGGAGTCTCTAACGTGCCCCTGAGGGAGCAAGTGCCCGTGCCTGCCTCTGCCAGCGCAAAGTCAGTCACCGCATTTGCCTACTTGAAGCCAGCTACCGTTTCTGCAGCTTCTTCTGGCGTAGTGGCTGTACAGGAGGAGAACGGGATATCCAAGGAGGCTGCCGTGGGGGCATTGGCTTTCGAAGACGTAGAGTCCAATCTAGAGAAGCGGGTGTTGGTGGTGCTCAAGCGCAACCTAAGGTCCACTGGAACAGCTGCCGAAAGAGATGCTCTGTTAGAGAAGGAGGCTTTGCGTGCCGAGTTGGCCGGAGACAAAGATCTTGCCAAGGGTATCCGCAGACACACCAAGGCGCATAAACGAAAGACGCTAATCAACCTGGGTCTCGAGTCTGTCAGGGCATCGGGACCACTATCCAAGCTTGACACGTCTGTAGCCCTGCTGCAGCGTGTGGAAGAGAACATTAAAAATCTGATGATGAGGAGGCGGACAATGATGGGCGCCGGTAATCCTTATGAAAACGCCACCGGTGTGGTGGTGCCCGCTGAGATGGCGGCAGAGGCAGCAGACCTCGCGGATAAGGACATAGAAGAGGCACTGGCCGACCAGCGGGCGGCGCTGAGATCCGGGCTCGCAGACAATGTGAGGGCTTCAGCCAGAAGCCTGATGATGGGATCCGAAGAAGGTGAGGTCAAACCCGAGACGTCAATCATCCGGTCTACCATGTTGACCAAAGAGGTCTTCGAGAGGGAGCTAAAACTGTTGATGGAGGACCCCTCTAAGACTGACACGCTGATTGACACAGCTGTGCGCAACGCGTTGAGCACGGCCACCACAGAGTCAGAAAAGGCTGCAGCTAAAACTTGGGAGATGACCATGACCTCCATCAGGACTGCAGCAATGAACCTCAGAGACGACGATGGGACCTCTGTTGCAGTGGACCTGGACTTCACAGATGAAGATGACCTGCCCGATGAGATGAGGGAGGCCAGGTTCAGAATCCGGGCAGAGAGGAGAGAGCTGAGGAAACTCATCAAGAACAAGGCTACGGAAGAGGAGGTGACCATTAAGGCCCTAGAGTATGATTATGTTGGGCCTATCTTCGACTCCCTGACTCCTGAGGAACAGGCCACGCTAGCGCTGGCAATAAACAGGATCAGCTCAGAGACCGACGAGGTAGCACACTTGCTTGAGACCGCGGGTTATCAGCCCTACGATACTATGTACATGGGAGAAGGGCTCGGGGCCGAGAGAATCCCTCTGGTTGATCAACCAACCGAGGGGGACCTCGAAGAAGAAGAGGAATATGGGGATGATGAGGATGAACTGGAGGACGCACCCGGAGCAGTTCGGAAGGTCTCTAAGGCTATGTCTGTCCCGCCTCCTTACAACCCGCTTGCCGCAGCCACCGTGCGGAAGCGCAGGGCAAAAATGATCATAGAAGATGAAGATGAAGTAGTAAGGGCTATCAGTTCTATGAAGACTATCGACAAAGTACTGGTGCTCAGTGATGCTGATGAAGACGAGCTGATTGTCGAGGCCACGCTAGAGCAGCACACGTTGTCTTCGGGTGGTTCATCATCATCAGCGTCATCAGCATCATCAGAAGAAGATGAGTGACAACAGCATGTTTGATCAGGTGCGAGCCGTCCTGGCCTGCCGCTTCACATACCCCGCGGTAGGACAATACACTGGGTTTTTTGGACGAGCTATGCGCCCATCGCTAATCATTCAATATTTAAACCTCAACGAGCTGATACTGAGCTGCATGCTGACAGAGCAGGTGGCCGCGGAGGAGCTAATACGTTCGGGTGCCACTGCGAGGCAGGCAAGCCGAGTCATGGCCATCAAGAGTGCCTTTCCCATCTATTTTGTAAACCGAGGGCTGGACGTTGACAACGAGACGGCCAACAGATACCTTGCTGCAAACAATTTTTTTCACACAGATACCGATACTGCAATAGAGCTCTCTGGCAACGTTCTGAAACACGCTGTCATCCTCAGGCTGCTCGAGGAAAGACGCCCGACAACCGACATTGAGGCCGCTCTCAGAGCTGAGCTACCTCAGTGGACTGAGGATTATGTGAAAAAGTCTTACCCGGTTGGAAACTACTTCAACACAGAGGAGACACGCAAGAGTGCCACGTTCATCAGACAGCAAAAGATTGCGCTCAGAAAACATCTTCCTTACCTCTAAAGCAGCAGTTGTCCCAGGGTGACAGCCAGACTGTGCCAGATGGGTCTTCTGTCTTCAGCCTCGTCGTCTGCCTCTTCCCCTGCCAGCTCAACCTCCTCGCGGACAGCCTGGAACAGTTTGGAGATGTTCCTATTGACTCCGTGCAGCACTAGCCCGTTTATACTCCCGATGTTTATGTTTGTGAGGTCGTAGCAGTCCTTGTAGACGCGAGCATGTTCAAGCTCCGTTGCCGAAGGCTTTTTTCTTATACCATAATAAATGTTGATGGCTTCACTGTCCACCTTTGTCAGTTTTGGTTTGTGTCTCATGAACGTACTAAAGGCTCCCATGGAGCTGTGCAAGTGTGTCAGGTACTGCAGAGACCTCGCGTTGGCCGGGATTACCCTGGCCTGTCCGGAGAGCCAAGAGAGCAAGTAGGTCAAGTTGGGAGGCGGCTGTAGCCTGTAGACTGCGCAGCCCCTCACAAGCCTCAGGATCTGCGCACAGACTTCTTCCCAGGGCGTCTCAGATATGAAACTTGCGCCGTTTTCCAATTTCCAAGTCAGACGAGGGTGAGCCTCGTAAGACGGACCCCTGTATACGGCCCTCATAAGCGTGTCACAGAGGCAAGGTGCATCCTCAGTCTCTGTAATACTGTAACACGGCAGGGGCACTGGTATCGGGTAGACCTCCTCCATGCTTTAGATGGATATGGATCTGACGTACCCGGAGGGTTTCGACCCAGAGTACAAAGTGGTGGACTCCCTTGGTAATATGTGTTACCCGGAGCAGAAGATTGACGGTTTCAGTGACCACGTTTTTAGAACAAAGAACAGGCTGTGTCACGTGGGTGTGGAGGATGAGGACGAGCAGGTTCTGGCATCGGAGCTGGACAGCGTGGTGGTGCCTACTCAGCTCACTGACATGGAGAAGGCCAGGATCATGCTCGAGAGTGCAACAGTACTCGCGGGCAAGAAGGCCATTGAGCAGAGGGAGATTGATAGAAGGCAAGCCATAGCGCACAGAGAGCAGCTCATTGAGCTTGCGGCCCAGAAAGCGGCCCAGAGGGACAAGCAGAAGAGAAAGTTTGAGCAGATCAGCACCATGATCAACTGTATCATTAGGTTCATATCAGAGTACGAGCAGAACGGGATCCCCTTCAGGATGGAGCCGTTCCAGCTTGAGATCCTGAGGGGTATGACCCTGGGATGCGCGGAGAAGCAGCTTGGACATGATCTCTACAAGTACAAACATTTGCTGCTGGACATGGTGGGCTTGGCTAGTCCTGCAGTGGCCCGCTTCAACCCTGAAATCAATAACCCCAGGCTCCTCAGGGAAGTTGACAAACTATTTGACTACTACAACAAGTGCTACATGGTGGCAACAGTGCCCAGGCGTTGTGGGAAAACCACTATAGTTTCGATTGTGCTCGGAGCCATGTTATCCTTCATGGGCATAGACATCATGGTAGGTGCAACATTTGTTTCTCTTTTTTTCTTGTTTATTGTTGGTGTTGATTACAAAAATGTAATAATTTATGGGCACACACGTCAACAGGTACAGGCACAAAATCTTAACATGGCCAACACTATTCAAAAGACTGTACAAGACTTCATGAATCACTACAAGAGCAAGAGCTGGTTCCCAGAGAAATTCAAGTACAAGGAGGTCACCGGGACATGCAAGAATCTGGTCTACCACTTCAACCCAGGGGCCAAGGACAAAAAAACTACAGCTCACTACCTCGCATCCAGTGGGAATGTAAGTCTTTGTTGTACTCTTTGAATCCTCCGTAGCCTCCGAGGGTGAATGGGTTGGTGGAGGGACCTGTAGCTTGTCTGAGCTGCTGGAGGTAAGTTGGTGGACCTTCAAAACTTTCAGGTGATGGTTGCTTTGGTTGCTGATGGGGAGGAGGAAATGCTGGCGCAGTTGTACTTTTGGTGGTGGTGGTTTTATCAACAAAAGATACACGTGGCACGAATTCGGGTTCGGAGCCGGTTTCAGCGTTGAACATCAGCTCACCACACTGCGACAACGTGGGTGTGGGCAGTCTGGATGCCAGGTCCACCAGAGATGTGGCAGTAGATATGATGCATGAAAGTGCACTGGCTCTGTTCTCAGCGTCCACAACGTGCTCGTAGAGGGCTTTGATGTACAGCAACCACCTCCTGGAGTCTACCGTAACATGTGTGTAGAGGGCATGATCCCACATTGCCGGCTCTCTGGAGAGGCTCCATCTTCCGTGAGCCGGGTTGACCACAACCATCACGTTGGGGTCTTCTGGGTCGAATGGGTATACCCCCTGAACCTCTCTCTCGGCAAGAAACTGAACCATCACAGCCATATGCTCAGCTACGACCCTCGGAGGGAAGGAGTTGTTGGACTGGCAGCACTTGCTGCCCTGGAAAGAGAATATCTTGCTGGTGTCATACACCAGCATGATGTGGGTCTCCTTCTTGACGCAGATTCCCACTGGGCCCATGAACCCTGGGTGCCGCATGCTCTGGGCCATGTAGTTGAATGGATGAGCGGGCAGAGCGAGGCAACGGACTGAGCACCCCTTGGATCCGGTGTAGAGGATTGGGTCTCCCCCGACCTTCAGCATTGGCCACTTGGGCATGTCTGCTTGCGTGACGGACCGGCCATCCACACAAAAGGATACCAGGCAATCTTTGTCCGTGTTTGTCTCTCCCCTGATGAGGTCCCAGCAAGGGCTACTCTGCGACAGGACGGGCTTGTTGGAGTTTCTGTAGAGGACCTGGGGTAGAGTAGACAGGTCGGCCCGACCGCCTTCCGTGTCAGTCCTGATGCAGGGCTTGGGAATGAACAGCTTGATGCGCACTGTGTTGCCTGCCTCCATCTGATCCACTGACATTTTCAGTAGAGTGGACTTGCGTATGTATCTTGGCTGGATCCCCACAAGCATTCTCTGCAGCGACGCTGGGGTGGCCTCTATGTTGGCCATTGCTGCCAGGGCGAAGCGCAAGTCCCCGTCCAGGAGCAGAGCATCATCAGCAACAGCGGATTTGAGGGCATCCGCAAGGGCTCTGATCTGAACGTGGTAGGGGTGAGCCTGCAGCGGTGCCGACCTCACATGGTGTAAACCGGCAATGCATGCAACTTTGGGGTGGTTGCCTTGCCTGGGGTTCACATACACACTGTCGAAAGTCAGCTTATGGTGTGCGAGCCCGTGAGCCTCCAAAAAGGACAGGGCGCACAAAACACACTGTACCATGCACATCATGGACTTTGGGCACAGGACTCTACCTTCGGACTTGAGTTTCTTCAGCAGCTCAGAGAGAGTCAGGTTGTACTTTTCCTCCTGCACAGCGTAGTAGACGTGGCTGTAGTGTCCGGCCCACTGGTAGCTCATGATGTTGGGGTGCAGCTTCTGTCTAGCCCACGTGATATCACCGGTGAAGCGTTCGAGGATCCGCACTCTCAGGATGCCCGCGGTGTATACGTCTGGTATGTCTGAGGGGGTGCACACAAGTGTTGTGACGTTGTCATTGGCCCTAGCGTTGACAGCCACTACCTGGTGCGTAGTGTACTTGCCCATGGGTGTGTGAGGCTTTTGGTTGTTGGGGATGGTGGAGTGCACATCCAGTATCCTCATCTTGCTCTTTGCCGAAGAGAGAATTGTGAAGGCATTCATGACCACCACAGTTCCACTGCGCCCAATCTGACCCAGGTCCGTGACGGACCTGCAGAAGTCAGGGTTGGTCAGGACTGTGAGGATCGAGTCTTCATGCACCCTGTAGCCATCGGGCCATGCTGCCCCATCCGCGTTGCAGATCCAGTGGGCCTTGTGGACAAAGTGCCTGGACCCCACGACCGCAGCAGGAGGCAGGGGGAAGCGGATCAGCTCGGAGGGTGTTGGGTAGGAGGCTACCGCGGCATCTGTTATGGCCAGTAGGTCTTTGTCCGCTGTCGCCCCATCAGACTTCTTCAAACTCGAGCTCTTGTTCTGGTGGTGGTGGTGATGAGGTACCGGAGCCTTCGGAAGCATCCATTTCGGGTTCTTCGTTGTTGGCAATGTCACGCTCCCAGCAGAGGAAAAGCCTGTAGAGGTTGGGCAGTGGCTCCACAATGTAGACATCCTTCAGTTTCAGTGCAATGTGGGTGCTCCCGAACACTAGGAAATGCTTTGCAAGGCTGGTAGGCCTGCAACTTATATTAAGAGGGTTCCCGCAGCGCCTGTGCGCTGCTAGCTTGTGCATGATGCGGTAGGCCTCTAAATTGGCGTAGAGCCAGAAGAACTGCCACCCTATGGTGTTCCCGCCGACTAGGTTGCGCCCTTGTTCGAAGGAGCTGCCCAGAATGTCTTTGAGGTCTATGCTCTTGAGGTGATCTCTGTGTGACGTGAGCTGCCCTGGGCTAACCTGCATGCTCTCCCAGTACTTGAAGAAAACGTAGCGGGGCACGTAGTACCCGACTAGGTTGAGCTTCACCAGCGGGGGAACTATGGTGTTGACATACTCGTTGTACACGGAGACACACAGTGACCTGGTGGACACGTTCTTCATTATGCCCGCCTGCTTGATGACGGCTGCGGCCAGCGCCGGGTCCGCAGCATGCGAGTATCCAAGGAACTCATGGGCCCTCCTCACTACCACCACCCCTGGGCCTGTGAGTGTGAGCTGCCTGTGAACCAGGGAACTCCTGACGCGCGCCAGGTCCCTGAGTGATACATGTGCCAGGTACCACTTGTATAAGGGGACCTCGTGCATGTACTTGGGAGCCTCTAGTTCCTTGAGCGCTGCTCGAGCCCTCCCGAGGTTGTCCCGCAGCTCCCTTGCCCTGGTCATGGTCTTGCGGATCTTGTTGGCAGCACGGGCGCACTCTATGAGCACGTTGATGTTCTGGGTCCTGAAGGCGTGCTGCTCCACGTTGTCTGCGCGCTTGACGCGCTGCGCATCCCTCTCGGACCTCACGTCCAGTATATTCTTCCTGCCGGCCTGCAGGTCCTCCATGGCATCGTCTGACGTCAGGGACACTCCGCTGGTCACAGCAGAGACTTGTTCCCCGTCCATCTTACCCAGTCTGGTTTCCTGTTCCCCGGGCTCCGGAGCCTGCACATGAGCCGGGTGCACAAAGCAGTAATGCCCACAGATCCTGTCTGCCAGCCGGGTCTCCATGGACTCTACGTCATGCGAGGTCTCAAAGAGACAACTGGAGCACATGTTGAGGTACGTGAAAGAAGGGTGGACAAAGGGACCCCCAGCCAGGACGCATAGAAGAAAAGACTTGCACGTGTCGAGCTTTTTGAGGAGGTTCTCAGGGTCGTCCAGTATGTACCTGCTGCAGACCTGCCTGTGGAAGAACTTGTCGTAGCCGTAGAAGGACGTTATTCCGTTGGGAGCCAGCTCGGAGCGCCAGACCCTGGCAAAGCCTCCTCCATGAGAGTGCACCCAGAGGGCCTCGGCTAAGAAAGATACCATGAGACAGTTTGAAGCATAATCCACATCATCTTTAATAAAATTTTCAGCCTCTCCCCAGAAGCGGTCGCGTACAGACTCTAGCATTGTTTTGGGAGGCACCAAGCCGGAATCGGCTAGCATCCTCACTCTCCATACTGACAGACAGCCGTATGCTCTTTCCAAGTCAACCCCCCTGTCTCTGGGTTCAGGTTCGCGTACAGCACCCTCATGTTGTCGTGGAAGCATTTTAGGAACCAGACGTGGGGCATAACCACAAAGCACACCTTCTGCTTGTTGCGATGGTCCCTCTTGCAGAGATCACAGTTGAATACTGCCTTGTTGGAAATCAGCAGGGAAAAATTGTCCCGGACCTTTTCAGTAAACTTCATTTGGTAGTGCCTCTCGGCCGCTGCGTGGCAGGCAGATACCCTGTCTTTGCTGAGCGTCTCCGCTCCAGGAACGCCCCACTGCATGCGCTTTACTCCGCCCTGCATCAGCGACGACTCGGACGCGGCAAAGGGAATGCTCCGGTCCAGCTCTGGAAGCAGTACCAGCTCGTCTTGGGTGAATGGAGCGCTCATCAGACACTTGGAAAGGCACCAGTGTTGGGCCGCGTTAGTGCCGGGGCTGGTCCACACTGGAAGGAACTTGGATCCGTCAACCTTGCCACACCAGGGTAGACGGACGCTCTTGTGCGCCCTGTAGACGTTGTCGTCAATGGTGGACACCACGCTGCCTCCAGTCCAGCCCACAGGTTCTGCAACATACTGACCTGTACTCTTTGAGAACCACTTGGGGAACTTGGAGGCCTTCTGGATCAGCAGCATCTTGTTATCTGTGTCTAGTTCATAGTGCGCGCAGAGGTCCGGATTCTCGTTGTGCTTCACAACCGTGAGCAGCGGGAGCTTTCGGGACTGGGCCTCCCTGATTATACTCGCGACGAAGCTGGCCAGGGTCTCAATGTTTCGGATCACGCAGTTGAAAGGCAGCTTTAGGATGACCCTCAGGCTCCACTTGTTCTTAGCGGGGCGTCTGAATATTGCCAGCTGCAGAGGCCTGAACTGGATCTTTGTGCCCACGGTGTTGGACCACACCACGTAGCACAGAGTCTGCAACGTCAAGGACACTTTTCTGTATGTGTCCTGGTCACACTCAAACTCTCCAGGCCATGGAGCATCTATGTCAAAGTTGATCCTGGTGAAGATCCTGTTGCTGAAGAAGACTTCGTGCCAGCAGACCACTGACTTTATGTCAGTGGCCCTCCTGAGTAGCCTATCCATGCCATCCGGTGTTGAGAGCACGTACGTGCGCTTTCCGTCCTCCGGAGACTCCTTGATAAACACCACCAGTCTCTTCTTGCGTGGGATACCTGCCGCGTAGACCTTCATCAGCTTGTTGCCCTCCACGTAACTGTCCAGCAGGTCTATCCCGGAGGTGAACAGATCCTGGGCCTCTGGGTTCTGCTCTGCCTTGGCCTTAAGCTCGGAATTGGAGGGGACCAGGTGTAGCACCAAGTGACCCGGGGTGGTGTCGTAGCATTCCTGGTTCACAGACTGTATGGCCGAGTGCGCCTCATCTACCCAAGAGTCAAAGACAGAAACCACATTCTGCAGTGACTGGTTAGTGGCCGCGGCCTTTATCTGGGTCCTGGTGTCTCCCCCAAAGTAGGAGGCGATGGATCTCTGCTTCGCCCTGGTGGTGGGATCGTCCTTGTTAGCATCCCCGGTCCTGAGTACTCTGGTCCCACTATCAAAGTATGAGGTGATGGAACTCTGTTTGGCTGTGCTCGCGTCATCATTGCTGTCAGTTGCTGGTCTCTTTCTGGGCGAAATTGTGGAGGATGACGGAGAGGTATTGGTACCAGCTGCACACGCATCAGGGGTTGCTGGGGACTTGTCTGAGGTTGTGTAGAATCCTTCGTAGTCCTCCACATCAGTGACTGGGATATTCATCGTGTAGTATTTGTGGCGCCCATACACAGCGTCCTTGGCCCTGGACAGGCGGTCACTGTCTAGGGCATGCGGCTGCATATGCTCCGCGGCACCGGTGGCAGAACGCACGTATTCCAACATTATAGCATTGTGCCACACGGGGGCGACTCTCATACCAGGGGCCAGCAGAGCTTTCCTTGCGTCTCTGTCTACAGATGCGAACCAAGACATGTCATGCTCCACTGCCTCCGCCCTGAGCTTGACAAAGTTGGAGACCGCGGGCGGACCCATATCCGTCATGGCCTGGTACCTCTCTGGGGGCCACAGGTCCAAGACCTCTTCCTCGCTCTGAATCTTGAGTTCCTTTTTGTCAAATATTGAGGGGGGTCTCTCAAGGTATGCCCAGGGCAGGGTGGCAACAACACGGGGCACTCTTTTCCCAGTGAATCCGAATACCCTGAGGACCAGGTTCGACTCACATGCCGCAGCTGCGTTCGGGAAAGCTCGAGAGAGGGCAGCTACGGCACTGGGAGCCAACTCTGTCCAGTGTGTGCTAAAGTCTGACGCAAGGAAGCAGACGGGGTTCTCTGCTGCGTCTGCTCCCTCCATCAGAAGCATGTCATCATAATCCTCCGCACTAGTACATGGCTGCCTCCCCTGTGAAAAACTCAAACTGGACATCTTGGTTGTCTACTTGTGTGAGATCCCTGTCCCTCCCGTAGTACAGATACTCTAGGGTGACCTGATCGTGCAGTAATTTTTTGTATGAGTCCTGCTCCGCAAGAGACAAGTCGTACGTAGCCTGGAGAAGTTTGAGGGCAGAGGCTGGAAGGTTAGGGCCCTCTTCACGCACCAGGGCTCCGAGCAGAGTGCACACGTTAAGGGTCGAGGGCCTCTGCAGTCTAGACTGTTGTGCTGCAAGGTACCTCCGATACCTCCTGTCTATCTCAGAGTACCTGCTCCAGAGTTCCAGCCAAAAGGCCAAAGTGTTTTCTTCTGAGCGAACAAGCGCGTACACTGCTTTGACAAGTTCTTCAGAGTACGCAGCGGGGCCCTTCTCATCAACCGCTGCGCGTATAGCCCGCAGCAGGTTCACTGTGCTGTTATTGTTATCATCATGCTCCGTTGGGGCAGCTGCTGCGGGTTTATCCTTTAGGGGGTTGAGGGCTGTGAGGGAAGACTTGATCCTGTGGGGCTCTGCCAGGAGCTTCTTGAAACGGGCGTAGGTCACACAGGTCTGATCCAGAGTGGGGTCACCCTTGTCAAGGTCCTTTACCATCCTGCGGCCAGCAAGAAGCAGCAGCGTGTGGTACTCCAAGTTCTGGAGTTCTGCCGTCCTGTACTCTGCCAGGACAGAGTGCTCACACAGCCTACACTCTCTTTTTCTCATGGGATCAGTAGAAGAAGAAGAGACATCCTCTCCACTTTTGTTGCCCTCATCATCATCATCATCATCAGCAGCAGATGAAGAAGAGGAAGAGGACTCGAGGGTAGAAGAGAAAGAGTACAGGATACCTCCGATGATGGACCTGTGCTTTTTGCTCTGCATTCGCTTCCTCCGATATTTTCTGAGACGCTTGTTGAGGATCAGGTTCTCAGCAGTGAGCCTTGTGATCAGATCTTGTCTCTCGGGAGGTCTCATGTCATCAAAATCAGAGTCCCAGTCGGTGTCACTTGAGGTGTCCCTGTATGCCCTGCGTTTTTTATCAAAGTCCGGAGCCCCTCCGGTGAGGAAAGCTGCGTGTCTCTCCGAGGCTGCTTGCTTCAGCCTCGCGGCCCAAGCGTCCTCGTCCTCTTCCTCGCTGTCATTATCCTCCCCGGAGTCTGTGCTACCCGCTGGCTGATGAGCAAACTCCGCGTAGAGAAAGTCCGAGGTGATGTCGTTGTTCCCGAGATCCCTCAGGGACTCGGCTTCTACACCATCGGGTACGCCAGCGGCAGCGGACCTAGACCCGTGTCTTGCGAACTGTTCCTCAGCCTGGAGCTGGTACACTAGGTTGATGATGGCTGCAGCCTTTGACAGGGTTGTTCCCTGCGCGAGACGGTACCAGGCCTTGGCCATGGGGAGCATTACCTGGTATCCTATGGACTTGACGTTGGGAGGATTGATTCTAAAATCTTCGGGGCATATGTGGTTGAGTCTGATCCACATGGAGCTTTCCTTTGCTGCGATTTTTGGCTCAGAGGAAGAGGTGCCGAGAAAGAAGTGATTGAGAGGGGGGTCTAGGGTGGCGCGGTTGTACGCTTTGACGTAGTGCTGCTGCTCACTCAGGTACGGGCTGGTAAAAGCTTCTGGCGTACTGAATCTGCGGTCTCCCGAAGCGAGTGGAATGTTTGGGTCATTGTACGGAGTAAACGGGCCGTCTGGCGCATGTTTGCTACCATCGACGCCTCCATTTCGGAGAGGTCCCATGCCAGACGGTAGAGGAGGGTCATACGCTGTCTCGTCAACATCGCCTTGGCCATCTTCTCCTCCTCCCACTTCTCCCGAACCAGTTTCAGGTTGATCGGGCCAGTCCTCTGGAGGGGACGGCTTCTCTTCTTCTTCTTCTCCTGGCTCACTGTTTCCAACTGCGCTGAGATCGACGAGAAGACTTCCACCGCCCTGAGCAGCTTCGAGACTTCCATCTGGAGATCCTGCACGTGTTCCATCGACATTGCCGAGTCCGTCTCCAGTATTTCCAGCATCGTGTCCGTCTGGCTGATGTCCGCCGTTATCGACTTCAGGAGAGCTTGGCTGTGGGCGCTCATCGTTCTCTGGTAACAGTACCAGGGGCACCTGAGGTATAACGTTTTGCACAGGGGGTACCTGCACTACCTGCGGAGGTGTGAGTGGTGTCTCGGGTATGAGAGGTCTCTGAGGTGTATTGGGTATGTTGAGAGTGATCACCGGCTGTTGTACTATGATATAAGGAGCAGGAGCAGGAGCAGGAGCAGGGCTTGTGGTAGAGTTGTCAGGGTCTACTCCCTTTGGTGCTGTAGAGTCTTGTGGCACTGGGGGAGCGGAGTCGGGTGGTGTAGTTGTGGAAGCTGGCTCAGGTGAAGCCACTGCAGTTGCTGGTTCGGTTGGCACTACAGCTGCGGATGTATTCTCATGTGGCTGCGGATGGTTTTCGCTTAAAAGCGGAGCTTCTGTGTTCTTCTCACTTGTCGAAGCCTGTGCCAACTCAACAACCACAGAAGTGTCAAGAATTTTGTCCAACTGGCCCAGAAGTTCAGTCACATCAACGTCATCATCGTCAGTGTCAACCATGATCGAGTACAACGCTTTGCTGCTTCAATATTTATTTTATTAATTTTTTTAACGGCATATATACAACAAAGATCAGATGCACTCTGCCTCATCAAGCTCAGCCTCCCTCTCCCTAGTAAGTTCTAGCTGCAAATCGCTGAGTTTGGAGACATAGCGCATGGCATCCAGCGCTAAATTCTGAGTATCCTCCAGGCTCACTGGGTTCGTGTTTTTCACCCTCACCAGGAACTTTTCGATGAAACCTACGCGGTTGCCGACCTCTTTGCTCCTAAACATTTCAGAGGGGTCGGAGCGGCCCATGTGGTGCCAGATCATGTTCATGTGCTCCTCAACCTCTGCGTAGGTCACATCTACTCTGGCCTTAAAATACCTGCTGAGCGCCGCACCGAGAGACCCAGATGTATAGTACGTGAGTAGATCCACCGCCCTCGGTAGCACAGACGGGGCTTCATATGCAGCAGCAGATGTTGCTGCCCCAACATCATCAAAGAGACCGGTGTCAGTAAGCTCATAGGGCGTAGGGTTCTCCATTGAGCTAGGTGCAGGGAAAGCTGGGCCAACTTCTGAACTGTCATCCTCGTCTTCCCTGCTGCCCAGGTACGATTTCAGGTCCTCTAGGTTTATGTCCTCTTCCAAGGCCATCATACGCTCCCGGTCATCTCCATCCTCTTCTTCATCCTCCACCTTCATTTGTGCAATCAGCTCCGCGAGGGCGTCGTCCTGATCGATGGTGTCTACATTGCCCTCACGCGCCCAGGCGGAAGTAACCCTGAGAAGCTCATCAACCTCGTGGTCAGGATCTGTTGTGGAGTCTTCCCTGGTCTCCGCTGTGATGGGCATAGGCCCGGGATTGTCCCAGCCAAAGCGCGGAACCTTGTCCGCACTGATGGGTACCCTACATTCTTTGTTCAAAGTGTTGGAGACCCTGGCACATGTACCAAATCGGACCCAGGTTGAAAGGACAGTGAATCCCGTTGCCTCGTTCTGTTGCTCCTGGTTGACACGTGGCCAATCCAGAAGATTATCTCTCTCTTCAAAACACTTGGCAACTGAAGGGGCAGTCTTGTCACCAGGTACCACTTTCAGCGCAGGCAACTTTCCTACGCGGGTAGTCTCAGCCTCACAGGCCGCACTCAGCAGCCTGAAAGTCCAGCTCCCTGTATTCAGGTAAAAAACAGATGCAATGTGCGCATTGTACAGGTGGCTTGCATAGGCCAGCAGGGCACAATAAGTGTCCTCCGAGGGCTTTAGAATATCGGACAGCACAGAGAGGCACACGCATCTGTACAGGTATCGCTCCAGCGCACCAGAGTACCACTGTAGGTCCTCTTCCCTGAGTTGCCGGAGGTCAACCAATCCAGCAGCTCCTACCAACATCTCCAGTGTGGGCATTTTGTCCGTCTGCAAAAGTTTTACGGTAGGTATGGGCACACTGCTGATGGTCTTCTTGGGATCGTTGTCTTCGGCCTCGGCCTCTGACTCTGACCCAGACGCGTCATCATCTACAGCATCCTCGCTGGTGGACACCAAGACCTTTCTGAGGACAGCTTTGTCCCACGCATCGGACAGGTCCTTATTCTTTTCACCCAGCCATTCTTTCACATACTCTAGGTCACAGGTTGGATACACCGCGCAGGATGTGCTTCCCCCGCCCACGGCCTTGACACACAGGGACACCCTTGAGAGACCCTCGTACTGTAAAGGCTCGCCGTTCACTTTGATGATGTGATCAACCTCGGCCCTGATACTGCCATCCTCGGGGGTCTTGGTGGACTCGTAAATAGCGTCTGCCCTAATGGTGTTGTACAGCTTCGACTTGCCCACTGGTTCCCCGGGATTCCACTTGCCTGCGTATGCAATGCTGCTGGTTGGGCGTTCTCTGGCAATGCTGCTGAGGGACTTGTTCAGCCAGATGGGCTTCTCCAACAGCACGCGATCCGTCAGACCCATGGCCTCGGTGAAGTAGTCTGGAAACCTGGTGCTCAGTACCCCAACCACCTCCACCATCCGGGATTCTACTCTGACCACGGCTGATTCCTCTAGACATTTCGCATAAAAATCTAACAGGGTCCGCAGCGTGGCTCCAAACGTTGTGCTGGGCTGCTGTCTCCACGCGGTGAAGACCTGGTATATGCGCGCACGCACCTCCGCAGTTGACTTGCGTATATCTTTTAAGAGTACACGGTTCCTCTTGTTCTGCACGTCCACATCCTTGGAGCGCCGGTTGTACTGGTGCAGTAGGGAATGTTTCCCCCGTTTCCTCCCATCCACAGCCATGATAGCGTCGTCCAGCTCCTTTACCACCCCCCTCCCCACGTTGACAGCTGCGTCTATGGCGCGAATGGAGTCATTCCTGAATTTTTCCACGTAGCTGCTCAGGGTCTGTGCGCACACCTTCTCGTAAGAGTACCGGTGTGTCTGAAGCTTGTACTCTGTCTCACATAGCAATGCAGCCTTGGCTGACTCTTGGAGTACAGAGATCCCGCCCCCCAGTTGATGAATGTCCAGCAGAGCCTTTCCACCCTCCACCCAAGCCTTCCTCAACTCCTCCAGCTGTGTCTGCGCGTACTTTTCTGTCCCCACAACGGTCTTTATCATGTAAGTCACCAGGCTGGAGAGAATGCGCCCGTGGCACGCAGAAAGATTTGAGTGGAGAATCATCTCGTTCCTCAGGGCAGTGAGCATCACCGAGATATCCCGGGATCCGTCCCGACCAAAGTTCTTGGACGCCTCCAGCAGAGCATTCGCGTACTTGTCTCGGTCTTTGCGTGCTTCAGCCAGGCTAGCGTCATGATCGGCAAGACACTGTTGAGCAAGTTGCTTGGCTTTGGCCTCCTCTTCAGCCCAATGGCTCTTGCCATCCTCGAGGACTGTGATCTGCCAGGCCTCACACACGTCCAGAAAGTTTTTCCAGTACTCGCTCCAGTCTTCTGCGAATCCAGACCTTTCTCGGCGCAAATGTGACCACTCAGAGTGGAGAAGCTCTGTCTCTTCTTGGGCAGGCTCTATCAGGGGTGAAATATCAGCTCCCTTCTTCTTCTTCTTGGGCACTGGCAAAGAGCTGCTTTTTTCACGTGGCACTGTGCTGGTAAGAGAAGAGGCAGCAGAGTTTCCAGGTAAGTTGGTAGTGCCTTCCACTGGGTGGACATCCTCCTCCTCCTCTTCATCATCATCTGTGTCAACACAAGCGCTGAGAAGCTTAGCCTGTGCAGAGGCGAGATTTTCCGAGAGCCGCGCAATCTGTCCCTCGAGCTCGGACATGGCTGTTCCAGCTTGTGCCACACTCAACTACTACAGTCAGAGAGCCTACTATGGCCCTAGCCTGAAGGTGCACCTAAAGACCAACACAGAGTCCAGGCGTCTGCTGCACAGAGAGACGGGAACTTGGGCTTACAAACCACCAAAGGCGCCGATTTTCAATGAGCCCGAATGGAAACCCAAGCGTCTCAAGCGCAGGCTGACAGTGTGCAAGCACCCAGACCTGGGCACTGTCACCTTTTACAATGGCAGACCCATAAGGGTTCAAATAAACAAGGCACGGCGAGCGTGGGTTTCCAAGTACACATCAAATCAGCCTTCCCAGTTCCTGAACAGGAGAGGACGGTTCTGCATCGCAGAGAGTCCGGGGCTCCTCTGCGTGTCACCCAGGGCAGGGAACAGGTCGGTCCGCGTCTCAGCTCGGGACCCGCAGAGACAGGAGAGCGGAGCAGAATGGTTGCCGGAGAATGACTGGGCTTGCGTGCGCACTTTTGGGGAGGACGCGCGAAAGGCATGCATGTCCCTCACCTTCCTCCTGTACCTTATTGACTCTAGGCAGGCTCACTTTGAGCATGGCGCAGAGGAATCAGCGGGGTACATTGCAAGACAGTGTGCAAGTTTCTACCTGGACACTTCAGCTGACAGATTTGAACTGGCAAAACTTAAAGTGTATGAGACGGTGGCGCAGTACGCTATAGATCTGGATGGAATGGCCAGAGACCCGGGCTGGTCCACCCCCCTCATCTTTTTTGAGCGCCAACCCGAGCCTCTGAGAAGCGAGGGTTTTCGCCAGGTGGTGAGGTGTAGCCCAGACATTGACCTCGGTTGCACCATGGCCCGACGGGGCATACCAATAGCCTTCAACGATCCCCCAAATTACCCGGTACATGCTCTCCAGGTGGAAGAACCTTTCGATGTGATGCAGCATGATCCGGACGCCTACAGGGACGCCAGAGTCAGCACATACAGCACGGGCCGAGTTGCAGCCTACTGCGAGAAGTCCGGTGTGATACTTGCACGGGGAGTGCCCAGGGCCAGCAGGCTGGTATACTTTCTGATCCTCAATCAAACCCCACCACCTCCTCCACCAGAACAAGATCAACAACTGGAAGAGGAGCCAGTGGACCCAGCATCTACTGTGGAGTCTGAGGAGCCAGGGGAGCCATCAACTGAAGAAGAAGAAGCAGCAGCTTCTGTGGATTCGGGGGAGCCAGGGGAGCCAGCGACCATAGAACCGGTGGAAACAGCATCAGAGGAACCAGAGGTGGAACCAGCGTCTGTGGAGCTGGGAAGAGAATATGCAGAAGTGGAAGTCCCAAGTGATCCACAGGAGACTTGGCTCAGGTTTTTTGCTGGACTTGTTGAGTGTATAGCAGCGGAGAGACCAGTGGTGGTAGATGCAAGCCGTTTGTCGGGAGAAGTTGCAGCAGCTTTGTTCTCTGCATGCTGTGCTGCCGGTCTGGCTCGCGGCTGGCGCCGTTTGAAGCACGGGCCAGTGGTGATGGTCAGGAACGAGTCCCTCATTGAATGTGAAATACCCAGCAAGGACAGCATCAGGGACTTTGCCCCGGGAGGTGTCATGGAGAACAGGTGGGGTGTTTTTGCCAGCCAACATGCTGCCACAGACTATACCCTAAGACGTCAGGTGGGGTTGGTGGAGACACTCTTCAGACCCGAGCCCAGAGACAATTCGTTCGAGTTCCCGGGCTGGGATGGAGTGGAGGGAGACGTAGTGGGGGAGAGCCTGCAGGACTTTCTGTCCACCCAGAGAGACGCAGATCTGCTAGAGGTCTTGGAGACCAGGGGGATAGGGGACTGCTACGAGAGACAGAGGGTCCTTGCCAGAGAGTGCCTCAGTGTCAAGGGTCTGAGGACCTTCAACTGGTCTGTGGATCTAGAGTGCTCATATGAAGCTGAAAGGCAGTTCATCCGCAGGATGCGCGGAGGCTTCTTCCTGCCCAGACCCAATGTGCCTTCCTTGCTTCACACAAAGGCCATACAGTTCTCTGAACCCCAGAGACGGACCGTGACAATAGCGGAACCAGAGACTGTCAGGATAGGTCTAAGGTCCCTAACAGTGTCCAGGGCATCGGTGTCTGGTCTTATGCCGCTCATGGGACCCCGGTCCAATGACGAGCTCTCTCGGATCAAGTGGATCGAGACCAACGGGTGGCTAGGAGGTCTCGGAGCCTCCGAGTGGACACCAGAGCTCAAGATTCCATTGTTCTACTACGAACCGGAGCGTGTGGCCAAGAGGCGCTCTGTGGAAAAGAACCTCAACGACCAACAGAGAGCCCTGCTGTATGGGGAAGACAGCCGCAGACACTTTTCCGGAGAATGGATAGGGCTAGTATGCAGCATGCTTGAGCTGGACCAGGAGATCATGATGATCTGGTGCAGGGCCTGCTGCTCCAAGTTCCATTCGTTTGCGCCGAAACGCAGAGGGATAGACTCAGCATTGCCACAGGGTACACCGGTGCAGTACGCGCGCAGGCTGGACAGGGCCGCCCTCAGACCCTTCAAGGCTGACAGGGACGTTTCTGAGGCTGTTGCCTCGTGTTGTGGATCGGCTGCCTCTAGCCCCAAGTGGGCCGTGTTGCCGGTGGCTTGCAGGACTGTGCCGACCCGACGCGCGGCGGGCAGCTCTCAAAAACAGTATGCCCATCTGGTGAATGTGCTGGCGAACGAGCACGGGTACACTGTAGGATTGCCAGAGTACGCATTTGAGGTGGTAGAGGCTTATGAGTACCTCCTGGTGGGAGCCTTTGTGCTCGCGGAAATCAAGAAGACCACCCTGGATGTACTCCTATTGGACATGGGTCAGCTTGCCTCCGCAGCGGATGAGCTGCTCAACACCCCTTGGTACACTGTGGAAGCCCCACAGTGTTTCCTAGTGAGACACCACACAGCAACCTATGACTCCAAATTAGAAAGCTTGGTGGCACTCTTCAGGCGCAGCTGCGCCTGGGTTCAATCGGACATGGGTTCTGCCCTAGTGCATACCAGTGACACAGCCTTGGTCAGGCCCCAACCTCTCTCCGCTCTGAATGAGGACAGCACACCTCTGCGCATCATCATCCTGGTCCTCCTCACTCTCTTTGAGTACTCCAAGTTGGACGAAGATGTGTGGATGGCCCTGGTGTTGAATTCTTCTTCTGCAGTGACCCCGGACTACCTCCAAAGACTAGAGGACTCTCTGACTACAGAGGTTGCGAGGCTGACCAGGAGGCTGTGGATGGACCTAGCCGTCACCATTACAGATTTGGACATCAGCGACGCACTCTGTGATGTCCTGTGGAAGATCTTTTCCATGTACATTGGGCCGGTGTCCTCGTACAAGCGCATAGGAGGCTGTATTGCCCTGAATCAGACGCTGTATGATGCTGCCGTACCAGACGAGCCAGATCCATTCAGATCCCTGCCCAGGTTGTCATGTGCCAATGTGGCCTTCTCCATACAGAACCCCTGGAACGGGCTCCAACATAGGTTCGCCGTGTGCTCGGATGTGGCCATGGGTTCAGACGGGGTGTTGCACCGGCACACGCTGCTCGACGGACTTAAGACCATATACACCCCGGACTTGGACAGGGAGCTGGTCATATTGCCCACCATAGAGGACAAGCTAAACGTGAAGTGGAAGGAGTCGTACCGCGAGTGCTCTGTCTCCTACTACGACCACCAGAGAGACAGAACCTGGAGCACCCATCTGCCCGACTGCCTTGAGGAGTTTCTCCAGGCAGCTGTTGTGGAATCTGACCCCTACACCCTCGAGTGGCAGGTGGATCTGCACAGGAGGCCAACCACAGTTGAGCACTCCAGAGTCTCGGACCTCATAGCAAGCCCCTTCAGGTACCAGACTGTTTCTGTGCCCAGACACCCTCTTCTGAGACCTCACATAGGTGTCTCCACCTCCGTACAGCGGACGCTCTCGGTGGCTAGGAACAGGCACATGTACCAGGTAGAGTATGAGAGACCCGACTTGAAAATATTTGTCAGGGCCAAGGGTGCTAGGGGTAGGGGGGACACAACCTCGGCCCACGCGCTGCCTCTGCCATCGGACGCTACATTCCTCCCAGACGAGCTGGAGCTGCGAGCGGCCACGGTCTCCGAGGACCCAGCGGTAGAGAGGTACCTGAGGGCCTTCTCATCCAGGGTGGTGTATGACTCCGGAGCCTGCAGGCACCTCTTCACAACAGTCATCCTGAGGCCCAAGGAGTCCCTTGACGCTACTCTGAACGCGATGGGAGACGCACTCCCCAAGACAAAGAGGGACGGAGGCTGGCTACTGCTTGAGGTCAGGGAGCCTGCGGAGGTCCAGGGAGTCAGCATCAACGAGTGGCGCTCCGGGGGTAAGGGTGTACCTTTCGCCTCCACAATTACAGTATCCTGCAGGGCTAGGTGCCTCAAACCCATCCTGATCAACTATCTCATGGAGCGCTGGAAGGAGCTGAAACCCGCTTTGACCCTGGTCCGCCTGGAGTGCTCCGGCTCCGTCTTTGAATGCGTAGAGGCTGTGCTCACCGCGAACATGGCTGACGTCCCCACATTCCGCTGCGTGGTGATCCAGAACTCGGACGAAGTGGCTCTTGACGCGCAGATCTTCCGGTCCCTGCCCTTCATAGACGATGTGCGACCACTGCAGCCGGAGCGGGAGGCCACCGCTGAGCGGGGCGTCTCCGCGGACTCCAGACGCAAGGGTGTAGCCCGGGACGTGTATGTGGCGGTGGACTTGCTGTACAAGAAAGGAAACCTAGCCAAAGAGGTCAAGGGAGTCCTCACTGAGCGCATCAAGATCCATTGGACAGCGTTTGATCACAACTACAAGCTAACCGAGGAGGAGAACTACATTGTAGTGTATGACACGGGTAACAGGTGGACACTGGGCAGGGTAAGAGATCAGCTGAAAAGGAGCCCGCTGGCCAAAGCAGTCCTGTGTCTACGCACAGACAGGGATAAAACCCCTCCGTCCTTCAGCGAACTGGAGGGAAGGCTCCGGGTCCACTTCTTTGCGGAGTCACCAGCAACCTACCTGTCCCGTTGGCTGGTCGCTGAAGCTGCAGCTGCTCCAGTCTCCCGCCTGGGACCCCACACAGTGTCCTTCGAGGCTTACCCTGACTACGGACATTTTTTTGACGATGTTCAGAGGGTCAATGCGAGAGCCCGCAAGATACAGGTATTGTCCATGGCAGCATCCACCGGCGGTCGATACTTTTTTGCAGTGGACTCTGTGGCTCCGCACCGCTGTGTGTTTGAGCATGCCTTGGTCAGGGACTACCTGATGTCGGGTCTGGTTCTAGAGTCTGCATCCTCTCACAGTGCAGACAGTGCCAGGTGTCGCATGCTCCTGGAGCGCGAACCAGAGAAGTGGGGCTGGCGTCCCATTGAGAAGCTCCTGACCAAGAAGTCTGACTCTCGAGTCCCCTCTGTCAGGTGGTATGGGGCCTGCCTCGACGACATGCGGAGGAGTTCGTGGCGGGAAGCAAGGTGCCTCTCAAAGCTCATCTCCCGTCAGCTATCTGTCCTGGACGCCACCTTCCCAGGTGGTGTGCACTCGGCAGCCTCATCAACCTACTTCAGAAGGCTGGATCCACTGCCAGAACCAGCGGACAACACCGTGAAGACGTACATATCAGTGGACTATGATGGCGCTGTGGATGCTGTGATAGCACTTAGGCACTATGACCCGACAGAGCCGGATCACTCGACGCTAAAGATCAGTGGAGCCTCGATCGAGGGTGCTCCAGTCTTCATCTCCGCCACGGAGGAGCTCATATTCCATGGCCTTGTCAGGGGCTTCGGAATGGGGTGCGTCTCCTTCGTGGTGGAGGATGTGGAAGAGATTGAGAGAGACGAAGAATCTGCAGACAAGCTGCTGGACTGCATATTATCTGCACTGGCACTATTCGAGAGGACTCACAAATCCAAGTTGCTCCTAGTATCCGTAGGGGGCTATGTGGATCCTCCGCTCTCAGTGCTCCCCGGGGATCGCGACCCGAGGTCGGACGCAGTCATGTTAGCCTTTGAAAGAGCCTTCGAGGACCAGTGGGGGCAAGGGAGCTGCGGAATGTGCAGAGACATGTGGCGCAAGAGTCTGTTGCCCGGCGCAACTCTCGGTGAACCTGATGCAGACCTGCTGCGGAGACATAGAGACTTTAAAAGACAGTTACTTGCTATACCTTAGATCACTTTTGTCTCAATTCAATAAAAACAAAACCCATTATGGAAGGCTTGGAATGTCCTGTGTGTTTGACCACTTTCAACAGACCTGTGACCACTCCGTGTGGTCACACTTTCTGCAGACGGTGCTGGATCCAAGTGGAAAGGAACACCACAGAGACTACCACCAGAAAGTGCCCTGTCTGCAGGGCAGAAGTTGCTGGAAAGCTCTCTGTCAATAGGGTGCTTGTTCAAATACTTGAGCATCTGAACAAGAAACCCATGGTGGGAGATGCTGATGACGACGATGACTGCATGATTGTGGACGTCAGTCCGGGCACTTCTCCGAGTACCAGTATACCAACACCAACATCCACACCCACACCCACACCCGTGGTAGCAGCAGCATCCCTGCGTGACGAAGAGCCGCTATCCATAAACTTGGCCGAAGTGCAGGTTGAAGGCAGAGCTGGGTACTCAAAGTTCTCATACGAGGCACTGCGGGCCAAGCACGGTGTGACTGCCGAGCTGTCATGTTCCATACTGTGGTTTGACCGCCGGTGCCTCTTTGAGCTCAGGATGCCCGATGACACCTGGAAGATCACCCTCTCCAGCTCAAACTGGAGAGGCCTGGAGGTATTCAGTCGGGCCGCACGTTCTCCGGTGTCCACTCTGGCCGTGTACGTGATACCAGGGGAGTGCTGTAAGTTCATAGACGTGGAGACTGGCAGGGTGCTGGTTTACACAAGCTTGCCCGATGGGCAGACTATATTCAACATCAGAACGCATCCGTTGATATCCACAGCGGCCCTACAGCTCAGAGCACCGGAGAGGATACACCTCCCCAGTCAGAAGGGGATCAAGGAGACGTTGCACTTTCCGATCCCCGAGAGCTCCCAGCCACTGACCATGTTTCCCAACAGCAGCTCGGTGGAGTGGGATTCACCGGTGCTGAGGTGTACTAGGTGCTTATTCCACTCCCCGCGTGATCTGCCCCCACACATGGCTGTACAGACCACCACCCACAAAAAGATATTCGCACTGATCCAGACTGGCTTGCAGACTGCCTGGGTCCTGGGTTTTGAGCACTCTCCCATGGCCGTGTTGCATGCTGATGGTATCCTGAGATCCAGCACACACCACAAGACTGCTTTTTTCTGCCACACCACCAGGCCCTACATAGGAATGACGGTGGCCATGTACGCAGATGTTGAGAGGAACATTGTCAGGATGTGGCAGTGGGCCCCCTCAGAGGGGCAACCCCAGCTATTCTTCCAGGCGCCCTTCTACCTAGGCACAGCTTACACCAGGTTAAAGCTAGGTTTCAACAGCAACTGCAACAGAGGAGCCCTAAACGTGATGATGATTCGCTGTGAATAACACCACTTTCCCGGGAGAGAGAGGGCTTGTGTACAGGTGAATGCAAAAGAGTGAGCTCAAATGAATCTGACGGAGGAAAGGCAGGACTGGACGGTCTGGGTATTCTGGGTATATCCCTACAGCTCGCCTACCATGTCCTCGGACGATGAGGAATACATGAGGGCCCTCACTATAGGAATAGTGCTGGCGATAGTCATCATACTGATTCTGTATATATTTGGGATCTGCTTGACCGTCAGGAAAAACTCTGTCCTGAGAGAGGATCTTGCAAAGTATATAATGCCACCGTCCTTCTCAATGTTCCCGAGCTTCAAACGATCGTCTGTGTTTCCAGAACAAGCTGCTGCGCAACAGACCCAGAGGCCTCCTCCTCCACCTCCATCCAGCAAAGGCTACAAGAACCCTCCCATTGATGTTATATTGTGATTTATTGTTTCATATTAAAAGAACTCTTTTGATCGGATACTTTTGTCTTCTATTTGTTTTATTGGGGTCCCCATAAATAAAATACAAATATTTTGGTTTCAGATGTAATGGAAAACAGGTAGAGTTTGATAGAAAGTGCGTGTAGCCAGCGTGCTGCTGATTGATTTCTTGAGTGTGTAAAACTCTGCTGCCCCGTCTTTGTTGCAGAGTGCCCTGATCAACCTGTAGCCCAAGGCTGCGAGTCCAAGCCCCCAGAGGTGGTAGTGAACGTGCCCATAGTTGAGCATGTCTGGGTAGTCCTGCTCCTGCACCAGGTGGTAAACGTGCTCGAGCTCCGTGTCGAGGTCTCTGACCCGCTCAAGCCTCTCGAGGATCTTGTACTGCCTGTCCGGATCGGACTCCCCGACCACATACAGTCCGATGCACAGCAACATCTTGCCGGTCATCCACTTTTGGGTGTCCTGGACGGGGCACGCATGGAGGTATTCATGAAATAAGGCACCCTTCTCAAACACACACTCAGGCATCATCGCTGGTGGGGAGCTCAGGACAGCACAACTTGTAGTAGACATCGTGTAAACCGTCTGCAGATCCCCTGAAGTGAAGGAGGATGTCTTGCTGCCCGTAGAAGGCGAGAGTGTAGTAGAAAGCGGGTCTCACCCGCGAGACAGTAAATAGGGACCTCAACCTTGCCCACTGTGCTCGGACCGCCCCCTCAACCTCGTTGTGCGAACATCTGATAATCTCGTACGCAGCATGGACCATTGAATGCCCCAGCCTCTTTTGCATGGAAAATACCTCCCAGGAACTCAGTGAAATGAAGAGATCAGGGTCTGGTTGGCCACAGTAGGAGGCGAGAGCCGTGAGGTCCACGTTCCCCTCGGACAGACGAGCCATCACCGACTCCCTCTTGGCCTCTGTTCCCGAGAGCAGCGCGAGGCCTATGGACATCATGTCTATGCCTAGGCCATGGAGGAGCCTTCGGTGGCGGTCGTCCACTGGCGGAGGGGGACGCGACAGCGCGGACTTGAGTGCTCTCACTGTGGGCTCTCGGTCCCTGCTGGAAGGCTGGAAGCGATCAAAGAGGGTTCTTTTGCAGGCCATGTCTGTTTTGAGTCTGTGCCTTCACAGGGACCGAGGGCTTGATATAAGGGGGTTGTTTGGGGTAGGGGGACGGAGATTGCGGTGGTCTAAAATCCGGAGAACTGGGTTGCCCCAGCTCCTCCCATTATACCCGGGTTGAAGCCCGAGGAGTAAGAGTTCATGACAGACCTCACCACGCCACCTCCCGAACCTCGCCCCGTGGGCACATTCCTCCGTCTGAAAACGTTACCTATCAAGCTGCTGACTCCATTCACAACATCCGGATTGGCAAGCATGGTGGTAACGATTGGTATGGCAATTCCAGCCATCTCTTTAATTTATTTTCTTGTCTTTTCCTTTCTCCGCAGTCTGCCAGAGGACAGAACCCAGATATCTGCGTGGTGGATGAGGCCGCTTTTGTCGGGGCTAACCTGCTTGTGTCTGTGCTGCCGCTGATGACCGTGAAGGGCACCAAACAGATTCACATCAGTTCTCCTGGCTCCGCAGACTCTTGGATATCGCATGTGGGAGATGTGCGGCAGGAAAATGGGGAGACCCTGGCTCAAATAGTAGATTACAAATACAAGTGCAAAGCGCACGCGGAGGAGGACGGAATCAGCTGCGTCTGCAATGACATCTACAAGCCCGACCACATAGAGATTGAGGCAGGTGTGAAGGAGCTGATGAACTTGGTGTGCGAGGGTGCGTTCGAGATGGAGCTCACTGGAGGCCACACACTGGCTGTGAAGCCTGACAATCACCCCTTCGAGACGGGAGCGCTCAACTTTATGCTCAACACCACACAGGTCAACCACGCTGTGTTCAAGCAGCCACTGGAGTCCCTGGTTGTCATTTCGGTGGACCCAACCTGGTCCACGGGGACCGTGTCCAACATCGGAGTGTGCACCTCTGTCCACACCACCCACAAAGGGATGCCCCGTATGATCATCTTTGGTCTCGATGAGCTTGACATAAGCAACCACGTCTCATACAGCAGCAGGCTGCATGAGCTGGTACTCAGGACTCACATCCTTGTGAGCAGGCTCATGTTCCCCGAGCTGGAGATTGCTGTTGTCATCGAGTCCAACACCTTTGCGGAGTCTGTGAGCAACCTCTGGACGGCCATATCGAACTGGTGCCTGGAACTGGGCTTCACCAATGTGTTTGCCTACATCGACAGCACCAAGGATGTTGCCAACCCACAGCCAGGAAAGATTGTGGGGAGAAACAAGCTCCAGCAGTTCCTGGGCTTCGCGGACGCGCTCAGGGTCTACAAGGTAGGCAGGGCTGATGTGGTCTTCGCAGTGGGACAGATGGTCATGAACAGCTTCAACAGGCGACTCAAGCATGCTGAACACAGCCTGAACCTCAAACCCTCTACGCAGGCCACCGGATCCCTTGCGTCCCAGTTGCTGCAAAAGGACGCGGAGACATTCTCCGAGACCGTTTGCGACGGGAGGGATCCGGAGCAGCTGGCATTCAGCATAGCACAACAACTTGAAGTAGACGCGTTGAAAGTCAAAGAGCTTTTATTTAACTATACAGGTATCAATTTAAACAAGCTTCTGGCACAGATGAAGAGGGTGAAGGTGGTCTCAGACGCAAACAACCAGCCAATGTTAGACACCGGTGGCAAGAAGCGCAATGCAGGGACGTTTGACAAAGACGACATACTCAGCGCCGCGTTCTTGAACTACCTTGTGTTGGATGAGGTCTCAAATCCAGACAACCGCCTCTACCCAGTCCGGGGATGACAGGGTTCACTGGCTGAGTGTACATATGTAAATGTCTTTTCCGTCGTAGCATATGGGAGGGTGGGTGGCCGTTGTGCGGCCGTTGTTGTCGTTGATACAGTGGTAGACCCCAGTGGACTTCTCTTTGGTGCGGAGCCCTCCGAACGAACATCGCTGTCCAGACCAGTCATTACCTAGCATGGTGCAAGCGGCCTTTATCGAAGGCATGGCGGACTTTGTGGATGTGCAGTAGTACATTCCATCTGTGTGCTGTGAACAGCTGGTCTCACACGCGCGGCCGTCCAACATGACACCCAGATTGATGTAGTTGTCTATGTCAGCCGGATCCAGCTTGAAGGTGAAGCCCCAGCCTCCGTCCAAATCAAAGTTGGCCGGGGTCGAGTATAGGAGCATCCTGCCCAGGTTTCCAGTGGCGTAGGAGTTGCTCTGGCACATAAGGCGCGTGGAATTACATCCGTCCTTGATGCCAGAGGACAAGATGGGCTTCTCCAGCAGCATGTACTTGGCATAGGACACCGGGTGAAGGTACACGCTACAGAGGACCACGATGGGGATCAGGATAAGAAATCGCAACATGGCTCCTTCCGATGAGTACGTATAGTAGACCCAGTGTGCCCTAAAAAGTTATAGTGCAGCAGCGCTTGTATTATTCTGGCTTTGCTTCGGGTCACAAAGGGTTTTTGGTGATCTTGCCGGACCGAACCATGAAGTCCAGGGTCATTTGGTATTGGCACTACTTTGCTCCACTATAGGGGGAATTGCTGGTTGTGACGAGGCAACACTCCTCCCGCGGCGTACGGGTGCAAGATGGAATCCATAGACGTGATACGCGCACAGATTACCAGCAACAAGAAGCTGACCCACACAACCACAAGTAGCGCCAACTGGAGCTATGGGATTTGTCATGTTGGGGACTGCCTGGACATGGCTTTTGCCACCTTCTGCTGCCCCTGCTACGCTGGAGTCTTGGCCGAGAGAATGGGGGAGAGCTGTCTGCTCGGACCCATGGCCTGGCTAGGCTGCAACACCCTCGCCGCGATGAGGACAAAGGTCCGGGAGGATTTAAATATCAATGGTTCCATGCTCAAAGATTACGTTGTGACCAGCTGCTTACCCTTCTGCGCCATGCGCCAGATCAAGCACGAGCTAGATGTTCTAGACAAGCTGAGAGAGTGAGCCGGAGCTGGCCAGGTTATGGGAGACCCGACGCGGACAAAGAATTTACGTGGTACCTGACATCACCCGGGACCTGAGGCTTCTTCTTCTTTCGACTGGAGAGGCACAGCAGCATCGTTATTACAATAAATAATACAATAAATACTGTAGATGTGATTGTCAAAACATTGTCTCCGCTCGTGCTTGATGTCACTGCTGTGGTGGTTGTTATTACAGGACTGGAAGAAGAGGCCTCTGCAGTACCAGTGGAGGCTGCCACGGGTGTAGAGGCTTCAGCAGTACCAGAAGAGGCTGCTGTGGGTGTAGAGGCCTCAGCGGTACCAGAGGAGGCTGCTGAGGCTGCTGCGGGTGTAGAGGCCTCAGCGGTACCAGAGGAGGCTGCTGTGGGTGTAGAGGCCTCAGCGGTACCAGAAGAGGCTGCTGTGGGTGTAGAGGCCTCAGCGGTACCAGAAGAGGCTGCTATGGGTGTAGAGGCCTCAGCGGTACCAGAAGAGGCTGCTGTGGGTGTAGAGGCCTCAGTGGCACCAGAGGAGGCTGCTGTGGGTGTAGAGGCCTCAGTGGCACCAGAGGAGGCTGCTGTGGGTGTAGAGGCCTCAGCGATACCAGAAGAGGCTGCTGTGGGTGTAGCTGTGCTGTCCTCTGGAGAAGGGTTAACTGTAGTGGATAGCCAGCTATCAATCTGTTCAGGTGGTATAGCGTCTACCACTTCTGTGCCTGCACTGCTGATCACATCTGCGACTACCTGTAGGTCAGGTCCTCCTTCGGGTATATGCTCCAGCAATTGTTGAGCTGCTAGGTCCAATGTCTCTTCTGCATCGCCTAGCACAAACAGCAGGACCATCCACAGTAGCATTGTAGATTTCATAGTGGCTACTGACCATGTTCTGAACACCTGGGATGCGAGATGTTGAAAGCACAGCAGGTTTCCCCAAACCCTGCCTTTGTGCATAACACCTGCCACCCACCTGCATGTCTTGCAACACATTTCCAATTAAATTGATCATACACTAAAACATGGAAAGCTCAGCGAATAAACACAACATGGTTCCTTTGAATGCGAGAAACTCGTTTATTTATTGTGAGCGCATATAGCAACTTACAACCACTAGGTGGCGTTTGGTCACACAGAATTGCTCTCTTGGGCTTTTCAAGGCATTCACCCTTTGGCCGGAAGTGCGTGGTCATTGGCTGTGCAGGCTGTCACTCATTGTTACTTGAGCCAACATGTTGGCTTCACCCGAAGCAGATGCAGAACAGTCTTGACTTCAGGGTATGCAGGAAGAGTCTCACAGCTGTAGAATCCTTGGTTGGTCGCTTGGTGGACCCTGAGATAGAGTGCACCGGACTGGTCTATGTCTGGATTCATATTGTTGAAGGCAGGGTTGGTCATGGTGACTCCATTGGATCTGGTGGCCACAGTCTCAGTGAGATCTTTGTTGGTCTTTTTGAACCAATGCACATACATATTTGGTGGTAATCCGGTCAGCAGCACACACTCGAGTCGAACGTAGCTTCCTAGGCAGGCTGTGGCCAACACCATCTCCTGCCTGACTTGGGCATGGGTCGTTGGTGCGAGCAACAGAAACGCCGCAGCGCTCAGCTGGACCATAATCCGCAGCAGTGTCATTTTTTTGGAAGGTATCCGGAGTTCTGAGCCTCAAGGCACTCTCACGGGTAGTTTTGTTGTGGAGCGATGTCACACGCTAAGGATTTCCTTTCTAAGAGTGCAGTGGTGGTGTTTGGCGGAGCCGGGTACATTGGCCGCGGGCTGATAGAATACCTCCTGAAGTCGAACATCTCAATCACTGTAATCTGCGTGGATCCCGTGAGACAGTGGGTTCCATTCCCCACTGGTAGCAGAGTGTACAGTGTATGCAGGGGATACAGCGAGGCTAACAAGAAGTGCGACGAGGAGAACATAGTAGACCTCCTGAAGCTAGTCAATGACAAATATGAGACTGTCTACATCGTCAACGTGGTGAACTATCACAGGTATAGGTTGGGTAGACCCTCCAAGTGCTCTGTGGAGACCTGGAAAAGTTTCACGCGGGTCCTTGCGAGGGCCACGGCGGCTGTGGGGAAGCTCCAGTGCGGGCTCATGCTGAGCGGCTCCGGGTGTTCTCTGAATTTGATGGGGCTGAGGTCCGAGCTGGAGAGTGAGTGGCTGTCCTGTGGGACCAGGGCCTCCCCTATGGTGGTTATCAGAGTTCCTTATGTGTACGGGCCACGGTGTCCCCTGCTCAACACTTTCTGCCATCAGAAGATGGGCTTCTGCCCTCCTCCAGAGAGATTCAGCGAAAAGCCCCACAAGATGATCTTTCTAGAGAACCTGTGCTCCATCATGGTGGACGCGCTGCTGCGCGCCAAGCACAACGGATGGGCATCTGCGAATTTCGAGGCCTCAGACTGCACTCCCACCATGACTTTATCTGACCTGGCCCATGAGGTGTGCATGGTTGTTGACAAGACTGCACGCACGGCTACGCCAAAATGCAGGTTCTACCCGATGGAGACCATGTTCGGGGATGTGGTGTGCGAGGAGCGTCTGAGGTGGATTGGTTGGGCTGCTCCCACCGGCACAACCTCTGAGAGCAGACTCCAACTCAGTCCTCCAGACTACCCAGATTGGACACCGCCGCACTCCTGGCCCGAGAGTGTTGAACTCATGGGAGCCATCAACCAGAACGCGAGAAAGTCCTTGCACATGTCTTTTCTGGATATTCTTATGATGTTTCAGCCTGACACTGTAGAGCCAGAGGAACATGTCCGGCTCCCATTACTCTGCCAACTTTTGTCCGAATAAAATAATAATAATAATAATGGGGCTGGCCTGTTTTGTTTGACTATAAACCAAGGTCCCCCATACACACTTTATTCATTAACCATGGAGCACCTCAACAAAGAAGAAGAAGAAGAGGTGAGGATTGATATGGAGGAGTTACAAGTAGCTCCGGTGGACTTGGATAGGATTGTGACAGTTTTGGTGGAGAGGCCCAGGCTGGATCTGCTGCTGATATCTGCTGTGTTAACGGGAGTGCTGCTTGTTGCCATGGCCTTTGCTTCTTTTGTGAAGCGCAACATACTCAGAAGGAAAAAGGAGCGGGCAGCAAAGAATGTTTAGCTCCGCAGCCCCTCAACACCCCACGGACTTCAAAAGCAACAACCCCAAGTTCACTTGTTACTCGTTTCTATGGCCCTGGCACTGACCTACGCGGACCCCAACAAATGCTCCCACACAGTTGGCGAGTGTGATGAGAGCTGGTACCTCTTTAACGAGCAGGACTCAGAGGCACTGGCTCAGAGCACCCTTCTAGTCTGGGAGCCCAAGTCTGCGCCAACCCGTGTCTGGACATCCGTCCGCAACAAAGTGGCTATGTTCAAGCTGGCACACAGGTACGAACCCACCATCTGGTGCAACCCATGCGGTAAAAAATGCTCAGAGGTCCCGACCAAAGAACGCGAAGAGGAATCAGCTCAGGATAGCACACGCTCAACCAGATCCTTGTACCAGTGGGACTACTTCAGGCTCACCTGGAGAGGAAGAGGAGGCAGGATGAGGCAAAACGCGGACGAGGACAGGGTTGTTCAACTACACTCGCACCCTCCGATCAACTTGGAAGAAGCCTCCTCTCGCCCTCCGCTTCGCGCCTTGGTGGAGACCGAGACGGTAGTCATGTCGCAGGAGCAGGGGCTCCTGAGGCCTGCCCGCAGTTGGTCTGTGGCGCACGCAGGATACCTATTCCAATTCGACCACAACCTGGGTAGTAACCACACACACGCTAAGATGACAAATAGCTCCCTTGCCATCCCGCTGCGGCTGAAGCAGGGCACATGTATAATAACAGAGACATCGGCGCACAATCACACTCGCTGCTCGTTCTCCGGGGCCAGGTTCTTGGGACGTTGGTGCATCACACATCTCGGACTCACAGAATACGAACAGTACTGCATAACCCTCGCGCACATCGTCAGGCTCGAAGGAAAGATTGCCCTACTAAAGTTCGACTTGTTCCTGGATAGGAACCCAGACAACACGTTCAAAGTTAATCAGCTCATATACCTCCTGCACTCATGCAGCGCGTTCAACCTGAGAAACGAAAAAGTACCATGGCAGACCTGCGGGGCTTTGACAAAGTAGATAAGGAGATTGAGGACACGAGGGTGCAGGTGGAGGGTCTGCTGCAGAAACTTGACCAGGGCTCGGTCACAATAGACAGGAGAGACCTGGAGCGGATGATACCAGCCCTACACGACATGCAAGTTAAACACAGACTCAACTGGCATACACCCGCACCTCGTATGGGAGTGGGATCTGAACCGGACCTCGAGTTCAAACGCAGGCTGGACAGAATGGTGTCTGCGGGAGAGCCCTCGACACCCAGCCACTGCAAAGACCAGTACAACCCCAGGTACCATTACACACCCAACAGCACGATCAGTTCACTGCTCTACGCCCAGACCATGCTGAACAACAATCCTGACGGAGCTCCCTCTGGCAATGAGGCCACAGTCACCATCTTTGACCCCAAGAAAGGCTCGGAGAGTGGAGAGCTACACCTTGCTGAACTTCTGCTGGAAGACATTGAGATTGGGCCAGAGTTTGACAGGATGCAGGAGCTTCTGTCACATATGAAGCTATTCTTGGAGCAGTCCGAGAAGCCGGAACACTGCAAGGTGGAGATTGTCAGTGTGACATGCACAGCACACGTCGGCTGCTTAAAGTTTGAGGTCTTGATGTGGATCCCGTCGGGTTTCGTGGAAGAAATGAAGGGCACGGTGCCATACCTACCGGGTATGAATGCCTCCAAGCGCACGGCGTATGCTATGCTCTGCTATAGATTCTTCCATGATCAGGGCATGAAGCGGGGCATGACTATTCCGTTCAAGATCCTTGGAGACGGCACCCTGCGCGTTTACTCGACACGCGGGAGTCAGTGTGTCCTTTGCACCAAACTGAACAAGACTAAGCTTGCGGTGCATCGGCTCATGTGTGTTCCCGAGTGCACCCTCAGTAAATGCTCCAGCTACTTGGACATGACGAGGCCGTGCTACAGACCCCGCGGTGACTCTGACTACGCAGACCCGCTCTGGTTCACACACGGCGACAACACCATCATCCACTTCCCCCCTGAGGTTTTGAGATCCTGGCTCCTGTACACAGTTGGGCTCACAGAGGCACAGGTGGACAAAGTTGATTTCAACTACCTGACGGGAGGCTCGGTGTGCTACGGGTTTGGAGAGAGAGATCAGTTCCCCTACCTTCATTCGCACAAGCTCAAGATGAGCTGGATAGCAGGCTGCAGAAAGATACCAGAGTGCATGGAACTCATCTCCAGGAGGGCCCACGCAAGACTGTATGCTGAACTGTACATGCTACCATTCACCGAATCCTTCAAACAAGATATCATGTTCGATGCCAGGAACTGGCACCGTGTGGTCTCGGCAGTAGGGAATGAAAACTGCAAACTTGAAGTGCACAAAGACCACTACATCTTCGCGTATTACGATGGGTATCAGCTCAAATTAGACCGCAGGGATGTTCCCGAGGACTTTCTGGGGGAGGTGGAAGAGATCAAAAAGGCATACAGAAATTTTCGAGACCAGGTTCGAATGCTCCCGCAGCTCGCAGAGGACTTTGAGGTCTCTCTCGCTTTCCTGAAGGTTTGCTGCGGACAGACACCCGCAGCTGCTTCCTAGGTCGCAGCTGTTGTGTTGTCCTGACTTCTGTTGTTATAAAATCTCCAAAATAAAAAGTATCTTCACAACAACATTTGATATTCCTCTCTCGCATCACTCTTCCCAAATCATGGCAGATCAGCACTACGACCAGGACATGATGATGGACACATCACCCGTGGTGGTGGAAGAGCCCCTCTTGACGCCGTCTCTTGAAAAGTATACACTAAACAGGATAGACTATCCGGACATATGGGGCATGTACAAAAAAGCACTCGCGTCCTTCTGGACTGTGGAAGAAGTGGACCTGGGCAAAGACGTACAGGGCTGGAATGCTCTCACCCACAACGAGCGCCATTTCCTTAAACATGTCCTTGCCTTCTTTGCTGCTTCAGATGGGATAGTCAATGAGAATCTGCTGGAGAGATTCTCCACAGAAGTGCAGGTGTTTGAGGCCAGGGCCTTCTACGGGTTCCAGATCGCTATAGAGAATGTGCACTCTGAGATGTACGCAAAGCTGCTCACTACCTATGTTGCGGACGCAGGTGAGTGCAAGAAGCTCTTCCGGGCCATAGAGACGATGCCATGCATCAAGAAGAAGGCAGACTGGGCGCTTTCCTGGATCTCAGACAAGAACGCTTCTTTCGGAGAGAGGCTCACCGCGTTCGCGGCAGTGGAGGGCATCTTCTTCTCTGGCTCTTTCGCGGCAATTTTCTGGCTCAAACAGAGGGGGGTCATGCCTGGTCTCTGCTTCTCCAACGTGCTCATCAGCCGGGACGAAGGCTTGCACAGGGACTTTGCCTGCATGCTCTATGCCAAGCACCTGCGCAACAAACCCTCAGAGTCCCGCGTTAAGCAGATTGTGGGGGAAGCCGTGCAGATAGAGAAGGAGTTTCTCACAAAGGCTTTGCCCGTGTCCCTCATAGGCATGAACATCACCCTCATGTCAAAATACATCGAGTACGTCGCGGATCACCTGCTGGAACAGATGGGCCTGACACGGGTGTATAACACACCCAACCCCTTCCTCTTCATGGAGAACATCTCGTTGGAGGGGAAGACAAACTTCTTTGAGAATAGAGTGGGGGACTACCAGGTCAAGACAGCGGCGGTGGTCAGCAACGACACCTTCATGGCTGACATAGATTTCTGATGCTTGTAAATTTTATATTGCACAAATAAATTTCAATGTTGTTTAAAAAAAGGTATGACAAAAATCAGTTGAGATTGCAAACCCAACATGAAGGTATTTTTTATTTTTGTGCTCATCATCAACTGCTCCTATGAGGCAGCAGGGTTCTACACAGTTGAATATTATTCAGGTCCTTCATGTGCCGTCAATGGACGACCTTTTACGTTATACGCGAAGTTCCGACCGGACAACTTGACAGTCACAGGAATCACCTGGATCGTAAAATGGTCTTCAGTCACAATACACGCGGAATCGAATTTTGTTGGGAGGATATCAGAAGGATATGTGCGTGTTCCAAGTCGGTACAATGACACATACCTGGGAAGAGTCGAGTTGAAACCATTTATGAGCGGGGATGAAAAATTCCCCTTCCATATGAGAATGATGGGTCTAACCAAACCACCCAACGAAGGCCCCACCGGATACACATACAAAAGTAAGATGACTATCAAACTGGCAGAGAAACCTTCTATCACAGTTGTAGGCTTTGCCGATTTTTTTTCGGGTGGTAAGACCACGCTTGAGTGTGTGCAGAGCTGCCGAACCGGAGTGAACGACTACAACTGGTTTATGGACGGGAATTTTGTTATCTCGGTCACAAACAACAGCAGATACTCGACTGCAATTGAAGGTAGATATTCCTGTGAAATCAATGGAACGAGCGGGATTCCATCGGATCCGGTCTGGGTCGGATCTCCTGTGTACGACTGTCCCTTCGATGCTGCTCAGTGGTGCCAGGACGCATCGATCGTCAAAATGCGGGGGAATATTACCCAGAATGTGACTGCCGACGACCTGAGACAGTTTGGGAACGTGCTGGTGTGCAACAACTCACGCGCTGTTTCCACCAGAGGAATGTGCCCCAATCGTACGGTATGTAATATGGACGCATATGGGTTTCAATGTGCATCACATCAAGCCACAATCATCACAGACTGTCAGAAAACCACAAAGTATTGTCCGAAAGAATTGGGCTTCAGCATGACCTCCGCAAAGATCATTGCTCATTCGCTAAACTCCGAACTACTCAGCATAGACGGTGTCGGGGAGACCAAAGTGTTCTGCGGAACGGACACCGAAATATACACACCCTGCTCAACGAACACAACTCGTGCGGACATTACTACATTTAATCTGTTTGAAAAAGCTCCCGTTTGGATTCGGGCACCAACAACAACGGAAGTAATGTTCCTAAATGTCGGAGATGTGTTCAACATGACCTGTCCAAAAGCATTAATGGTGGCTTGGTTTAAGAACACTGAGCTTATGTCTGTTGTCTACGGATATGACGGCAACCCCATGATGGTCAAGACACTTATGGAAGCAGACATCGAGGCGACCTGGAACTGCATCTCATTCCCGAGAATTGGGAGCAATGGGAACAGGACAAGACTGATTTACATCACAAGTCCTCCACCTACAACAACTACAACAACGACTGTTACAACAACTCCCTCGACAGTTGCTCCCACCACCCCCACCACCACCGTTGAAACCACAACCATCACCCTCACTACCACCACTGTTGAAACAACAACCATCGCTCCCGCTCCGCCCAACACACCCATAATCACCACTGCTGAAACCACAACAACCTATCCAAACACTACCACTACCACAGATTCAAACACCACCATTTCTACCAACACGACTATGGAAGATCTGGCCAACAGTACTATGGAAAACTCGAGCAACACAACAGAAGTTAACAGCACTACAACCATCACAACCTTTGACCGGGACGTGGCACCGGTGACTGAACGACCAAAGTTCTCTTACAAGTTGTCCATGATCCTTTTGGTGGCTGTGGCTGCAATCGAGGGGATCATGATCATATCCGTGGCCGTTGTTTTTATAGGTGTTTGTACATCATCACACACTCAATAAAAAACACTTACCACCCAAAGAGTCAGTTTTTCATCATTCTGTTGTTTAACGCATAGACGTACCCTACATTTCAAACCCCTACACCTGTGAGGATGCTGCTACCAGTGGCCTTGTGCCTGATCCTGTTTGCCCGTGGCTCGGACATGCTTTCGGCCGTGGGGTACATAAAGTTCTACACCAACTACTGCGCAGTCAACAACTTGCCATTCAGTGTGTATGCAGAATTCGCTTACACCACTGTTGACCGCACACAGTGGATGGTCCCGGATACGGACATTACGCAAACTTCAGCCGCGAGCAGGGTCAGCATCAGCGTACCTGAAAACATCACCACCGCGGCAAACAACACAGCCATATGGCGCTCTACGCTGACCTTCAATCCCTTCACGTTCATCGACAGCACAGTTAGCTACACGTTGCGAATAGTTGGCACAGTCAACTCTTTTCCACAGGGTGTGAGGTATGGGGCGCCCCCAGACACAGTGCAGGCAGCGTCTCTCCAAGTACACACGGCTGGCATCGACCATATGACAGGCGGGACGTTACTTAAGTGCACCCCGTCCTGCGTAATAAACCCCGCGTTGAACTACGTGTGGTACTTGGGGAATGAGAAGATAGAGGGGGCAAGCACTGACACTCTAATCACCTCGGAGTCGGGCCTCTACATGTGCTCCGTCGAGGGATCCCAGCTCTTTTCCGGGCTGGTGTGGTCGGGAGTACCTATATTCGATTGTCCGTTCAAACCCCTGGAGTGGTGCTCAGGAGGCGTTGTCAATAGGCACTCGGATGGTAGGATCATGAACTACACCGAAGAGGACACGAGACAACCGGGGTCCATATTTGTCTGCAATGACACTAAGGCGGTATCGACACGGGGCACTTGCGAGAACACCATGAAGTGCACTCTGGGTGTATCCAGTCACTGTGCCACCAACGTACCCATTGTGTACTCTCCGTGCAACACTACTGTACACAAATGGTGTCCAGAGCAGCTCACTTTTACATGGTCTGCGTCCTATCTGGGAAACGTGAGGCAGATAGCTCCCAACAGGCTGCTATTCTCCGGTGGCATTGTCACCACGTTTTGCGGGGCCCAGACAGAGATCTACGTGTCATGCGGGTCTCCGGAAGAAATCGCCATGTTAGCTGCACCCAAGACATCCTACGAAGTTCCTCAGCTGGACAGCTCTGTGCAGATCAACCCAACAAAGGATCCCAAAGAGGTGTGGGTGCAGCAGTTGGGTTCCATGTTCGAGATGGACTGCACAAGTTCGGAGCTTGTAGTGTACTGGCTCCGGAATGGTAAAGTTGTCTCAGTGTCACTGGGAGGTGGAGGAGCCACGCGCATTTATAGGACCGCTGTAACCAAAGAAGATCTCAACTCAACTTGGGCCTGTGTGAGCATCAACTGGTACACCAGTAAGACTGCCAACACCATCAAGAGCCTATATTTGACAGACACCGCTCCTACAACCCCGGCTCCCCCGACTACCCCCACAACAGCAGCTCCCTCCACTACTCCCACAACCACAACCACCACCGAGAGTACTACCACGGTGTCCATAACCATCCCACCCATCGTCATCAGCTCCAGCTCCTCGAGTCAGGGCATCACAAGTGCAGCGGGTGATCCTGTCAATATTACTAGTGCCGGGACTCCGGCTGAGGTCACCAGCTCCGGGGCTCCAGTTCAGGTCACCAGCTCCGGGGCTCCAGTTCAGGTCACCAGCTCCGGGGCTCCGGTTGAAGTCACTAGCTCTGGGGCTCCGGTTGAAGTCACCAGCTCTGGGGCTCCGGTTGAAGTCACCAGCTCTGGGGCTCCGGTTGAAGTCACCAGCTCTGGGGCTCCGGTTGAAGTCACCAGCTCCGGGACTCCAGTGGAGGTCACCAGCTCCGGGATTCCAGCAGAAGTTACCAGCTCCGGGACTCCAGTTGAATTTTCTAGCTCCGGGAGTCCTCACTACGTTACATCTCCGGAAGTTACCCCCAGCACGACTACCAAGGCAATGGTTACAACTACTTCTATCCAGAAAACAAACAGCCGGATGATATTGATCATTGCTATTATATCGGCTGTGGTCGAGGCCGCACTCATATCTGGTCTCGTAGCAGTATGCATAGTACACAAGAGACATCTTATGCAGAAGCAGATGCAGGCAGCCATTAAACCTTCCAAGTAATATAACTAATAGCACAAGCGTTGATCTTGGTGATATATTGTTGGTGCCAGAGGATAAACGAGACAATGTATCACATAAGAAATAAATGTCTGTGTTGATTGTTTTTATTGTGATGTTTAATAGCTATAGAGAGGATATGAATGCGGTGACCTTGTGTATGAGAGCAGCCCGTCTATCATCATCCGAACAATCATAGTCGTCTACGTCGACCACCAGAACTGGGACCCGGGACATTGCTGGGTACTGTGTGCAAGGCCCTTTGCGGGCCATCAGCCAGTCCTCGTGAAGGTTGTGTACCCTGGTCAGGTAGTCTATTGCCACAGATGTCTCCTCTGGCCTGGAACGTTGGTTGACCCTGGCCAGGCAGGTGTCTGGCCTGGCTCTCAGGTACACCACCCCGTGTATGGCAAAACAGCTCTCCATCATGCTGGAAAAAAAGGTGTGCGCAGCCCCATAGGCAGCAAACTCCACTGCGGAGAGCTTGCCCGCAGCACGTGCAGCCTCGGCGAATATAAACCTGTCACTGTAGCAGGAGCGTTCGTAAACCATTACTTCTGTGTCCGCAGGTAGTGAGCGTTCAATCTCTGTTTGCTTCTGAATCCTGCTCTGGTATGCGTGAGTCTGGAAAGTGAACCCCCAGCGCTTCGGATCCTTGTAGTACATATCCAGCAGGTTGCCCTGTCCACAAACGTCTATCCAGCGGTCGATTGGTTCATCCATTACTGCCCATTGCCTGATCTCCGCTGACTCTTTGAGGTCTCCTATAAAAGTGCTCTTGCCCGCTCCCAGGTTCCCCTCGACAGATACTCTCTTGAGAGACATCTTTGCCGTCTTTGATAGTTCCAGAGATGGCTTTAGCGCCTTTAAGTTTTACGCGCGAGTGGAACGCCCTGCTCCTGACACGGGTGCCGCCCGTTCACACTACCCGAAGGCTGCGGATACCCATTGCGGAGTGGCTCAGTCCTGCGGAGGAGCAGCGGATGCTGTTGGAGTCCCTGGAGTGGCTCCGGGAGAAGCTGCCCTCCGGGCCCTTCGGGCACATCACGAGCAGCAAGATCACCAGCGAGATGAGGGTGTCTGACCTATTTGCCAAGATTCCAGGGAATATGGACTGGGCCGCATTTGTGGATATGAGTGCGAGACACACGAGCCCGGAGCAGTACTCTGTCATCTTTGAGACTCTGGAATCGGTACAGTCCCAGCTGTCCCTGGAGCTCTTTGAATTCATGTCGTGGTGGCTGGCCAGGCGTCTCTTGATGTCTTGGGAGGCCACCACATACAGAAACCACGAACCGGCGTGGGGCAAGCTGTTTGAGCCCTATGCGGCTCCTCAGCCCAAAGAACCATCTGAGGAACATGAACCAGAGGAGGGTCCGCGCAAAAGATTCAAGCCCAACCCGGGCAACATGTACCCGGACGGGTACGAGGGCCGGAGCCTCGGAGTAGTGCGCAGCGCTATCATCATCATGCTGTGTGCGGCTCCGGACTGCTTTGCAAATGAGCTGGGCATCACGGACGAAGACTGGAACATGACGGGCAGGGGCATCATGAGGACTCCAGAGTTTTACCTGATGCCGCTGATTGTGCGCCTCAGCATCTTTCCAGTCAGCGAGCTATCCTTCCTGCCCTTCAGCTACGTGCTGAGGTCCTGCCACGCGCCTCCGTTCATGCACTTCTCCCTGGACAAGAACTGGGACCTGCTTGGCTTCCACTTCTGGTGGGTCTACAACTACGTGAAAGACACGAGGAGGCTGGGTGTGGAAATGCTGAACAATTCCTTTGACATTGTGCGCCACACAAAAGACTCTGAGAGCTACCACCTAGAGCTGTGGTCGGCCCTACACTCAACTTACGTGTACCCGCAGTCGTCCTTACAGCTGAATGCCCACGCGACCTTGAAGCACCGTCTCCCAGCCAGCGTGTTTTCAGCGCTCTGGAGGAGGTCAGGCAGGCTGATCAGTGCCAGGGACTACAAAGAGCAGAACGCGGACCTGTGGATGCTGGTGAACTCCACTGAGCCCTGCACCCGCGGCACCTTCTTGGACCTTGTGGACCCACAGGACCAGAGGAGGGCCTCATGGCAGACTGGCCACAGCCCGGAGGCCAGGTCCCAGATGCTGTGGGACATCATCTGCCTGGGAGTAGAAGCCTGGCGTTCTGATGGGGATGATGCCGGGAGATCCAGAGACAGGTCCAGGCTGGACAAGCTCGACTATTACTTTGTCAGTAGGTTTTACGCTGCACTGGAGGCCGGCTTGAAACCGACTATGGCTTGCCCGTGCGTGGGCTGGGAGACATGCACAGACGTCAAGACCTTCATCCTTGTGCTGGTTTCAGCGGACGTGCAAAGACACCCGCTGTGGTCCTTTCTGGAAAACTGCGAACGCAGCGTGTCTAGGCGCAGGGCCACCTGCATCACCCCAGAGACGGCGAGGATGTCCGCGGAATACTTTGCGACCATGACAGCGTGCACTGCGGCCTGTCTCCGCTTCATCAACAGAGGCAACATGAACATGCTGAGGTCAGACGTGTTCTCCTGGTCGGACCTAAGAAAGGCTGAGAGCTTTAGCAGGAATCCCCTAGTGAAATCACTCATCGAAACCCTAGAGGGCCTAGAGAACATGCCGTCAGGTGGTTGCATGGAAAGAACCAGTGTCGAGGGGGAAGAAGATGAAGAATCAGAGGAAGAGGTTACAAACCCTAGTGTACGCGGTGTTGTATTTACAGATGATGAATAAAGCTATGACAGAAAAAAAAACATTATTCAAACACACAAAGGTGTTGTGGGTTTTTTTTAACAGATTGTACAAGACCCGCAGCGGGATGGCAGATACTGCTCTATCTAGCAGCTATAATACAAAGCTGTTGTAGTTGTGCTACTCCACACACGCAAGAATGGAATGTGAGAAGATTCTTGAGTCAGACCTCCTTATCGAGTCCTGGTTGGATTGCAAAGATGACTGGCAGCAGAATGACTTGATACCTCCAGACTTGGACTGGGAGTCCCTGCAGCATCAGAATCCCGCACAAGACTTGAACTGGGAAAGCGAACTCTTTGCAGAACTTCCAGATCTGTGGTCGCTCACTCCTATAACCGATGATGAGGTGTTTAAGGTCCCTAAACCACCACTGGCTCCTCCGCCTGCACCAAAGCCGGGGCTCTGGCGTCCTCGGGCTTACAGGCAGAAACCTCCAAAGGTGCAAAAAAAGAAGGCTCCCATACCCATTGCGCCAAGACAGCCTAAAGAAACTCAGAGGGACCAAGTGGTGCAGCGCCTGGGCAGTATGCTGGTTGACCGCCAGAAACGAAAGAGAGCTGCTGAAGAAGAAAATTTTTTGAAAAGTGGTGTCGGAATGGATGAACTGATGATGAGAGCATGGTGCAGCATTCCGCCTCTCCGGTGCTACACCAAGCTTGACAAAGAGCACTATACATACACAACACAGACAGAGCATGAGGCCTGTAGAGTTGCGTTGTTTGTGTTGGAACTCGGGGACATGTACACGGGCCGCCTCAACCCAGCAAACATCAACATGGTGGTTGATGAACTAAAGAAGCTTGAATCAAACACACACAGCTACAAGCTGATGCGGGCCGACTACTGGCCCAAGAGGGAGAGGTGCAACAAGTGGCAACTGGTGATGCACCTGGTCTCTTCCGAAGACAAAGAATGGACCATTAAAGACTGCTTGCTAGAGCACCTACGCATGGACATTGTCAAGCCTGAAAACAGATACGGGTTCATCAGTCACGACACCTGCTTCCCGCAACGGATAATGATACCACATTGATCAATGTACCCCCAAACAAACAATAAAAAATGTAAAGACGCAGCTGGGTCATTTGTGTTCTGGTAGTGGTGTTGTAGTAGTGTATATATATATAACCCGAGATGGCTCATGCTAACCATTAGAAACAAGACCATGTCTGCTGTGGATGCCCTGGCTTCGTTTCCAGAGATGTATTGTGGGTTGGCAGAACAAAACAACAAAGGCAACCTCCCGGATTACTATGAAGAGTACCTGTCTGAGGACGACTTCCCCAGTGAGCTTGATGAGCTGACAGAGAACATGTACTTTGAGCAGTACGCGATCCTGTCAAGGCTGGAGGCCAAGAAGGCCAAGAAGAACCAGCCGAGATCCAGTGAGAGCAAAGAGCACCTGGAGCACAGAGAGGCTGAAGTGCAGACAGAGGACGAAGATCCGGAGATCCTGTCTACCATGATGTACATCACAAGCTTCATTGAGCTGGCTTATTTCATGTATCTTGGTTTGACATGGTCACTTAATATGGGATGAAAATAAAACATCAAAACTGAAGTGGGTGTGCTTGTGGACTTTTGGGGTATGTTTGGTTTGGGCCTTGTTGTTTTGTGAAATTTGGTATGCTTGCGGACTTTGTGTTCATTAGCGCAACTGGTAGGGGTCATGTATGGTGCTTATAAACTTTGGGGCCTTGTGTTAAAACACATCACATCAAAGATGAAGAGGGGAGCTCTTGTGGTATTGGAAGGAGTGGACAGGGCTGGAAAGACCACACAGTGTCAAAAGCTGGTGGAGGCTCTGCAAGGTAGCGGGAGACCGGCCGAGCTGATGAGGTTCCCCGACAGAACCACTACCATCGGAAAGATGATCAGCTCGTACCTGGAGAGTAAGACGGAGCTGGACGACCACGCAGTCCACCTGCTCTTCTCCGCCAACAGGTGGGAGCTGGTGCCCCTGATGAAGCAGAAGCTGGAACGGGGGACGAGCCTGGTGTTGGACAGGTACGCATTCTCCGGTGTGGCATTCAGCAGCGCGAAACCTGACATGCCCGTGGAGTGGTGCATGGGACCAGATGTGGGTCTACCCAAGCCTGACCTGGTTATGTTCCTGAGTCTGAACCCTACGGCTGCAGAGACCAGAGGAGGTTACGGGCTTGAGCGCTATGAGACAAACACTTTCCAGAGCAAAGTGGAGCAGCGGTTCTCCACCCTGATACAAGAGGACTCCTCAGTGGACTGGCGCGTGGTAGACGCCGGCCGCACAGTGGAGGAGGTCCACTCTGATATCATGGGTTTATGCACGGGCGTGTTTGAGTCTGGTGCACTGAGCACTCCACTGGGCAAACTGTGGTGTCCTTGCTGAACTTTTGCGCGTATTATTGTATTAAATAAACCTTTGAAACCAGACATTTTTTTTAATTGAGATTGATTGTGAGGTTCTTGAGGTTCTTGATTGTAGTAGTCAATATCAAGTGAACACTTCTTTATTAGTTTTTTGATTGTAGACTGGTACCTGGTGAAAGACCAAGAGAGAGAGAAAGGTCAGACTTTTTTGGCTTTGGGGTTGGATGTGTTTCATGTGTTGTGTGTTACAAGAAAAGTCTTGGAGTAGTGTGTATAAAACATATGTACAAGATTTCATTTTATTTACAGACTTTTACATAAATACATCAGCTTTTAATTCTTTCTGCGTCTTCTGCGGGGTGGCTCGTATGAGGATCCGGGGGATGGGGATGAGAAGGCCGCAGAGCCCCGCTCGAGTTGAGCTATGGGCTCCATGTAGGCCGTAATCTCTGCAAAGGAGCAAGTGCGCACGTCTGGCAGCTTGACATCCGTGGTACGCAGAGGATTTTTCCTGCCCCGGCCCAGAGACTTGTAGATGTGTGGCTCAGGGTAAGGCGTGAGGTAGCTTTCGGCTGTGGGAGAAGCGGTCACCAGGATGCTGCCCATGAGTTCGCAGGGCAGGTCTCTGATTCTGGGTTCCACGTTGTATCCCTCGCACTGGGCAAGGCCTTTAGTCGTCTCCAGCTCCATGTCTTTGCGCGCCTTGTTGTTGGAGGCGATTTCTTGGTTGGTGTTCTTGCAATACACTATGTTGGTCAGGTTCATGGCGGCCGCGTTGTCACTGGAGTTGCATGTGCGTGAGGGCGCCTTGGGGTCGAAGCCCAGGCTCTGCATGTCTCTCATGGTGGTGGCCCTGATGGGGAAGAAGGCATACTCGTCCACAAAGTTGCCCCTCTTGAGGTTCAGCATCAGAGTCTTGTCCGGGAGGAAGAAGGGAGCTGTGTGAGGCTTCCTCACGTTCGAGGGTACAGTGACTCTGGTCTTGCGGGACCTACCGGACTTTGGGTCTGTGACCTTGACTGTCTTTTGTGTGGGCTCCTCGCAGCCGAGTCTGTCTCTGAAGCTCTTGTCTGCGTAGGGTCTGAGGTGGATGGGCTGAGCAGGCATCTTGGGGACAGTCTCCCCCATGTAGGGCAGGATACCAGCGTGCATTCTCGTGACAGCCTGGAGCCCGCTGCTGACCTGCTTGTGGAACTCTGGAACGGGAACATGCCTGTTGGCCCTCACTGCGCTGCGCACGTTGGAGCACAGGTCGGCCGTGGCCAGCCTCATCACCATTTTTCTGTGGCAGCCCCACAGAGTGATGAACCTGGCCCAGAAGTCTTCAGTCAGGAGCTCCCTCAGAGTGTGAGTGCGAGCCCACCACACAATCTGTTCAGCCCTGCTGCCAAAGTATTCCACCGAGAGGAAGAAGAGCGGGAAGCCCAGCTGGTCTGAAATGCAGCCCGTCACGGAGGAGCTCAGCTTGATGGCCGCCGGGCTCTCGTCCGAAGGATTGAGCCCAGCGTGGGCATAGACTTGCTTCAGGAACTTTGGCTGCAGGTTCTGTGTCTTGAGCAGAGTAACCAGCTCGTCGTACTTGACTCTGAACTCTGGGTGCGTGCCCCAGAAGTTGGCAACAAGCGTCTCCAGGGACTGAGCTCCCAGGGCTGCCTGTTCTGCGCCAGTGGCGCGTCTCTTGATGGTGTCGTAGGTGTTGTTGATGGGGGGCAGAAAGTGTTTCTCGTGGTACCTGAACGCGTTCCCCACGTCGTGATAAGTATTAGGGTCAAATGGGCCTGAGCCGTAGGCCGCGGCTGCAAAGTGTGTTGGGGGGTAGGCCATGGCATCGCTCATGTTGAACGCTTTCTGCTTCACTAAGTTCCTGTACCTGGTCCTCTCCTCGTACTGACAGGCCCTCTCGCAGAACTCTTTGTAGTAGTCGCCGGGTATGTTGCTGGGGTCATCCACCCCGTGCATGGGGATGTAGAACGCGCAGGACGGGTCTTTGTTGTAGCTGGGCAGATACTTTCTGTCCAGGGGGGCTTTGAGGCAGATGGACTGGTTATTCACATAGACTCCCCTCGCGTCCTGGGCTCCCTGCACAGGCCTGGGATCGTACGAGAGTTCATCCTGCGTCAGTCCTTGCGGAACTTTGTTCATCACCTCCAGCGCGGACTCTGTCAGCTCGGAGGTGAACCTGGCAGTCTCAGCTATTGTCAGCGCGGGCCTGGACTCGCACGGGTTCACACTGGCCACAGACTGCAGGTGGATCTCCGGCTCTGTGTACACGCACTGCGGCATGATGGGCTGCTGCTGCAGAGGCTGGTAGTGGGCTGGTTGCACCGGCATGAGAGTCTCTTGGAGGATCAGGGAAAGAGCGTCGGCCCCTAGCACGGGTATGTCCTGTATGTCCTGGGGAGTCCAAGAAGAAGCGTCCGGGGTCTCGGCGTACCCGGTACAGATCATGTTGGCCATGTTTGGAGTGGGAGTGTGACTGGCGTAGAACGCGGAGGGGGCCAGCTTCTCAGACAGGCAGTCCATGGACACTCTCAGCAGCTCGGCCGCGAGGCCTTGCTGCCTGCGCACCCTCACGTGTCCTGAGTGCTTGGGGTGGTTCTCTGAGCCATCCAGCCAGTGGTTTATGTGCCGCAGGAAAAAGCATAGTCTGGCCACCTGGGTGATGGGGATGTCTGTGTTCTCCTCGTCCAGGTGATAGGGGCAGCGCAGTATGGGCTTGATGCACTCCACCGACTCCTCCCAAATGTGTCCCTCAGCCTGCCACATCTGAAGCATACCGCTCGCGGAGGCTCCGCTGGGAACGCACATCTCCACAGCCCTGGAGCGGGCCTGCAGAGTCACCATAGCGCCGGCTCTGGCCCTCAGAGTGCCCCGGCGCATGGGCAAGTCCTTTCTCATAAAAGTCAAGCGCAGGTGCTCAGGCACGTTGGACTGCATCAGGATGTCCATCAGTATGCCCCAGTAGTGCACGTCGATCATGTGCACGGGCACCACAAAGGTCAGAGTCTCTCCGTCCTCCAGCAAGGCCACATGGTGCTCAGGGCTCGGGGGCTGCGGGGCCACAGTCCTCACGGGCCCAAACGTCAGATCGCAAGTGTCCTTGGGCTCGCTGTGGCCCTCAGCTTCCGACTCTGACACTGACTCGTAGACGTGACGGGGGTAGGCCTCGTGGGAGCAAGGGTGGATGGCGTCCAGGCCGGGCTCGGCTGGGGTAGCTGGATCCAGCTCATCCACGTCCATCAGCTTGCGGGGAGAGTTGGGCGTCACAAAGTCCGCAACAGTGACAGCGGCCACAGGAGCTGCGGGGCCCGTTCCCAAGAAGATGTCAGCCAGCTCAAAGGCCCCATAGTCCATGTCGTCCATGTCACATAGTAGGGACACATGACTACCATGGCCCATCTGCGCCAGGTCGTATACTTGCGGAATCTCCTCCTCGTCCTCCTTCTCCTCCGCTGGTGGTGTCGGAGGAGCAACATCTGCCACCATGAGCCATTGGGGCTGAGAGGTCAAGCTGGTGAAGTCCACATCCTCCGGCGTTGGTTCTGCCACAGCTGACGGTGAGCATTGATACGAGGCCCATGCTGACCCTCCGGGGAAATGCGATAGGGCCCACTTGACCCACGTCTCGCAGTCTACGGAGTCTCTGCCCGGCTGGATGGGAGCGGTTTCGGGCTGGGCCAGGTATCTCAGCTGTGGGGAGGTAACCTGGGCACACACGTTCACCACACTCAGATCTGTGTGTCCTTGCAGCACTTTACAGGTGTTGACTAGCTGTGACACTAGAAAAACAAAACATAAACACAGATACGTTAGACTCTGTATCCTTGCACGACTTTTTTGGGTTTTAAAAGTTTGTGTGCAACATTATTAATGTGTGGTGTGTCACATTTCATTGATCACCAAACTCACCACAGATTGATGTTCTGAAGGCCTTGATCGTTTCAACGTCACAATCTGTCGGTGGCTGGTAAGCCAACAGCGACAGGCCTCTGCAGCACAGGGGTGTGCTGCGTCTGTGACACAACCAAGAGCTTTCCTCATCTGTGGTTGAGGTGAACGTGCGCCCCGAACACATCAACAGACAACGGCGCACGCAGGCAGGCATCTCTAACGCTTTGCGGGTACTGTAGGCCGGGACCGTGCAGCGGTCCAGCACGCCAGCCATCTCCCACGCTGTCAGCGCCTGCTGAGCCGGGCTCAGGGCTGACCACATGGCAGACAGCAGACGGGCTGCGGTTTTATCTAGTGTGGCCTTGCCAGAGTACAGCTGCAATGCGTTAGTGAAGCGTGTCAGGTTGGCTTCCTGGGCCTTATTGGGTATGACCCGGCACGTCCATGGCGCGTGTGAAACGCCACAGATCATTTGCCATTCTTTTTGTAGAAGCTGTGTGGAGGGTGTTTGAGGTGTTGGTGAAGACATGATGATGTCTTTTTTTACTGGATTACTGTTTCAGGATTTCTTTATTCAGGATGGCTGGTTGAGGGTTTCTTTATTGAAGAGATGAGATGTCCTCCTTTATGCGTCGTTCTTTGTTGATGGTGTTACCTGCTGCGGATTTTGCTGTGTCCTCTATATAAAGCACACATTACACCTCCCACGTGCGTCATGTGGGAGGTGCCAAGGGGCGTGGTCTATATTGGTACGCATTACACACGCACTATTGTATTGAGCACTAGCATGAATATGATATGACTCATGGAATTTCCCAGCAGTTGCCAGCATCAAAACCGGTTTAGCCTGTTCTGCTCCCGCGCAATTCCCGTACACTGTGTACTGCAACATTAGATATCAGTTCATTTCAAACACAAGGGATTGACCAGGCTGTGAACACAATGAAAAAAAGGAAACGGGAAAGGGAAAGCCAATCCCCAAAGAACAGTCAGACTGATGCAAACAGCACGTAACAGACACCGTGTACATTTTTGCATCACAGGGATATATTGCAGATGTTATGGTACGATTTATTTGTCACACACAAACACAGAGAGAGGGACAGGGAGAAATGGGTTTCTTTATTTTATAAACTATCCGGAGTTTGACCATCGCGTTGTTGCCTTTTTTTTCTAGAAAGATAAACTATCACGTTTGATATTGGATTTTTTTTATTTGGTTTATTTGGTTTTAAGTGTAAAAAGGTTTTGTTATTATGGGGGTTGTGTATGTGTTCACATTTTATTTTTATTTTATTTTTTATTTTATTTTATTTTTTATTTTTTTTTTTATTTAAGTTTTAGTTTTAGTTTTAGTTTTTGTAAAAAAAACATTGTGTGTTCACACTTTTTTTTAAAAAAAAAAAAAAAACAACAAATATTATTAAGAATTATAATCATTCTGTATATTACAAAAAAAAGTTTAGAGGCCCATGAGAAAAACAGCATGGGTAGGTCCTTCAGAAAAGTGATACCCTGGTGTTAGGGTTATTTCTCTTAAAAAACTGCCCTAACCCTAACCCTAACCCTAACCCTAACCCTAACCCTAATTGGCATGGTGCCAACCCTAACCCTAACCCTAACACTGCCTCAACCCTAATTGGACCTGTGCCAACCCTAAATCTGACCCTAACACTGCCTCAACCCTAATTGGACCTGTGCCAACCCTAAATCTGACCCTAACCCTAACACTGCCCCTAACCCTAACACTGCCCCTAACCCTAACCCTAACCCTAACCCTAGCACTGCCCCTAACCCTAACCCTAACCCTAACCCTAACACTGCCCCTAACCCTAACACTGCCCCTAACCCTAACCCTAACCCTAACCCTAACCCTAACCCTAGCACTGCCCCTAACCCTAACCCTAACCCTAACCCTAACACTGCCCCTAACCCTAACCCTAACACTGCCCCTAACCCTAACCCTAGCACTGACCCTAACCCTAACCCTAGCCCTAACCCTAGCACTGACCCTAACCCTAACCCTAGCCCTAACCCTAACACTGCCCCAAGTTCTAACCCTAACACTAACAGGCCTAACCCTAACCGCCCTGACACTGTACATAACCCTAAACCTGACTCTAGCCCTAACCCTAGCCCTAACCCTAACCCTAACCTAACCCATAACCCTAACCCTAACACTAACAGGCCTAACCCTAACAGCCCTGACATTGTACATAACCCTAACCCTAACCCTAAGAGTGCAGATACCACAGCCCCAAGAGGCCTAGGCCTACCACTGCAGTAACCCTAACCCTAACCCTAACCCTAAGAGTGCAGATACCACAGCCCCAAGAGGCCTAGGCCTACCACTGCAGTAACCCTAACCCTAACCCTAACCCTAAGAGTGCAGATACCACAGCCCCAAGAGGCCTAGGCCTACCACTGCAGTAACCCTAACCCTAACCCTAACCCTAAGAGTGCAGATACCACAGCCCCAAGAGGCCTAGGCCTACCACTGCAGTAACCCTAACCCTAACCCTAACCCTAAGAGTGCAGATACCACAGCCCCAAGAGGCCTAGGCCTACCACTGCAGTAACCCTAACCCTAACCCTAACCCTAAGAGTGCAGATACCACAGCCCCAAGAGGCCTAGGCCTACCACTGCAGTAACCCTAACCCTAACCCTAACCCTAAGAGTGCAGATACCACAGCCCCAAGAGGCCTAGGCCTACCACTGCAGTAACCCTAACCCTAACCCTAACCCTAAGAGTGCAGATACCACAGCCCCAAGAGGCCTAGGCCTACCACTGCAGTAACCCTAACCCTAACCCTAACCCTAAGAGTGCAGATACCACAGCCCCAAGAGGCCTAGGCCTACCACTGCCCCAACCCTAACCCTAACCCTAACCCTAAGAGTGCAGATACCACAGCCCCAAGAGGCCTAGGCCTACCACTGCCCCAACCCTAACCCTAACCCTAACCCTAAGAGTGCAGATACCACAGCCCCGAGAGGCCTAGGCCTACCACTGCCCCAACCCTAACCCTAACCCTAACCCTAAGAGTGCAGATACCACAGCCCCAAGAGGCCTAGGCCTACCACTGCAGTAACCCTAACCCTAACCCTAACCCTAAGAGTGCAGATACCACAGCCCCAAGAGGCCTAGGCCTACCACTGCAGTAACCCTAACCCTAACCCTAACCCTAAGAGTGCAGATACCACAGCCCCAAGAGGCCTAGGCCTACCACTGCAGTAACCCTAACCCTAACCCTAACCCTAACCCTAACCCTAAGAGTGCAGATACCACAGCCCCAAGAGGCCTAGGCCTACCACTGCAGTAACCCTAACCCTAACCCTAACTCTAAGAGTGCAGATACCACAGCCCCAAGAGGCCTAGGCCTACCACTGCAGTAACCCCAACCCTAACCCTAACCCTAAGAGTGCAGATACCACAGCCCCAAGAGGCCTAGGCCTACCACTGCCCCAACCCTAACCCTAACCCTAACCCTAAGAGTGCAGATACCACAGCCCCAAGAGGCCTAGGCCTACCACTGCAGTAACCCTAACCCTAACCCTAACCCTAAGAGTGCAGATACCACAGCCCCAAGAGGCCTAGGCCTACCACTGCCCCAACCCTAACCCTAACCCTAACCCTAAGAGTGCAGATACCACAGCCCCAAGAGGCCTAGGCCTACCACTGCAGTAACCCTAACCCTCACAACACAGTAACCCTAACACTAAGAGGCCAAGGCCTAACACGCTGTAACCATTAACCATGACCCTAACAATCCAGTAACACAAACACTATCAGGCTTAGGGCTAACACTGCTGTAACCCTAACCCTAACACTAACAGGCCTAGGCCTAACACTAACACTAACAATAACAATACAGTAACCCTAACACCAACAGGCCTAGGCCTAACACTATCAATACAGTAACCCTTAACACTAACAGGCCTAGGCCTAACACTAACACTATCAATACAGTAACCCTAACACTAACAGGCCTAGGCCTAACACTGTTGTGTCCATAACAATAACCATAAGCCTAGCACAAAGAGCCATAGCCCTGACACTGACCACACCACCGCTGTAACCCTAACACAGTCAATCCTAGCCCTTACACTGACCACACAACCGCTGTAACCCTAATACAAGCAACCACAACACTAATCCTAGCCCTGACACTGACCACACCACCGCTGTAACCCTAACACAGTCAATCCTAGCCCTTACACTGACCACACAACCGCTGTAACCCTAATACAAGCAACCACAACACTAATCCTAGCCCTGACACTGACCACACCACCGCTGTAACCCTAACACAGTCAATCCTAGCCCTTACACTGACCACACAACCGCTGTAACCCTAACCAGAACAACTATAGGCCTAATCACTTTAACACTTCTTTAAACATAAACCTAACCCTAACTATAATGTTTTGTTTTATACAAACTGCCCAGAATATAATTGATGTGTTCCACATACAACCTGAACAGTATCCACGGTGGTCTTCATACTGTCAGCCCCAAACCCACATAAGGATCCCCACACAGAACAAAACAACAACACTGTGTGTGTGTTTGTGTATGGCCATTCTGTCAGTGACCACAGGACCCTGATGAAAATGATGCCATGTGTGTTTGTGTGTGTGGCCATTCTGTCAGTGACCACAGGACCCTGATGAAAATAATGTCAGGTGTCTGACCAGCTCTACATGAACATTAATAACGTTCATAAACCACACACTGTATTATGTCACTCTGTGTAGCCCTAGTTGGAACTGCACCAACAGAAATAACAGCAACGTACCGAAATGGAAAGGAATCTCCGATGGAAACCACCCAAGTTTTACACACCGTGCTGAGCAGAGTTATATATGGGGCTCTTTTCTTTCACTTTATTACACTCAAACCTACTCTGCTCTCTGGTTCTCTCTCTTGTGCATTGGACTCTGTTGATTATTATGGCGAGTTACAGCGGTCAGTTTTTCACCGGTGACGGTGAGGAATCAAGCAAACGCAAGCGCGAAGAAGATGAAGAAGAGGGAGAAGAAGGAGAGCCACCAAAAAAGAAAGCTTGTGTAGAGACTGACGCAGATGGGTCAGAATCTGATTCTGATGTGGAAGAGGACGAGGAAGAGGGTGAGTTTGATGATGGTTATGATGCAGATGATGAAGCAGATGATGAATATGAGGATGAAGATGAGGATGAAGATGAGGATGATAATGATGAGGATGATAATGATGAAGATGATGAGGATAATGATGATACTGATAATGAGGATGATGATACTGATAGTGATGAGAATGAGAATGATGATACTGATGAGGATGAGGATGAGGATGAGGATGAGGATGAGGATGAGGATGAGGATGATATGGATGTAGATGAGAATGATGATATGGATGTAGATGAGAATGATGATGAGGATGAGGATGATGATATGGATGTAGATGAGAATGATGATATGGAAATAGATGGAGAAGAAGTGCAGACGATGATGAAGATGTTATGGATTTAGATTAGGAGTGGGGGGTTATATGAAGGGTAGGGGTGAAGGAGGATGAAGAGTAGGTTAGGCTTTTATTTAAGGCAGCTATAGATGAGACAGTGTCTAAATTCGATGAAGTGAATTTCATGTAGTTAGCTTTATTTATTGGCTATATGCCAACACTAATCGGGCAAAATGCCAAATATTGCAAAATGGCGCACATGACCATTCATGCACTGACCCTCTTACTCAACCTCTTCCACCAACCCACTGCACGCAAAGGGGTGGAGTTTAACTTATATTATGGAGTACTTTTGCGGCCCGCGCGCTATGGACCCTAATCCACTGAACTCTGATCCTTACTTTAAAGAAAAGTCTAAAAACTATGTCTCACTGGTACATTGAGCAGCAGCGTGATGAAGAAGAAGCTGAGTGCTTCGAGCGCAGAGTGCGAGAAGAAGTTGAGCGCTTGGAGCGCTTAGTGAGTGGAGAAGCTGAGTGCAAAGCACCTGGCGCCCATTACCCTATGCAGCTCAGGCAGCTCAAGCAGCGTGGACAGCACGGGCGGTACACAGAGCACACAGAAGATGGAGACTGCAGGAAGCGCAGGAAGCGCAGAAAGCACACAAGGCCAGCAAAAGCTGAGGGCAGACATCAGCGTGAAACAAAACAGCTTGGAGGCCGAGCTTTGGCTCGTTTGCTGTTGGCAGCTGTGTCACCCAAACGCCATGAAGAAGATGACAGCAAATCAGATCCACCTAACAACACACCACGGTGTATTCCAATGAGAGCCCAGTGTGATGGTGATGAATCTGGTGTGCAGGCTGACATCTTTACTTGTAAGTGACCACTCCATTCAAACAAAAATAATAGCATGTTTTTTTAATATAACAGATGCTAAGTGCTGTTTCTTCTGTGTGTCTTTAGCTGGTGGCGCTCCGAGGGCATCTCATTATATCCCAATGAGTGCCCAAAATGGTGATGATACTGACAGCGTTTCTTGTAAGTACATTTCAATATCATAATATATATGTAGTGTTATCACAGTTGTGGATATGGATACTGAGTGCTGTTATTTTCCTTGTGTGACTGTAGCTGTGTCTATGACTCCGCCTGTGGTTATCCCAATGGAGGCCTGAGTCGATGGTGGTGAGCAGGCTGACACTTCTTGCAAGTAAGTACTCTATTGATTATTTCTTCATTTATAAATACTTGTTGTGTCAGCTTTGAATACTAAGTGCTGTTTCTTATGTGTTTGCAGCTGCAGATGATGATGATGAAGACGAAGACAGACAGATGGTCTCATCCACAGTTTAGCTGCTTTTTTTTTGCCAGAGACTTACAGATGTTAAATTCTTTTAGTTCGGAAGGTCACAAGTTTACCACTGACTGTTGGTGCATTCAATGTAACTGTTTATATGTGTTTATTTATATATGTGTGTGTACACGTATTTAACATATATTTAACAAATGTATTACAACTATTGAAAAAAATTAAAAAAACTTGTTGACTTGAGCTATTGATGTCATGGTTTTTTTGCACAAACTTAACTGAAGGGAATTATTCAAAAAAGACACTAATAAAGGGACAGACATGAGCCCTAGTATTTGATAGCTGTGGGGAAGGAAAACGAAAGCGTGCACACCCACGCAATGCGCGTGACGCACCCGTTGAGTTATTGCAACACTTCATAGCACGTGCTATTATTTACATCCTGTTCCGCAGCAGCTTGTGTGCAGCAGAAATGTGTGTTTAATTTACACAATGGAGGTGTTGCCTATTGCAATATAAGGAATAAGGAGTGGCCTATTGGCCAATTGACAGCAGGCCACACAGATGGAGGTGTGGCCTATAGTCTTTATACGCGTATTATTGTTCAATATTTCAATATTAGCACCCGCTGCTACGCGCGCGAGCTAATTCTAATACGCTACAATGGACAGATTCATGGGCCTTGCGAGTAGTTCGTTGCACAGAGGTAAGACTTAGATTTTTTTGAACAAATTGTTTAGTGTGGTATGCTACGTTATGAGGCCTTTCACTTATATTATACTTTTTTGTGTTTTAGTAACACGCTTCTCCGCTGAAATGGTATTGTGTGCTATGCGGGTTCACATGGGCGCCACTCGTGATGGACGTGCTGCTACAAACGCGGAGCACATGCTCCAGCTGAGACGAGAATTGATGTATACCCATGGTGTCCTAGGTGCTAACAACCTGAGACACGAGACAGAGCTTATGTGTAGTGTGTCAAGCTTGGTTTACACCTGCGCTTGTTTCATGGGCAGAGTGTTTGGAGCTGAGTTTGACTGTACGAAGCTCAAGCTGATGGCCTGGATCCTCCTGACACGCTGCTTCACTCGGACTGTACCTGTGTCTGAGGTGGGCCTCACCGTTGAAGAATTGCCTCGTTTCTTTTCAAATCATTCACAGGTCACCGAAACCTTGCGTGCTCCAGAGCCTGCATACCACATGGATGCAGAGGATGGAGAAGATGATGTGCCCCAAAACTCTGCTCAGGCTATGATGAATCTAGAGGCTGCGTTGATTAGGGCGAGAGCTGCAGAAGTGGAGAATGCCGCTGATTTAGCAGACAGCACTACACCTTATGATGGAGATGGCACTTACACCACCAGTGATTCTGAAGAAGAGGAACCAACACCAGAGCCAGAAACTGTCACAACTTCCAATGGGACCAAATTCCTCATTGAACATATACCATTACCATCGCCCAGGAACATATTGGCTGAGCGTTTGAGAAGAAAACTTAGGAACATGGACCAAAATAGAACACGTGAGCGTGAGCGGAGAGCTGCGAACATGAGGGTTCTTGCAGCTCTAGCTGCTAGAGCTGCTGCTAGGGCTGCTGCCAGAGATGCCAGAGCAGACCATAATCATAATGCTAATGCTAATGCTAATGCTAATGCTAATGCTAATGCTAATGCTAATGCTAATGCTAATGCTAATGCAGCTGTCAGAGCACGCAGAGCCGTCAACGGAAACAGGCCTGAAGAACAATAGAATTTCAGATGGGTGGGGTGGGGGGTTTAGTAATATGTATAGTGCGTCAGCTTCCCGAAACTAGTGGTGTGGCAATGCGTTAGTAATTGACTTTGCACAATCAATGGAAAAGACATCCTCCGAAACTAAAGATGTGTCACCAGGCAGAAATATATGCCTGCTTCTGACCGATAGCCATAGTTGACTATTATTCAGCAGCACAGAACGCATCCACACGACTTCTACCATGGCATCCAAAGCATCATTCTTCATGTCCAATGCCGAGCTGCTAACCGGTGAGTACAGCATACAATATGCTTTTTTTTTCTATCCTTTTATTTATTTAATTATTTATTTAATTATTTATTAACATTTTGTTTCACTTTGAAAAAAAATATTAAACAAATGTATTATGTTGTGTCTTGTAGCTCAAGCAAGAGTGGCACTGCGCTTGGGACACAAGCCCAGGAACTGTATAGTGCCTGTGGTAGAAGAAGTAGACATTATGGAGACCAAGTCCGTGTATGCTGCTAGCGTTTTTGCCAAACTGAGCCGGGCGTCTGTGAAGCCTGTAATCCCTGATCCAAGCACCGTACGCAGGCCTAGTGTTGGAGAATATGTGACATTGATTGACAAGCCTACCCGCTGCCGCATTGCTGCTGAAAGTGTGTATGATGTGCCTAGGCCTAATGCTGACCCTGTGTATGATTCTCCTCGCTGCCTCAAGCAGAGTGTGTATGATGTGCCTAATATACCATGCAGACCACTAGAACATGTGTATGATTCTGTTAGGCTGTTTAGGGGTCGCAGTGTTAGAGCACCCAGACCAGCACGCAAAGATGGAATATATGATGTGCCTGTGTGTGGTGCTAGCCTTATACCTAAAGCCTCTGAAGAAGTTGTATATGATGTTCCCAATGTGCCAGTTGCTGCTCACAAGCTGAGAAGACGTGCTACAGTTGCTATTTGTGTAAGGGTTGATCGTCAAACCCTCATCTTTTCTTCCTCTTCATCAAGCAGACCAACTGATCTGTAGTTCCACACCAAAACACTGTTACTGTATGTGTGTTATATTATATGTTTACACCAAAAACACTGTAATTGTATGTGCTGCTACACCAACACTGTAATTGTTTGTATGTGCTGCTACATCAACAACACTGTAATGTGTGTTATATTTAATACAACATGTTAACCTCAAATAAACACCAACTTCACTGTATCTCTCTCATATCTATATCTTCTTTTTCAAACATCAAAAACCATAAGGGGTGCTTCATAAACCCCACACATCACATAAATAATAAGCTGCAAAGTGTTACTGTTGTGTTCAAATAAACACATATTAAATAATAAAAGCTATCACACAACCATAATATAAATAAATAAACTACAATATAATAATGAAACACGTTTAAAATAAACACATTACATGTTATAAAACAGCACTATGATGGGTGTGCTGTGTTATGAGTATTTAAAATTTTAAACATAAATAAAATAAAATAAAACATTAAATTAATGGTTTTTACACACTCTGTGCAATGGTGGATGCAGTGTGTTAACATTTTGTGCAGTATTAAACACATACACGCCGAATAAACCCTCAAAACTCAGTTTTTTTCCATGTGAGGTCAAGGTCAGGCAGTGTATGGCATCCGTGCGTGATTGACACAACCATGTGCGCGCAGGCACATGTTATTGTTTATACCGGGATTGCACAATAAGTGGGCGTGCCCCACGTGGGGCTCAACAGCTGGGCGCGGAGGCGGGCTTCTAGAGGGCTAAGAGGGCTGTCCTTAACTGAAGTATATAGAGGGAGCGCGGCTTATATGTCAGTTTGAACAAGCTCTCACAGAGATAACCGCTATTTGTTGCACTAGACTTTTTTTCCGTGCAGCCACTTTGATATATATTTTATTTATTTAGTTTGGTTTGCTTTGCAAATATGAGTTCAGACGGGGAAGAAGAAGAGCAGCAGCAGTTGCGGGAAATGTACGAGGGGGCTACAGGCGAGTCACATAAGAAAAAGAAAAAAAGCAAGAAGCGCAGGCGGCAGATTTTGAGCAGCGACGAGGAGGAAGGCGAAGAAGAAATGCGTGATGGTGGCGGTGGTGGCGGTGGCGGTGGCAAAGGCAAAGGCAAAGGCAAAGGCAGAAGCAGTTCTGGCGGGAAAGAAAAGCGCGTGCGCACAGCGGAGCCAGAGCCAGAGCCAGAGCCAGAGCCAGAGCCAGAGCCAGAGCCACAGCCAGAGACTGAAGAACCACCTAAAAAGAAGAAGAAGAAGAAAAAAACAAGACTTGATAGGGGTTGTGGTACCAGCTGGGATAAGGACTGTGCGTGGAACCGGCATGGTGGACCAGGCAGTCAGTGGATAGGTCTTTTCAACCCAGGGACAACAAAGGATAAGAAATCAAGGAAAAGTGGTCCTGGGGTCATCTCAGCAGTTGATCTAGACTGTAAGTGTGTGTGTGTGTGTGTGTGTGTGTGTGTGTGTGTGTGTGTGTGTGTGTGTGTGTGTGTGTGTGTGTGTGTGTGTGTGTGTGTGTGTGTGTGTGTGTGTGTGATAATGATAATGTCTTCTTTTGTGTCTAATAGGGTGTGAAAGGGTGATGAAGGACTTTGCAAGTGGAATAGCTGTCATGTTTGGTGATCCACAGAAATTAGGAGGGAAGGGAAGTGTTTCAGAATTTAGAGGGTTGGTCCAAGAAACCTGGAATAACATTGTAACTGGAAAGAGGGGCAGGGATTACGGAGATGACCTTCGACAGATGCTGAAATTGGGTGGCGGTGAGAGGCCTGGTCCATCTGGAACACAAAGAAGAGGACCAGGACCACCACCAGCCCCTAGTATTGTGCGGACGTATCAAGCTGTGGGGCAGGGGCAGGGGCAGGGGCAGGGGCAGGAGGATGATGAGGAGGAAGAGGAAGAAGAAGAGGAGGAAGAGGATGAGGAGGATGCTGATGAGGGGGATGACACTGAAGGCCCTACTGGAGGTGAGACTGAAGGTACAGAAGGCCTGACTGGAGGTGAGACTGAAGGTGATATTGAAGGCCCAGAAGGTGGATGGGATGAAGACAATGATGATGGAGGCAGAGATCAGGGCCCCATACAAACCGATGTAAAAGAAGAACGGATCGAAGTCACACAACCAGGAAGAATCGTGTTTATCGACTTGACCGAAGACGGCTCCTCTGATGCTGATGATGAGGAAGAGGATGATGATGAAGGCGAAGAAGAGGGTCAAGAAAAGGAAGGTGGCGAAGAAGAGGGCCAAGAAAAGGAAGGTGGTGAAGAAGAGGGCCAAGAAAAGGAAGGTGGTGAAGAAGAGGGCCAGGAAAAAGAAGGTGGTGAAGAAGAAGAAGAGGGCCAGGAAAAAGAAGGTGGCGAAGAAGAGGGCCAAGAAAAGGAAGGTGGTGAAGAAGAGGGCCAGGAAAAGGAAGGTGGTGAAGAAGAGGGCCAAGAAAAGGAAGGTGGTGAAGAAGAGGGCCAAGAAAAGGAAGGTGGTGAAGAAGAAGAAGAGGGCCAGGAAAAAGAAGGTGGCGAAGAAGAAGAAGAAGAAGAGGGCCAGGAAAAAGAAGGTGGCGAAGAAGAGGGCCAGGAAAAAGAAGGTGGTGGTGAAGAAGAAGAGGGCCAGGAAAAAGAAGGTGGTGAAGAAGAAGAGGGCCAGGAAAAAGAAGGTGGTGAAGAAGAGGAGGGCCAGGAAAAAGAAGGTGGTGAAGAAGAGGAGGGCCAGGAAAAAGAAGGTGGTGAAGAAGAGGGCCAGGAAAAAGAAGGTGGTGAAGAAGAGGGCCAGGAAAAAGAAGGTGGTGAAGAAGAAGAGGGCCAGGAAAAAGAAGGTGGTGAAGAAGAGGAGGGCCAGGAAAAAGAAGGTGATGAAGAAGAGGGCCCACCACCAGGTACTCCACCTCAAGGATCAGGCCAAGGAGGTGAGGGCCAAGGAGGTGAGGGCCCAGATGTCAAAGAAGAGTCTGAGGATGAGGAAGAAGGCAGAGGCAGAGGCAGAGGCAGAGGCAGAGGCAACCGCAGAAGCAAACGCAAACGCGATGACCGCAGAACGCCAGAACCATGGGATAATAACAAAGAGACCATTGAGATCAGCAGCGATGAAGATGAGGGAGGTATGTGTTTGTTTATGTGAGAATGTTTTGTTTTATCAAACATGACACTAACTTTGCTTTTTTTTTTCCTTGGAGGACGCGGCGGCAGACCACGGAGAAGGAGAAGACGGCCTGACAAGTTTTCACCTTAAACACCATACACTACCTGGTCAAACTAAGCAATGTACTGTACAGTGTTATTATGTAGCTAAAGTTTGTTTTATATACGTTTGAAAAACAACTTTACAAATCTTATTGAATTTTTTAAGGGGTGATGTAATTGTAAGCTATACCGTTGAATTTGATTTTTAAATGGTGCATGCTCTTGAAGTGTTAGCTATATACTGTTTGAACAAAAAAATTAAAGACAGTAAAACTAACAAAGAAAAGCAAGATGAACAAATATATTAAAGCTGTTGAATCCGTGTGTGTCTCTGAACATTTCATTATTATGAAAAGTAAGATGTACGAATAAAGAAAAGTTGTATTTATGTCTATCTCAAAACAACTAATAAATGCATGGTGAATTGTGTTTATGTCTCCAGCAGCTTCTTGGACACAACAGTCTTATTTTCACACACAAAGTAAGAACACCATTAATGATTTAAAAATAGTTTTAAATAATCATAACACAAAAAATATCATTTAAAACAAATATATAAACCAACACACACAGACACACGGAAAACAAAATTATATGGGCTGGTTTGTGACTCACTTGTGAAAAAATGCAAAGCTGCTTTGCTGTTGGGATGTGAACAAAAGATTATATGGGATAGGCAGTTTGGAAAAAGTAAAACCCTACAACCACTTGTATGATAAATACCCCATTTATATATTCAAGTGGTTTGAAAGATTTATTTATTCATGTAACATACTGTAGATGGTTCTGCAGTTGTGCACAATTGAATTTCTTTTTGCATTGTATTTTAATAGTGCAAAATGATTCAAATGATTAAAAAGATGCATGCAAAATGATAAAAGTGCAGCTTGCAAAACTCTGCAAAAACAACATTATTAAATAAAACCAGTTTACTATAAATGCATGAGTGCTTTTTTTTCTTTCCAAGTGAAGTGTGGGTGGGTCACGGCGGCGAAGTGTGTCTATGACTCATGAGATGTCTGTAGGCGTGCAGGTGTGCTGTGCAGCATTTCTTTGTGCTGGGTTACAAAGAGCCACTTCACACATGGGTTTTTGCAAGTGCAGACAGCGCAGACCACGTGACTTTCCTGCTCTAGAATATTCCTATTTCCTTAAGTTTCGTCGGAGCATATTGCCCTGGGGGTTGGGTGAGGAAACTCACTGAACCCGCTCTAGTCACGCACAACCCAATGCTCTATATAAGCCGAGGCAACCGTAAGGTCTTCCTTCTTTTCAGAGCGTTTAGACTTGTGAGTATGCTTTAGCTTTTCTTCTCTGTTCCTGCCCTGCCCTTCTCTTCTGGACCGAACTTTGTGTGAGTACCGGTGAATATAGGAATACTAACCAACTAATACCATTGTTCATCTGACTCACCGATTGTTTTTTTTGGCTTTTTGTTCCTTTTTGTGAGCACTTCCTGGGTTTGGAGCACGCGGTGGACACGGACACGTTGACGAATGTGAGTACCTGTTGAACGTGTTCTCAGAAGGAATATTGCTCCTTCAGCGGGTTTATCTCACCGAGTTTTCTCTTCTTTTATATTCTTTTCGAGGGATTTGCTGTGGGACGTGATGTGACGTAGAGAATATAATCCCCACGGCCCTTGATCATACGGTTTGTTGCAGTCGGGGCTTCCTGATTGCACCAGCCCGTGTGTTGGGGGGCCGTTGGTGGCAATCCACCGGCGGCCCCTCCGAGGCACCAGGTTGCCGAGGGGTTTTTTATTTTCCGCTCAGTTTTCGGTTAGTTCATCAAGAAAGAAGAGAAGAGAAGAGAAGAGAAGATGGTAAGTGGTAAAATGTGATGCAAGAGAAGAGAAGATGGTGAGTGGTAAAACGTGATGTCATGGACTTTAATATGTGAACATCAAATTGATGTTGGACTCAAAAAAATTGTTAAACATCACGTTGTTTTTATTTTGGTGCATAAAGAAGGTATTTGTGATTGCAAAGGTTACAGTTGTGTCATGAGTCAAAAAACAGATCAAAGGTCGGAGGCACGTTTTGTACGCTAAGTCCTCCTTTTTTCAATGGGCATTCACAGCACATTTTAAAGGTTAACAGAGTTCAAAGTCACAAAAGGTACAAAAATGCACATGTATAGTCCATCAGAGCTTCCCTTGATCTTGGTAAAAAGTCACAGTCTCTCAATGCCTTAAAAGGTTAAGCCTCTCTCTACCACCTTCTGGTCATACTGGTATCTGAGTTTTTCAGTGAAGTGTTACTGGGCACACTATGGGCACACTATTAGTTTTGTGTGAGCACACGAGGTACTGGCTAAATGATGAATTTCTTGTTGAAACACCACTACAGCACCTTCTGAACAAAAAAGGGCGTTTAATTCGGCTTGAACAAATTCTCTGTGTTATTGGACATGCACAGAGGGGTGTCAATTCCAAATTCAAACAGTATCTGTTTTCTGCAGGCAGATTGCTGCAATACAAGTGTTGACATGCATCCCAACAGCATAAGGTTCATGCAAAAATTCAAGGTTCAATTTGGCAGAAACCTGTTTTTTTTCCCCGGTGAAAACAGCACACCTTTATTGGGTCTTGCAGTGAAAAATTTCAAACTACTACTACTACCACTAGTACTAAAGTTAAGGTTAATGGTAAAGTTAATGGGTAAAGTTAATGGTAAAGTTAATGGTAAAGTTACCGTTAAAAAACAAAGGCAATATACAGTGTTAGGTATCAGAGACATACTACTACTGAACGCACATTCTTGTCGTGTTTTGGGGAATGAACACGTCTTTCTCTGTGCAGTAGAGTCGGGTCGATCGGTCAGTGACCCGTCACTGGCCGATAAGGCATTCCCTCGAGGTTTTCCCTATTGCCATGGAGTTCCGCATTCCACTTGGCGCAGTGTTGTAGTTGTGCGTGTAGTGTGTGACGCAGCGTGGTGGTAGAGAGAGAGCGCGTGTCAGCTGTGGTGTGTGTGGTGTGTGATTGTGAAGTTAATATTTTAAACAGAACAACTGACTGAGCGGAGCAGCACCTGCTCTATTTTTTCTATATATTTTTTGTGACTGAAACGCACTATTTGATGCATTTTATATATTTTTTGTGACTGAAGCGCACTATTTGATGCAACCACGGGTTGGTGCATTTATTTTATGCTCTTATGCTGTTGATGAATGATGTTTGGTTATTGAGATGGGCATACACGTAAAAGGAGCAAAAACATGCCCAAATATCTCTGAGGCGGAGTGCGCATGCGCATTATGCAGCCACAATGTGCGCTTCTCCTAAGTTTTAACAAATGGCTGTAAGCAGCCTATTTGTCAAATGGCTGTAAGCAGCCTAAAGTACTTTACACTTTATTTATTTGTTTAACAAACGGCTGTAAGCAGCCTTTTAAACAACTGGAAAGTACTTTGCACTTTTTGTTTATCAAACGGCTGTAAGCAGCCTTTTAAACAACTGGCTGTAAGCAGCCCAAAGTACTTAAACAAATGGCTGTAAGCAGCCTTTTAAACAGCTGCCTGTAAGCAGCCTAAAGTACTTTACACTTTATTTAGCAACATAAAGTACTTTGCACTTTATTTATTTGTTTAACAAATGGCTGTAAGCAGCCAGTTAAACAACTTTATTTATTTGTTTGACAAATGGCTGTAAGCAGCCTGTTAAACAACTTGCATTTTATTTATTTGTGAAACAAATGGCTGTAAGCAGCCATTTGTTAATAAATAACGTACTTTTGCACGTTATTTATTTATTTATGTATTTATTTGATGGCTTCATGCGCACTTTCGAACTCTGTAATGCTACGTGTGTGTGTGTGTGTGTGTGGACCAGATCTAACCCAAAAACTTGCGCAGCGCCACCCCCTCTCCTCAACACACCGCGCAGCCTCGCCACCCCACGCACCTCCACAACGCAGCCCCCTGAGGATTTGTGGGTTCTCATAGAGCAAAGGTTTTCCTCGCCCCTGAATCTTCAGACCACTCCCAAAAACCGTTAAATCCCTGCTGTGCGCCCCTTGTTTGGCCGGCGGGGATGGTGGGAGGCCACTCTTGGCAGGTCTGCGGCTACTGCGAATGCGAATGGTCACGGCTGTATTTTCTCCTTCCTTTAGCACCTGTACACTCCACGTTATTTTTATTTTCACCATTCTTTTGGTGGGGGGCTTTGGGAGGAGCCTCTCACCACGGTCTCGGGGGCAATCCCCTGGGCTTTTCACGCAAACTGTATTCCGCACATATGTCAGAGGCACATACTGTTTTGTTCGCACTACATGCACTCACGCACCATCACCTTCGCAGCCGTGGTCACGCGTTTTTTCGCAGTCGAACCCGCCTGACTCTACTGAGCTAACTTTTCCCCCCACACACAGTGAAAATGAGGTAAGTGAAATTTCTTTACTCTTTTTTTATACCAATTGGTCAAACTCAACACGGCCTAAACACCATTTCGGACCTAATTAGATTAGCTACAATAAATCTGGTCAGAGCAAACTTGCTCTGGTAGCAATTAGAACACAGTTGTCAGTGTCTTTATTGCTGTTTCTCCTCTCACTCTCTCTGCTATCCTTTTTATTCTTAACACACATTACATCCTCCCATTTGATTTAATTTAATTTATTTTATTTTGTTAGTGCTTAGCTTTATATTTGTTTTAGTCTTAGCTCATTTTGTTTGTGTTTGTATTAGTGTGTTTTGTTTTATTAGACTAGATATGCTTGTGTTTGTATTAGTGTGTTTTGTTTTATTAGACTAGATATGCTTTTTTTTTTGTTACTGACACACTTTATAGCTTTTTTTTTCTTTCCCAAAACACACTTGTATCTCAATCTGTATTAGTTTAACATGTCATTAACAGGTTTTGTGTCTATTGTGCCAGAGCTATTAACCTGTCTGTTTCCAACCAGCCCGGAGCCATTGAGTCTACAGTCTGCCAAACCCAGGGTGTGAGCAGTTGTGCAACTGGAAAAAAGCACTACAAAGCAAAAACCAAGTGCTTTTCGTCCAGTCGAACAGCCCCTCAAGACCCAGATTCATCAAGACACTGTAGTGTGTTGGGTGGGGGGGCCGGGCCGCCTCTTATTGCATATCAAGGACCACCACAACTCTCCTCTTTTTTCTGTGAACCTTCTTTTCTAAATAAAAGGATTTTGTTTTAAAACGTAAACATTCTGTACTCGTCGTTAATACACATATTTCACAGTATAACCAGCATGAACCACTTTGGGCAAAAATAGTGTGTAATATCAAATAATATAAATAAAATTATAGATGAGGAGAAAAGAAAAAAAACCATAGGCTATATATGAGCCCAGCTGGGACTTGCCTATGGTGGTTTTATATAATCCCATATATTATAATTCAATTCAAGGGTCATGTTCCCATGGGATCAAACAGCGAGGTCATGTCACACCCTTACTGATTGGGAGCGGGACAATTCAGACACCCTCTGTTGTGCTGTTTGTTTTTTGATCTGATCCGTTTCTTTCTCGGCCCCAGGGGGATGGTGGGGACTTGGCGCTGATGATGGATTCTCACAGATGCGTGCCAGACCTTCCAACTGCAAAAACACAAAACAATTGCCCCTTCACACACCTCTCCTGATTTTGCGTGTGCACACACGGTCTAGTTCCCGGGAAAAGGCTCTCGGCGGAACCAACAACCTTACGTGAGCTGATATGACTCATATCTTTAAAGCCACTGTATACTTGAATTGTTTTATAACAGTGTAATTATACTTGCTTTGTTTTATAACTGTGTGTATCTTTTGCAACTATAGCAATGCATTACAAATAGATCTCCTGACCTTCACCGCTCTAAAAGCTGAAGACCAGTCTGATTCACTTAATCTGTACGAGGTGCTTTATATTTTTTTCGTAGAGATTAAGTGGATTCACGCGGATCTTTCATATATCTCTTCACATCAAACAAAAATTGGAGAGACCAGGCCATTCATCTTCACATCAAACAAAAATTGGAGAGACCAGGCCATTCTACCTTATTTTTTTTACGTTGTGTTTCTTTCGTGTAAACATGGGGTAGAATGGCCGGTTCTTTCATGTATTCTGCACGCAAATGGGGAGACCAGGTCAGTACATTCACTTCTCTTTCTTTTAACTGTGTACTACTTTGGAAAAAAAAAAGGATGGACGCCCAGACAGCTGTAAGTTTGGGAAGACCTGTTCAGATTTCATGTATTTGATGATTTACTGTGGTTTCCTACAATGTGCTTGAAATCTGACGAGGTTCACTTTATATTCTCAAACAGGCTGGAAGCGGATCTCCTGACCATCCACGCTGGATCTTGTGACGAAGTTTATCCGGGATAGACCTAATCAAATTCTATCTGGTTGGTGGTGCATTATTTTCCGACCATCAATGGATGGAGTTTGGCTAGGCCTCTCCACAATTCTCCGTGAGCCCTTCTAAAATTCTACTAGGTTGACGTGTACTGTGTCTTCGGTCGAACGTGTAGAATTTCAGCAGGTCTCGCTGGGCCATCAACCAAAGGGGACCACCTTACTCATCAGCCAGCCAAAGGGGGCCACCAAGAGAAACACCAGTTTCAAATGATGCTGAAATTTTCGTAATCACAGTGAAATTGGGGTTTCTTTGATGATCTCTCACAAGCCTCCGAATTTCTCTTACTTGGGAAGACATGTTCAAACGCAGCCGACCAGTGTTGTATTATACTTTGATACTCACCACTGGTTTCTGTGTTTTATTGGTCTCTCTATAATACTCGTCTGTGATAATTGTGTGTGAATGAATATTGACAAAATAAGGAAGGGGTTTGTCTGTGTGGTTTTCTCCTCAGCTCACCGTTTACACGGAGACCAGTCAATCGTCACACGTATTAATGGTGATATATGATTCATTAACATCGTGTGAGGATTAGTTGTTCTCTGTTGATTAATCGTCTCTGCTGCACACATACACATAGATGTCAGTTAAACGCCATTCTGCCCTAATGTGTCAAAAAAAATCCATTAGAAGCCAGTTTGACGTTCAATTGATCTGTGTGGTTATTCCTCGCAGTGATTATTGACTTCATAGTGCTCATTCTCCCCTCCATTGTATACAGACGCCGGTGAACACCTGGATCAAAATTAATGAGTACAAATAAGCTTCTTTAATTTTGGTTCGGGTTGCACTGTTCTCTGATTGTACTACCCACCATGCAGCACACATCCAGCATTGCCTCAATAAATAGAATGGTACTCGAAATTCATTTATTCGGGGCAATGTTGTGGTCCCTGTGATCCTCTGCATTTTGAAATAATTCTGTGGTGTGAATTTTAAATGTGGAGACCCTTGGAAGCCTAACACTAATCAACGTTTAATTCACACGTTAATTAATGTTGGTCTTCGCGTGGTCTCCGTGTGTCCCTCTCCAGCATCTCAAAGATGATAGAGTTTGTCTTCATCCGAAACGGTGTGTCTGTAATAAAATATATATGCCTTTCGAGTGGAGGCCGACTCTGTTTGTCTGTAAACTACACATCATCCCAAAACAAACCAGCAGGTGGTGCACTTCTGTTCAAAAGTTGCATAAGCACACGTCATCCTAAAACAAACCAGCAGGTGGTGCACTTCTGTTCAAAAGTTGCATAAGCACACGTCATCCTAAAACAAACCAGCAGGTGGTGCCCTTCTGTTTAAAAGTCACTCCAACATATCCAAATAAAACTCTCACCTACATCAAACGTTGCACAAGCACAACAGGCAGACACATGTCCAACATATAAAAAGTTGCGCAAGCAGACCCTATCCAATACAATATATATGAAAACCCACACCCACCGCCCACAAATCATCAGACATCCACATCCGTGAGCAGACAACCCCAACCCCATCCGAGCAAACACATATCACAATACGGAATGTACAAATGCATCACAATACGGAATGTACAAGAGCAGTACAGACACCTATCAACCCATTGCACTATGGCGCACCCATTATATCAGTATATCAGGTTTGTGTGTGGTTAATGTGTTGAACGTTTATAAAGGGTGTGACCTCTTGCAGTGATTTTCTCTATTAATGAGTTTACAGTCGCTGTATACGACAAAAAAGGGATTTTTTTCCCCCAATTCGCACATTAACACTGCCTCAGGGCATGCACTTTTACAGTATTGATGACAGATAATTGCTCTAATCATGTAATTCTTGCAAGTACAGTACAACCAGGGACTTTTCCATGCTCAAGGGTGTTGGATTTTACAGTATTGGTGAAAGATTAATTGCTGTGTTCATGTAAGTTTTACCACCTGAGCAAATGCCTGGCCCTGAGCCTGCCTTTTGCAAAAACCGTGCAAACTGCTGCATTCTCAAAGGTCAGAGGCCAGGAAGGCCAAAGCAACAAAACTGTACAAACTGCTGCAAGTGTCATTTCCCACTCACAGAGGTCAAAGGTCAAGAAGGCCTGAATACTTTTCAGGCGTGATAAAGTGTGGCCCCTTTAGCAAAAAAACTGTGCAAACTCTATGAGGCACTTGCAAACTGCTGCAAGTGCCAGTTCCCATTTTCAAAGGTCAAAGGTCAAGAAGGCCAAAAGGGGTCATGATGACTAATTGAAGTGGTGGGTGGTGCAGGGTGTGTATTGGGAAGTGGGGTGTGTATTGGGAAGTGGGGTGGGTATAGCGGAAGAGGAGGAGCTATGATTAATGCGTACGTCAATGGGCGTTCTAGCGCTAATGGCTAATGGGTAGCGGGCTCGTGGGAGGCCCGAATACGGGGCGTATTTCTGTTTGGCGTATATATGCTGTACGGGCTGCGCATTCTGCTATGAACGCTACACGCTACCCGCTATACGCTATACGCTATACGCTATTTTCCAATTGCTAGGACTCTGTTATTTTTTTCGCGTATAACAAAAATGCGGTTCTTCGTTAATACGTATGCCGGAGAGAAGGCTGTGTGCTGGGTGCACATGACCAAGTCTGGCAAATGGGAGTGGAAGACCTTCTCCCCCGACGCGACAGTCAAGGGTGAGCTGAAAGACTTTGGGCCTTTGACCGATAAATGTGCTGTCGCCTTTGACGAATCTACCTCAGACACAGTGACTGTGACGTGGTGCCACAACGGGTCTGCGTACACCATTGACAAGAGAGAGTGCCCCGAGTGGTGGTGTGAGGAAGGCAAGAGCACCGGCTTTTGGAAGAGGTACGCATGCTGCTGTCTGCGCTCCGACCTTACAGGCCATTCCAGAGCCGTCATCTATAAGCAATGGTGGTATGAGTGGAGGCCTCTGAAGGAAACCTCGGTTCCGAAAGGCACAGAGGTGAGACACTTTGCCAAGACTGGAACTCCTTGCAAGAAGAGTCCCTACGTTATTGATGCTACGCCACCCACCCAGAAGTCTACCGTGCCTGTGGAGCCAAAGTACCTTCCGCACAAACACGCACCCAGCTTCTTCACGGTCGTGAGACACGCAGGTGAGAATGGCCCAGGCTTCAAGTGGACCCAGTACACCGCCAAGTGTCCCCAAGGTATGGCACCAGAGATCCATCCCTATGGCCCTCCTGTGGGCAACGAGGGAGACAGCTACGAGTGTCCTCTGCCATTCCGGGGAGGCTCCTGGTACCAGGCCTGGACAGACGGTAAAGACCTGACACTGTGGAAGAGAAAGGGCTCCTCAAACGACTTTTGGGCGCGCAAGGCCACCTCAAGCACCAAGCTGCTCCTGTGCAAGGCCAAGATGTGCCACAGCTCCGGATCAGAGACCACCTGGTGGGAATGGCACGTCCACAAGGACGCGCTTCCAGAAGGTACCTCCATGCACATCTTTGGACAAGAGCTCACAGAGAGAGCCATGCAGGGCAAAGAATATGGAAAGGGTGAGTGCAACTCTGATTTCGACTTTGACAGTCCAGACACAGACACCAGCAGCGGTAGCAGCGACGATGATGATGACGAAGGAATCAGAATCTCACCCCTGAAAGCGTATGCAGCAACAGCCAGGAGTATCCTTGACTCAGACTCAGAAGAGGAGCCAGAGCAAGCCAGCGGGGACCTGAGCAGCGACAGTGAGGCTGAACAGCCCCCCGTACTCAAGCTCAAGAAGCTAAAGAAGCCTGCCTGCTCTCCCAAACCAAAGGCTGCCAAGTCTCCCAAACCAAAGAAGACCAAGGGTATCAACACTGCACCTCTTCCATCCCCTCCAGAGTCTCCCAAACCAAAGAAGAACAAGGGTATCAACACTACACCTCTTCCATCTCCTCCAAAGAAGACCAAGATCAGCATCACACCTATTCCTTCGTCTCCAGAGTCTCCCAAACCAAAGAAGACCAAGGGTATAAGCATTACACCTCTTCCATCTCCTCCAGAGTCTCCCAAAGCTAAGAAGACCAAGAGCCCCACACCTCCCAAACCAAAGAAGACCAAGAGTAGCAGCCCTACACCTCCTAAACAAAAGAAGGTAAAGAGCAGCCCTACTCCAGAGCCTGTCTCCTGTGTGGCCAAAGAAACCAAGGAAGAGACAGAGGACTCAGCTCCTCTGACACCACCTCAGACACCACCACCTCAACATCAAGATGAAGAACAAGATCTGCTCTCCGTGCTCACATCTCTAGCGCAGACACCACCTCAGACAGCCCAGACCGACCCTCAAGGTCCAGAAGCACCTCAGACACCCAAAGCACCTCTGCCACCTCCAGATGCAGAAAAAAACTTATTGGGCGTGAGGTTCTATGTTCCCGAGCTGAAGCCCTACTGGGTGATTGACCAGGGAGCTGCGCCACAGCAGTGGATCTGGACAGCGCAGTCTGGCCTGGTGCTCGTCAAGAGCTGCGGGCCCGGACTCCTGCCTCCTGTCAGCGGATCCGTGGTTCCGGTCCTCACCTTGCCCCTGGGAGAAGACAGCTTCGTCCTCAGCAAGTCAGCCTGGCAGACCCCAGTGACCTTTGGAGGGTTCTGGTACGAGTGGAGGCACTGCACCATGGGCAGACCTGCTCCCGACTCCTCTGCGTACCCCTCCAGCTGGAGAGAGTTCCGCCAGACCAATGCTCCATGTAAGTTTGTTAACATACCCAATCTGTCCAAACATTTCTTGTGTTCAAAATGTTGTGTGGATTTGTTCTCATACTGTTCTTGCTTCTTCTCTCCTCCAGTTTCCACCACCAGCTCACAGACAAGGGCTCCGGTGTCAACCACCACTGGTTCACAAACAAGCGCTCCAGTGTCCACCACTACCAGCTCACAGACAAGGGCTCCACCAGTGTCAACCACCACCAGCTCACAGACAAGCGCTCCAGTGTCCACCACCACTGCCTCACAGACAAGTGCAGTGCTCAAACGCAAGGCACCAGGCAGCAGCAGCAGCGGTGAGGAGGCTAAGAAGGCCAAGCCCGCAGCCCCATCACCGCCTGTTGTTGTTGCCAAAGAACTGTACCACACGCTAAAGTCCCAAGAAACGCAAAAGATGCGGACCATGAAGGCAGTTTTGAAAAAGTACAAAAAGACAAAGTTTTCCAGCTTTGTACTCTGAAAACATTGTAAATTCATAGACTCTATTATACTTATATACTTGTTGTGAATACTGTAAATGCACAAAGATATTGTAAATACTGTACAATGCATAAAGACTCTATGATGATGTTGTCAATGTTTGGTGAATAAACAAAACTCTTACTATTATTTGAGCTTCTTCTCATCCTTCAGACACACACACAAAAAAGCACAGAGTACAGTGAATACACTTTATAACTTTATTCGATTCTGTGGGTAGAACGAGTCACCTGAACAATACAACTTCAACAAACATAAAAGCCGCCACTCGGTACGCATACGAGTGAAGCCGGGCTTCTCTTCAAAGTATAACTAGTGAACATATATCCCTGTAACGTATTATCAAGTACAACAGAGTAAATAACAACATAATATAATGTGTGTATAATACCAAGTATAATGGGCCATAACATCCACTCAACTGACAAGACATAACCATCCCTCAAATACAGTTTGATATAACATTTGAATGAAACAATAATAAAACCCTATATTGGTTCCCATTCCTGGTAGAGTCCCGTCTTTTTTTGTCTGGTGAGATCAGCCTTGCCTCAGCCTGAAAGCAAAACGCTGTGCTGATCCACACTTCACAGCACCGTTCCTAAAGCTAAGCTGCCTACCTAAATTAATTACAAAGTAAAGCTACTAAACTAAACTAACAGAGCTGGGAAACGACAGACTGACAGTAAAGCGACCCCAAGACGTCCTCTGGTGTGAGCGACGGAGTCAAAAAAAACGATGTTCTCAAGAAGGGGTCCGAAGGGGCTTGCTGAATGCCATCTTAAACATGGCCAAGTCCTGTCCATAGCCCATCTCCACAAGGAGCAAAGAAAACTCCTCAGGTGCGTAGAGATTGGGGGCCTCCGGGGTGCCCAGGGTGTCCGTGCTATTGAGAGCGGGGATCACAGAAGTCCTGTTTGTAGTGGCAATGGTGGTGGTGCCTCCGCCGCGACGGGGAAGGGTCCTTGACACCAGCTCGCAAGCGTTGTCCAGCCACGCAGCCGTCTCAGCGGGCGGCAGCGGGGCGGGCTGCCTGAGCCTCTGGCCCCTGACCACCAGCATGGAGTACAGGTGGTGGGACAGGGACAGCTGCTCCTTGGTTGTCAGAGTGTCCTGGTACCAGGTCCCCAGCCAGCGCAGCATCTCGTCGTAGCACAGAGGCTCATCCGGGTCGGCGCAGCATGGGCAGCAGAACATGAAGCTGAATCTGCCCCAGGTCCGACCCAGGGGGTAGTACACCCTCTCGTCTTTAGCGCACGCTGCCTCCGCAGGGCCCAGGCCGGGCTTCCAGAGGACCAGCACCAGCGCTGTGGCTATAAGGGCAGCCATCGCCAGGGCACCCAGCACGAATTTGCAGCATTTCTTGTAGGATTCTTTGTTGTGTAGCATGAGTCCTGGAAGGAGGCGAACTAAGCAAACTTTGGCAGGGGCCCCTCCGAAGCTTGCTTGCTCGGTGATGGATGGCTCAACTCAGGACCCGGACTTGCTCTTATGCTGGCGGCAGCGCGCTGCGGGCTCGTCCGAGCTCTGCGCAGGCCTCCCGCAGCTGGTGCGCCATTCTGAGCTCCCGGAGCCTCCCGGACTCCTGGAATGGCACCAAGAAAACCATGGCACCATCCGGAGGAGCTGGCAGCCCACCTAAAATGGTGGCCGGGGTGCCTCAGAGTCCGCAGACTAAACAGCATATCCACAGTCTCTACCCTACCATATTTTGCCATCAGCTCTTGGTCTCTGGCCACTCCATAAACCTAACCAGAGTCCCTCTTTGACATGACCCTGACCCGGACCCCCCCCCCCCTATGGATTTGCAGCTATCAATGATGAACTTGAACTCAATGTGATGTGATGTGACTTTGACTTTCTCAAATAAAACATGTTAAAATCTATGTACTTCTTGTCTACCTTTTTGTACCCCTCTGACCCCCCCAGACCCCTTAGACCCCTAGACCCCTGCGAGTTTAAAAAAAATTTAGAAAGTAGAGACCCTCGAGAGTTTTATAAAAAGTAGGGAGACCTCAGACCTCAGACCTCAGTCCTTGAGACCTTTTGAGACCTTTTGAGACCTTTTGAGACCTTTTGAGACCTTTTGAGTTTTATATTTTGGAGGCACTACTGGGAACAACAGGCAAGATTCTCTGGGGAGAACATCTCATAGTATCAAATGATACTGATGTATTTTGTGATTGTGATTATGATAGGGTCAATTATTATAATATATAATATAATATACCTAGAAGACTAATAGACCTAGAGGGGAAGAACATTGGAAGGTGTAGTAGTATTAGTAGTATGTGTATGATTGGGAGGCACAACTGGGAACAACTGTGAACAACAAGAGTCTGGCAAGTATATCAGTTTTTGGGGTTGTTTATTCATTCAAGCACAAACATTTAAAAATCACATACACAAGAGGAGAGAGTTTTCACATATCAAGGACACAACAAGCACCATGAGAGTTCACACATTTATATAGTGAAAAAGGAACACATACAATAATCAATAAAGTACACACATTTGCACATTAATCGGAATAGGTATCAACTTCAACTTCAACTTCAACCTCATTCATCAAACAAAACAGTCTCTGCCTCGGAGTAAGTTACAGACAGAGAGTCAGACTCTGTGTCGGAGTCGGAGTCGGAATCAGTGTCAGAGTCTGGAGCCGGAGCCGGAGCTGTGGCGTCCACAACACAGAACCTCTTAGAGGAAGGCTTGACAAAGGGGCCGGTGCAGCCCACGGCGGTCATGTAGTGATTCAAGTGCTCGGGCTCGCTGATGCTGCCCAGCTGGTAGTTGTGCAGAGTGAGGACCTTGCTCTTGAGCCTGGTCAGGAAGGGGAGCCAGCTCTCCCTCTTGGAGGGCACGCAGTGGGACATTCTCTGTGAGATGGAGGTGGCAGAGTTCACGTCCCACCTGAACCTGTTCTTGATGTCCAGCTCCATGCCCATGTGTGAGGCCGCGCAGATGGTGTACCCGCACTCCAGCATGGCCATGCCGGTCTTTTGGAACCTGTAGGCCAGGAAGGCCTTGCGGGTACGCGGAGTGTTCACGGTCACCTTGCGCACAGTCATGTACCTCTGAACGCTGGTGTCGAAGGATGTGGAGATTGCCCACTCTCTCTTTTTGAGGGCGCTCTTCCTCTTGCGCAGGTTCTCAGCTCCTTCCTTTATGGCGGCGCGCGCCTGGGAGATCTGGGTCTTGAGTCTCTTCTGAACGGCGATGGACTTTGTCTTTGTCTTCCTGGCGAGCCAGACCTTGATCAGGGACTTGAGGTTCTGCGTCATCTCTGTCACACTGGCAATGTAGGCCAGGTCCTCAGCCCTCTCCTTGGTCGCAAACGGCCAGGGGATCTCAGCCATCTCTCTGTCAAACTCTTGGTGCTTGAAGTCGCCGTCAAAGGGACAGGGCATGTGCTCCAGTCCGCTTGCCGCCAGACCCTTGCACTTGGCCATGACCTCCCAGCCCCGGGACACCAGCTGCTTGCCCCAGAGCCACTGGTAGATGGTGTCTGGCCTCACTCTCATCAGCGTGTCGGAGGTGAAGATGTGAGAGGGGTCGCAGGTGCAGTCCTTGGGTCTGTAGGGACAGGAGCAGAAGCCCTCGCAGTAGCAGATGTCTTCTCCCGGAGTGGACTCGCGGTCACAGTGGCAGCACGTCGCGCAGCTCCCGTCACATTCTTTGTGAGTGCAGCAGTTGGGCATCACCACCAGGACGGTGGAGTCCAGACCCTGGAGCCAGGGTGTCAGGGGCTCCGCGCCACGGGGAGCAGCCGCCTCCATGATGGCGTGCAGCCTCTCGTAGTCCATGCTCCAGTCTCTGCGCAGCAGGCGGCTCCAGGACTTGGCCCAGCTGTCAGCGTCCGGAGGGCTGCCCAGCAGACCAAGCACCTGGCGCGCAGCGTGGTAGCCCATGCACCTTTCTGGGTTGTAGTCGGCTATGGCGGAGAGTCTCAGCAGGCTGTACCCGATCACCGTGGAGGACAGGCACACCTGCTGCCACTTGGTCAGCTGCCTCAGGAGCTTGCGGCGCTTCAGAATCACGAACTCAGTCCAGAGCTCCTCTTGGGCCTCCAACCCCTCCTTGGCCGCCAGGACGGCCTCAAGCCCCCTCACCATGTTGGGCTTGGCGAACTCAGAGTCCCAGTCGAGGTAGGTGGGCCTCTGGAACACCGCTGCGTGGAGCTGGCTCAGGTCTTCCTCCTGGGAGACGGGATCCGCCATCCAGAGTCCCAGGCTCAGCAGCAGCTCTCCCAGTCTCGCCACGGACCTGTGAGCAAAGTCTCCGGACGGATCGGCCTTCTGGTTTTTCAGAATCTTGACTGCATCTGCCTGGTTGGGGACCAGCTCCGGCTCTGTGTAGTCGGAGGGTCTCCTGAACGGAGTGGCGCGGTACCCTCCCAGGTTACAGTCGGACCTCTTGTCCTCGCAGCACAGGGACCTGCACAGTATCTCTTCTTCATGTTCGGAATCTGATTCGGACTCACTGTTCTTTGCCTTTGGTCTCTCATCCACCAGGCTCTTTGGGTCGTCCAGCAGCAGAGAGTCATCTTCACACAGAGCACAGGCACAGGAGTCTGTCTCTGTACCGGACACAGTGATGAGGAACGGGAACACATCATCATCTTCATCATCGCTAGACAAGTCTTCATCTGTGGTGTCTTCACCAAACAGAAACTCGTTGACCCTTCTTCTCTTGTCCTTCACAGCTTGCTCATAGGTGGGGAGCACCTCGGTATGCCTCTCACAGCCGGGCATATTGCACTTGTTTCTTTTGGACTCTTCAATGGCCCGGGAACACTGAGCGGCAAGCTCCGGATCCGTCTCTGAGGTCAGCCTAGCCGTCAGCAGCTCAACCATGCATTTGGGAGGTGGAGAGGCAGAGGCAGAGGCAGCTCGCTTCTGGGCTTGAGCCCAGACACTCTTTATGCGGGTCCATTGATCCCACATCTCTTCGGCTCTTTCGGTTGGACTGGTAGTTGGAGTAGTCGGAGTAGTTGGAGTAGTTGGAGTAGAAGACTGCTGGTTTTCCATTTTTCTTTAAAATAATGGTGGGTTTGTTGGTTTATCTCAGGACGCTTTAGACGATCGAGAAATCAATCAATGAATGAATGGCAGCCATTGCGGATACCTACACATTTAAGCTGTCGCGCGCTTCCCTTTTGCATACGCACGCAACCGGTATAGCTAGAGCTACCGGTACCCAGTTGCGATTGAGCAATTAATAACAAGTGACACATGTGTCACCTACGCCCTTGCGGGTGACGCATGATGTTGAAGGTCACTATACCCATTGCGGGTGAGTCACCACAACCTGATTATGACTCATCATGAGTGACAATTGGCGCACCCCGCAACCGGATTGTCACGGCAATCTGGTCCGGCGGCAAATGTATAGTATAAAGGGGACACCAGTCCTAAAAAAAATGGACACCATTCAAAGCTACCAGCACCAATCCTCAGATCACTTAGAAAAAAAAATATGGCATCCGCATCCTGTACCCCCAAAGGCCAGAAAAGGTCATCGGACGAAGCAGCTCCATCTCCTGCGGGCAAGAAGCAAAAGGTTCCCGAACTGGGCTTCACCCTCAAGCCCTACAATGAAGAGATCGACATGTCCTGCACCGGCTGCACCCTGGCCTTCACCTACGATCATCAGGCCATGTTCTCGGAGCTCACCAAGCCTGAGATGGCCCCGGAGAAAGAGAGCCACATGAGACTCTTCTCCATGGGTAGAGCGCTCTACAGGCTGGCCCAGCAGCTGATCACCAAAGACAACCTGTCCAGGTCCGATGAGCTGCTGGAGCAGCTGAGACTGGAGCTGCTCAACCCGGAGACCCGCATGGAGGACGCCCTCATAGACCTGGGCTCTGCTCTGGATCCGGAGCTAGAGAACACCCCCGTTCCAGAGTCCACGGACGACAACAAGGCCCAACTCAGGCGGTACACCATGCTGAGAAGCGTTGCCCTGGCCTGCATGAGAGTGGCAGTGATCACGGAGACTGCAACAGAGAAAGGTGACCCCAGGAAACTGGACGGGACTGTGGGAGGCTGCCCCAGCGCAGGCCAAGTGGCATTGTGGCTGGGGCGCCCCGTGGTCGGGGGCAAGTGGTTCAGCTTCGACTCCTGGGTGGACATCTGGTACAGGCGCATCAGTAAAGACAGCTTCCTATCCTTCTCCTCCATCTACTGCCAGGGCAGAACAGAGGACTCGACGTCTCCTACCAGCGTATCAGTGCACCGGCCTGACAGCACAGAGTGGACCAGCATCCACGAGTCCCCCCTGATCAAAGACCAGTGGCGCAGAGGCAAAGACCTCGTGGACTATGCTTTCATGGCGATGCTCAGACTCGACAAGCCACATGTGAGAAACGAGGTCAACACACTGAAACTCGGCGACCTGGAGGGTGCCCTCCGCAAAGCCAAGCTGATGCACATCGGGGACGGAGTCTCGGGCTCCGGCTCACAAAGACCCAGGTGGACAGACGTGGAGCTGGAGAAGAAACCCAAGCTGCAGCCCAACCAGCGCCCCCTCATCTCAGACGTCCACTACCCCCTGGCCGCGATTCATCAGTCCATAAACGGTGTGTCAGAGTTGTCTGAGCTGGGCCACGGGCTCATGACCGCGGCACACATGAACGTCCGGGTGCACCTCTTAGCGGACCGGCCCCTCACGTTCCAACAACTGAGCAGCAAGCTGTACGATCACTACCGCACAGTAGTGCCCAGAGATGAAGACTCTACCTACCAGTTTGACATCACAAAGATTCCCAAGGACAGAATGTTTGAGATGACCCTGACAGAGGCAAACCATGGCCTCACTGCTCATGTTGTGAGCGTTGATGTCTTGCAAGCTGAAATGTAAACTTATGTCTGTTGTGCTTGCTCTGTATAATACAAATAAAACGCTGCTGAGGCAGTTAAATCCTATTACATTCTCATGTGTTTTATATGGTACACCGGGCAACAAGTCCTCATGTTATCTTTAAGAGTCTTAGACTATCAAGGTACACTGGGCAATAAGTCCTCATGACTCTTTTGGAGTCTTACAAGTGTTCTAGACCATCAGGGTACACTGGGCAATAAGTCCTCATGTTATCTTTAAGAGTCTTAGACTATCAGGGTACACTGGGCAATAAGTCCTCATGACTCTTTTGGAGTCTTACAAGTGTTCTAGACCATCAGGGTACACTGGGCAATAAGTCCTCATGTTATCTTTAAGAGTCTTAGACTATCAGGGTACACTGGGCAATAAGTCCTCATGACTCTTTTGGAGTCTTACAAGTGTTCTAGACCATCAGGGTACACTGGGCAATAAGTCCTCATGTTATCTTTAAGAGTCTTAGACTATCAGGGTACACTGGGCAATAAGTCCTCATGACTCTTTTGGAGTCTTACAAGTGTTCTAGACCATCAGGGTACACTGGGCAATAAGTCCTCATGTTATCTTTAAGAGTCTTAGACTATCAGGGTACACTGGGCAATAAGTCCTCATGACTCTTTTGGAGTCTTACAAGTGTTCTAGACCATCAGGGTACACTGAGCAATAAGTCCTCATGTTATCTTTAAGAGTCTTACAAGTGTTCTAGACCATAAGGGCACACTGGGCAATAAGTCCTCAGAGTCCACAAGTGTTCTAGACCATCAGGGTACACTGGGCAATAAGTCCTCATGACTCTTTTGGAGTATTATAATCTTTTCAATCCCATTGAGTTTTTCAACCCATAACGCAAGTTCCTCAAAAAAGTCCAAGTTCCCGCAGCTCCTCATCAACTTCCCAATAGCCCTGTGATATGTACAAAAAGCACCCACACACAAACCACAACACACAAAGGAAACAGGAACCATGCGTGCCATGCACACAACCACAGCACCACCCCGCAGCAGCAAAAGAAGGAAACACAGAAACGTGGTGAAACAGCTTGACACGAGCGTAAAGGGCAACCCAGAAGATAGGACCTTCTGCCCAGTCTTTTCCATCACCAACCAGAGCTACACCAGCCAGCACCCCTCAGTCACACTTGCTGACCAATGGAGGCTGGGACAGGACCTTGTTGAGCTGGCCACACTCACCACGCTACACTCCGGCAGAACACTGCCTGAACAAGTTACTAGGGCCAACCACGAGCACGGGGCACATCCCAGCCCCAGAGTACCCAAAGTGCGCTCAGGGGACATACAGGAGGCCCTGGGAGCCATGAGAGCACTGCCTGCACCCAACCAGAGTGACAGGGCTGCGTTCCTTGACACATCACCAACAGTGAACCCGTACAAGCGCTCCCAAGTCAGCGCTGACATCAGACAGCTGGGCCATATACTCAAACTGGCAGCACACATGAACCTGTCCGTGGAGCTGGACCCCCGTGTCTGCTTGGAACACACACGGCTAGAGGGTGCTATCCTGAGCCACTGCTGGGAGATGGGGGCTGCTACCAGGGGCACCGGTGTCTGCGTGAACCTGGATGCAATACCTACATGGCCTGAGGCACAAATAGTTTGCACAGTTTCTGTTCCCATAGTCCCTGGCTATGTCACTGTTGACACTATAATTCATCACAATGTGAATAAATGTCTAGTTTTATAAACCATAAACACTTGTCTTCACGTGTGTTCAAGGTTCTTTGAGTATCAGTACTGCACTCTTAGGGTTGGGGTTAGGGTTAGGGTTGGGGCAGTGGTAGGTCTAGGCCTCTTGGGGATGTGGTAGCTGCACTCTTAGGGTTGGGGTTAGGGTTAGGGTTGGGGCAGTGGTAGGTCTAGGCCTCTTGGGGATGTGGTAGCTGCACTCTTAGGGTTGGGGTTAGGGTTAGGGTTGGGGCAGTGGTAGGTCTAGGCCTCTTGGGGATGTGGTAGCTGCACTCTTAGGGTTGGGGTTAGGGTTAGGGTTGGGGCAGTGGTAGGTCTAGGCCTCCTGGGGATGTGGTGGCTGCACTCTTAGGGTTGGGGTTAGGGTTGCACTTAGGGTTAGGGCAGTGTTAGGGTTAGGGTTAGGGTTAGGGTTAGGGTAGTGTTAGGGTTAGGGTTAGGGTTAGGGTTAGGGTTAGGGTTAGGGTTAGGGCAGTGTTAGGGTTAGGGTTAGGGTTAGGGTTAGGGTTAGGGTTAGGGCAGTGTTAGGGTTAGGGTTAGGGTTAGGGTTGCACTTAGGGTTAGGGCAGTGTTAGGGTTAGGGTTAGGGTTAGGGTTAGGGTTAGGGTTGCACTTAGGGTTAGGGCAGTGTTAGGGTTAGGGTTAGGGTTAGGGTTAGGGTTAGGGTTAGGGTTGCACTTAGGGTTAGGGCAGTGTTAGGGTTAGGGTTAGGGTTGCACTTAGGGTTAGGGTTAGGGTTAGGGTTAGGGTTAGGGTTAGGGTTAGGGTTGCACTTAGGGTTAGGGCAGTGTTAGGGTTAGGGTTAGGGTTAGGGTTAGGGTTAGGGCAGTGTTAGGGTTAGGGTTAGGGTTAGGGTTAGGGTTAGGGTTAGGGTTAGGGTTAGGGGTAGGGTTAGGGTTAGGGTTAGGGTTAGGGGTAGGGTTAGGGTTAGGGTTAGGGTTAGGGTTAGGGTTAGGGTTAGGGTTAGGGTTAGGGTTAGGGTTGCACTTAGGGTTAGGGCAGTGTTAGGGTTAGGGTTAGGGTTAGGGTTAGGGTTAGGGTTAGGGTTAGGGTTAGGGTTAGGGTTAGGGTTAGGGTTAGGGTTGCACTTAGGGTTAGGGCAGTGTTAGGGTTAGGGTTAGGGTTAGGGTTAGGGTTAGGGTTAGGGTTAGGGTTAGGGTTAGGGTTAGGGTTAGGGTTAGGGTTAGGTTAGGGTTGGCACAGGTCCAATTAGGGCTAGAAGCCCCTTATGGTTAGGGTTAGGGTTGGCACAGGTCCAATTAGGGCTAGAAGCCCCTTATGGTTAGGGTTAGGGTTGGCACAGGTCCAATTTAGGGTTAGAAGCCCCTTATGGTTAGGGTTACAGCGGTTGTGTGGTCAGTGTCAGGGCTAGGATTAGTGTTGTGGTTGCTTGTATTAGGGTTACAGCGGTTGTGTGGTCAGTGTCAGGGCTAGGATTAGTGTTGTGGTTGCTTGTATTAGGGTTAGGGCAGTGTTAGGGTTAGGGTTAGGGTTGCACTTAGGGTTAGGGCAGTGTTAGGGTTAGGGTTAGGGTTAGGGTTGCACTTAGGGTTAGGGCAGTGTTAGGGTTAGGGTTAGGGTTAGGGTTGCACTTAGGGTTAGGGTTAGGGTTAGGGTTAGGGTTAGGGTTAGGGTTAGGGTTAGGGTTAGGGTTAGGGTTAGGGTTAGGGTTAGGGTTAGGGTTAGGGTTAGGGTTAGGGTTAGGGTTAGGGTTAGGGTTAGGGTTAGGGTTGCACTTAGGGTTAGGGTTAGGGTTAGGGTTAGGGTTAGGTTAGGGTTAGGGTTAGGGTTAGGGTTAGGGTTAGGGTTAGGGTTAGGGTTAGGGTTAGGGTTAGGGTTAGGGTTAGGGTTAGGGTTAGGGTTAGGGTTAGGGTTAGGTGCACGTAAGGGGTTTGGAGG